AGACACAAGTAGCAGATGCTAACGGTATTCTTTGCCGTCAGTTTTCGCGTGTGCGTAGTCTGATGCCTATAGGCGGGTATGGTCAAGGTCGTATGATGTTTGACCCTGTGACCAAACAAGCTGTGCAGACGTATGCTGTCTATCCCGAGTATTCTCGCTACATACCACAAGCGGGTTGGTCTAAGACTCCTCAGCAGGTACTGGCAAACATTGCTGCTTGCTCTGACACGACTGTCGGTGTAGGTACTTCTATGGATTCTAACGATATTGTAGAATACGATTATGGTCGTACTCTGCGTTTTCGTTCTATCTTCGTACCTAACGCAAGCGTGATCAATACGGGCAATATTCGTCTTGAGTATCAGGACCCTACTACTCTTGTCTGGACGCGCATTACTGTGGTATCAGGCATGAATGATGGTCTGGATATCGTGGCGCGTAAGCTGCGATTGAGCATGAACGGTACGTCGTCCACCAACCAGTTGACGTTCACACCTTATGCAGAGAAAGCAAGTGACTTTGTTGTTGCTGCGTTCACGCATGTTGTGCTTGTTCCGCTGACTCTCGCAGTGCCAACTGGCGTTGCTACTTATATGGGTTCTGTGCCGGAAGATTACTACGGCATTGTGCTTGATGTAGGCACTGACATTACTCTTGGTACGTCGTCTATTGGTCAGTATGGAACTATGGCCGTATCTGATTTAACGATTCGTATCGCAGATAACTTCCTGGAGGGCGTGTAATGAAAATGCTCCCTGCGACGGCAAACGCAATGATGCGTAACGCGTACAGTAGCCTCGTGAGTGCCTCAGTTCCTACAGCGTTCACCATGACTGCTAACTCAATTCTGTTTTATACTGGCACGATGCCTACTAAAGCAGAAGTTCAGGCTCTGCTTGCAGAATCTACCCAGTTGTCAGGTAACAATGCCGTGTACACTCGTATCGGTCCTCTGTTATCTGCTCGCGTTGCTGATTATGTTGGTGGCGTGACGGGCAACAAGGCTGCGATGACGCTTAATGCTGCTAACGTTCCTGTGCTGCTTGCGTCTGCGATGAACATGCGTCTTGCTGTTTCGTACAGTGATAACCGTTCGTGTTACTTCCTGAAAGACGCTACGCCTACTTGGTGTATCGTTGTCGGTGCGTACTCGAATACGGTAAACTTGCAGACAGGCAACAACGATGCAGGTGCTGCATTCCTCGCTATCTGTAGTGTAGGCAATGAGAACTCGAACGCTGATTTGAAACTCGTTGGAGGCAATGTGTATGCAAATAACACTGCACCTACTGACCAGTCGAAAGCAGTGATCGTCAACGACCTCGTTTTGAAATTCGTATAATAATTTATGCGAGTACACATTAAGAGGACGGTACCATGCAACTGACAGTAGCCCTGAAAGCGCAGCAGTACATGAGCGTAAGCGCTGACAAATCTCTGCTTCAACAAGAGTACGCGACAACGTTTAACGGTATGTGCGAGAAGTATGGCGTACAGCAACCGTTTGAACTTGACGACGACCGTATGAAGGAGTTCTTCTCAGAAGTCTCCTCAGCGTGGAAAACGCGTAAGCGTGAACTGTATCAAGATGGTCAGATTACAGCTGATCAACTTTGATCGATAAGGGCGGCTTCGGCTGCCCTTTCTTTTTGTCTAATAGGGAGTATTAAACATGGGTGATGTGTTATCACAAATGCCAACGATTCAAATCGTAGCCTTCTTTCTTTCATATGTTGGCGGCGTCTTGATGAACTATGTGGTCAAGACCAAGCGAGAAGGCTTAAACTGGAAAGAGTATTGGACGCTGAATCCAATCTCCTCCATAGCCGCAGTGTTTGTGTCTACAGGTATGTTCATTGGTTTACTGATGAACGGCCAGACAGACCATCTTACCTACTTCTCTTTGGCGTTCACAGTTGAGAACCTTGTCAACATGCAGACCACCAAAGCTCAGGAGCAGGATAAAGACAAAGCAGAATAGTGGAGTGCGTGATTATGTCTAAGGCTATTGAGATCGTGAGAAAATACTGGAAGGTTTTCGCATCTGTTATTGTGCTCGTCGTTATGGCGTTGTTGTTTCGTCGCCCTAAGACAAGCCCTTCAACTACCGCAGGTGAACAGAAAGCCGCTGACAATACGCGTGAAGCAGCAATCGAGAACCAAGTCCAAGACAGCAAGACTGTCAACGAGGCGGTGAAAGAACTGAACACGCGGAAGCCTGAGACTGACGTTAAGCCTCCGACCAAAGAAGACAGCATGGACGAGCTGGTGGACAGGTACAATAAGCTATGAAAATAATCACGTTACTCCTGTGCTTGCTAGTGACTGGTTGTAGTTCGTTGTCTGGCATCGAACCAACCAAGAAAACAACCATGCAAGACATTCAGCAGATCAATCGTGTTGAGTGGGAAAAGGAAGCCGTTCCTGCCAAGCCTCAAGTCGTTGTCAAAGTTGTAGACGAAAAAAAGGTTGCAGTGCTTGATAACAAGGGAATGGTTGATTTGATCAATTTGTATGAGTCAGGCAAGACGCGCACCGAAGAACGAAACAAGTTACTCGATGTGTTGAACCTGACGATTGATGAACGCAACAAACTACTGCGTTTGGCTCAAGCCGAAGAGGTGAGGGCGAACGGACTATCCGATGACTTAGCGGCAGAGCGCAAGGCACGTATTGAAGATCAGAAGTCTGCCGATTTTCAATTGTGGTTGACGCGCATTGCAGCAGCTATCGGTATAGGTTTAGCGCTATAACGAAAAAAGGGCGACTCTCAATTACGAGGGCCGCCCTTTTCTATTTCTACAGCAGATTACAGTTGATCGCGCAGCATCTGTGTCAGACTGTCGATGCGAATTACCAGATACTCCAGCATTTCGTCAACGCCACGCACAACATCGAGCTTGGACAGTTCACCGAAGCCTACGTTGATTTCACCGATTTCTTCTGGTGCTTCACCCAGCAGGCGATTACCTGTTTCGCTAATGTCAGCCTGAATATTGTTGTAGACAGTCACAATATCCAGAGCGAGCGCACGAATATCTTCATCCGCACGGTTGAGCAGTACGCCAGACTGGGCGCGAGATGCCATATCACCATCAGGGAATACTTGACCCATCAGGAACTGAGTCAGAGTGATGATCGGCGCGGCGTGCCAGCCCACAACTTTTAACGGAGCCTGAGTGCGTGATTCGAAGTACGCAGTGTGCATGTACTGGGCCATGCTACGAACATAGTCGTAAGCTGGAATCAGCGCACCTTCCTCACGAATGGTGCCAGCGCTGTCTTCGTTCTGTCCTTCAAACAGATCGATGATGCGCGAACGCAGATCGGCAACACAGGCATTGTCAATCGCACCGAACTCGTACAACGCGATAGTCAGATGCGCAATGCTATCCATCAGATTGACGGAGCGACGCGCGACACGCGGCCCAACAGGCACGTCTGTATCTGAGCCGCTTTCGAGTGACGGAGGAATGTGTGACAGTTCAACACCTACAGTATCAACGTTCTGGAACGATGCGGTTTGGCCGCGGGCAGGACGAACCGCATCTTCGTTCAGTTTGCTGACACGTTTGACGTCCCACTCTTTGTGTGCTTGTTGTTCAGCATCGTTCAGGTAGCGACGCTTAAACTTACCCTTCTCGCCGCGCTCAACAATATACGGCAGACGGTCTTCATCGAATTTAACAGCAGCGAAATCGATCATTCTGAAATAGCTCCCAGCAGGTTGATGGACAGGTCGGAGTTAACGCGATGCAGCGTCGTGACGGTATCGTCGATATGATCCGCCAGATTGCACAGGCAGTTGTGAACGCTGTCAACTACCTGAGAGGCGCGACAATCAACAGGACCTTCAACGCCGACCAGAGACAGGTTGATGCGATTAGCCATGCTCTGAATACTCAGCAGACGAGCGATAGCTGTCTGTGCGTCGCCGTAAACGCTGCGGCCGAATTGCGTTTTGTGAATAGCGCCTTGAACGTCTTTCTCTTCGTCGCAGTCTTCGCCTACCTCCTCTTCGTCGCTGCCGTGAACAGACTCAAACAGAACGTTATTGGCGAAACGCATTGCACTGTTCAGGTCTTCGTTGAGCACACGCAGCACGTTATCGTGCGCGCCTGATGCCAGATCCTCGCCTTTAGCAGGAGCAGGTTCGTACAGACCCAGACGCTGCAACGTATCGGCCAGAGTGGATGTGGCATAGCGCAGGCTATCAGCTCGGCTGTAGAGTTGTGCAGCAAGTGACAGACCACCAGCCACTGGGCTACCTGCGGAAGACGCGGCAGAAGCTACGTGCGCAGAAGTTTGAGTACCGTTATATACGGGCGCAGTGACACGTTTACCAGCACCACCAGCTTTTGCTGATTTGCTTGAATTGTCCACAACACCGCCACGTTCTTTAGAAGCCATGCTTTGTTCCTCTTTTGATGATTGATAGTTAGTTTAGACAGATAACTTTAGCAGTTAGTATTTACAGATTTACTAACTTGCGATAGGCGCGAAAATGTTCTTGCGTCAAACCGTGATCCCACGGACGAGAGATGAACTTGAATACAGGGGTCATATCAAACAAGTCAGCCGCACAGACAGTGTAGTTGCGCTCAGGGTCTACCATGTTCACTTTACCGTTGCTGATCAGTAGACGAGCTTTGGCGTCTTTAGCAGTATCACCTGACGCATAGTAGCGCTCATACACAAGCGCAGAGATTTCCTGACGCATCTGCGTGGCGACATAGCCTTCGACGATACCCATGAAGTCACGCATATTCAGATTGTCGTCAATGCGAACTTCCCACGCATCAGGCAGACGCAGATCAGTTTTACCTGTAGCTGTGTCGTGGTTAATCAAGAACGCACGGAGCTTACGCAACGGACCGTAGAACAGGTCTTGCTCCGCTTTGGACGTAAGCTCTTTGGCCAGTTCCTGATACGTGCTATTTGGATCAGCCATCATGTGACCGAACGTATACGCCAGAGGATGTCTGTTCTCATACGTATACTTAGGCGTATAGGTCCAAGTACCGTTGAGTATATCAATACCCAACTCTTTGGTGTTACGCAGCAGCACACTGCTTTGCTTGTGCAAGTCGAGTGTGCTGTCCAGAATCTCAATGCTACCATCAAGAATCTGTTTGAAGATCAGATCACTGCTGTCCGGCAACGGGCTGCCGATGTTGATTTCCGCTAATGGACTCGCCATGTACTTTACCTTCTGCAACGAGTTTGTTAAGTTCAGTGCGCAGTCTACGACTCAATGACTTCGCTGTGTTGTACTTAGGAAGCAAGTCAGACATGCTATTTGCTTCTGTCCACGTCAAATGACGACGATAAATATCGTGACACATGCAGGCTATGCTTGTGCTGTGGATGAGGCGCTTGCCTAAGCGTTTAGGACCGTAGTAGATAGTTTCGACAACACCAACTGCTGTACCCTCTTTGAGATCAACCGTCAGCGTGTGTACGACTGTCTCCGTTGTTATCAACCAATCTTTCAACATTGTCACTCCCCTGAGCAAGGACAGCATCTACAACACTACTGATACATTCACCTGCTGGTGTCTTTTCATTATTAAGCACATCGAGAAAGACTCCCGTGCGCGTCGATACCACATCAAGCGGATGCTGTTGTGGCAGAGATAGTGGATTTTTGGTCAACGAATTTCTTCTGCTTGTAATCCCAGCCGACTGCACGATAGAACGACCAGAGGTCTTCGTGTATCTGCTTTGGAAGATTAATCCAAATAGGAGAATGACGTAGACGCATCATACGTCGGTCACTCTCCACCAGTTGTTCCCACTCAAACTTGCGTTTCAGCCAGAAGCGTTTGGCCGTAAGATCGCGAGCACAAATCAAACCCATACGCTTATCGAAAGCGCCCATGCTGACCAGCGCACGGTAATCAGATTGCTGCGTGTCTGCTTCCGCCTTGAATACGTGAATACGAGTAGGAATATTGTTCGCGTATTCAATCGCATACATTTCGTGAATCATCGGCCTCGGCCTTTGAAGTTCTGACGCTGAGGCTTCGCGCTGAAACGCTGGTTGCCTGAGTGTCTGCCTACACGATTATGCTTCTGACGAACAGCTTTCAGATTAGGGTCAGGCTCTTTGCGTACACGAGGTGTATCGAGTTCGAAGAAACCCGTCATCTCGGTGCGTCTGATTAGCTTATCGTTCATAGCGCGAGCAGCTTCAATCAAACCAGAATCACGCACTTCGTAACCTGACTCAAGCGCAAGGCTTCGGGCAAGCGCAGTGTTGTGACCATTAAGCACCAACACGATCTTCTTATCACGCGCAGCCGCAGACAGGTGAGCCATAGAAAGAATCGTCTTCCCGCCAACTTCGTGTCGATCACTGTCCAGCATCAGAGCGAGCAGCACAACGAAACGTGCTTCAAGCGTCTGCCCTTCTTCAAACACTGCGTCAGGCAAATCATCGCCTGTATGCGCCGCTTGTTCATCAGCAATAGCAGCACGGCCTTGTTCGAGATAAGGCTCAATCGCCTGATACGTCATGGTATTAGCAGTCTTGTCATCGTGCGCATCATGAGCCAAACGAGCAGCTTCAATGTACGCACGACCACGCCAGTACGCTTCAACATCTTTAGCCGTCAACTCAAACTGTTCTGCCATGATTCTTCCTTATATGAATAGACAAACGATAGGCCAGCAACTGGCCAAAGTCTTTGAAGTGCAGATTGCGCATATCCCGCAGCGTACGGTTCGCCACTTCAAGCACATCGCTATCGCTGCAAACAGGAGCGACCATGTAACCGTCTTCCCATTTAACATACGATGCCCATTCAGGTTCTTTGCGTGTTATCTTACGGCAGTTGATAACAATACACAACTCACGCTTCTTGAAGCCCCACCAGCGAGTCTCATTGACTCGCATAATAGCAGTGGCTTGTTTGTCTTGAATGGCCATGTGCTCGACGCGGGTGTCACGCGTTTTAAACGGCGGCAGTTTCAGTTCCATGTGAATCTCCGATACGCAGCGTATAGCCGTTGTAGTTCTGGGCTTCCGCCAGTGCGTTGTGGAAATGGATTAACAGGCTGTCTGGGCATTCACGCTCAAGACGCTGCATATACTCCAGGCAATAGATACGATGACCGTCAGACATTTTGTTGAAGATATCGGACAGTAGTTGCAGCACTGCGGTGCGAACGTCACCCTGAGCGCGAGTGAACAAACGGACCATGAAGAACTTCTCTGCGATGTAACGCGCAGCATACGAAGGGTCAAGATCGTATACGTCTTTGCAGTTGTCATAGACGTCACCGCACTTGAGCGTCTGGGCCTGATGGCTAGCTTGTAGCAGCTTGATGATGTTGCCCCAGAACTTCTCAACGCGCGGCGTACCTTCTGGGTATTCGTTGTTGGTTACTTCGAGTACCAGATCAGCAACCTGAGTGCCGACAGTCAGTTCCAGCGTACCGTGTGTAACCCCAGTGTCTTCGATAACATCGTGACAGATAGCGCCCGCTTCAATCAGTTCGCCCACGTTAAACTGAGACAACCACTGTGCAACACGCAGCGGGTGATTGATGTAGGGTTCGTTAGTGTACTTACGAACCTGACCTGAGTGAGCTTGTGTAGCGACGAGGCGAGCAATATTAGTAAGCATGTTGTACCCACGGATAGAGGTTATAGAGATCACCACGCGCGTATTTGATCTGAGCATGGTTGTTGACTACGCGAATTTCGTAGTAGGTTCTGGATGGCGTCTGCGGTTCATCGGACCAGATGTTCGCACGGTCATCATGAATGTCATACAGGTCGTCTTCACCGCGCATGATACCGATAACGTCACCGCGATGGTCTATGTACGGCTCCAGCCAGTTGATGAAACCAACAAGACGGTCTGTGCCTTGAGAACGGCGTGAGAAGTTCGCGCAGGTGCGAATGTAGGACACGACACCGGAACCGTGAATGAAGTTACGTTCAGGCACAACGCCAGCGAAGCCTTCGCTATCACGACAACCCAGCGCGGCACCCACGTCAATGCCGATGTGCAGAAAGTCGTCAAAGCGATGCGGATGTTTATGCCACGCTTTCAGCATACTGATAACTTCTTTAGGCGTATCTGCCTTGAGTCTGATGTTCCACTCAACAACGAAAGAGTAACTCATTATTATTCGTCCTCGTCTTCATCTTCTTCGTCTTCACGGAGCACTTGACCATTATCTTTGGCCTGTTCCATGAGTGCTTTAAATTCATCTGTGCGATCCAGAGCACGAAGCACATCAGGTACGTACTCAAACCCGCGCGTCTTTTCTTCGAGCAGATAGCGAGCCGCATCAATATCACGCATGTTGCTGTACAGGCGTTCCTCGACTGTCTTGCCTACACCGTCTTTGTGCTCCATACCAAACTGCTGCGCCTCTGTGGCCAGCAATGCTGCCTCAGTACATTTCTGAGCAAACATGGAAAGAGCAAACTGCAATTCTGTCATTGCCATAATAGGTCCTTATTCTAGGTATAGTGGTATTCTATGCTTTATTTACAGATTTCAACATAGCCCGTGTTTCGTTGACTATGCTCATTGTATCAAGCATTGCCTGTTTATGGCGTTCAAGCTCTACACGCAAACGCTCAAGTGAGGTCTTTAAGTTACGCAGTTTATTGCGCCCAGTAGGTGCTGGGTAGAAACGAATCTTATCCGTACACGAGGCCAATTCAAAATAGATTGTGGCTTCTTTAGGTGTCACTGAATAGCAGAATGCTACACTGCCTGTAGCTCCTGTCTCAATCGGATTCAACCATTCACGACAATGGCCAGTGTTGGTCGTACCGAGAAGATCATTGAAAGCACTCAGGCAGTCAATGATCTTCGTCAGCTTGTCGATGTAGAGTTGGTCGCAGTTGTCACGAATCGCAGAGGTCGCATCTAGCGTGTGGATGACGAGATGGGCTGCACCCCACGCGACTTCGAATTGACCGTAAGCTGTGCCACTAAATGGGCTAACATACACTTCCCAGTTCATGGCTTTCATTGACGGACTACTTCCGAGGAACTTTCTTCCTACCTTTTTGACGATTGGCTTTGGCTGCTGCACGACGACGCTTCCTGTAAGTGGCTTCTATACGTTTCCATTTACAGTTTGCGTTGTACGCCCATTCTGCTGCTCGCGCTAACGCGTCACCATGACAACGTTTAGGGCTACACCAACAGCCTAGACGTTTGCCATACAGCTCAAGCAAGTGGCTTATGCGTATCTCCCCGTCGTATATCTTGAGCCATAAATCTATCTCATGTTCATCACACACTCGGTCACGTTCGGCAACAGTCTCATTCTTCATGTAGAACTTGTTGCCCCACTTAGTCTCGCGGTCGATACGCACGTCATAGTCTTTGTTGCCGTTACGCATACTGACTACACGCGTCTTAGGTGCAAAGGGTAACATAGTGTTCCTTATAGATTGATAAACCTCGGTGCTGAAAAGACGACACTATCAGAGTTTACAGTAAGCTGTGCAGGCAGTCCTGGCGTCATTGTTACAGGCTCCACATCTGCACCTTCTACAATATCAAACTTGATGAAGACACGTCTATCACCAAAGTATGTTACCATTGCAGACCAAGCTGGAGTTACTGTTTCGTCTGCAACACCAGAGGCAGGGATTGAGAGAGGAAAATCTTGGTATGGAGATTTCGTTACACCAAGGACGTCAGTGGTTGTCATCTGCTGCGTAGAGTTACCAAACCCAATACCTGTAGAATATGTTCCCCATGTTGCCAACGAGAAAGCTGGTCTGAGGAAAGCAACGAATGGCCCCGAGTTCATCGCAGTAGCTTGAACAATGCCACTTGATTTGTCTGGTGCGCGTATCGTACTGTTTATGTTAGTGTCTGACGATACAACTACTGAGTGCATCACGCAATAGCTATAGCGCTGTGTGTATGTCCACGTTTGATATTTGCCACCTGGGTTATCTGTGTGACCGTAGTAATACTGGTTAGCATAGCCGCCAGAAAGATGTGCGTACAGGTAGCCCGCACGATCTGAATAGACCATCAGAGTATTGCCCGGAATACCGTAACCTCCATCGCCGTACTTAGGCATAGTCGCAGTATTTGCACTGACAGTAGAGGACTGTGTCCAGTCTACCTCAAGCCCTAAATTCAATAACGATGGTGTAATACTAGCAGTTGTCAATACACCAGGCAGCACAGGATTGACCTGACCAGCTACAGCAACGTAGTGTCTATTCCCTTTGTTGCCCTGCACCTGTCCAGTAGTAAGTTTACTGTTCGCATACATGCCACATACAGCACGACACTTCATGGCAACGTTCTTCCAGTCCGAACGAGCTTGCTCTGGACTAACATTCTGATCAAATATTAACGAACGACTCAGCGCTTTATCTATCGCTTGTTGAACTGACAGCGTGGACTTCCCCAAAGTAAAGATCATTATATTTCTCCTATGTCATCCACTGCAAATTAAAACAAAAAGGGCGACCCTGAGGCCACCCTTTGATTTAATGACGCATTTGCTTAACGATTTCATAATCGTCGGCAGTAGGCGAATAGCCATAGAGAAACACAACAGCAGCAACTGGTGCGAGTCCTGTAACGTACATGTTCACGTTCCGCACTTTTATATGCCGAACAAAGTACACGTCATTGCGATCTTCGTTTACCAGTTGTGCAGGCAGCATTTTGCCTTTATGAACAACCAGTATGGGCCTCATCGCGGAGACAAGATCACATTACCGCCTACGACACAGTACGGTGTGTTGAAGAAACTGAGAGCGCCTTTGAAACGAACAGGCTCTGTAGCGCGACAGTCTTTCAGTTGCAGACCAACAGGACCGAAGAAGAATGGATCGTCTGATTGCGTTGTCGTGCCACACAACGTAGCGTAACCAACAATAGCACCGAGTACAAACTCATGCTTCTCAGGCAGCTTGATGTGCAGCTTGTCGCAGATCTCTTTAGCGACCTTCATGTCATCGTCACTAGGACGCTTAGAGCTTGCGTGAATCAGGAAACGTCCGCGCTTCTTTGTGTCCCACGTACGGTTCTCAATCTTCTTGTAGCCTTTAGTGATCAGCCACGCCCATGGCTGGCGAATAGAGAGCGCTTTCATTGTGTCAACTCCAGGTAGGTCTTGCAAATCACAACGATTATGAAAATAATCGCACAAGTCATAAATGCCCACCATATCACTAAAGAGCGCTCATGATTAGTGATTGTTCGAGCACACCAAACATCCACGCGCATCATGCACCAGGTTAAAGCAAAAGCGAAAGCGCTTCCTAGAAATATACCTTCACCCAACGTCATTCTGTCTTCTCCCCTTCCTTGAGCATACGATACGACTGAGGCAACTCTTCTGGTGTTTCGAAGATGCGGTCGACCATAGCGCATGAGTCCCATCCATCTGACAGTGCGTGGTACTTCAAACGCAGTTGATTATCAGACGACACGCCGGTAATGATGATAGGGTAGATGACCTTGTGCTGGTGGTCAACGAGGAAACGAACAGGCTCACGCTGTGAACTAAGGCGACGAGCTTTCTTTATGAGGCGACGACGCTCTGCTTTACCCAAACGTTCGTTTTCAAGCATACGCTCAAACGGAGGACGTAGGTGAGGATTGAAATGTCGCGCGTGTTTTTCGAGTTCTTTCACGGATTTCCCAAAGAAGTTAGCCCCGCAGTCGCGTTCACCGCAGTCTGCGTATTGTACAAGAGTGCGGTACACATCAGCGTCTAGTACCACAATCTTTTCGTCAGCGTTACGTTCCATAGTTTATTCTCGGTATATGTTGATCGTGTTCTTAGTTTACAGATTCGTTCTTTGGTGCACTGAACGTCTTGCCGTCAAAGTCCACTTCACTGCGAAGATACTTGCGGCGCATAGCTTCACGCCAGTTGTCGATGCCTGTGTGACATTCATACGGCGTCATGATTTTACCGTTATGAATGTTCAATCGGTTTTCATATCCGAGAGCGCGTGTACGAACATACTCAACAGCTTCTGCTGTTTGCGGCAGGTCTGCACCGCACCAGTCATACACGTCAGTACAGGCGCGCATCATTGCTTCGTGCTGGCGCAGCTTGCGCTTGTTCTTGTCAGAGATAAGCATCAAGCCTATCCAGTTCATCAAACGTTTAATCACAACCGCCTCCTCCGCTGTAACCAGAATCAGAACCGCCCTCGTATGAGGGGCTTGGGTCAGGGTAGCTATGTCGATAGCTCGGCGTATGATCTACGCGGCAGCTATCATCGTGCGAACGACTCGTTGTATGTGCAACGTAGGTCTGCTGCATCATCACAGCCAGCATTAAATCGTCTGTCTGAGCGCGACTAGAAGAAGCATGATTCACTGTCATACCGCGACGAGGTTGACCGTTGAAGTTCTTGCGTTCAGGCATAGGCGTCGGCTTAGTCTGATAGCGTTTCTTCGGCGTCTCTACGGTAACCGTGACGCGCTCTTTCTTACGCACAGGCTGATGACCAGTGTGCAATACGCGGCGAAGATGTTCGTCATCTCGACGAATCTGGTCACTTAGGTCATCCAGCTTTTCTTCAAAGGTCTTTTGAACAGGCTTCTTCTTGCGGCAGAACAAGGCTAATAGACGTTTTAGCATTGTCGTTCCCTCTAAGTATTTGATTGGCCAAACGCGAGTCACTGATCACAATGTCAACTGCCAGAACATTGTTCGCCATCATCTCCTGCGTGTTGTTGGTGCTGTCACAGGTAATGCTGAAACCGTCAGTACGCATACTGCGTGTGATAGCTCGGATAACGCCACCAGCAATGTCACGAGTACGGCTAAGTACCATTTCATCACTCATAACGATATCCTTCGTTTCTTCATCAAGGCGACCTTTGATGAAGTCTCGAATGTCATGCAGATCTTCTTTCATGTTTCCTCCTGACTGGTATTTACAGATTTTAGATACAAAAATGGGCAGCCGAAGCCACCCATTGGTCAATTAGTTGGATCGTGGTACGTTACCTTGATTCTCTACTGCACAGCTAACGCGCCCAGATACTACACTTGGCATAGTGTTACCACCAATCAAACCATCCAGCGCTTCCCATGTATTAGGCTCAGGCTTTGTCTCAACATGAGACTGCTCAGGCCAGCCACCTACCGGGTGCATAAAGATGCTGTCGATATGATGCAGACTATCACACACGTTGCGTTCATATACGTTATCCCACGCAGGTGTGTTGCGATACTTCTCTTGGTCGATTGACACGTCGTAGAAGACTTTACCTTCACGGAAGGTAACTCCCCATACGAGAACAGGCAGCTCCTCAAACATATGATGCAAACGAACGTATTGTCCAATCTGCAACTCAGTCTGATTGACGCTAGGGAATGGCGACTCAAGAGGATTCACGATTTGTCCGAACTGGAATGAGCGAGAATCAGGCCCGCCGACGATAGCCCCGCATGACAGATGCCCAAACTTGAAGCCATAGATATAGCCAGCTTCGTGTACGTACAGACTTGGCATCATGACGTTTGCATCACATGGTGACTCAACGATAACAGGTGCTACAGTGTACGTGATACCGTTAACTCCAAACTCAATGGCACTGATGCGCACCATAGGACCAACACTTGTAACGTTGTCGAGTTTCATCATTGCATGAGTACCAATACCAAACGCAGTTGATGTGTACTGATGGCGCTCAACTTCTGCTACTACTCCATTGCGTTGTACTTTCATAACATACCTCTAAGGTAGTGGGTGCAGTCACGTCTGTGCCGCACACCAAGATGCCGATTACTCGGCGGGAGTTTCAACCGGCCAATCAACTGTTGGCTGATTGAGATAAAACTTTGTATCGACGATGCTAACGTGGTAGTCGGCATACGGAAGGCCGCAAGAAGAATCACGCAGCAACAAGAATGCAGAAGCCAGACGTGAAAGGTCTTTCTGATCACGCTCAGGGTGCATAGCCATCGAGTGTGCAGAGCCACCGCCAATAAGATCGATATGGACACGGCACACGGTGACGATGCTGCTGTCTCTTTTGTTGATGCCCTCACCACGATGTATGCTGACTTCACGAATCTCGTCCAGATGAAACTGGAACGATGAAAGATACTCACCGCGAACGATACGAATAAATCCACGCTGGTGGTCGAAGCCAAACTCTTTCAGAACGTTGAGAGCGTCTTGGCGCTTACTCATTAGCTATTCTCCCTGACGAAGCGCTGCCATTTCATTTCAAAGTGTGTGAGTATCGCAGCACTGACGATGCCAATCTTTTCACACCACTCATAAGTAACGTCCACTGTGGATAACGTATACGCCACCAGAATCCATGTAGCGAAGAAGATTATCGGGTAGCGTATCATGTTACTTACCAACCATTACCATGAGCTTGCTGCTATCGTCATACAACGAGAACATGTTGTTGCCTAACAGCTTATCGTCTACGTCAAAGTTTTCATCACAAACGACAGGCACGACATTGCGGCCGACATAATCAACGTCAGAGTCCGCGCCCACCAGCAACGTTTTACCGACCAGTTCTTCTTTGTCTGTCTCCAGAATCTGACAGGCGACTGCGGTAGGTTGCAGCAGATAGAACATGAAACCAACGTCGGCGTCTTTGAAGCAGTTGACCAGACGACAATTGGTAATGTTGTGTTTTACTGCGAGCTGGACAATACGCGAGAACACGCTGCCTGTACCTTCAAGCACTTTAGCCTGCTTGCGGTAGTTGAGCGTAGGCAGAACATCACGATCCTGTTCGTCTTCGAGTAGAATGCGTCCATTGTACTCATAGAACACACGCTGCATGAAGTTGAACAGCTCTGTAGAGTTTGCGCCACCCAGTTTGATCTTGTACTTAGAACAAACCAACTGGCCATCTTGCACATGCGCAATCATCATAGAACGAACTAAACAGTATGCCATTTTAAATCTCCCGGACTTCCTTGTCCTCTTTGGTCACGGTCGAAATATCGTGAAGTCCTTCAGGAAGAAAAACCACAGACAGAATATCGTGAGAACGATTCCAATCACGACACCTATCCCTAAGCCTACGTAGAACATAGACGCCCTTATTTAAATATATCGCCTGGCTTTTTCTTTTTCTTCTTCGCGTAAGGCAAAAGAATATGTTCGATGAAAGCCTTCGATGCTGCGTGTGTCATTGCTGGCACACAGACACGACCAAGACGTTCCCACTGCTCCTCGAACTTACCGACCAGCTTGTAGTCAGACGGCATCCCAGAAACAACCAGCAGTTCGTCGATGGTCAATTTACGGCGATGACCTTTGTTGTCTTCGATAAACCCAGCAGACGAGAAACGCGCTGTTTCATACGCGATTGCATCAGACGCTGTAATCGTTGGCATCGGTCCGTTGATAGCAGGCAGATACTTGATCAGGTCTTTCTGCGTCGTCTTGTATCGTAAGATGTGAGGCAACGCATCGCCCAGAAAGGCTTGCGTATCGCACGGGATAACATCAGGCACAGCGTCACGCGCATTCTTATAGCCAAGCGCATGTGCTACGTCTTTACGTACACCCATGAAGATGATACGTTCACGAGACTGAGGCACACCTAACCAACAAGCATTCAGCATCGGCGCTCGGACATAATACCCGAGTTTGTCGAACGTCTTCATGATCTCAAGGAAGTACCCTTTCGAGATTCCCTTCACAAGACCACTAACGTTCTCCGCCGTGAATACTTTCGGCATCATGCCTTGCAGCATACGACAATACTGATCGAACAGGTCATCTACCTGCTGATACTTATTGTCGCTGTACTTAACTTCTTTGCCCCAGCCTTCTTCTTTCACGCCAGCCGTCGAGAAGCCTTTGCAGTTGTGAACCACAGTACCATTAGCAACATACGTTTCATCGGTCTCAACCGAGAAGTTATACACGTCACACGTTGCCTGATACGCAAGAGTCTCAACAACCACTGTCCAAAGATGCGGGTCTTCTTTGCTGAACTCGTGGAAGAAGTTGTGCTCTTCCTGCAAGAACAAGTACCCGATGTGCTCACGCGCACTTTGGCGATCACGCGGAGTTAACGAGCTGCCGAAGTAAACATCGCCCCAAATCAGACCGTCGAACAGTGGTCTGTTGAATGCGCTACAGCACAGATAGTTAAGCTCAAGCAGGAAGCGTTTGCTGTTCGAAGCGATAGCGATACCAGTACCCATCGCAGTCACATAGTCCATGCCCGCACAACCGAGAATGAATTGCTGTTTCAGCTCGACGCTCATGTGGAACATCATTGCAGGCAGACGTCGGGAGAACGTGTTGTTACCCTGACTGATAAAGCGGCGCAAGAACTGCACCAGCTCCGCATCAATAACAGTACGGAACGTTTTGCGTTGCGCTGTTTTCACATCAATGCGATTCAGGCTACTGATTTTAAGCGCGTCAAACGCCTGCTCAATCATCGCGTTTTCAATGCTACTATGCGACTCAAAGCTAACGACTTCAATGCCACTAACTGTTTCGATTGAACCACGATCGCACCAGTGTCCTACCATCCACCAGAACTCAGGAATACACACCCACTGTTGAATCATCTTCGGCAGTTGTGCAATCTGATTGTGATACACATCAGCAGGTAGATCAGGCGTAGTACGCGGCGTGCCGAGCAAGTCACCTTCTTGCACGTCTTTCGCATCACACCAGAACGGCTCAGAGTAACCACCAGACTCCAGCGGGCGACGAACGAAGAACGGATGTTCAGGCGTAGCGTTGTTGCTGCTGATCATCGTTTCGATTTTGTGCATCGTACCGACATACGGTCTGACCATAGTGTCGTATACAGGGTAATACTGCCCGACACTGGTCATTGCTCTGTCGCCGACGTTCATGTCCGAGATGAACTTCATGCCGTCTGCTGTATGAATGATAGTGTCTTCGGTAAAGCATGGAGGACTACCGTCAAGTAAATCAAGTTCGCCTTTATCCAGACCGCAATAGCGTAACAGCTTGCCCGGATCTAAACGGCGAATGTCATGAGGCAGCACTTTCGTTGTCGGGTGGTTAGCTTCGTATGACTCTCTTGCGGGGTCAACAAACTCGTTACTCAGCAAGATGTTGATACCGGCCATCTTGTGGCCGGTAGAAGAACCACCGCAACCTGCGAAGAAACTCATACCACGCCAGGGTTTATCCAGCTTGTTGATTTCCTTCATCGTAGGCGGCTTGATGATCATATTATCCCTCGAACTTAAATCCACAGCGCGGGCAGGTGCAGTTCAGAGTATCGCCAACATCATCAGCGCTGTACTCATTGAACTTACCGGTACTACCGTTCATCTGGCCGGTAGTCTTGCCAGCACGTTTGTCGTCTACAACAACAGCCTGACTTTTCAGCTTTTGTTGCAGACCGCGAATCTCTAACGGGTCAAGCCCCAGCAACTGAGGTTTGATTGTATTGAGATCGAGTTTTTCCACCAGCTTGGCGAGCTTCTTGTTATCGAACTCACCGCCGTGGGCGTTCGCTGCGATGTTCGCTGCGTACTCTGCTTTCTTATCGGTCCAGTTCACGATACGCAGAGGAATGCTGATCACTTTATCAGACTTCTTCGGATGCGTTGCGTGGATGTAGCCCAGAGCGATAGTACCGTGCTTATCAACGGTCTTCTGGATCTCGATACGAGTCTTCCAACCGTCAATAGATTTCAGACGCTGGTGGCCTGAGATCAACACGCCAGATTTGACGTTGTTATTGAACACGATACCAGACAAGTCACCGAAGCTACCCAGAGAGCCTTCGAGCGCTTTCAGGCGACTGTCTGTAATGAAGCGCGGGTTGTATTCAGCGCCTTTCAGTTGAGCGACTGAGTTGAGTTTCTTGAGATCAAACTTCAACCCGTCTTTCTTTTTTCCGTCCTTTGTTTTGATAGCAGTTTTTGCCATTATCGTATCTCTTATCGGTTGCTCTTTCTCTGTCTTTACAGATTCAATAGTAATAGTGTCGGGGAGTCGTCTGCCATTCGATTTGAACTTTACCGAACTGCACAACACGACGGTCCAGCTTAATTACCATTTTCAGACCTGAGACCGAGCATTTCTTAATGTCGATACCTCCGCCCGAGTCTTTAGCTCGAAACGTAACAGTACCTCTGTCCATCTCATTCATCTGGGCGACAGTGAACTCGAACGTGCATTCATCGCTGCCGATGTTTACGTCGTTCTCTACCAAGTTCACTGTATTGCCTAAGAAGCCTGTGTGCGGAACTTTAGGCGCACCCAGATACTGGAAGGGATGAAAGTCTTTCTTCGGATCATATTTCATGTCAGCTCTCCTGTTAGATAATCAAATTACTGACAGGAGGCCGACGCCGGTCAGATGAAACGAATCAGGTTCAGTGCGTGGTTGTAGCCGATACTGGGGCGAGCAGTACGCGTGAAGTCCAGATACTTCTGCGAGAAGTGCTGATCGATGTTGACGGTAAGATTTAGGTTAGCACCTTCGTCTTTGAAAGTAACGACAGGCATCTGACCGCGAATGGCGATGTGCATGAACTCTGCATCATCTACAGGGCGGTGCATGTAGCCACCGTCGTGCGCAACAAACGTGTACTGATAGTTAGGTGCACCGCGATCAGTACCGAACGTGATGTACGCTGCAAGCAGATCGTTTTCCGCTGCAAGGCGCATCATGTCTTTGTTGTGCTCAAGCAGCCAATGCTGCACACCCTTTTCAGAGATGTGCGCATCGTGGAAGATAACATCACCTTCAGGGTTGCGGGTAACATTCAGATTGCCGTCCACCATCAGGTAGTGTTTGTACAGCATCCAGATATCGTACTTGTTACCTGTCTTAACCGCTTTCAGTGTGTCGTGCTTAAACGCGACTTCGAGCGTAGGCATCTTCGCTGTCTGAGCTTTCAACCACTCAACGAACTGATCAAACTCCTGCGTGATGTTCGGCAGAATCGCTTTCAGCTTGTGCGCATTAAGCAAGACTTCGATTGTCGGTGTGTAGCCATTGAACCAGTCCATGTATTCTTTGGTGAACATCGTACTGGTCAGATCGACACGCCAATCAGTAGGCTCAGGCAACGATAGGATAGCGTGACCAGTATCAATGTCGTGTGACACATCTACGTTAGTGAAAACACAATCGAACAGGTCAATACGTTCGTGCGTACCGTCGGTCAGTTTACCATCGTCCTGCACACGCAGAATACGAAAGGGTGTGCCACCACAAGCAGCATAACCTAATAGCTTCATTAGCTTACTCCATTTTCTACGAGGCGACGCAACTCAATCAGTTGCTGTTCCTGCGTCATCTCAGAATCGAGAATAGAACGCAGGGCATTGTGCGGGATAGTGCGCTTCTGGCTGAACGGCAGATTCTTGAGGAATCGCATTGCCATTGCACCAGTCTGCACCGCTTCGATCTGCATGTTTTCGATCAGGCGCATGTCACCGTTTTCTTCAAACGTAGCGCAGTCACGCAGCAGCTCACCAGCTTCTTCAACAACGATAGACGCGGCGTGAATACATTCTTCTGGCCACGTCGGATGATCAGTTTCTGCATCGCGCAGTTCGTTCATGATCAGTTGCATCGCAGCTTGCTCGCGGCCGTGCACGGACTTCTGGAACAACGCCATGTTGTTTGCACAATGCGACTTCATCATAGACTGATACTCAGAAGCCTCTGACTCACCGCCGATGTGCTGCAACAGGAAGCAGTTGTTAGGCAGATGATAGATGCAACGCGCCTGCATCGAAAGAATAGGGTCGCTGTCACTGTCTTCTGGGTGAGGCACAACAATGTCCAGAATCTCAACACCGCGACGGGGGATTTGACCTTCGTTCTCGCAGTAGCCTACATACAAGAACGAAGACACACGTTTGATTAGCTGCATAGTCATTTGGTTACACGTCCTTTAACCATAGGAGCCGGTGAGTAGTCGAGAAGCTGGAACCACTCTGCGTTAGCGTTGTCTAACAACTCTTCTGGCGTCAGGCCAAGAATGTCGTCAGTGATTTCGAGCAGCGGGTACTGGATAGGCTGGCCCGTAGTTTTCATCACTTCGCTCAGTGCTGCCCACTGCTTCTTCTGTTGTTCGAACGCTTCGAAGTGGTGCGTGTACAGATGCGTGTTGGTCGTGTTCAGCGTAAACGAACCAACGTTCAACCCAGCCCACTTCGCAATCAGTTGGTGCATTGCGCTGTAGCCCATGATGTTGAATGGTCGCCCGAGCAGCACATCGTTTGACTTGGTGTTCACCGGAGTTCGCTAGACTCAGGCCGTTCTCTCGCTCGGACATAAAGAGAACCGCTGCATATCGCTATGCAGAACAGACTATATCACAGACCCAATCATTGGGCCTCTCGCCATTTCGGCTCACTGTTTCGTGAGGCAGATTGCTCTGCGCCGCTTGGCCCTACTCTACTCACCTGCGTTTGGTCTTTCCTTTGACCCGCACGTTTTCGATAGTCGTTGCGCGTTTACGTTCCGGCTGTTTCACTTCTGACAGGTAATAGATATTCGCAAATTTTGGATTACTGCTATGTGCTCTATAAGAAAGCGTAGGACGCGGTATACCGAGTGCGTCAGACGCGGCAGATAAAGATTCGTACACGGCACCTTCAACGCTGATTGCTTTGACTATGTTTTCTTTCCATGAGTCATCGCGTGTTGCGTTTGCGAGTTTGATTTTCACAATAGCTTCTGGCGTGTGTGTCTTACCGTGAAACGAGTTCTTTTCTCCAGTGCGCGTTCTCGCATGTGCGCGTAACTTCTCACGACCTTCTTCGGTCAAACACGTACCTTGATTTGGGTGTGTTCTACCTAGATTGACTTCACGCAAGCGCTCACGTACTTCTGGAGTATGTGTTCTGCCGTACATAGGGTTGTTCTTACCGCTAATCTTTTCGACTCGATCAGCGTAACGCTCAGGGTCACTTTGGATTTTCTTCCACAACTTCTTTGCGCTGATACTCTTGCCTTTGGCCAACTCTTTAGCTCTAGGATGATTAGTCAAGTAGTCACCACCAGACGCATAGTGCTTCATATTGAGTAGCAAAGGCGAACCCCAGTATTTCTTTATCAGTGCATCTTCTCGCTCACGCGCTTCATCCAGAGTATCAAACTCTTTGGACTCAACAACAAATGCTTTCCATCCTTTCTTGCTTGCGTTAAACAACTCTTGCAATGGAGTGTTAACGTGTTTATTTGCAAGCAGATTGGTCATATGTGTTTTTTGGCGCTTGTCGATTGACGCAGCAGAGCCTATATAAAATTTACCTGTCTTCTTGTGTACCAGTCTATATACGAATGCCATTGTAACGATCCTTTCTTCGGTAGGTCGTTTAAAATTAGCATTCTCAGAACGATTTAGCACAGGATTGTCTCAAAGAGATATTCCCTGTTTAGACGAGTTATTCGACCAAGATTACTCTTGGAAGGCGCTTAATGTAACGAACGCATGGTCACAACGATATGTAAGGATGCGTCGGACGGTGCCATACCACGCGCTTCCATCTGCGCTGTTTCATACGCAGTAGGCTGAGTTACGTTGAACTCAAACTCAGTGTGGCACGGCGGCAGACCCTGCATGTTCTGGTACGCAGGGTTGAACGCCTGAACGCGAATACGACGAGAGCGAGAACGCGCCATGACCTGATGCAGTGCGTTAGCGAACTGGTCAATCTGACCTTCAAACAGAATACGTCCGTCAGTCAGTTGCGTTTCGATATACCCGTCTTCGCGCATACGCAGGATTTCGTTACGCACACGAATCATCTCAGCAGTAGGCTCAGAGTGCTGAGGTTGCGTGTAGTCGTAGTACGCTTTCAGGTCAGGCCAGCGACGCCACATCTCACCGTAGATAGGACCGCATTCGCCTTCTTCGTCTGCCCACTCGTCCCAGATTTTAGACTGGAGTGTGCTGATGTTCGTGTCACCACGCATGAACCAGCAGGTTTCATCGACAGCGGCAAACCAGTTTTTACGTGCCGATAGCAGCGCAGGGAAAGCGATCAGAGTGTTAGACAACTGGAAGCCTACACCAATCAGAGTACGCCACGTATCTTCGGTGCGGCCGGGATCTGATTCGTCAGTACCACACGCCAGAATAGCGTTGCCTAGGTTGATGTACTGTTCGTCTACGCAGTGCAGAGAGTAAACTTCGTATTGATTTGGATCGCGCAGATCAAGAGGTTGCTTGTTCATTAAGAGTTCCGACTGTCTTTGTGGTAGATAATGGGATGAAGGCCGAACGAGAGCGCAGTCTTCTGGTTATTGCTTACAGAATGATGAATGGTAGGATGAAGGCCGAAGTGCGGGTGCCACTCATACACTTCCATATCTTCGGCGAGATACAGCTTATCGCCGAAGTCGAGACCCTGTACGTTAGGCACAGTCACGGTGTGAATGCCGTTGTTCAAATAGACACGCTCACCAAAAGGCTTACCGTCTTCGATGATGCGCTCACGACGCACGACAATGAAAGGTGAATCAATGCCGAAAGTCTTTTTCAGCAGTTCGCGGGTTTGTTCGTTGAAACGAATTACAGGAGGCATTATTTGATCTCGTTATAGCGATAACGTAAGACATAGGCGGGCAATTCAACGTAACGCCCGCTGCTTCTTTGAACCAATACAGACGGTGTGAACTTGTCGTTCGGACTGTTCGAGTAATATACAAGGCGACACGTCATTGATGGGAACCACTTGTGACGAAAGCGCGTGTCATTCTGTGGGTCCCAGCCGTCTGCAAATGCTTTGCGCGACAATCGAAACGTGCGACGCTCAAGGTACTCGGTCAGCACAAAGAAACCAATGATAACAACAGGTGCGACGAACGATGAGGCTGGGCTATCCCAAAACGGACTGTTCCAGATTGCTTTGAGAATGTCCATCACTCGTCAACCTCCGGAGGTGCTTCTGCGCCTTTACCCTGAGTCTTCATGTACTCGGCAATAATCGCGCTGTCTTCGGGGCGTGATTTCAGTTCCAGAGATTCAGACTCGCCGAAGCATTGAAGCGTCGTTAGGTTAATGAAGCCCGCGGAGATTGGCTCGACACGCTGGTGGTAGTGATTGTCTTGATAGCCATTGTGCATACCATAGCCACGAATCGCATCACCCATATCTGAGTGCATGATATGGGTTGGAAAAATGACAGGCAGGTGAACGCCGTCAGTACGCTCTTTGTTTCGCGTTCGGACGAACATCACATACTTAAACACCAGAGCTGTTTGTTCCATCAGAGGTAGCCTCTTTGTGATAGATGAAAATGAATTGCGAAAGCAACATCGCTGTTTGCTTGCTTTCATTTACAGTAAATACGACGATTGGATGCGCTTCACCTAAACCGAGCACCATTTCAATACGAGCGCGTAACGGGTAGACTTTTGCGACATGTCCTTGGGCCATTAGTTTTTGTGGAGGCTCGTTGCGTAGAGAACTCTCCACCCAAATCTCACCCTCTTTCGGCAGAGTGATTCGCGTGTTGGCTTCCATCTGCATCCATGCAAGAGTGGTATTGAATTGTTCCTTATTTTCACCACGACTGATATGCGCAAACTTGTGGCAAAACTCGCTGAATGGCCTGTTGTAGATCTGTTGGAAGTCATTCGTGTAGATGACATTGATTTCCCACCCAGCCTTTGAAGTACCTGTATTGGTCAGACACAGTACAGTATACGGTCGGCCTGTCTTCAAATGCACCCAGACATTGCCGCGATCAAGACGACCGCAGTTATAGTGCTCCTGTGCTTTAATCAGGTGGCGGTCACGTTCGACCTTGTTCATGACATAACGCCAGATTAGGTAGCACAGTATGATTGCTGGAATAGCTTTCAGAACATCGTAAAACATCACTCACTCCTTAGGGTGTTGATAGGTGTCGAATACAGACAGGTCGGTGCCCTGACGAATAGCATCAGCGATGATCGAGATGCGCATATCAGTCTGAGGTGTAGAACCCTGCACCAGACGCTTACGATGGAAATACTGATAGGTCATGTACAGCGCTTCGAGCATCACAGGGCCAGCCGCAGCCAGAACGCAGTTAGCTTTGCGGTTGTCTTCGCACATCTTATAGCCTGCGTCAGTGCTGTCCAGACCGCTTTGCATCTGACCAAGATGCGTCCACCAGTAGCGCTCACCTTCACGTTTCTCACGCAACTCATAGATGCCGTTGCCATACGTTCCGTTCTTTACGTTGACGTAACGTTGAGCGCGGGAGTGTTTGAGATCTTTGAACGCAGGAACTTGCTCCTCGTTCTCAGGCACGTCGATGATTTGCACCAACGTGTATTCAAATTTCTTACTGCCTTGACAGTCACAGCTACTGACTTTACCGATATGAACGTACTTGCAGTGCTTACAACGATACGCTGTTTGCATCATGTTCTCCAAAACAAAAATGGGGCACTAGGCCCCATGAGTTAGATTTTACAGGCGCCGCTTTCGCAACCATCAGCATCTTTATCGTCAACGACTTCGCCGCCTCCGTCACGCATAGCTTCGACACGATCTTCTGCGTCGTCTACGCCTGGGATAACTGCGTCTGCGTTGAAGTAATCTGCTAATGGATTGTTAGGTTGGCTCATTGCTTTTCTCGTCGTACAATTGTTGGATTTTCTGACCCATCTCGTTCATGCACGTCACAGCAACGAGGCTGGCACGACGAGCGAGGATAGGGTCGGTCAAGACGCCAGTGAGAGTGGCATCATCAAAACCCAGAATGTTCATCAGCATAGCAAGACGAACACTACCGAGTGTAGATTTAGTTTCCGCGTCACCTGCTTGCGACAGCTTGTTCACAAGCGAGGCACTCAGATCCTGAAACGCAGTATCTACCAGACGCTCAGTTTCATCGAGATGGTTCGTCAGTAACTCACAACGAACTTCATCAGGAATTTGGAGCTGCATCAGCGCAAGGCCTACAGCCATCTTGCGACGTTTCTCTTCGGAGAGACTCTCAACAAAACGCGCAGCGTCTTCGTCTGGTATGAGATTCATAAAATCATCCGGCAGACCAAGAGCGCGATAGCGTTGAATCGCAACTTCTTTAAGATCAATCATTGATGTTCCTTAACGTTGTTTACGGCGCGCTTTCTTTTGGGCGCGTGTTTTGGCACGGAGCTTCTTGCGATCAGAAGCAGAGGTCGCAGCACGGTCACGACGTTCAGCAGACCACTTACCTCCAGTCGCTTCGTATGAAACATGAACAGTAGTCGGCTGAGGACCTCTCGGATCGCCAGTTTTGAAATCGACGATAGGTCCTGTTTCAGATTGCAGATAGTGCAGAGGCAAATGCTTTTCTGGCACAGACTGACCTCCACCAGACTCGGCAGGAATAACGCCGAGCTGTTCACCACTAAGACCGAAGGCCGTAGCAATCATAGCCATAGACAGATCATCTGTCTTCACATCACCAAGATGAATATCAGTTTGCAGCATACGTTTCCCTGGTGCTACATCAACTTTAATGCGTCCATCACGCGGCAGATTATCCGACATACGAGGATAACGATGCACAACACCGCGAACTACACCCGACGAATGTTCAAACGTGTCAGAGAGTTCTTCGATGCTACTGCTAGGTGAAGACATGCGACCCATGACAGCATTAGCCATAACCCTGTCTTCGAGTTTAGAGAAGTCCAAGCTACCAAACTTCTGCTCATGGTCATAACGACGGGCAGCTTCGTGCTGGGCCCTCAACAAGGGATCAGATTCAATCATCTGCACAAGACGCTCAAGCGACTTTTGTTGCTGTCTATCGAACGCACGACACGCCTCGTCCTGTTGTTCTTTAGTCAGAGGGTGGCATTTAAAACCTGATTCGAATTTGCTTTCCATGTTGAGAGCCTCTCAGTTATTGGTCTTAATTAGACGCTGGTGTTGTTGCAATTACATCATTGATGCGGTCGATGCCTTGCTGCATACGTCGGACAACGCTGTCCATATCGAGACAGAACATTTTGATCTTCGACGCGTCGAGATGATCAGTCAGGCGATACTCACGCGCGTACACAACTGTCTTAACACCCTCAGCTTCGAGATCAGCGAGACAGTTCGGACATGGCGAATCGGTGCAGAACAGGATGTCCTCTTCCTCTGCCCACATGCTGTGTTCTTCCATGCGATTGAGGCAATTCACCTCAGCATGGATAACGGTGTCGAGCGATAACGTCAGGTCTTCGTTCTCCATGACGTTGCTTGCGCCTGGCTCAGTACCGTTAACGCCGCTGCTCACAATGGTCGGGAAACCATTATGGAAGTGAATCAGCATTGCAGCAGTCGCACGACGTTTTGACTTTGACGCACCAGCCAGAGTAAACACGCTCGCCATGATGTGTTCAGCCTGAGTGATATTAATCGGTAATTCGTTTAAGGTGCAGCGCACGTTCTTTCCTCCGCTTTTCTCTTTTCGACGTTGAGCAACCAGTCAAGATAAGCAAGCCGCAGATTACGGCCTTTACCTTCAACTGGATTTGCATCGCCCTTGTTGCTGATCTTTACAGATTTCTTGGTGTGGGAAACAAACAGCTTTAGCTCGTCAATGCGGTCAGCTATGCCCATTTGCTGTGGGATGCAGTCAGACTTAGTGCCACGACACTTGCCTGTCTCGTCAAAGACAAACTCGCAATCGTCGCAGATGCCATTATGCCATTCCCAACGCACCGTCCAGCCACGAAGCGACCACACCTGCTGCATGATCGCTTCGGCATCACGATGAATCTGCTCGTAGTACCGGCGGATTTCATCGGACGACGCATCATCACTCAGCTGGCGATACATAGACTTTCTCCCGCAGCGCACCGAAGTGGTATAGCTTCCCTTCTACTTTGGATTCGCGCAATTGCTTAACACGTTCGGCACGAAGCACGGCCCACGTAAACACGGCAGTAGTCAAATCAGGACCAACAACACGAGGACCATGCTCCAGTCTACGTCCGTATTCCTGAGACAGTGTGCGATAGATTGGATTGCGTGACCACACATTGAACTGCCACACAATTCTGTCTTCTTCGCCGGGACGAGGCTTATGATAAGGTGCTACGGTACGCTCAACATGCAGACCGTAACGCTCGATCACCAGCAGAATGTTCTCTGCCGATTCAGGACGCCAGTGACTAACCAGACCCATTGGTTTGCCGATAGCATCGACGTAACAGGCAGATGGGCCGTCACTTACGACGGACATATCGAGCGCCTTAACCAGACGCTCACGCAACTCAGTGAAGGACGAGTTTTCCACCAGCCACCTCTGCTTTATCAAAACCACGAAGGGTGACGAAGCTATTGTCGTCACGGAACACAACATAGTCCCCCGGCTTGAGTTCGATATCCACGTCCTGATCTCGAATGCCCAGCACCAGATAGTCGTAACCGCCAACGATAGATTCGTCGATGCTGTTAGGGAACAGCTTGTCGCACACAACTTCGCGGACGTACTGAGGCGCATCGGTTGCCTGACCATCGAAGTAGATGATATCAAACAGCGGACCGTCTTCGAAACGATCACGCAATTGTTCCAGATGACGCATTTTCAACAACGCTTTGATCTTACGCATTCTTACCTCTGTTAAAATGTTCAGGATAGACCGTGTACAGGTGACACGATATGGCGTGACGCAGACGATGGATTGTCAGCACATGGTTGTAATACCAACGGCGGAAGTGAGTGCTACGCGTTTCCTCGTCGGACCCAAGCAGTGCCCGCCACTCGCCGTTCCACACGTACTGCCAGCTTGACTCAATGCCACGAACGGACAGCAGCACAGATTCATTGTCGTACAGTTGGGCAGCCTGTCTACGGCCAGCAGCACACAAGAGAATATCCTGTTCTTCCGCAGATCGCGTCAAGTATTGCAGCGTTTCGTTGCGGAACATGTTCTGGTTTGATTTGCAGATAAGGTGTGACGGACCGTCTTCTGCAAGGAACGCCGTTTCCAGTTCGGAGCAGATAGTGCTCATACCGTCAATAAGACCTTCGAGAATGATGTGTGCGTTACGGCGGCACTTATCAAGTGAGTCGAAGAGGTCAAACTCACGGTGACGAATGACAGGACCTGAGATTGAGATCGTGTGCATCAGATCTGCTGTCTCGTCTTGCGGACGAATGTGATCAATCCAGAACGACTCATCAAGCTCCGCGCCAAGACGAACAAGGTCAAGCGCGTAGCCAAACAGCGTGGCAGATTTCTTGTTGAACTGGAAGCCGTTGATGATATGCACTGGCATGTCTTGCATGTTCTGTTCCATGATTACTCCACCAGCAGGCTATGGATTTGAACGTACACTTGACCCTGATACTTGTTGTAGTCAGCGCTTACGTTTACGTCGCGGTTGTTTGACAGGTGCGCACTACCCTTCCAGTAGCCGTCGTATTGTTCTTCCATGTTGTACGCACGAACGCAGGTCACGTTGTTTGCTTTCATGCTATCGAGCGTATCAAGCACACTGCACACGTCCTGCTCTACCTCAGTGTGATTGTCTTTGTTCATAGCATAGAAGCCACTGCCAAAAGACAGAACACACAGAATCAACCATGCGTAACTAATGTTGCGGTTTTTCTTTTGCGTAAGCGTGTCGCGTTTCCACAGATAGACAGGCACGAAGAACAGCCATCCCCATGATGGTGCCGTGTGGCCGCTATCCATGATCTTGCGTGTATCAAGGATGATAGCAACCGAATAAACTGCGAAGACAACCAGAACAGGCCAGAGTGCATTGTAGTCAAACAGGAAATCACTTGCGATTGAGAACGCAGCACCGAAGAACAGCGCAGCCAGTGGCCAGCTATCGTATTCACGCAGGTCAAAATACTTAGACAGAAACTCTTTCATTTTATATCCTTAATATGTAGTCAAATGGTTGGTACGTTATTGTTTTACAGATTACTTCTTGGAACAGTATTTCTGGTACAGCTCGTCTGCCCTGTATTCTGCCGCACGTTGATGACTCTCGGCACCGCCATGAAGACCAGCAATGTAGCGCTTACGTTCTTCGATTTGCAGAGTGCGCCGTTCGATTTCCACAATCAGCGCCTCGTCCGACCAGTCAGGAATTGACGAAGGACAGATCACACCGCAGGCGTCTTTTTCGTCTTTCGAAACGTACCATGCAACAGCACTAATCTTTTCCAGTTCACGCACGATACTAAACAGAACGCGTTTCAGTTTGGGATTTGCTTCATGTTCAGGTGTCATAGCAGCCTCAGTAGTTCATTGCCAGAATTTCAACAGTACCATGCGAGCCGCTCTGGCCGTTGTTCATCGCATAGCTTTTATTTGGATAGAGCACGGTCGTCGCGTGTTTCTTTAACCAACGCTTTAGCAAGTCATTCGAGAAGTGACGGTGCTCAGTAACGTTGCTCAACATCCACGGTACACCTAAGCGATTGAGTTGCTCCAGAGTAGCAAGCAGGTTACGCTCATTCGTTTCAGTCCACTTGCCGTACTGCATTGCACCGCTCGCCAGATATGGCGGGTCGAAGTAACAGAACGTGTTGCAGTTCAGTTGAGAGCCTAAGCGACTCAGTAACTTACCGTACTTCATGTTCGTCAGATGGACGCCTTGCATGTGACTATGGAAAGTAGTGAGTTCGTTCTCCAGCTCGTCGAACTTTCCAATCAGACCACGATCACCAAAGCCTACGTTGTACACACCATGCTGGTTGAAACGCAGCATATTCGAGTGCGCATGTCTGTGTGCAACGTAATGCAATATCGGTGTACGCTTCTTCTGGACGACAGTTCGAAACGCATCGTAGTTCGCTTCGTTGCTGTTTGTCAGGCACCAGTGTTTGACCAGACGCTTGACTTGACCGAGAGTCTTCTTCGGGTCTTGTTCCACCAGCATCTTAACGATCTCAAATACCTGAGGACTAAGCTCGTTGTACACACGAAACTTCTGTGGCATGTTAGCGCAGACAGTGGCACTACCACCAAACACATCGACCATACGCGGACAGTCTTGTACGCTTGGCGTGTGCTCAAGAATAAGAGGGATAAGGCTTCGCTTATTGCCCTGATAACGGATAGGACTGATTACGGTCATTTTTCTCTCCTTTATCAGTATTTACAGTTTTTAAGCGCTTCCCATTGCTCAAGAAAAAGGTGGTGTTTCTACGCTGTCTACACATGGTTTTATATGCCTTACGCATGGTTATTCGCTATCCCTAATGGCTTATTTTACTTGTCTAAGATCAGAAAAGGGCAGCCATTAGGCCACCCTTTGAGTTATTACCAGTCGTAGAACCAATCGTTCATGATCGCCTCCCTATGAGAAGTAAACCCTACACCCACAATGAGGACACTCTGGTTCTTTGACGCGCAGCCGTTTGGTCTTGGTCAAAGGTGCTTTCAGAATGTCGTATGTTTTGAGGCAGCGAAAGCACAGTACGATCATTTTGTAACTAACGCACGAACAGCGCAGTCTTTAGCTTCGAGAAGTTTACGCAGACCCGCAGACTTCTCAGCACCGTCAGGCAGATACTGGTCCATCTCTTGAGCCAGCAGCGCGAACGGTTTACTGACACGTTGCAAATGCGGAGGCAGATGTGTGTATGCGAAATACTGCATGATCTGATTTTTCGACATAGCGGAGTCGGTGCGAATGCAGGCTTCTTCCAGAACAACTTCTGGAGCAAACTGATACAGGTCGGCATGAGCCGAAGCAGCTTCACCTGCATTCTGCAACATGTTCCACGCTTTTTCGTCAGCATGAACAACGGTCGCGCCACTGTCTTTCAACATCGCGGCGATACGGCAGTACGCAGCAGATTTACCGCTACCAACATCACCGAGAATACGCACGATGATTTTATGTTTCTTTTCCATTATGAACATCCTTTAATGAGATAACGAAAGATCATGAAGTTACAGAAACCCACAGCGATAAGTCCAACAATTGATAGATTGCAGGAAGGGTCCCACTTCAACCAAAGGTTCAGTACAAGGGTGCCAACTGCAAGCGCAAGAAAGATTATGCAGATGACAAACATTATCATGCAGAAAGTTTTCAGAGCTACTTCCTCACGAAGGGCATTGTTAAATCGAGAAGTTCACTGTCAGTCATTTCGTCAAGGTCTTTGCTGGTGGTGCCTAGTCCAAACGTCTGACTAAACTTTTCACCCGCTGCATCGTCGTCGCCAAGACAAACGAAACGTAGACCGAGAAGACGCAACTGACGATAAAGATGCAGGCTAACATCCGAACCTAGAACGGACCAAGCGTTGAGTCCAAGACGATGTAACGCACATGCCTTGAACACAGACTCAGTTAAGAAGACGGTCGACCCGTTCAGGTTTAATTTCTGATCCCCACACCAACTGCTTGCCGCCGAAGGCTCGCGTGAAGTAACGACACGCTTTCGGGTTAGCGTCATGCTTTGGTGCATTTGGTGTGTAGACCTGTAGCCCGCGCAGTGCTCGGTCAAAGCCAAACAGCGGCACGGTCATTTGCGTGTCACTTAGCCAGCAATGATAAGAGCCAGGATTTAGGCCTCTCGTCAGTAGATGTTGATACAAGTTCGTTGTGCTCATGGTATTCTCCTGAATCGTAACAAGAGAACAGATTGCAGAACACATGGCGCTCAAGAACTAACTTCTTTCCGATTGGAAAACCAGAAGTGTCAGACAGATTAGTGTAGACGACCATCTGGAGTTCTTGGTGTTGTCCGTGTGCAGCAATACAGTCCACTTGATAGGGATTGTTGCCCGGGGATTTATAAATGTGACCTTCGATAATGTCACTAATCATACTTGCTCCTCACACGGACATACCGTGATTACTTTTTAGGTTCGACTTCTACCCACTGCATACCGCTAAGTCCCTGTTGCAGTCGATAGAGTTTGATGCGCTTGCCTTTCGGGGTTACACCGCAAATGAAGTAACCCTTCTTAAACGTCTTCGGCTTGCCGGACATTGCCTTTTCGAGAGTTTTGATATTCTCAGCAACAGGGCTGTCAAAGTGTTTGAAGTAGATTGCAAACGACACGTACTTGCTGCCTCCCCACTCGTCAATCTTCTCGATCAACTTGTCAGGGTAGCAGGCTACAGGTTCAGACTGACCGGGCTCGATATAGAAGCAGGTGTTTGCTCCTGTCTTACCGACAATATACATCTGACCTTTGATTTCCACAGAGTAGCGCCAGTCAAACAAAGCACGAACTTCTGGTTCGTGGTTAGCTTCGGTCGACAGCGCTTTCTTCACTTGCTGCTTTAGAATAGAAAACAGGTTCATTTGTTCCTCAATCCGCCAGTACGTAAAGGTCCATCAATTCTGATGCGGTGATCGCGTCGTATTTACCGTTCTCGTTTTTCACTGCGTAGTTGCCAACTGCCACATTCGCCAGAGTCGGCTTACCGAATTGGTCTGTTACACCAATCTGAACATAGCGCCCTACAACGTAACCGCTGCCGTTGAGAAAGTTATTCATCTCCTCAACGTTCTCACCGTTCCACTGACAGGCTTCAATCACTGGAACTCGTTTTAACTGAAAGCGATTAATCATCATACCCTCGCGTTACTGCTGCTGGCGCTTTTCAAGGAACTCTCGCACCAGACCTGCATAGTTGTGATAGACGTTGCGCTTCACACCGAGTTTGTGTGCTGCAACGATCATTGACGGACTCGATAAGAACTTAGGCGTGTCGTCCAGTTCTTCACGCGCTCCGTGTTCATCGAACTCAGACCCTGCTGCGAATCGCACAGCCTTGTCTGCTACAATGAACTCGTGGTCGAGGTCGAAGTGCTTCAAACGACCAGCGATGCGCCCGAGTTGTCGTTGCTTCTGATAGACATTTACAGAAATTGAGGAGGCAACGACAGGCGTAGACCCACATTTGAGATCATCGCAGTAGATGATGTTATGACTCTGACCGCATTGGTCAATCATGTTGCGAGCCACCAGCGAACCTACATAGCTGCTAATCAAGAACAGACCGCGATACGTGCCGAGCACATTACCGATATGCTTCTCAATCTCTTCGGGAGTAAATCCCATAGACAGCGAAGGATAAGTTGCTGCTACTGCGCGGCGTCGTGGATCACTAGGAGCGTGAACACGCGCTTTAATGCCGGACTCTAGCAGATTGTGGAATACGTAGCTTCCGCCTACGCCACCGTCAATGATGTGTACTAACATATTAAGTCCTCGTTGACCAATCACGCGCAAGATCCATAACACGCTTGCGACCGTTGAAGTTGATCTCAGGATTATCCAGTAAGCGTTCGAAGTACGCAGGTACTCCAGCTTCTGTTTGATAGCCGCGGTGAGGACGATGCCCTACCACAGCGATGTGATCAGCCCATGCTTCTGTAATTGGCATTTTTTGCTTAGGCTGATTTAGTTCTTGCCACGAACGACCGATGAAGTAGTCATGGACTTTCTTCAACAGCCACGGGTTAACGTGAGTCAGGCCGAAAGTGTCGCACAGCATTTCGTGTTGCAGCATACCACTTGGGTTATAGCCGTCGACGCCGAGAGACTTCTTACCGTTCTTGAACCACGGAGCCCAGTATTCTTTGCGATACTCGTCGAACTTTTCGAGTACGCTATGCGGGCCGCTGATTTTTGCGATGTGGGTGTTACGCGCAAAGCAGAAGTAAGCGTCAGCAACAAGGCCGCTGAGAACGTACTTGTAACCTGCTTCTTTGATTGCCTTGTAGCAATACACCATAGGGTAAGCACACTCATAGTCACGCTTTTTGATACAGCGATACTTGGCGTGAAGTGTGCGCCAACCCTGAGCGATAGCAGTGTCAGACGTAGGAACTTTCACAAGCGTGAACTCCCAACCCATCTTCTCTGCGACTTTACGCGCGTGTTTGCTGTCGAAACTTTCGTTGTCGCCCATCTGGAAAGTAAAGGCATGTACCTTCTTTCCTAAGTCATGGGCAGCGAGCCCGCTAACAAGTCCGTCAAGACCACTGGATAGCAGCACTGCCACCTTGTCGTCTTTGACTTCTGCTTTAACGTGCTGTTCAAACAGCTTGCGCAAAACGTGTTTAGCCATGATTACCCAGCCTTAAAATATTCGCAGTTGTTGTTCCGTGAAGTTCAGCCAGATAGTCTGCGCGAACGTTAGGACCGAGTAGTTCAATCTCAGAGTCAAACGGTAGCTCAGTATCTGACAATACGAAGGCATGGTTCATGCTGATTGCGTGGTCAACTCCTGTAAGCAACGTGACTTGCGCATGTGGTGCGTCAGGACAATGCACAGGTGTGTTCTTGGCAGACTGATACAGGTTATCGTAGTAACCCACATCAATCGAGTACAGGAACTTGTCTGCGCAGTTAGGTACTAATGCACCGTAACCAAATACTTTACCTGCATCCAGCTTATCGCAGATACGAGCAAGCACTGTCTTCGCTACACGCAAATTACCGTTCACAGTTTCATCGCTACTATAACCGGTAAGTGCCATGCCAACACGCGGTTTCAACTTCGGCGCGTACGGATTAAGCACGTTCATGCTTGAGCCAACAGACAGCATAGACAGCGGTACGTTGTAGCGTTGTGCAATCTCGTTAGCATCGTACTCAGACACAGGCACACGGTAATCATCCGAGTGAACAAGAATCAATGCTGGTGGGTGCGTTAAACCTTCAGGCTTGACGTTGATACGACGACAACCCCAATCAGCAAAGACAGCGTATCGTCCTTCATACTTGCCTACTTGCTTTGCGTTCAGAACAGGCACTGTATTCCACATGCGCCCGTCTACACCACCGAGAATTAACAGCGTGTGGTCGAGTTCAAGTTCACGCAGCGCGAGCACGTCACGGTCGCTATGAACAGCGAGCACCTCAAACCCTAAAGAGAATGCTTTCACGCAATCTAAACCATGCCCGTAGAAATTACCTTTCACAACCGGAATCATGGACGGAGCGAGTGATTTTAAATAGGCCGCATTACTCGCTAACGCGGCATTGTCGATTAAGACTTTCATCAGCGTTTCAGCGTCGTGATGTAGTGAGCAACACGGTCGAACTCTTCACCGCCCGCTTGTGGATCAAACGCTACGTAACCACTGCTCTTAGAAAGATTACGCAGATACACTTCACGCTCTTTCCTTGTCATCTTCACTTCGCAGAAGTTGATACTGATACCGACAACTTTCGGGTACCAGTCGTGCATTGCGGCAGCAGCGAGATTGGCAGAGATCTCGTCAACGATGTTGATCTCGCGCTCGGTGTTCATCATGAAGTTGCGACCGACAGTGTGGCAGACAACGATAGCGTCAGGCTGAGAGCCAGCAATCAGGCTCATGCTACCGCCGGTGTAAGCTGGATGACGCAGCGCACCCTGACCTTCAATCAGATAGATAGCTTCTTCGTCAGCAGGTGACAGCCACTCAGCAGCACCGGCAAGGAAGTCAGCGACCACAGTGTCGTTGTTGATGCCACGACCGCTAATCAGAAAACCAGTTTGACCGGTAGCACAGAACACAGCTTTCTGTTTCAGCTCGGTCAGCTTCTTGGTCAGTGCGAGTGCAGTAAATTTCTTACCGCACGAACAGTCAGTACCAACAGTAAGAACACGAACACCGGCACGAGGCAGACCAGTGCCCAGAGGATATTGCTCAGGGTGGTGGCGGAAGTCATACAGCGATACTCCATGCTCACGAGCTAAAGCGAAGTATTTAGGGTTGTCAGACAGCTTGACATGCAGAGCAGCAGCAACGTTCAGGCCTCGCTTCAATGCTTCGCAGATGGCGCGATCAATGTCTTCGTTAATCTGACCGCCAAATGGTGCAAACCCGATGACCAGAGTTTCTGCATCGGTCTTATCGAGGTCACGAATTTCAACGTGAGGCATTTCAGGGAACAGGTTGTTAGCATCGTCAACTACACAGCAGACTTTCTCTGACGCCCACTCAACCATACCGGCAGTGATCTTCGCCATTGCTTTCGTCGTGGCGTTACCACAGAACATCGCGTACGGTTGCGGAATATTATAGATATCACCAATCACGCTCATTTCTTCTTCCCTTTCGTTTTGATTTTGGTGCCATCGAACGTCAAGCCCATACGAGCATGACACTTGTGTATAGCTTTTACAGTACGCATTAACGTCTGCGTCTTCGACCAGTCTACTACGCCTTTTTCTTCGAGTTCTTTCGACAGGTCGGTCTTCATAGGCTTGCCGTCATCAGGCACGACTGCATTCTTCATGAAGTCAGCCCAGCCTTTGTCTACGCTCTTGCACCAGTTTGTCAGCAGCGTAGCGCGTTCAGCTTTCGTCAGGTACTTCGTGCAAGCCCAGTAAGCAATCTCATTGCCCAGTTCTTCCACCTCTTTCGCAGTCACACGGTCAACAGTGCGAATGTGGATGTGCTTGTTCTCAGAGCAGAAGCGCGTATAGTCTCGCGCCCAATCGTACTTAGAAGTTTGCACAACGAACGTCGGGCAGTACGGAATAGTCTCACGTACACCGTTAGCGAATGACTCTACTTCGGCACATGACAGCGCTACGGTACATTGTCCAATGAACGCCATCTTCTCGTCGCCGGACAGACCGCTAACGACTTGATAATCTTTCACACCTGCATCAGCAAGCTCTTTCTCCCAGCTTCTGACTTGACGATCAGAGCCGGTCATCACACGAACAGGCAGACCAGATGCAGCAGCAATACGCGCAGCAAACGCAGGACGCTTAACCTTCTCGTATCGACAGATAATCAGCAGCGAGGGTTTACGTTTCGCAGGAGGATTGTAGTCTGATACACTGAATGCGTTGTACGCAACAGCAGCCTCAGTTTTATAAATCTCAGACAGCACACGCGCAGTTGAGTCACAGTTCGCTAAGATACGCAGACCAGTGACAGGCGCTTGCAGCAGCGCACGGTGCATCTTCTCAGCGCCAAGCCCGTTCAGGTCTTGCGTCAACAGGAAGCTGTTATGTGAACGGTAGTAAACAGGCATAATCTTAGGCAGCCCGAGACCGACAGCAGCTTCGACAGCTTCGTAGGTGCTACAAATGATTGCACGGTACGGAGTGCGGTCGAGCGCTTCGAGCAGAGCACTTTGAATGTGACCAACTTTGTACCCGTCACTCAGAGTGGTGTCACCGTAGTTAAACCACTGGCTCTTGGTGACAGAGCTGTTTTCACCGTCAGTGATGAAGTCGCAGAAGCCGTACGCTTCGAGTCCATCAATGTACGCACCTACACCAGACTTGGTTCTGTCCAGAAGAGTCTTGTGAGGCACGATTGCTAAGATACGCCCGTTTACTTTCATCATACTTCCCTTACTTAATTGCGATCCATCCAGCGAAGTTAAGATCGCGGTAGAAACATTCAACGCGGTCGAAGCCTGCTTTGCGCAGCAGTTCTTCGTTCCACGCGGCTTTGACAGGTACGAGTACGCCTTCAAGAGCTTTGCGTTTCGTCGCAATGCTCTCTTGCGAATAACCGTTGTCGCCCTTCATGCCGTAGTAAGTATCCACCAGCAGACGGTCGAGGAAGTTGTCGTCACCCAACACTTTCTCAACGAGAATGAACGCACCGCCTTTCTGCAACGAGTCGTACACTTTCTCCAGAATGTGCTGACGATGTTCTATCGGCGTAAACTGGAGAGTAAGTACCGATAGAATAAGCGAACACTCTACCTGCTCGTCGAAGCGGAACGTGTCTACTTCAACCAGCGACTCGCTACTGATTTTCGCTTTAGCCGTTTTCAGCACAGGGTTTTCACGCAGACGCTCAAGCATTGCAGGCGCGACTTCGTAGCAGCAATACATGTTGCCGACTTCACGATCAGGCTCAGGACGATCAGCAGCGTGGAGATACATGTACTCGCCGAACTCAGCACAGAACGGTTCGATAGCACGTCCAAGTGAAGCACCCAGATCAACGATAGCTGAACCCGGAGTCACGAACTGGCGACCAAGACGATAGGTCAGATCGCGCATACGATCATAGGAAGGAATTGAGTTTTGCAGCATGTTATCGAACACAGCAGCAACTGGCTCATTGAACTCCCAGCGACCGACAGGCATTGTTTTATCAACGTTGCTCATGTTTAAATTCCGTTATTTGTTTTGACAGCAGAAATTACCGTTCGCAGATGCTAGACGCGAAAACGACGACCGCTAACAGTGCCTCGTGTTTCCGAGGAATCACTAAAGCCGCGCGTCTTATCTGGAGGCGCAATAGGTCCGTTAAACACAGCAGCCAGATCATTGTACGCACGAGGCTCCGCCAACTTTTTGCCAGCAGCAGCGGCATCAGCTTTTGCTTTCTCACGCGCTTTCTTTGACGCAACGATACGAGGGTCGGTATATAGAGGCTCGCGTTTCATATCCAGAATGGACATCATGCGATGTGGGTGCGTTTCTGCAATCTGACGTATCTTGTCCATCTCACCTTTGCGTACTGCCATGCGCAGGATAGACTGACCTGTTGAGATTTCAGATGTTGTACCGGCGCGGACTAAACGACGACGACACTCACCCAAACCGAACCATGTTCCCGCTGATTTCCACACAGAGTAGTCACCACGAGACAACTGACCGAAGCGTTTAAGCTCAAGGAAACGGAACTGCCAGTTGCTACCGTAAAGATTAATTGCAGCAGCGATGTAGATAGGTTGAATGTTGAGAGAAAGACCAATCTCTACAGCATTGTACGAAGCAGTACAGAAAGAGCCGACCTGAGAAAGACAGAACTCGAAATATTCTAACGAGTCGGCACACAGGTCACTCGTAGCTGACTTGCTAAGAATGCGTGTGCGCCCATCTTTCATAAGTCCCTCAAGCATCTCACGACTAGGCGTGGGCCGAGTATAATCCAGTCTCTTTAAACGGGCTTCAATTTTCTGTACAGTAATCATGGCACGTACTCCGACATCTTATCGTGCGTTGTTACGCCTTCCAGATAGTCACATGCAATGAGCTTTAGACGGAAGGTTGTTTTGTCTTTCGGGAAGACGTTAGCGTCCAGATTGCGGAACGAGCAACTGTATCGTACTCGGTACAAACCGCCTTCTGTCTGAGCGTACAGGACTTCGTTTTCCTGAATCGCTTGAATTACAGGTACGGCGCATCCCGGCTTCACTTCTACCTGTATTGATTTCGTCGCTTGCTCAACGACGACACTTAAAATTGAGTGTTGGCCACTATCGGTTCCATCTCCGTAAAAGAGCCAATCAAATCCGCGTATTGTATTCATCAATACACCCCAGAGTTATTGCGCAACGCCCCGCACAAAGTTAGTGTTGTAGTTGCGTGGAAGATAAGCGTACATGTTGAACTGATACTTTTCACAAATAGCATCAAGCACTACACATACTTCTTCCCACGAAACCCCGCCGAGTCCGCCATAGAAACGCTGAATAGCGATCTGTCGGTCAATAGCAATGTTTTGTTTATCGCACTGCTCAAGCAAGTCGTCAAACGCTCGCGTGAGGAACTTCTCACTGAAACGATTGATAGGCTTGTGGAACCCAGCGGACGAACCGTTGAGACCCAGACCGAAACCGCGCGCAATGTGCATGTTAGCAACAAACAAATTGCGGCGATATTGAGTACCGACACGGACCATGTGCGTCTTACCGATTGTCAGTTCATGCTCATAGTCGATTGTCTCAACATGACGCAGAACTTCCGGGAAGCGACGTGCAATACTCTTTTGAATAGGACTGCCGTAAGCACCGCGAGCGTTACACTCAACACCAATAACACGGAACTTACCTTGAATGAAGTCAGTAACGAGATTGCCCTTCTCGACAGGGATTACTCGAAACTGCTTCGGGGCGTAACCGATAGCAGATAAATCCATTACTTCTCTCCCGAGCTATACATCTTATTGTACAGGCTATTTACAGTTTCGATATCGTCCACCAGATTTCCAGTGAGCGCATCGCTGTCCCCTTTCTGAATGCTCCACGTAAGACCGAGAGCATCGTTGGCAGGGAAGCCACTTGGGAGGAAGTTCAGTACCATATCTTTCAGCGTGTAGCAGCGAGCGAGATACAGGTACGTCATAGCCATAACTGCACTGCCCGGCGTGTCTGACATAAGCGCGATATAGATCTTAACGTCTTCGCCTACTTTAATGTGCGGGTACAGCTCGGCGTTGAAGCGACGACAGATCAGGTCATACATATCAAGCTCTTTACGCAGGTCTTCAAGGAACTCTGCGATATTCTGCTTGGCCTGTTCGCGCTCTTTACCTACAGGAGCATCTGCAATCTCTTTGACAAGACGCCCGTAGATAGCGAGCAATATCGCTGCATCTCCATTAGGCTTCTTGTGTCCCATCTTAAACGCGACTCTCGCCGCGTCATACCATTTCTCCAACTGCGCAATCTTTTCCGTCATGCTATCCTCTACTAGACGTGTAATAGTTGAGGCAGAGCCAGGCGCTTCTTAGTAGCTTTCAGCGCTTTTATATCAGGTCTGCTCGGTGCAAACGCTTCGATGTTACGTGGTAACGACGGAACGTTGCGGTCGATAGTTACAAGCTCCATTTGCAATTCAATATCCATAGCTGGTACTTGCATGGTCAGTGCTTTAGCCCAGCCGGCATTCGATTTGAGTTTACCACTCAGCAGAGCGTCACGAATACCAAGTGCGCCTCCCCACTTATTGATAAGCTCAATCGAAGTCTTCTCGCCGAGTCCAGGAATACCAGGCACGTTATCAACACCGTCACCACACAAGGCAAGCATGTCGATAACACGGTCGGCAGGAACACCGAAGAAGCCTTTTGCTGTTTTGTAATCGAAGCGGCGTTCAGCAGCATTCGACTGCGCTTGCATGATAAGCTCAACGTTCTTGTGGTCAACAAGTTGCACGTAGTCTTTATCACGCGAATACAGCTTGATCAGGTAGTCGTGCTTGAATCGATCACACAACGTACCAACAAGGTCATCGCACTCGTAAGGCTTTTTAATGCCCACGTAGTAGCCTGCCATTTGCAGAATCTCTCTGGCGAGTGTCATCTGCGGACCAAGCTCTACGGTCTGAGTACGGTCACGGTTGCCTTTGTAGTCGCTGGACTTCTTGAACACCTGACGAATGTATTTCTTCTTGTGTTCAGCGGCCCATTGTTGAATCGCTCGATAGCGCCACGTATCGCTCGAACTTGGGTCGAAGCAGAACGCGAGATACGCACCGTTTGGATCTTTCGAGGCAATATCAATCAGGTCCTTGACCATATACATGAACTGACGCAGACCATAAGTCGGCGTACCGTCTTTTGCATACGTAGGACTTTTCTGCGTGGCGAAGTAAGCACGACACATCCAGTTCGACGCATCAACAACGTGAAGCATCGGCTTCTTACCATACTTGATCTTCATCTTTGGCACAGAGCCAGGCGTCGGTGTTTTACCGATACTGGCAAACGATCTACTCATTGTTCCTCCGCGAATACGAGAGAACGACCTCGACCTCGCTCACGTAACGCTTTATGAAACCCTAAGCCGCAACAGAACATATCAATCGTGTCTGTTTCGACCTGTGCAATCTTCGTCGTCTGAGCAAGCTCATGCAGATAGCTTTCGCCAGCACAGAAGTAGCGAGCCAGTGGGTCAACGACTGCGCCACCACGAACGAACTGAAAAACGACCTGACCCGTGAACGTGATTGTCCTGAGGTCAAGTTGCGGAGCTTGTGAATAGAGTTTGAAGTTGCGCTTAAAGAGGCGTTTCAGGGCGTAAGCAGCGCCGAGACCGTCCGTAAACAAAATGATTTGGCAATGTTCAGGAGCAGCCGATAGGAGAACTTTCAGACCTTCTTTGTTTGAAGAACGAACGAAAGCTGTATCGAAGGGAGGGACTCGTTTCGGCTGCTTGAAGAATATGCGATGCCTTGCGTTATTAGGACTTTCGTCCACTGAATTTGTTTCCATCACGCCACCAAGAAGTTATAGAGTGATTCTACTTCCTCGTTCTTGAGAGCAGCAAGCAGAGCGCGGGCTTCGTCATCTGTCTTGTTCGTAAGGAACTTTGCTGCATACGCTGGGTTTACGTCAGTCAAATTCATGAGGACCCGAAGGTCCTCACGACAGACGTTAATCGAAGTCTTCTTCGTCGGCTTCAACGGAATCATCGTCTTCGTCTTCTTCCTCGTCTTCGAGGTCTTCGCCGGTAAGCATACAGTTAACGATTACCAGACGACCTGCGACAACTACGCTGGTGATTACGATCTGATTTGCTTCTTCGCGCTCTGCTTCTTCCAGCAGTTGCGCAACGTCAGCGTAGATCAGTTCGGCTTCTTCCGGGTCTGTCACGTCATCGACGGTCAGTTCAGAAGGTGCAGTAGGCCACGCTTCTGCGAGGACCTCTTCGACTTCTTTCGCAGCTTCTACCGAGGCAGGATCGTTATCGTCAGCGGGTTGCACGATAAAGACGAAACCTTCTTTCTGATCAATAACGCGATGCGGGAATAATACGCTCACGATGTACTCTCCTGATTTTGATTGTAATAAACGATGCCCCCGTTATTCGGGAATGAAGCATCTAATGATAGGCTCTCTCTATTTACAGATTCTCGCAGAGTCGCCATGCACGTAAAACACCACAATTGAACATCTAGTGGGGCGCTGTGATCTGTGATTGTCTCTAACTTAGACTGACCGTCAATTACGCCCGTGACTATGTTGCATTCCACAATAGTCATTTCGCCGCTGCGATCAATCTTTAAGCCTAACCCGTAATCGGTAAAGATAGGGTGGCGATACACAACCACCTTCTCAGTACCGTCAATTGGACACGTTGACACGTTGTACATTAACGGAGTCTCGACATTGCACGAAGCTCCTGAGGTGTCGGCTGGAATGATACCTTGCCGTTATCAAGAGGCATCGTTTTGTTTGCTTCGTAGTTCTTCGCCGCTTTCCAGATTGCATCGTTCGCTTTGTTGTTAGCGACAGACTGACGGATAACGTGCTTCTTCTTACCGGTCTTACCGATTTCGAAGATTTCAGAACGCTCACCAAAGTCGCGGTTCAACAGCTTGCGTTGCTCCCCGCCCAGAACAGCAGACGACAGGCCGATACCAGCGATGTGACGACGACGGCGCTTCAAGTCAGCAGACATGCTACTAACAGAACTAAAGCTGTCACCATCACCACCACCAGCACCCGGTTCAGGCGGAGCGAACTCGGCGTCGATTTCAGACTGACGTTTGCGATACGCCATCAGCTTACGACGCATTGCAAGGTCTTCATCCTGATCCATAAGAATCTGGTCGAAGTTGTACCCGCCAGCCGCAGCGATAGCACGTAACGGAACCGGAACACCCAGCTCAGTCATCGCACGTAAGTTTTCCATCATCGCTTGGTCAACATCAGGACGCAGTTGCTTAGACCAATGCACGTTCGGAATAAACAGTTTGCTACCGTCATTCAGTTTGTACATTACTTCGGTCAGACCGCCTTCCATGAGATTGTTCTTCTTGATGATCTTACCGTTACGTTGAACAGCAAGGCCGTTCATCATACTGATAAGAGGGAAGACTTTCTCGTAGTAGACTTTGCGCGTCAGATGATCACGGAACGCTCGCATTGCTTCGACGAAAATCGTCAGGCCAGCAGCACCTGAGTCATAGTTCGCTTCACCGCTGAGGAACGCTTCACTGATACCCATAGCTCGCATTTTGAATTGAGCAGTCTGGTCCCAGATATCCGTAATCTTCCAGAAGTCACCGCCTTGACGGAACTCACTGATGTTCACGCCCAGACGAGTTGTGATGATAGATCCAATCGGGTCACTATCCGCAGACAGAAGAAGGTCGGTCATAAAGTCCATTTCTTCTTGCGACGGTTCCCACTGATCACCATCACCCAGCTGGGCATGTAAGATACCGCGTTGACGACGCCCAGACTCAATCAGCGTACCACGATACAGGTTCTTTTCGATCAACCAGATTGGTAGCACACGGCGTAACACCGAGATACCTTCACCAAAGCTGAATGTCTTACGTGGAATGTAGATTGTGCCGATAGGGTCGAGTTCCATCGTCACGTCGTTCATCAACTTATCAACGAAACCAGAACCGAGTTCTTTTTTCAGCGCGTCAATACGTTTACCTTCTTTAGCGAAAGCAGACTTCACGTACTGAGGAATGCGCAGCTCGAACATCGGGTCTTGACTGATAAACGGCAGTGGCGTTACGTCGATATTGTCGTAACGGTGCGTCATCAGGTCGATGAACTTCTTACGGTCTTTGTTGTAGATCATACTGCCGACGAACGCGCCAGTAACCTGAATATCGGTAGTGATGTTCGGCATACTGGTCGTCAGTGACAGACGTTCGTTCACTTCGTAATACGGCTCAAGCACACTGTCCTTAGCGCCACTGAAACTCACATCTGAGAAGGGCAGCGTTGAGAACAAGTCCACGTATGAACCGCAGATTGGGTCGAAGTGATACATATCGCGGTAGACGTTGAATAGCTGTCGGTCGTCAGCATCATAGTCCATACCTTCCATCATCGGCTCTAAGTCGATATCAAGAGGGACAGTACCAATTTGCATATTACCGGCAGACATTCCTGCGCCACCCGCAGATTGAGATACGAAGTCACTGTGACGACGTGAACTCTCACTGCGGATTGCTTTGCCTATCTCGCGTGGTAAAGAGGCTGCTCCGAGAGAACTTTGTTTTTTCTTCTTCGCAGGCTCTTGGGGTTCGGCGCCCAATTGACGACGACCTACCTGAATACCCATCTTTACCTCACTTCAAAGGGATTGCGAGACTCACACGGCAGCCAGTGCAGAACATAACACCCTCACCTGAGAGCAATTGTGTCGGCACTGTAGACGAACCACACTTCGGACACACGTTAGCGCTTTCGACGACGAACGCACCGCTCGTGCTTTCCATTTGTGTGGTCTTCGACTCTGACTTTACAGAGTTGTTGTTCAGCAACGGGTTGTAGTGCTTACTCATGATCTTATTCCCTTGTAATAACTAGACTCGTCTAAATTAGCTTTTTATTTCCGGCCAATCATTCGAGTACGAGCACTACCAAGAACACGACCACTAGGCAGAGCAACGCGCGAGCTACTAGCAGTGCCTGAGTTGAGTCGATGCGCTACGCGACCCAAGCGATTCGGGTCACGGTTGATTGATACTTCTGGTGCTTTCGTCAGATACTCGTCGTACTCGCCACACTCGAAGCCATACACCATGAGTGCCATTGCTCGCCACAGGTCATCGGTTGCCCCTGTGTTCTTGATTACGCTGCGGCCTGTATCTTGCACAGTCTGCAATTGCATGATCAAGTGCTCTGTTGGTTTGTTCTCGAAGCACTGAGGATATTCGTCACCGTCGTATTTCAACGTGTCAGCAATCTTGTCAGCGTGAGTCATTCGCGGTAGACTAATGCGTGACGGCGTTGATTCGAACATCGTCTTAACTGTCCACATGTCCTGATACTTCAAGCTGTACTGGTCGGACTCCTCGATGGAATCCACTTTCAGTTTCGCATCCTGCAACAACTTGAGTGACTGCCACTGGTCAGCAAGCATTACGCGAACGTTACGCGCTTTGCACAGCGGAATAAGCAGTTCATCAAATATCAAGGTGTAGTTCAGAGGGATGCCTGGCTTCGGTACGATCTCAACAAGACAATCGACACTGATAATCCCTGCATCGTCGCGTGAGCCTGTAACGAGTGCGAAGCTGTTGTTCGAGAAGCCTGCGTCAATTGCAAGTATCGACGCTTTGGTTGTCGTTGCCGCTTTGACGAGACTGCCATAGCGCTGGCGTTCACCGTCTTTGTGTCGAATGATGTGATGGGCATATGTACACATCGAACGACCTTTCTCACGTATTGCATCCTGAATGAAGGTTGGTTGCGTGATGAATGGGTTAGCAGACAACGGTGCTTCTGCTCCGTAATCTCGGGCTGCACCTACCGGGTCACGACGAAACGCTTCTACAAGGAACTCAGAGGTACGCGGCATTGTCGGGTTCATCTTCCACGTAGGAGCATGAATACCGAGCAGCTTCTCAGAGCCTACTGACATACGAAGCAATTCGTTAATCTTATCACGGGCGTGAACCGGACTACTGATGTTACAGAAATATCCCGTGAATGCTTCATCATAACCGGATTCGACTTGCCGCATCTCGGCAGAACGAACAGTTGCGAGTGAACGGTCAAGTGCACCGTAGACTGCACCAGCACTGACTTTGATCTTCTTGGATTGGGCGTCGTTGTCGAAATACGCCACTTCGTCGATTACCGCCAGTACGCGGGTTCGACCACGAAGAATACGACCATCAGGTCCGGCAGGGTAGATAACGAAGTTCCTGTGTCCGTACAGTACGAACGTGTCACGAATCTTCATCACTTCGATGCCGTAACGGCGCTCGTGTTTGCGAATCAAATCGTGATAGGCTTGGAACCACGGACTACCCATGATGTAGTTGAAGTACGGAGTCCACAATGTATCAGACGCTTGCTTCTGGGTAAGCGCAACGAACGTACCGTGCAATACGGTTGTGCTGTCGATGCCCAAGATACCAGTAGGCGACTGCGACATAAGCAGTCTGTGCGTCAGATAGGTAGAGATCATCGCTACTACAACTGACTTACCGCTGTTGTGATGCAGAATGCCTGACGCAACGAATTGAGGCAGACCTTCCATCTGCAAGTCATACGTGACCTGCGGAGTACCGTCATCAACGGACATTACTTCGATGTGAATCGAACGACACTGAGGCTGCTCAGTCAAGTCATAGACTAAGCTCCACATGCGCGTACCGTGAACGATTTGCGGCAAGTGTCCTGCGTTGATCAGAATCGACCACACCATTTGAAGTGCGTCAACATCATCGGTAACGTACTGCATCTTTTCGCCCAGAGGCACACTGCGTTCAGCGATATAACGCAGCGCTTCTTCACGCGTAGACAGACCAGCATCATAGATACTTACAGGACGCTGTATCTTGCCCCATGAGTTCGTACCGAGTTTGACTTCGATACGCTCACCGCCGCGCAGCTTCGACACTTTCTTAAAGCCTTGCTCAGTACGCACAGGGTGCTCATGAGTTGCTTCAATCCACATACCGTTTGCGAGCGTGACGACTTTGGTAGGCGCTACGTCTGACACATAGACTTGACTGACGTTCTTGATCTCACGGCCGTTGTGCGCGTTGAAGTTACGCTGCGGCTTGTGGAACCCAGGCACATCATGACCAATCATCATGTGACCGATAGGCATAACACCACGAGAGGTCAGCACAGGAGTTGAGGCAATCACACAACGCTGTCCGGCGTTCACCGCCAGTTCGTTGTAGAAGTTCATCTCTTTCTTGCGAATCATCTCAGAACGACGAGAGCCGCAATGGGGGCACACACCATTGTGAAGCAGGTGTAAATGTGTCTCTATTGCGGCTGTCGTTTCTTGAGGCTCGTGGTTTTCAGTGTACATCCATTGCAAGTTTGGTGAGCACTTAACGCAGATCTCACCAAACAAGCGCAGACCAATCATGGCCTGTTCGAGATAAGGGTCGGCTTTTAAGAAGTCAGGACTCGTACACCACTCAAGGAAATTCTTGGCGCGTGGCATCGCACTATCATCAAACTTCAAATCGCGTGGCACAAGTGTGCGCTGCTCTAAAGCCCCTTCAACGAGATCGACAATGTTGACCTCGCCCTTTTCGAGAAAGTTAATCCCACTCGAACTATTATCCGACAAGAAATCCATATCGGATGAGGCATCCGCCTGAACGTCATCACCAAGTAGTGCATCGAATGCAGCTATTCGCTTAGGACGTATCGTGAATGCTGGGCCCTTTTTAGGCTTGGCCATTCTCGTTCTGCTTCTTCCTGTATTCAGTAAACCCGCGCGTTGTTCCTATACCTGTACCTTTAGCAACCAGCTCGTCGTTACCGTGCATCAAGCGTCGAATCTGGGCACGTAATGAATTGTTCCCTAGCTTCGCTTTGTGCTCTGCTCGCACGTCATCGAACGATTTGATTAACCAGTCTTTCAGGACGTCTGCACGTACTGATTCAGGTACTGACTGTGACTTCGAAAGCATAACGCCGATGATGTTCGCAAGCCCTACGCGCTCTATATAAGGCACAAGCTCACTATCAATCTCTAAGTCTGTTTTGAGACAGTCTTTCGAGATCGCTTCTACTTCACCGGCTGCGATATCAAACCCAAGTATTGGGCTAAACACCTGATGCAGCAGATAGTCACGGAATGTTTGCGCGTGTTCGTCAACACTGTCCAGCGTACCGTCAATTACTTCGGCGCTGACTGTGAAGACGTTCTCTGGACCAACGTGGTCTTTGTTTTTACGGGAACGGACTTCATTGAGTCGAGGCTTGATAAGAAGTCGGGACTCAGTTTTTGAGATCGCTGCGGCTTCTTCGTCGAGGTCGAGAGTGTCGTCATCGTGTTCCTCTACAGGTATACTGTGGATTGCATGAATGTCATTCACCATACGCACACGCATAGTGGTGTTTGGCATCTTATCAAGTTCCCACGCTTCTACTCGGCGCACCTGCCCATGCTTAACAGGGTACGTCCAGCGAGGAACCATGTGATCAGACTCAACAAGTCCGTATGGGCCTTCGAACTTAGCCACGGTTGAATACGTACTTATCGGCGTGATCGTCGAACGTCATCTGCACTGCGTAATGAGTAACGTCGCTCATATCAGTACGATTCGGTTCACCGGGATTCTGACAGTGGAACCCATTATAGTTCGGGTACATGCCAGAGAGTTCAGCACCCTCCTTGGTGCGAATGTGATAGACATAATCCTTGTCTATGTTGTTGCGGGCTTCGTCATCAAAGACGAGCCAGTCGATATTGTCCATGAAGACTCCTAAGCTACGTCATACGATTTACGCTTCTTCTTTTTCTTCGGCAAATCGTCATCGTCGTCATCATCGCTATCGTTACCTGAATTGAGGAACGCAGCAGCACCACGACGAGACTTCTTAATCTCAATCTTATCCTTCTTCTTGAAATTACCTTTTCCGAATTTCTTCTTGGACGCTCCGCCGCCTTCCATATCATCAGCAGAGATTGCTTTCGACTTCGGAACTTCTGTGCCCTCTTCTGCATCTTCAACACGCATTTTCTCAAACACGTCTTTCAGAGGCATTTCGAACAGTTCACCATCACGCGCTTTCATTACCTGAACAGGAATGATTTTACCTTCACGCACTTCTGGGTCAGAGTAGTTCCATGCCCACACAACGTCGGCGTGCTCACGCATACCTCCAGAGTAACGAATACGTCCAGACTGATCATCAAGCTGACACAGGATAACAACAAGCTGACCTGTTGCGGACGCGTGTACTTTCGCTTTACGAACAACGGTAGACAGTTCTCGCCACTGGTTGTCGTTGTCGATACCTTCAAGCAGACCAACGTAGTCAATGAACGTTACGTGTACGCCATATGGAATCGACATATACAGAACGTCATCAATCGACATGCCCCGCTCAGGTGAAGTGAACGAGTTACGTCCCTTCGACTTGCTCATGAGCTTGTCATACTTCTTCGCGGCTTTCAGCAGTTCTTTCTGCTCACGCTGCGAGAGTTTACCCTGCTTGATCTTCCAGAAGTCGATGCCACTGATCATGGACAGCATACGCTTCATTTCCTGCTCGGCGGTCATTTCGAGAGTGACCTTGAGACAGTGAATGCCATTGATCTTTGCCATACGGTCTGCGATGTTCATTGACAACACAGACTTACCGCCGGACGTTGAACCAGCTAACAACACTACACCAGTCGTCGGCCAACCGCCGTTCTTCTTGTCGTAGCTTGTGAAACCGGTCTTGTACATCACTTCTTTCGGGTTAGTGATTACCTGCTTCGCTAACTTGGTCGCGTTCGACTTCTTGCCACCAAACGTCCAGACTTTCTCTGTCGTTCGTGTGCCACGCTGCGCTTGCCCGAGCTTATCTGCCAGCTCTTGCATATACGTCTGCTCGTCGAACTCTTCCGGGTCAGCCTCACCGAAGTCTTTGGCAATCATCTTACCCAGGTTCATGATATCACGACGCTGGCGATACTTTTCCAGACTGTCGTAAATCTTATCAAACCCTTTCATGGTCTTCGCTGGCATTTCCTCTGCTTCACGCAGACTGTCCCTGAACTCCTCGCTCAGGTTAGGATCTTCCAGCAAGTCATCCCATTCAATTATTTCGCTTTTGACTTCCACCAGCTTAGTTATGCGGCGGAATGCCTTGCGAGTGACTTCCGAACTAAAGTGAGAAACGCCAAGACGGCCCATCATGGCCGTCCTGTATGCTTCCTTAATCTTTGGGTTCGTGACAGTTCGAATGGCCCTAACTTCAAGGCCAAGCGAAAACATTTCCATTTACGCCCCTACTGCAACAAGCGGGTGATATGAGGTCGAGTCGATTCTACTTCTGCGATCCAATTATCCATCGCTTCGTTTGAATTAACGCGACATACGCGATTTGCTTTCAAGTCTGCACGAGGCACGAACACAGAGAGCGAGTTGAATGCTGCCGGTGCTTTGAGCGCACTGATAGCAGACTTCACATCTTCTTTGTTCAGTCCATACTTCTGGCTCAGTTCAAACACCAGACGATTAACTTGCATCATGCCATTACGATTTACAGTCTTATACACGAGATACAACACGGTACGCTTATAGTCCTCGTCCAGCTGAGGGCGAGTGAACAGGGCGAGAGCACAACGCTCTACGTCAGTGTTAATGATTGCAGCTTGCATAACTATATGGTGACCTCTCATGCTACCTGTAATGAACTACGTAATGTTTCCAGACCGCCTGTTACAGCGTCAACGCTAACCTCAAGCCACTTGGCCAGAGTCTTGCGTATGAACTTCGTAGGCTTAGCCATGATCCACTGGGTGGCACATGTCATGGTCTGTTTCAGCATTCCGTTCTCACGCAGATATTCGGTGAACTCGACACAATCACGACCGAGTACCGTTTGATACAGCTTGTGGCGTTTCGTTCCCTCCGAATCTTCCAGCAGACGATTGATGGTCAGATTGTTTTCCATCTGCTCGGTGTGTACGCGAGCATCCTCACCCAACATGTCTTCGTAAGTGTTCGCCGAGTCATCTTCTGGATTGTGCCACATCTGATTATCAGACATAACGACAATCTCATACTTGTCCTCGCCTACTTTCTTCATACGCTTGCGCTTCTCAGCACCGTAGTAGTTGTTCATGTTGTTAATGCGGTTCGTCAGTGACGCACGAAGATAGTTAAGCTGGTGGCCCTCGCTAAAGCGATTTGGCAAGGATTGATAATACGACAACAACACCTTGCACATAATGTCACACGTCAGGTCTGCCATCGGGATGTTGTGGCTTACTGACACCCACTGCAAATTCTTACGGCATAAACGCTTCGCGCTGCGGTGAATCTCACCGAACAGGCTTGCGGTTTGATCGAGGCGAAGACGCAACTCACGGCTACTGACCATAGTGATATCAAGACCACCTTTGGACTTCGCTCGCGCTTTCGCACAACGACGAATCTGTGAGCGTTGCGTGTCGTGCTTGAGAATCAGATTCCACGCCAACACTGCTTCACGCTTTGACAGACCGTATGCTGCATACTGCTGAATGATATCTCGCGGTGACTTATGTAGACAAACAGCGAGAACAAAGAAACGCATCTTCAACGTGAAACGACAAATCGAAGATAGTTCAATACGCAAGTCAGGTGCAGTAAATTCAAACTGCTTAAAATCGACGGCTGCTTGCAAGTCGCGGTGATAACCCGCGATAGATTTATACCCGCTGCCCACGTAACGAATCGTCGCAGCGTATACTCGTTGGAACGCCTCTGAGGTTTCCTCAATACCCAGACGCTGTGCCAGATAAGCATTAAGACCTAATTCTTCTGTGATCATGTTTTCCGAGATCCTGTTCGTATAGTTTGAAGTTATGCTGTGCTTAGATCTTAATTACAGGTCGCCGAGTTCGACAACGCCGTTCTTACCGACACGGAGTTTCTTCTTCTTATCTTTCGACTTGTAGGAGTTACCACCGAGGCTCATAACACCAGACTCGTCTTGCTCTGCACCCATGTCATGACCGTTCTCGATCATCGACACGATATCCACCAGCGTCTGAGTCTTACGACCTTTACGCTTACCGCCACGGCCTTTCGTCACATCTTCCATCAGAGGAATTGAGAAGCCATCGAGTGAACTTGGTGCGGAGAAGTTAACGTTATCTTCTTGCGGAAGATTACGTTTAGCGGTTTTGATCTCTTGCTCAGGGTCGATCAGCTTGCCAGCTTTGATCATCTCTGCGCGTAACTTAGCAAATTGCTTCTTCGTATATACGGACGGACCATTGAAGCCGTTGTTCGCATACGTCAGAACGATATCGCCTTTCTCGGAAATAAGACGAATCGAATCTGCGTCTACGTCAAGCACACGCGCTGCCATGAAGTTGTTCAGGTAGTTGCGTGTCTCACGACCACGATAACGCACAAATACAGCTTGTCCCATCTTCACGCCATGACGACGTGTTTTAGATTCTGACAGCAACATACCAGCAACGACTCGCAGGTCTTTGTCAGACATTTTACGGAACGTGTTAAACAGAGCAACCAGCGTATCACCGTGTTCGGTCATCAACTCAGTCAGCGATTGGCTGTCAGAACGATAGTGTTTGCAGATCTTAGAATCTGCTAACTGACCTTGTGTAGCACACGGCTTTTCGGCAGTCGGCAACAGAGCATCACGAGTCAGACCTCGGCAGTCACCACAGGTGAGTTCGCTTTTTACGAGTGCTTTGATGTCCAGAGTGCGTACTTTTTGATTCGCCATTTTTTAACCCCTTTGTTTTCAATGTTGTCTCAATGCAGAGGCGTAACACTTGGCTCATATTAGTAATGCCAGGTGTATCACGCTTCAAGAGTTCGAGAGCATGTCTGGTTTCCATGTCAACTTTAATCATCGGCAACAGCACTTCTTTCTGTCCAGGCTGTACCGGTGGGTTGAGCATCGCATCTACCAGAATGCTTAGCCATGGTTGTGCTCTATTTTCTGCTTCGGGGTCATCCCAAAACGTACCGATAGGTTGCTTACGGTTACCTGCTAACTTCGCTACCACTGCTTCGGCTTTTGCGTGAAGCGTTGTGTGGCAGTCACCGTCTATTGGGATTTGAAGCGAAAGCTCGCCTCCCAGTGAGCGGGGCACTGTGTGGTGATAGTGAATCGCTCTGCTGAATTTACCGCAGATGATACACTGTGTCAAATCACCTTTCGTAGCCGCCGGCAGTCGGTTTTCGTTGTTAGCCATTAGTCCACGGTAGGAACCAGTTCTGCAACTTCACGTCGCCGCCTGTATGGCGCAGCAACAAGTTGATCGCTGATTTCTCCATAAGCCAAGCACAATGCACGTCACTGTCTTTCATCACGCCACGTAACGGCATCGTGGTGAATAGACCGAGTGTGCTACTGCTTTTCTCGTTGAGCATATCGACAATGGGGTTTAGATAGTCAAGCATCGCGTGGTCGTTGCTCGTCTTCATCTGACGGAACACGCGCTCTTTGGAATTGCTCAGACGAACTTTGCTTTCCATCGCTTCCAGCTTCGCTGTGATTTCGTCAATGTTTTCCTGCGACTCTGCGATCTGTTCGCGGATAGCACGACGAGCTTTAAGCGATTTCGCCTGCTCCAAAAGCTGATTCAGCTTCTTGAGTTCACGGCGTTCTGTGTTGCGTTCTTTCTGGAGGCGTTTGCGTTCGACGAGAGTACCATCAAGCATCTTGTGATCTTTCACGGCTTCTTCTGCTACGCCTTTCGCGTCGGACATGCGGAAGAACAACAGAAGCTGGTTTTCAAAAATGATGCCGAGGTCGGAGCTTGGGGTTGAGTGCAGACCGGCAGTTTCGATTTTGAAACCCATGCGTGTTAACGATTCAGGACTCATGGCGAGTGTTCCGAACCGAGCCATCACAGGAAGTTGAACTATCTGAATTGAGTGTTTGAACGTTCTCGGTACTTTGTGGCTGTACGCGTCCTTGAGTCGCTTGAGTACACGACTGGTCTTCGCAGTCGCTGCGTCTTCGCGTTGCTCACGACGAACAGCTTTGTCGGTCGATTCCTGCTCGTAGATTTCCTCTGCTACCTTCTGGAATGAATCCAAGTCGGTGCTACCATCTGCGTTCTTCTTCACATCATCGAGCGTTACGACTTTGCGAGACTCAGGCAGATAGCCGAGACAGGACTTAGCTAACGATACGTCAGCTTCAAACGACTTCACAATTTCACCGAGCTTTTCCATCAGTTCGCGGGGCTTGATGCGTTTAGCCACCACTTGTTCTGACAGGCTGAGGCAGGTGGTGCAAGTTGCGCGGACAGAATCACGCAGTTGCAGTACATCTGGGTATGACTTATAAGTATTACTCTTTAATGCCTTTGTAAGATCCGCTAAAACAGACGACGGATGTCCTAATGAATCAACAACATGCTGGCGTTTCAAATTGAGACCTGAACGGAGCTTAGTCAGTGTTCCAATGACCTGCTCTAAACCAGCTTTAAGGTTGCTTACCTGATTTTTCATCTATGGATTTCCAAACTTCACTAAGAGTTGAGGACCATTGCTGCTGGTCCTAGCGACACTTCGAATGCCAATGTTGCATAAGCATATTAGCATTACGTGGGTCGATTATAGTATAGGTCGAGGGGCTCTCCCAGAGAATGCCTCGCCAGAATTGGCCTTTTTTAGGCTCAGTTTATTTTACCCTTGAGTTTCCAAATTGCTGCGTTGCGCTACGCTACCCTCCTGTTGTGTTTCGAGTAGCTCGATAATCTCCCAATTATCGTAGCTACCCATCTAGATCATTATATCATAATCTGCTTTCAAATACAACCGCATTTCGTCCAAGAATATGCTGAGTTGTATTTACAGATTTCTCAAAGACTTACCGGCAGCTTGTCGTCAGGTGATTTCAGATAAGCCTTAACTTTCGCGGCAGTACCATTAGCAGCATACTTGCCTGGCTCTTTCAGACCACATTTATACTCTGCAATCTCGGCCTTGATTTCTTTAATCTTGGCGACGAGTCCTGCACGTTCGAGTTTAGCCAGCTTACGCACTTGACGGTCGAGAATGATCTTCGCATCGTCAACAGGAATCTTGCAGGCTTTCGCAAGAGCAGCATCAGGGTCTGCGGCTACCAGCACTTTAGGCAGCGCTTTGAGTAACTTGTCCATGTTGTCTACTGCCCACAAGTAAACCTCTTGCAGATGTAGGGCTTTCTCTGCTTTGGCCATCTTGTTTTTGAGCATCGCTATTTCTAGCTTAATGCGATACGCAACCCACGCTTTGAAGTAGTTCACATACGACAGATACATAAACTTGTTCGAGGCATCAGCACGGCGAACTGTCACACCCAGCGAGTAGTTGATCGCGGAGGTAACTTCACGCTGCACCTTAGTTGCGAGTTCATACAGCACATCGTCACTACCACGACACTTGATAGCGAACGCTGCGCCCCACGGACCGGCATCTTTGTTCTTCTTCGAGCTGGCGTTTGACGCAGACACAACACCAGGCCACTCTGCAATCTTCTCCAGCTTCTTGGTGATAGTTGCGTTGTTAGACATACCGCCTGGCACATACGTTTGAATCGTGATCGTCTTCGTCTTCTCGTCGATCTTCATCTGCGGTTCGTATGTGACTTTACCGCGGCCTGTAGACATGAGCGCGAGGAAGTCTTCATCAGAGCTTACGTCGAGACAGCCATACTCATGATTGACTTTGAGCGTGTCCGCGAGTTTCTTCGCGCTGTACTCTTTGCCATTGAGCATATCACACACGACTTTCGCAACTGACGTAAAGCTGAACGATGGGTTACCGCACTTAACGCCGTACGCAGGCGCTGGCACACTACCGTTGAACAACATGTACGGTAACAGTGCAGGCAGATACAGAGGTATCTTCATATCGTTCGAGAAGTTGTCCACCATCGGTGTTACTTCGAGATAGTCAGGGTCGAGCAAGAAGCTACCCGCGAACTTACTCATTTTCGCTTCGGTATAACGCATCGCAGCAGCAGGCGCTACAGGGTCACCCCAGTTACCTTGACCCGCTACAGCAGGAGGCACTGTGTTTGCAATCGTTACCATCGCACCGTAGCAAGCAGCATCGCCGTGTGGGTGATACTTACCTAACGCATCACCAACAGTACGCGCAGCTTTCTTGAAAGCACCGCCAGGGCGTAACCCCAAGTCTGACAGCGACCAGAGTAATGCACGGTGAACGGGCTTGAGGCCGTCACGATAGTCAGCGATAGCACGGTCCTCAACAACGTATGAACCGTACTGGAAGAGAGCGCGTCGCGTGTAGTCAGCAAGGTTCTCGTCACGAATGAGGGACTCGTCTTGACCAATCATCGGGTACAGCGAAGTACCTGTAGCAGTCTCAACTACTTCGCCTTTCTTCTTTTTCTTTTTCGGCAAGTCATCGGCAGCTACTGCTTTCGATTTTGACTTCAACTTAACCTTTGCAGGTTTCGCTACCGCAGTCGATTTCTTTTCGACTTTAACTTTCTTCGGCTTAACTGCCATGTTATTCCTCCAGACCCAGCAGACGACGACGATGGACTGCATCTTCTGCAAGTACACCTCGGAAGAAACGCTCCTGCTCAACGCTAGTGAACGGGTTCACGCGAATCAAGCGGCGAGTCTTCGGATTGAATGAGATCGCTTCGAGCACGTCAGGTTCAACTTCACCCCAACCTTTTGCACGAACGATTTCTTTATCTTTTACAGCAGCAGGAGCTTTCGCTCGGCATTCTTCAAATGTCATGCCACCGTAGTGAATGCCTTTGTGCATCACGTTATACAGAGGCGCATCGACGATCCACACACGACCCTCTTTCATCAGGTCAGGCAGCAGTCGATAGATAACGCCGAGGAACAACGTTGCGATGTGGAATCCATCAGGGTCAGCATCCATCAGGAACAACAGGTTGCCGATACGCAGATTCTTCGTGCTCAACTTCGGCGCTTCTGCTTTCGGGTCTAACGATTTCAGGTCAGCACCCACAGACACTAACATGCCCTGCACTTCTTTGTGCTTGAGTACGTCAGCGAGACTTGCTTTCAGACCGTTAAGCGGCTTACCACCAGCGAGCATAACTTCCTGATAGTCAGGGTTACGTGCGTGTTTGGCCGTGTTATGCACAACGACGCCATTACCTAGCACGAAGTTATGATGCACAGGCATAGTCGCATCGTACACGGGAACTGGTGTGTCTAACTTCACGCGACGGACAGCTTTAACTGTCAAATTCGTCGTAGTAGAAGATGATTCCATTTTAGCTGTCTCCTTCGACAACAATGATAATTTAATCACATCAGAATCATTAGTCAGGATTCTGGTTTTGTTCGTTCATGCGCTCGTTTTCTTCACGCTCGCGTTCATCTTCTTCCTCCTGACGCTCACGATATACTCGTTTGTCAGGGTCTTCGATAGATGGTGATTTGGTGCTGTCAGTATCGACGCTTAACGAAACATAAATCTTCATAGCTATTCCTTATTTACAGAGGTCTGTATGAGCCTAATAAAAGCACACAAACGCTTGAGCAAGAAGTTTAGCAAAGAGTTCAAATCCCTAATGCCAATCTTCTTTGAGCAACGCGACAAGAAACAATGCAACGCACTTGTACGCGACTCATACCCAAAACTGTTTGACGCTATCGAACAGGCAACAGGTTGCACTGTCTTTAAATTAGACCCAGCAGCGTTTCACACCTTACTTACTGGTGAGGTTGCTGCACAGTGCCACAATAAAGGTTGCACGAATATGTGTGGCTACGATAAAGGCAAACGCAAGTACAAAGAGTTTTGCTCCAAGCAATGTGCCAACGCTAGCGGTGCTATCAAAGAACGGCGCGAAGCAACAATGCTCAAAAAGTACGGCGTTAAAAATGCGTATGCGGCACCAGAGATTCAAGCTAAGATTGCAAGCAAGAATATCGAGAAGTACGGAACAGCCAACGCATCGTCAAGCGACAAGGTAAAGCAGAAGCGCCGCAAGACTTTTCAAAAACGCTACGGCATCAATTCTCCTATGGAGAGTTCAGAGTTTCGTGGACGTCTGAAAGATTCCATACGTACTCGCTACGGTGTAGACAACGTAGCACAAAGTCCTGTAGTTCAAGCGAAGACAGAAGCAACGTGTATTGAACGTTACGGTGTCTCTCGCGTTATGCACGACCCTGAGATCGCAGCGTACACACATAAGCGGTCAGTAGAAGGCAGCATGATGAAGTACGGTGTACCGAATGCGATGCTTCATCCAGACGTGCTAGCCAGGTGGCAAGACTCTCTGGGACGCAGAACTGAAATGACAATCTGCGGCAAGACAGTCTACGTTCAGGGCTATGAGCGTTTCGTATTCGAACGTCTGCACCAACTCAAACCGTTTAAATCAATTACCACTCGTATGCCGCAGTCAGCAATGGTGCCTTATACTTTCAAAGGCAAGCAACGCAGATATGTTCCTGACGCTGCAATCAAACTGCCTGACGGCTCAGTACGCGTGGTCGAGGTAAAGAGCTGGTTCACGCTACGCAACGAAGCAAACGTAGAGAAGTTTAAGGCGGCAACCAAACACTTCAACGCTCGTGGTATAGACTTCGTAGTTATCATAGCGGAACCAGAATACGATTACATTCGCGTAATAGTTAACCCGAAGAAAGGGCTCAAGTCACTTGTACGCACGGCACATCTTTTCAGTAGTGGCCGTCGAACTTGGTAAGCTGATCACCTGGCTGTAGGTCGGCGGCTGCAACATAGCGGCTGCCGTCTACTAACCACGGATGGTCTAACGTACATACATAAACAGTACCGTCAGACATTTCAACTTCCACCAGCTCGTCAACATATTTGGTCAGACGCGGCTCGTCAAACACATGACGCTCGAACGACTGCTTTTCAATGTTGAAACTAATCCCTTCAAATACTTCACCCTGCTTTGTGCGCTCGGCAAGTTCTTCGAATGAGAAGACGCTACCATCTGCCAATCGAACAGGCGTGGTACCAATGAAACAACCACCAGCAGAGTCGCCTTCTACAACGATAAGCTCACGCTCATGAGGCTTACACTTGAGCGCAGAGATCAGGTCAGCAGGGAGTGAGTTGCCTTTCAGCTTCTTCTTCGTGTCTGCCATTGACTTAACAACAGCGGACAGTTCTTCACGCCCCTTGTTCATCGCTTCGGCGCGTTTGATGATCGTCGTTGCGACTTTCTTATTGTCCTTGAAGTATTTCACGAATGCTTCTTTCAGCATCTCGTATACTTCTTTCTCAACACGACTCGCCAGCTTGTCTTTAACCTGTGAGGTGTATTGAGCGCCGTGCATACGCCAGTCGAACATACCTGTCAGGCCGATAAGCAAATCTTCTTGTTTGAAGTTCTGCTTCTTCTTGCCTTTGCCTTTCGATTCTTTCATGAAAGGTTTGATTGCTTCGAACAGCGCGTCACGGAAACCTACAACGTGCCACCCGCCGTCAATTGTCGGGCTGGTGTTAACGAAACTGAGGAAGTTGTCAGTGTCAGGATGATCTGTCCACGTCAGCGCAGCGGTGATGTTGTCGTTCTTGAAGATGAACGGTTTGCCAACTGAACCGAGTTCGCGTTCTTCAACCATCGTCTTAACAACGTGCGCGAGATCTTTCTTGTTATGGAAAGTGAACTCTTTGCGCTTGCCTTTCTTGATCAACGTCAGGCGAACTTCGAGGCCCGGGTTGAGCATAGACATGTTACGCAGCCAGCGGCCTAAATGATCAGGAAGCGGAGCGGCGTGACGATAGTTCTTCGGCAGCTTCTTACCACGCATAACGTCAGCAGACACAACAGTCTGGTCGAGCGTCCACGCAACAATCGTACCATACTTGGTGTGCTTCTTATCTTTTAAGAGAGCCATAACATCTTTATCGACGCCTTTGACTTTCTTAGGGTCTTTACCAGATTGGGCTTCACCTTTCTGCCACATCTGATACGCACAACCGCCTTTATACATTGACCAGACACGAAGTTGGTCAGACACTGCGTTCAATGCTGCAACGCCTACACCGTGAGTACCAGCAGAGGTCTTATATGCTTTATCATCGAACTTACCGCCGGCGTGTGTGCGACTGAACGCTGCGGTCATGATCGTTTCTTTGGTGCCGTTCTTCAATTTCTTGAAGTCTGTCGGGATACCACCAGCATGGTCAGCTACAACGTTCAGGTCGTTGTCGTAGTCGATGACAACTTCGATGACTTTGTTCCTGTTGGCGATGTACTCGTCATAGGCGTTATCCACCGCCTCTTTGACTGTACGGTATGCCATATCAGTACCGCGTTCACCTAAGTACATCCCTGGGTTGGCACGAAGTCCCGATAGGCCTTCATGAATGACGAAGCCTTCCTGCTCACCGCCGTCACCCGTTTTCTTTTTAACTTTTGCAGCTTTTGGCGTCTTAGCCATTGTAAGTTTCTCCGAATGAAAACACGATTGTTATTTACACTTACGTTTGTCGTAGGCGTCAACAATCTGTTCAACCGTATACTTGCCGTAATAGTCGTCAAATATATCGCCATGCTTTTTCTCAAACGCTGCAATGCGCTTGAGCAAGTCGTCCAACTCAATATGATTCATACTGTGCTTAATCATATTAGTTCTTGCAGCCATCAATTTCAAATTGCACGGATGACAAATAACAGACAGAGCTACAGGCTGCTTGCGCGGCACATAGTCTTTTCCGTTGAACTCGTAATAACCGTTCGTCTTCGAGAACTGATGATCAAGATGAATGTCTTTCGACTCACCAGACAACCATCTGTCTATACGATGCGTACCCTCAGGGAACAAGTGTGGGAAACGCGATACCACCATGTACGTGAAGCGGTGAACGATTCGTTTGTATTGAACGAACGTTATACCGCACAGGCTTCGGTCTAAGTTATTCTCCCATGCTTGAATCGCAGTCTTTGAGAAAAGGATTGTACCTTTCTTTATCTTGTGGCGTCTACCATGCTTCGTTGCTTCGGCTATCGCTTCTGCATGGGTCCGTCGTTCAATGCCGACTGACTCAAAGTAACGAGACAGCATACAGGTCTTAAACGGAAGCCCTGTCTTCTCACGTATGACCTCTGCTATTGAGCTTCTGGTCATTCCCTTATCCTGATACATGCTCACCAGCAATGAGTGGTTCTTCGCACAAAACGCATTGGCGTCTTCGTCACTCATAGTCTTTTTCTTTCGTGTCAGAGAAAACGCGTTAAGAGCTTTCTGCACCGACGAGTGAGGTATACCTGTCTTCTCGGTAATCCCTCTAAGAGTCAATTGCTGGTCAACATACAGTTCAGTGAGCAACTGGCGCAAGGCTTTATTCTGCACCAGTGCCCATCCACCGTTTGTCTGTTTCTTGTAGGTTAGACCTTTCTTTTTGAGAATGTCGCCCACATTACCTACAGACCTCGGAATTGCAACATACATAAAACACCCCGAATACATCGTCTGAAATACATACTATAAATTAGTGTATTTTGGCTTTTGTACACGGGTTTTCTCTACAGCTATTATATCACACTTTAGTATTAGACGCTACCCTCGTTCTGTCCAACAATATGCAGAGTTCGAGTTAAGTCAACTATAGGGCTATTCTTCGTTTCGTGTCAGACTGCGGTACTCTGCGTACACGTCAGCGTCTTGACGTAGTGGGTATTCAGCTTGCATACCACCAGCAACCCAGTCTTCAACTAGTTTGGTTATCGTGCCATAGCGAACCAGTTCATCGCCTGTCAGGCCCTCTAACAGTTTGGTTGGCATCAGACTTTCTTTGTTGACGAGATCGCACATCATAGCCTGATGGCTTGTGCTGAAACTGACAATGCACAGGTAGCGATCAGAGATCGGCAGAACGCGAAACAGTTGCTCACGGATTGTTTCCATGAGATTGAAGTAGCGGTGGATTTGTTCAGACAGTTTCTGAGCCATGATCGCATTCTCCGTTACAGACGTGTTTGTTTTCGAGGTGCAGCACTTGAGGCTGAGTGAGAATCTTGAAGCCGTTACCGTCAGCAATCATGTTGCGACACTCACGCTCAAGGGCTTCACGTTGAGCATGTTCCATAACAACAATACGAAACGCTTCGACACATGCAGGGAGATCTTCGCGCATTGTGATTGTAGACACGTCAGTACCGCTTCGGACTGGAACGATACCCATGCAGATATCAGCGAAGTAGCGTTCGGCGATTTCTAGTGCAGCAGCGAGAGAGGTTGGGTTAGAGCCAGATGCAGGGAGAACGTTAGCGTCGCGCAACGTTTTGAGAGAGCGAGCAAGACGTGCACCAGCTTCTAAGCGCATAGACATTAGCTCATAGTAGCTCGGCTTATCTTGTTTGGGGGATGTTTTGACAGGGAGAGTATCGTCGGGCAGGTCGTCATTAAGCAGATGTTCGGCGGACATAAAGAATACCTCAAAAAATCGTATAGATATGACAAAAGGGCAAACGCTCGTCAGCGCTGCCCTTTCGATCAAGTGACCGCTAGTGCGCGATTACTTGCTTATTCCATTTCGAAGTCGAAGTCTTCGGATTCTTTTTTCTGCTTACCAGCTTTCGCTTTTTTGTCGCCTTTCACTTTCTTGGCGGCTTTGTCTGCTTTAGCAGGCTTGGCAGCTTTTTCGCCTTTAGCTTTTTTATCAGCTTTGGCCGGCTTTTCAGCTTTTGCTTTTTTGTCTGCTTTAGCAGGCTTTTCAGCTTTTGCTTTCTTTTCGCCTTTCTCAGCTTTAGCAGGTTTTTCTGCTTTAGCTTTCTTGCCAGCTTTTTCAGCTTTGGCCGGCTTTTCAGCTTTTGCTTTTTTGTCTGCTTTAGCAGGCTTTTCAGCTTTTGCTTTAGCAGCTTTCGGCGCTTTAGCCGGAGCAGCAGTTTCGCCAGACAGCGCTTCAACCTGAGCGGTGATACCTTCGCGGCGTGCAGCCAGGTTAGCTTTCTCAGCAGTCAGAGATGCGATGGTTTTGTCCAGAGCGTTCTCAGATTTAGAGATGGCTTTAACTTCTTTGTTCAGGCCGCTAATGATTTTCTTAGTCATGGTAGATCCTTACTTTATATTTGATGCGGCGTTTTCACCGCTGGATGAAAAGATAAATTTGTTCAGGTTTGATTTCCTGTAGACGTACATTATTATAATCAACATACGTCTGCAAGAAATTTTGAAACTTTTTACAAAAATATTCGAAAGTTTTTATCGAATATTTGCCCCTCGCTCATTCATCAGAACTAGAGGGGCGCGCCGGATCAGAAGCTATTACTCGTCGTCTTCGTCTTCGTCTTCATCGTCGAAGTCTTCGTCGTCTTCATCTTCGTCTTCGTCGTCTTCGTCGTCTTCACCGCCGAAGTGTTCTTCGCAGAGTTCGCGCAGTTCATCTTCGTCCATTTTCTTCGCCTTTTTAGCGGCGGCCAGCTTGTGTTCGATTACCAGGGCGCGAAGTTCGTCTTCGTCGAGGGCGTCGAGATCGAGGTCTTCATCATCCTCGTCTTCATCTTCGTCCTCGTCTTCATCTTCGTCTTCGTCGTCCTCTTCTTCATCGTCGCCGTCTTCGTCGTCTTCGTCGTCCTCTTCTTCATCATCAGAGTCTTCGTCGTCTTCGTCGTCGTCGCCGTCTTCATCTTCGTCGTCGGACTCTTCGTCCTCGTCTTCGTCCTCTTCTTCTTCGTCTTCGTCCTCTTCGGACTCGCCGCCCAGGTTGTCGTTCAGCAGTTCGCGCAGTTCGTCTTCATCCAGCGCTTTAGCTTTCTTAGCGGTAGACAGTTTGGCTTTGACAACCGCTTCGCGCAGGGTGTCTTCGTCAACGCCGGAAATGTCCAATTCTTCTTCGTCCTTCACAGCAGCGACGATTTCAGCGACGGTAGGTGCTTTGGCCTTTTTGCCTTTAGCAGCTTTACCGCCTTTGTCAGCTTTAACAACTTTACCACCAGACACGGTCAGACCGGCAGATGCGAGCAGCGCAGCGATTTCTTTGTCGGTTGCGTTCTCTACTACGACACCCAGCATTTTAGCCAGAACCAGAGATGCGGTGTTAACGGTTGCTTTAGCAGCTTTAGCCATGATTTGTTTTTCCTGTTTGATTAGAAGCGACGTTGCTTCAATTAAGATTTACAGATTTCGAGAGACAGGCAGCGAGAACATTTTATCTCGCTGCGTACTTAATATTTACAGATTTCAGAAAGTCAGTTAAAAGTCTTCGTCAGACTTTATTACTTTTTTGCTTTCTTTACCAGCTTGGCTGGCTTACCGCCTTTTTCAGCTTTGTCAGCTTTCTTGGCTTTAACCGGAGCGGCAGTGCCGTACTTTTTAGCAGCGGCAGTTTCGTTCACGGTCGGACGAACGGTGTACCCTGGCAGCGCGGTGTTGATCTGAACAACTTCGCCGGTTTCAACAGAAGTAGCGTGGATGAAGTTACCAACGTACTTAACAGTGAAGCCTTTGTACTCACGAATCGGAGCAGAGATCAGAGCAGTAACGCTACCGTGCGTACCGGCTTCACCCAGAACAGACAGAATCTGGTTCGGACCGAAAGTAGAAACGATCTGAGCAGAAGAACCGTGACCACGTTTGTGACGAATAGTTACGCTGTTGTCGGTGCGGTCAGTGATAAAACCAATCAGCTCAACGGCGTGGACGCTTTCGATCAGGATGTCGTGCGGCAGTTCAGCAGGCTTAACTTTAGAGGTGCTGATAGAACCAGATTTCTTAGCGATACGCTGTGCCAGAGTAGGTACCAGTGAATTGCTCTTTGTTGCTTTAGCCATTGTAATGCTCCGGGATTTATAAGTGTGAGCTAGTTGCTCGGTTCGAACTTCAATTAGTGTTTACAGTTTCGATTACAGGTAACTTTTACAGATTTCTAAAAGCTATGATTAATCAAATCTAAACAAATCGTGAGAAGCGACTCGCAGAATAATTCTTCGTACTCGTCATCTTCTTCCAGTGCTTCGATATCATCGACAACTGCAACACGCAGCCAGTCGAATGAGTAGCAGATGTTACGCGCACCACTGCCCATGTGAGCCGCTTTCTTATGCGCTTCCCACACATGCTTCAACATAGTGCGAGACACTTCGAACTGCGGGTCTTTCAAGAACAGGTTAACGTTCGCTTCGATGTAGGCTTTAAGCGCTTCACGCAGCGTTTCACCCTTAGGTGTATCTGCGTTAATGGCAGAGCAGTACATTGCGACAGAGCGATACAGCGAAGGCTGTTTAATCACGGTGTCAATCTTGTTCTGCTCGGCGAGTGCGCGAGCAACCTTGTTCGTTTCACGGTTTACAGTACCGTGTGCGAGTTGCATAACGACATTGTGGTAGTGACTAACACCAGCACACATTATCATATGCAGAGCAAACGGAAGCGGGTTCGCTGCTTCGTGCTTACTCTTTACAGATTCGAGTTCAGCTTTCACGGTGCGAAGTTCTTGTGTCTGCTCATTGCAGAATCCAACAAGTTCTTTGATACGCTCGTCACGTAAAGCAATGGTATCGGTGTGCAGACGGTCTTGACGTTGAAGTGCAACACGCAGGATAGTGTTACTGCGTGTCTCATTCTCTAAAACGTTTTCCACGTCTTTCTTATCGCCAACAGCCTCCGCCAGTTCGGCAGTAAGCTCACGAATTTTATCGTCACGGCTACTAAGCATCTGCGCGATGTTAGCTCCGTGGTCTACTTCTTGTGTCATGTTTACAGATCCCCAGGAAAAGTAAGCGGCCCTTTCGAGCCGCTCAATCAGACGTTATTACTCGTCTTCGCCGTCTTCGTCTTCGTTCTCTTCGGATTCTTCTTCCTGAGGAGAACACAGTACCAGAACAGTCAAGTCACCGCCATTGTCGAACGTTGCAGCAGCCAGACCACCAGACAGAATAGACAGCGGCAGGTCGCGGGTGTCGAGAGCACTTGCTACTTCGATCACGTCTTCGGCATCGTCGAAGTTTGCAGCGTCAGCGGCAGAGTAAGACTGTACGCCTTCCATAGTGCGCAGCGCGGTCAGTGCATCGTACAGGCGGTCGTTGTTCAGCAGTGCTGCGGATTCCAGAGTGAAGCCTGCGTACACTTTGATACCTTCAACGGTACCGGCCAGAGCGATAACACGATTAACAGCGGCTTGCACCAGCAGAGAAACATCGGAGTCACCCCAGAAGCCAGGGACAGCAACGTTCATCACAGTGGTGTGCAGCGCGACGTGTGCAGTGTCAACCTGAACAGGACGAACGCGAGACTTAGCGTTGTACAGGCTTGCAATCGGCAGATGGTCACCCTGCATTTCTGCGAACTGATCTTCGTCGAGATAACCCAGCTCACTCGCTTGCTGCATTTCTTCGTCGTCGATGAAGTCACCAACTACGAGACCCGCTTCGCTTGGGTCCATGCCTTCTTCGATACGGCCGGCGTACAGAGAAGCAGAGATTTCTTCTTCCAGAGTTTGCTCAAGGCTTTCAGCCCAGGCAGCAACGTCGAACGTTTTCGGGTCTGCCATGAAGCGCGTAGTGCTGGTGCGCTCAATGATATCCAGCAGAGACTGCGCTGGCAGGTGCATCGCGCCAGGCGCTTTACCAGCTTTGCCCAGGTTGAACGGGTAGCGGTAGTTGAAGCCGTTAATGTCAGACAGTTCGCTTTCAATCGGCGAGTACGTGTTGCCGTCGGTCAGAGTGAAGTTGATGATCAGCGTCTGGTCCATATCGACAGTCAGCATCGGGCCAACGCGATTTGTGGTGTCAACAGTTTTGACGAATTTCAGATGATCGTTTTCAGCAACAGCACTAACGTCTGCTTCTTCTGCTTCGTCTTCGCTCTCTTCGGCGTCTTCTTCTTCGTCTTCATCCTGATCGGCAACTTCGTCGTCGTTCAGGAACGCAGGGAGTACGGCCAGCAGCGCGTCAACAAAGTCCAGGTCTTCACCGTCTGCAACTTCGGACAGGTCGATACCGTAGTTAGTTGCGATTTCTTCGACAGCAGCAAAGTCGTCTTCGCTACCACCGTTGAGGATCGCTTCGATCATGTCGTCAACAGTTTCGCTTTCGTCAACGAGGATGCCCAGGCTTTCAGCTACGTGCTGCACGGTCGCTTCGTCGTACTGAGACAGCAGAGCGCGGAGTTCGTCTTCGTTAGAAGTCACGTCAGTGTCTTCTTCAACAGCGATAGGGCTGGTCTGGCTTTGAATGCGGGTGAACGCTTTCATTACCTGAACGATAGACATTGCAGATACATCTTCGCCCATCGCTTCAACAGCGGCGGCACGTTGTTCAGCAGTCAGCACACCGCCGGTGAACTGGAAGTAGTCAAGCGGATCAGTTACTGCATCGATCTGGTCTTGCACTTCGTCGGTTTCTTCTTCGGACTCTTCCTCTTCTTCGGAGTCTTCATCTTCCTCCTCAGAATCGTCTTCGTCCTCTTCTTCTTCGCCGTCTTCTTCTTCGTCGGCGTCGTCTTCTTCTTCGTCTTCATCAGACGGCAGAGCTGCCAGCATGTTCGGGCAGTCGATTTCGTGCTCTTGCAGAGCGCCAACGAAGGTGTTCAGAGTTTCGATCATCTCTTCTTCGGTCGCACCTTCAACCAGCTCCAGCAGTTTGGCAGTCAGAGTCTCGACAGTATCAGACTTCATGACTTTCAGATCCTGGGTGCGAACAAGAATTTTCAGACCGGTACGATCCAGTTCTTCGGAGACCAGAACAGAAGCGAGGAATTGAACAGCGTCGAAGCCTTCGCTTTCTTCGTCGTCTTCTTCTTCGTCTTCTGCGTCATCATCGCTCTGACCGGCATCGCCTTTTTCCAGCCAGATTGCTTGCTCGGTGTCGAACGACTCACGAATACCGTCTTCGTTCATTGCAGTCAGATCATAACCAATCGCTTCGAGCGCTTCGGTCATTTGCTCAACAGACAGCGTTTCAGCTTTGTAGCCGAACAGGTCAGTGCCGGTCGCAACTTCTTCTTCGTCACCCGCTTCCTGCTGATCAACAACTTCGTCTTCTGCGTCGAAGTCTTCGCTCAGGTTTACAGGCGTTGCGTTGGTAGGTTGTTTCACGTTCAGTTCTCCGTTATTTGGAATTGCAGCAACGATCTCGCTGCTAATAGTTTGCATGATGAAAGTACGCACAGCACCAGACAGCACAGTAACAGGGTTAGCTGGCAACGCGCTGTAGTCAATTACCGCTTTATCGAGAGCACCATCAGTTTCATCAATGCTTGTGATATTTACAGTTTGCAGAGCTTCCACCTGAGCGGCGAGTGCCTGAATGTAAGTACCTGCTTTGCTTTCTTCAACAATCGAGATTGAGTGAATCCCAAACTCGGCTGCCAAGTCTGACAGATCGCTTTCGCCTGCACTAAACAGTGCGAGAGACAGACTACCGTGCATCTCAGATACTGCTTTATTTACAGTATATGAAACGATGACAGCATCACCTTCACCCACTTTGATGCGCTCGTCAATGCGAGTCGGCACACCGTTGTTAGGGTGCAGGATGTAGTACGCGCTGTTCTGATCGGTAGACTGACCAGAGGCACGTTCGATCAGGCTCGGCAGACGATCCATTACCTTGCCTTCAATCTGCTTTTCGTGCAGTTGCTCGTCGGCGCTCATATACGAGAAGCGACCATGAGCATTCAGTGAAGTCAGGACGACGATTGTGCATTTGTTCACACGACCGCTTTCGGCAGAATTAGCACGACGCTGTTCGTCGCTGATCTGCTTTTGTGTTTCGGAACCAAATGATGATGCAGCGCCCAGATTGTTATTTGACATTTTGCGTTATCTCCTCAGATAAGTGGTTTACAGAGACCAGACGCGGCTTGCGTTTTTACGGTCGTATGTAAGGATAGACTTCTTCAAACTAGCATTAACAGTATTGACGGTCGTGAATCCCCACGTAGTGAGTATCTTATTCACATCGTCAAGCCCAGACGACACTGACATGTACGTGGTGCGGTCCATGATAGTGCCACAATCGACAGCAGCAAACAGCGCTTTCGCAGCAGCGAACTTCTTCGCAGCTTTGTGGTTTTCTTTCTTTTCGAACTTGTCGAAGTCGTCCATGAACTCTTTGCGCTCTTTGAAGAACGCCTCAGCTTTCTCTAACTTCTCCGCTTGTTCGGGTTTGAGAGTGCGCGTTGTCTTGCCATACTTCGATACGATCTCGTTCCAGTGTTTCGCTCGCTCGTTCAGTTCAGCACGTTTGTCCAGCAGCTCTTGATACTCAGGTGAGCGGCGGTCTGCGTACTTCTCGTCACTAAGCAGCGTCAGATACGGGTCGTCGTCGATTGCTTGCAACTCACGGAAGTTTTCAATTGCACTTCCTTCTTCCCAGTAGACAATGCCCATGACCATAGCGTACATGCTTTTGCCACGCAGCGCTTTCGACTTGAACTCTTTCGGTGCAGCTTTGAACTCAGGTCGTAACGCTACCTGCGCAAACGGCATCGGATAACCGAGCGGGCTTATCATGAATGCGTCGCACATCGTGAACGTTGCTTTTTCATGATTCGTGTTCTGGTAGATGAACACGACAGGCACACCTTCAGGAACTTTCAGTTTCTTCGAGTAGCCTTCTTCTTTCAGATGAATGAAAGATTGCATGTTGAGCATGTTCGCAGTGTACGCAGCGGGCATCAGCCAGCGACTACCGGCGAAGCTATGACGATGCTTGCGGTGATATTCGTTAATCAGTTTGCGGATATACTTGATACCCACACCCTTCTTATCGTTCTCACGCGAGTAGTCTTTCAGGTACACTGCGATATCGTGTTGCTTCGGCACACCAAGGCCAAGCTCAAACAACGCAGCGAGACTGTCAGACGAACTCTTTGTTGCAGAGTCACGCACATCACGCACAAGGCGCTGCACAGTCGCAGAATGAATACGCGGTACGAACGCAGTTGTTATCGTACCACTGCGACGTTGCTCACCACGGTTCGTTACAGTGTGGCGAATCTCAATCGCGTGTTTCGACTTCTTCAAATAATCGGGGCAGTCAAGTCTCACCAAATATTTAGACTCAGCCACTGACAAGAGCAATTGCTTCTCGTCGTGGCTGAATACATGATCATAAAACATTGTATCCCTCTACTGTTTTCGCATCAGTCACAAACTGCGGGTAACCATCTGCTTCAACTGTTTTGAACAGGGAGTCGATGGCCGACTGGCTCAATGCGTTTTTCTGCACATGCTCCCAAGGAATCGCTACAACCTCGTCGCCAGCATAATCACTAGCAGAAGTATGGGGCATAATTAGTAAACCCAGCGATATCTTGTGCATTCTACAGAACGCATTAAGTTCTTTTACAGTTTTGTGCAACGCAGCTTGGTTCGCTGCATTTGCTTTGCCAGTGTCTGCGATAGACGTCAGGTAATTATAGTTAGCAATGTTCAACAGCATTTGCTGACTGATAACAGTAGGGTCAACGCCGATAGTACCAAGAATAAATTCAGCTATCAGCTTTTGTGCTTCTTCTTGCGATGACGGCCTGTAGCCGCCGCGACTAATTACTACTTTTGACTTTTTCATGATGGCTCCCGAAGATTTGGTGCATAGCTGTTCCACACATTTTCGACGAGTGCTTGCCATTCAGTTTCTGACAAATGCTTGCCCGTGAGCTTGTGGTACTCACGAAAGAATTTCTTAGCGGGCAGTTTACTATCGGTGGCCCGTGATACATACAGTGCAGCAAGCGGTGGTCTGCCATGCGATATATCGACACGCATGGTTTCGCGCACTAATCCCCACAGCGCATCGTACTGCGCACTACTAATCACGGACAGTTGAACGCCGAACACAATCGGCGCTAAGTCAGAGTAGAACACGTGGGTCTTCAATACTGCGGCTGTTAACAGCCGCGCGTAGAGTTGAGCAAACATGCCTGACAAAAGGATTTCGTTATTTGTCATACAGCAGCATCCAGTTCAGAGTTAGTACCCAAGGTCAGGTTGAAGGTGTCTTGCACGTTGGCATGTGCCATTACGCATTCGCTACCGTCTTTCTCGATGAAGACAGGGCCGGTCATGTCACACGCGACGAACATCAGTTCAACACCGTTCGGTTTATAGCAGAGCAGACCACGCTTCACATCAGCAGGTGCAATGCCCAGCTTCTTGGCGATGATTGCTTTCGATTCTTTTATGTGCGCTTTCGCTGCGGCCATTTCTTTCTTAGGCGGCTTAATGAGTTTGATAGTCATTTTGCGCACACGCTTGGTCTGTTCTTTCTCAGAAGCGTAGGTCGGCACAGCAAGTTTGCGCTTCGCTTTCTTCTCTTTCACTTTCGGGTTCTCAATAGATTTGTCGAGTGACAGCTTGAGATTACCCAGCAGCGTTTGCATCGCAACGTCGTAGAATTTCACGTCGAGGTCAAGCGCACTCAGTACGCGCTCAATCTGCGCTTTGTTCAGCGTCAACGCACCGTCTTGAATCAGACGTTTCAGCGCGATAGGCATCTGCTTGATGAACGTGTCTTGCGTCACGGTCGCGTTCAGTTTGTTCATGGCAGATTGTGCAGCTTTGCGTCCCATGTGCTTAATCACACCCCTACCGCCATGCTTCTTCACATCTTTCCAGTCCATGTCAAACGCTTCGCTCAACATCTTGCGACGGTCTTTCGTAGTCGCGTCGGCGATGGTTGCGTCGATGATGCCCGCCAGTTCAGCTTTGCGATCAACTTTATCAGACGGCAGCATGTCGATTTCGTCTTTAGACGCGGCGACTTCTGCTTTACGCTCTTTCTTAGAGCGAGTGTCTTTGTTGCGTTCGCGTGTCGCTTTCACACCGCCTTTCTGCTTCGCAGCTTTCACAGCAGCAGGCTTGCCTGTCTCAGGGTCGATATACACCAAAGAGCTAAAGTCAGGCTTGATTGCGTCAAGGTCGATTTCGTTGTTACGCAGATCTTTTTGCAGGCGCTTGTTCAGCTTCACGCTGATACCGTCAATCAGAACGTGCTCAGTTTTCGCATACGGCGACTCAATCTCTTTCAGAGTTTTGCCAGCAAGCACAATACGCTTCACTGGAATCTGCGGACCTTTAGCGTCGGTGCTATAACCATTAGCGTTCACTTTGTTGATGAAAGTGATAGTACCGTCCAGACGACGAACACGGGCATTCAACAGGTTTGCATTTGCGTTTGACATAGTGTGATTCCTCAATCAGCTTAGTTGTCAGATATGCGGCTCTGTATGAACCGCATCTTGTTTCAGTGTTACAGTGTTACGACAGATTACTTCAGGAGCTTACGCAGCTGGGCAGCAGTCATTTTGTCTGCTTTGCGCGGCGTAGTCAGACCCGCTTCGACAGCGCGGTCACGCAGTTCGTCTTCGGTCAGGTCTTCGAGGTCTTCGGTTGGTGCGTCGTCAAATTCGAAGTCTTCTTCGTCTTCTTCTTCCTCACCGTCTTCGTCTTCGAAGTCAACGTTGTTATCGTCTTCTTCTTCGCCGTCTTCTTCGGCGTCTTCTTCGCTTTCGCCACTATCGATCACAGGGCTAAAGTCGGTCAGCGTTTTGATATCAGCTTTGCTGTAGACCAGAACGTTGTCGTCTTCGTCTTCTGCGTCAACGTCGATTACCAGCAGCCCGCCTTTGCTATCGCAGCCCAGGTAAGCAAAAGTCGTATCGCCGTCAGTCAGCATCAGGCCAGGGGCAAGCGCTTCTTCGTCTACACCGAAACGTTCGGCGAGTGCAGCGTGATACTTCGCGGTCACTTTCTTGTTGACCAGTTCGAGTTGTTCCGCTTCGACAGCAACGAACTCGTACTCTTGCGCATCACCCTCTTCTTCTTCGCCGTCTTCTTCTTCGGCGTCTTCTTCTTCGGCGTCTTCTTCTTCGACTTCTTCCTCTTCTTCTTCTTCGACTTCTTCCTCTTCTTCTTCGACTTCTTCTTCTTCGCTTTCATCAGCGACGATTTCGAAGTCGGACAGCTTGTCGGCGCCGAATGATTTGAAGCCGTCAGTGTCTGCGCTATACATCAGCGCTTTACCTGCGTGTTTCGCAGATTCACCCACGAACACGAACTCAGCATCACCGCTAGTCAATACAGTACCCGGCAACAGGTCGTTCGCATCGTCGAGGTCGAACGCAGCTTTGATTGCTTTCGCCAGCACTTTGCCAATCTTCTTAGACGCGAGCTTGGCGGCACGTTTCGCAACAGCTTCGTCCAGCTCAGGAGCAACAGCAGTGTCTTTCACAGGTTTCGCGTATTGCAGGCTCAACGTGATCTGCATTGTGTTGTTCTCTTCGGCGTATTCAGCACCGTAAGCAACAGACACAGCGTTAGCGATCGGCGTTTTGTTGTCTGCGCACACTTTCGCAATTTCGCTGTTTTCAAGCAGCGCCACCAGACGTTTTGCCACAGTATCGGTCAGCGCTTCGTCTACAGTTTCGATTTCAACTGCGGGTTTAGCTTTGCCGCCTTTGATGATAGCGTGTGCCAGATTCTGATAATCTTCGGACTGTTCTTCGGAAGATTTACGACGAACTTTCGGTTCTTTCTCTTTCGATACTTTGCCAGCAGTCTTCTTACCAGAAGTCTTAGGCGCTTTCTCTTTCACTGCGTCTTTCTTGCCGGTAGCTTTCTTGCCGGTAGCTTTCGCTTCTTTCAGCTTAACGTAACCTTCGCCTGTGTCTTCGAGCTGGCTCATGTTCATACGTTCGATCTCACGGAAGTGAGAACCCTCTTTGATAACGCAGCGGGTTGCGATACGTTTGCTCTGACCTTTCACCTTGTAGCCGGACGCGATAGCATCTTCGATTTTAGATTTGGTGCCGTTCAGCAGGATGATAGTTTTGCCAACCAGGTTAGAGTTAGTTTCGATACGTGCCATGATTAATACTCCTCAGTATATGTGTTTTGTATGCGACGCACTATTGCGTCTGTATCTATTATAGCATAGGTCGCTTTCAGATAGCAACCACGATTTTGTCCAGATTTCTGCATACTTCGCAGATAGCAGGGCAGCTATATTTCACTACCCTGCTCGTTATTGCTTAGTGAGTCTCGCCTCTCATGATAGCTCGCACAAGTGACGCTCTATCGTCGAAGCCCTCTTCGTCAGGCTGTAAGAAGTCGTTACGCTGCGCGAAACCTTGTAGCTCAGGCAACGTCCACGTATCATACTCAGACGTGGGCTCGTCGTTCGGTACAACACGTTTCGCGCTCAGTGTCGTCCAGTTCTTTGCCACTTCATACGACATGAAGATAAACATGCCAGCGTCATATCGTGCCATCAACCAGTCAATTTGCTGTAGCTCAACGACAAGCTGTTCGACATAACTTTCAGGCAGCAGACGCGAATGCCCAGATATGCGGCGTATCGCGGTGTCTGACATTTTGAAGCGCGGTAGCGTGTGCTCGTGCGACTTCTCATGAGAATAAAGAGAAACGTTTTCGATGATCATTGCAGCAGTTTCGGCTGCGGGACGAATTGAAGAGGTCATTATTCTTCGCCCTCTTCTTCTACATGAGATTCGTCTTCGTCGTCATATTCGACGTTCTCAGGAATCTCGTCTACATCGTCGCCGCCGTTATCCAGCAGCACCTCACTTGAGGTTGTTATAGCAGGAGACGTTGCGCCTGTTCTGTCAACTGAGATATCCGCGCGAAGCACAGGCGTGCTGTTTTCCGGTAGACGCACGAAGATCCAATCTGGACTGTCATGCTCTACGTACACCCACTGACCAAACTCGTTCCAGATCTCGTTATACACGAGGACGTCATTAATGAGCGTCGGGATCTTAGTGAAGCGTGTATTCTTGAGGTCACGCAAGGCACCTTCAATCTTACGACGCGACACTTTGATGATGCCACTAGATGCAGCAGTGTGTTCAGCGTGACCGATATCTGCTTTCCACGCTGAGAGGATTGCGTGTACGAGATTGTACACACGTTCTTCATCGCGCATCTTCGGCGCCGCGTCACGACGAGCAACCCATTCTTTTTTACTCAGATTCGGTTTCTGAGATTCTCTTTCGTCACGCTCTTTTGCGGACTTAGGTTTAACAGAAGACGGACCACGCGGAGTACGTTTAGCAGCTACTTTAGTATTTGACATATCAATTTCCTTTGCGGTTTAGCATGAGAGCACACAAGGCGGAAACCGCGTAAAGCCCGGTGCGCTCAAAGGGTATCGAACCCTTTTTAAAGCAGCCTCACAGGAAGCGACTTTAAAAAGGACCGTGTGTCCGGGAAAACGAAAAACACACGGTCAAGCATTAACAAAGGCATATAGCAGAGAGAACGTGTCTCACTGTCTATATAGTATAGCTTAGGGTGCTATTCTGATACAACCCTCATTTTGTCCAGATTTTTGCTTAGTAGCCGCTCGACATAAGCAGTCTGATACAGTCTTGTCGGCTGTAGTCGTCTACGTCGTCGTTTTCGACAAAGACTAGACCATTCTCTAACAGTGCATTGCGTAGGTCGTCGTCTGACCAATCGTCATAACGTGCTTCACGCGCATTATAACGTTGTTCTTCGGAGGCAGCTATCTGACCGTTGATTTCGTCTTGCGTCGATCTTCCCATCAGTAGCCTCTGCACTCGCACACTTGCTGGTGACAGTTACGACAGACGCCATCTTCATCGAGATTCTGCCACCCATTTTCGTCAGTCTGATCGTCATCGTTCAGATTGCCAGGACGTTCTTCCATAGTGTCGAGATCTTCGTCGTCATGTTCACATTCACAATCTTCGACACGCTGATCACATTCGGGACATGTACCGAAGTCTTCTGGGTCTTCTTCGAAGTCATCGTCAGGGTCAGCAGCAATTGTCTGGACAGACGCGACCTCAGCTTCAACTTCTGGCGACATTTCGGTCATCAGAGTACGGAACTCGTCGAACGTCAGACCGACTTGACGCAACGCAGTTTCAATCAAATGCTTGCCCTCGTCTTCGTCATCATGACCAAAGACTTCAACTACACCCGCGAGTGCGCCACCCATGAGAATGACCTGAGCGTCTTTGCTTACATCGTTAAACTTCATAACAGCCTCCTGTTTGTTTTGGGTTCTTTCTGCAACGCACTAAAGGTACGTTCTAAAAAGGACCCGCACCGTCACGCCTCTGCGAGGGGCGCCTCGTTGGGGTGAGCATTTCTGGACGGGCGAGCCAAACTGGATTGTTAGTGCATATTCGTCAACTTGATTGTGATAACGCGGCCGCGCTTGGTCGTTTCCACTTCCCGCTTCTTGTATGTGAGACACAGACAATCAAGCGTGAACGTTAAGTCGGGCACTACGTCTTTCTGGCGTTCTTCAATAACAAGCTCGCCGCGTTGTCTCAACTCTTTGATCATTTCGTTTGTGGTTTTCATTAGAAGTATTTGTCCTTCGCATCAGGTGCGAGTGGCAGTTCAATGTCAGAATCGACGCCCACTTCAAGGCTATGTACCTCGCTAACTTCTTCGTCTGTCAGCGTCACTGCCCAGTCTTCTGCGCGATACCCCCAACTGCTAATCATCATACGGTCAGTAGCAGGGTCGATGGTTTCCAGATCGTGAAACTCGTCGTCGAAGTCTTCATCTTCATCTTCGTCTTCATCGTCCCACTCGTCGTCTTCCATGTTAGAGTCAGCACACTCGACCACGACTGCTTTAAGCTCACGCACTAGATCAGCAACGATATCACAGTCAATGCGAATCTCGCTAATCATAGGGCCTTCTACATCGAACATGGTGCGAACGTCTACAGGCACAGAGAGACTAACAGCAGCGCCTTGCGCACGTAACATCAGGCACACTGAGTAGTAGTTCATGATTGTGTCCAGAGACACGAACTTGCGAACGCGATGCACCACCAGATGTTCAACGGTGCGAGTACCATCACGCCACAGCACATCGACTTCTTTCACGTCAGGTGATTTGTGCGCTTTTTCAAATGCACCATATAACTTGCTTGGCGTGAACTCAGCAAGCAAGTCATCGTCGTACACAAAAGCAAAATGATCAGGATTGACTTTGCTTCGTTTCAGTAGAGTGTAGTCAGGTTTCATGTTATTCACCTTTAAGGTTCATAGTGTAGTTTTTCTTGCTGTAACGGAAGCAAACTTTATCAACCGTACCAGCAAGCCCGTCATAACCAATCATGAACAGGCGTCCTGAACAAATCGCTAAGTCCATCAGCGAATGACCTTCTTCGTTCGCTTCGGCGACAGTAAGAATAGCATCGCAGATTTCCATCTGCTTTTCTTTGTCGATATCGTTCGCAATGAACTCGCCGCCGTCAGTCGATTCATTCAGGTTGAATGAGATCTTGCATGGCTTGCTGTTGTGAACGAAACGCATCTCAGGAATCGGGCCACCGAGTTGGTTACACACGGTCAGATACAACCGAAGACCCGCAGCACAAACGTCGATCCATTCAGGTTTCAGTTCGATAACTTTCTGGACAGCGGCGTCCATCATGCGGTCCTGCAATTCTATATCAGCTAAAGTTGCTTTCGTTTCGTTCAGCATTTTGTTGTCTCCTCAGACATAAGTTAAAAAAGCGCAGCACAAGCTACGCTTTTAGTATATCACAGGGAGGCATCAGATTGATAGCCTCATTTTGTCCAGATTTTTGCTTACTTGAGCTATATGCGCTTCGTCCACATCACAGCATATCAGCGGGGATTTCAGTGCCAGTGAACGGGAAGTTTGCTTTCACAGGGAAGACAGTCAACTTGAATCCGTTCTCTTCGGCGACACGTTTGATTGTGTGCAGATGATTGAGATAGTCGTGGTCTTCGTAGTGATTCAGCACTTCACTGTCAGCAGACGACGAAATGACAAACAGACCGCTAATTGAGATAGCACCGTAGTCTGTCCAGAGAAGTTCAGGACGAGCACACGCTTCCGGGTTCTCACTATGTAGAGCGGTCAGAATACGCTGCTGGAGTTTTGCCAGAATAACCACAGTTGCATATTGTGCAGCTTCGCGGTTGGCGTTTGCTGCCTCGCCCCATTTTTGAACCAGCGCGTCATCCATAATCAGAGCGATGCGATTTAGTACCAGAATGTTTTGTTCGAATTTCATTTTTGTTCCCTACAATGTTAGGTGTGATTAGACGATTAACGCAGTGCGTGTTTAATTAGTTCTTTCAGGTACTCGGCGTCACGAGGATAACGATCACCGTCTTTCATTTTGGTCAGAGCACAAGCAAGAGTCTCTAACTGCACCTGAGGCAAAGTGTTCAGAGCATTGCTGTTAGCAAAATCTTTCAGGCTGCTGATTACTTTCTTACGGGCGGCCGCTCGTGTGGAAACGACACCGGAACGTAACTTGCCGCTGTACTGAGACATAGGGATTTTGGCGTAAGACAGGACTTTGCGAATAGCCTCGTAAGCTATATTCGCGTCATCGCATACAGCAGGGAATTTGCGTGGCTCGCGTTCTGCCTCAACCTCTTCTTCTTCCAAATCTTCTGGCCAGTTAGACCCGCAATAGTCAGCACACAGGTCAACCAACGCTGCGTGATCCATTCGCAGTAACTTCGTCGTGCTCGCTAACTTAAACAGCTTCGCGTAGTGACGTAACTTGGTGTCGCTCAGGCCACCGAGGAAGGTACGCACTTCTGCGGCTTCTTCTGACATAGACGTATCTTCGTCTTCGTCTTCTTCTACCTCGTCAACCACATCTGTATCTGTTGCAGCAGCAGACTCAGCTTTCAACAAGACTTTACCTTCTTCGACAACAAACACACTGCCTGGGCGCTCGACTTCGTTTTTCAGTTCTTGCATCAGACGGCGAATCAGAGACTCTTGGTAGTCTCGCGTTTCGTCATTGATATGCAACCAGTTCAGGTCTTTTGCTAAGGCGTAGATACCGTTAACAACAAACTGACCATTGTACTTCACAGCATCGAAGCGCTCTTTGGCGTTTGGCCCGTAGATGAATGCTTGTGCGACACGACGCAGACCTTCATCCCAATCAGGATTCATGTGGTCAAAGTCGTCCGTATCATCAAGCTCAAAGATGCGGACGATGTTAGCAAGCTCACTCGCCATCATCTCAATCGTTTTGCCTTTGGCCATGTGACGCTGGCGTAACCACTTACCGTGATCGTCATACAGGTCAGCAGGGAGTTTATCGTCAGGGTCAACACCGCAAGCGTTGTGCGTGTACTTATATTCTTCATCGTGCTTGCGCTGCCAATCTCGGTGAATCTTGATCAGTTCTTCACGATCTGCACGTTCGATACGCATAGGCCCGTGACCAAGAGCACACAGCAATTCACGCATATGATTCTCTGACATATCGCGGAACCACGTAAGTTTTTCCACAGTACGACCGACAGCTTTCTGGTGAATCTTAATCACAGTTCGTTTATGATCGCTGATTTCGAAACCGTTAATGACGTTAAATCCATCGTGACCGATAACCATCTCAAGAGGCAACAGCGTGTGACAGGTGGCATTCAGAGAAACTGACCACATCAAATCACCGTTATCCGCAAACTCGAAAGTCTCACAGTTTGACTTGTTCGAGAACCCCCAGTAAGTAGTGACGCCAGACATACGACCTTCGAAATGGCGGTCATAGATCTCTTTGAGTTGATAACCAGGCAGGGTGAAGTCCAGGCCTTCGGCATTGTAGAAGTTGTAGAATGGTTGGCCGTGAATCAGAGAGCGAACCATGAGTACGTTCTGGCGCATATCGAATGACATAATGTTTCTCCTGTGCAGCACCCGTGAGCGCTGCTACTATTGGGTAGATTAGATTGTGCGGTAGATGGCGTTTTGTGAGTGTACGCGATACACTTTGCTTTTATTGATGAAGCTCTCAATCTCGTTGAGCATCGCCAACGTTTCTTCTGCGGTGACAAGCGGATCACCATTCTCTGCAAACACCAACAAGCGACCATCATATACAGTCGCAACCGTAAACAGATGAACAGCATTCATGAAGCCCGACATGAAGTCTTCGAAGTCACGCATGAACAACGCAACCTTCTCAGTGTGATTGTACACATTGATCAGGTACTGCGGGTCGATGTTGCCCATCTGGCGAACATTGCCTTGTTTCTTGAGCAGACTTTCCTTGAGCTTGTCGTGCGTGACCAACACAAACTCTTGAATCATCACCAGCTTCTTACGAAACTTCAATTTGCCCGGTACCAGACTTGGGTATTTCTCAAGATACTCTTGGGTAAGTACCGGGTCACCGAACGCGGCGAATACTCGCCTGTCACACTGCGTAATGTGCGCGGCGGGTAAACGGTCATATTCGAGTTGCGTGTACTCTGAGATCTCATGCGCACCGGCAGTATCAAACAAATCAATCTGATCCATGTTACATCTCCAGTTCAACAATGTCTTCGAGGTCAGCAACAGGCTGGAATGCAACCATCAGACCTTTGTTGCTGCTATACACAGTCGCAACGTGTCGACCGTACATGTTAATATTCACAGGGTCACGCAGCATTACGTTCAGCATCTTCAACTCGCCCTCAAACAAGTTGCGTCCGTCTGAGGCAAACGACGAAGCAAGAAACGCATAAGTCGTGGGACCTGAATTGTTTTTCGCCGTTTCGTTCCAGCACTTCTCCAGTGCCTGGCGTACTTTGTTTTCGAGTACATCGTTGTGATTCATCTCAGCCATGATTTTTAGTCTCTCAGTTTACGTGGGCGATACCGTGCGCGTTCTTCTGCTTTACGCAAGCGGCGTTTAATCAATTCATGCGGCGTCTTCACTTTGGCAATCTTCGCCCGTGCTTTCTGCCGCATCTCTTTTATCTTCATCCAGTTCTTCACGAAGCCAACGATATGTGCAAGGAAAGCCATAGCGCCAAGCAAGTAGAACAGGACAGCACTCACCTTGTATATATCGTGCATCATGATTAACTCTCTTTGTTAGTGCGTCTACGCATATTGTAGCATAAACGCACTTTAGACAGTACGGCGATTTCAGCCTATTATTTGCGTCTTTCGACTGCTACGCACTTCTCACCGTTGCGCAGATGAAGCGAGTCACCGTCATTGAAATAGATGTTGAAGCCAACGCCCATGTCTGTAATGCGCTCGATCAGACGGCGCTTCGTCGTTGCATCTTCTGACGTGTCGATAAACAACACGTCATTCGCTTTCAACGCATTTGCGGTGGTAACGTAGAACACAGGGTCATCGCTCACCCACGCCTGCAATTTATCTTCGTGGCCATTGTCGTTGGTCGAAGACAACTCCCAGCCCATGATTGCTTCGGCTGTCGGCGTATAGATTTCGATAGATAGCAGGAAGTCAATGCGCATTGATGCCCACTGCTCTCGGTCATACTTCAACGTAGAAGTTTTCGGGCGGCGATTCAGCTCACGGCGAAGCGAAAACATTACATAGTCGATAACATCATCTTGCATACCGTACAGGATATCCGCATCACGGATGCAACGCTCGATCAGATTCTTCGGCTGGCGGGTGTCCATGTATGGGAATTGAGTGATTTTGATCAACTCAAGAATAATGTCCTGTTGATCGATGATACGCTGATCTTCGGTATCAGTGAGATACTTCTTGAATGCCTCTTGGGCTACGGCCACGTTCTGCTCGTCGTCAGTTTTACCGAGCGAGTGATTCATGTCGTGGAACATACACGCGACTGCCAGAGGTAATGCACCGACGTCATACTGCCATGCTTGCTCTGACTCACGCTCTAACAACCAGAGAGCAATCACTGTTACCTGACGCATGTGCTCGGTAGAGTGGTAGTGCATCATGGATAGAAGCGCGTCGCCTTCTGGGTCAGGCTTGTTGTTCGCCTTAACGTAGTTCCACGTTTCCATCAGATTCAGTTTGTTGATACGCAGTGCGAAGTCCATGTTACGATGGTCAGCACTTTTCCACGGGAAGGTAGCAGTCTTAGTCATTGTCATTGTCATTGTCATAGTCTCAAAAATTTGCGCAGAAATGAAAAACGGGAAACCAGTTAAGGTCTCCCGTCGAGTTTATTGTGCCACTACGTCTAAGCCACGTGCAGGCTTAACGCTACGCAGACGAGAGATAAGCTGATTAGCAATCGCTTTAGCTTTCCCACTCGGCTGTAGAGCTTTAGTGAAGTCCAGACTGCCCGAGAACATATTGCTGTCACGCAGCATCTCAAACGAGAGCATACGATCATCACGCATGGCCTGTTGTTGTTTTGAAGGACGAACAACCATAGGCAGCACACCGCAGTTGTATGCGTCAAGCATACCATCAACAAACTGACCGAGCAGGTACGGCAGAGCATCGTGTACCAGAATCAGTTCGGCGCCTTCGCGCATCAGCAATTCATCAGGCGTTTCACGCATCATTACAACGCGGGTCAGTGCCTGATACAGAGAGTCACGCAGTTCTGGTGCTACAACAAGCGCGTGATTCTGAATGCAGAAGATCTCTTCGGTAACTTCGTCCGAGTTCAACACAGGTACGATGAAAGGTACTGCGTTTTCGTATTGATTAGCAGCAGCAAACGCATCATACAGACGCGCAACGTGCGGATAATCACGAACGATTACTTCTGCCAGTGCAGCCACATCACCATCTTTCACGTTGTCGCAGAGCAACACGACGAGCGCATACTCCTGACGTGGCGATAAAGGTTTCAGCAACTGGAATTGCATTTTGTACAGTGCGGTGATATTGATGTTCATTATTATGTCCTCGATTAAGAAGATGGAGTATGCTTGCGGCGATACTCAGTCTGTACTTTAGCTAAATATTGAGGGGCACGTACCCCTTTCAAATATGCTCCCCAACCAGTGTTGTAACTCTGGATAACGCAAGCGCGTTTCCCACGACACTGCTTGTTTAGTGACGCAACAATCTGGGCCGCCTGATCAACATTGACTCGGTAGTCCATAAGTTCCCGTGCAGAACGTCCGTGCATGTTAGGCATGATTTGACATAGACCTGTAGCACCAGACTTGTTCCTGACCTTTGCACGAAGATGCGACTCGGACACACAGATTGATAGAAGCAGTTTTGCGTCTACATTGTACTTCTCTGCGGCCAAATCAATCTGCTTGCCTAAGTCAGACGGATGAGGCAAGTGAGCATAAAGTTGTCGGAGGCGCTCTCTCGTTACATAACGTTTGGGCCTTCGTTCTTCTTTTACAGCTACTGCCTTTTCTATCTCCTTGTATTTGGTTGCCACGCGATTGGAGGGATCGAGTGACACGGAAGATGAAAGATCAATGGCGTTGTCAGGGCCTGTAGACATACTGGCGTTTGCATTGCTCACGATTGCGATGTATACAGCAAACATGATAGCGACACAAAACCATACTGCTACGTTCAGGCGTTTCATTACCTCGTCGGTACGATTGTTAAGAACAGTTATCATCGGAACATTTCCCCTAGTGTGAAGGCGCTAGGACCTAACTATAAAAGCAGGCCGTAAAGGTTTTTGTACTCTACTATTCTCCTTTGATGATTGAGAACAAGACAGTCATAGTTGTATGGGTCTATCCAGACAACCGTGTATGCGAGCTTGTTCGATTTCGTATACACTTTGTAGCCAAAGAGCTTACCCACAAAGAAACGGTCGCGGCGCATTTGAGCCAGACTTGCTTTGCAATACGATTCTAATACTGCGCGATTAGCGTTGGGCTTCCGGGCGAGAAACGCGAGATAGGCTCGTAAATTCGGCAACGGGCTTGGGCGTTGACTAGGTAGCAGATAAGTTTTCTTTGCCATAGTGTTATATTACGATAATGAGGAGCCCACGTAAGGCTCCTAGTGTGAGTGGCATCACTATACGCGAACTATCCAACAAGGAATGTGGATGAATACGACGAACAGTATGACCTTGACCATCTCAAAGAGAAGACCGCTATCGGATATATGTTCGAGTTCTCGGTCGAACGCTTTTCTCAATTGCGTATCGTCTGCAACTTCGAGCAGGTCACGAATGAATATGATAACGCCTACAATATAGTAGGCGATAAACAATACCCAGAGATTACTCACTAGGCTTAGTGGTGGAACCGAAACCACCCTCGCCGCGCTCGGTATCATCCAGTTCGGTAACCTGAACGACAGGCATCAACGGTACAGGGAAGAACAGCACTTGCGCATACGCTTCGCCTTTCTTGACAACAAGGCGCTGCGTTTCGCCGTGATTCGGTCGATATGTTTCAGTGCTTTCAACTTTAGTGCCCTTGCCACCCAGATGCAGAGCAGCCATCCACTGACCACGATAGTCACTGTCAATCACACCGAGAGTGTTAGACAGTTGGCAGTTGAACTTAGCGCCCAGGCCGCTGCGCGGGAAGATGATACCAACATAACCTTCAGGTACCGCAGCTTTAAAGCCCAGCTCGAACAGCTGGGTGTTGTTTGTGATTTCCATATCTTCCTGAGCGAACAGGTCAATACCAGCAGCCTGACCAGAAGCGCGTTCAGGCATAATGAAGTCGGGGAAACGTTCGAGGTCGGGCATTACTTTGAATTGCATTCTTATATCCTTAGTTGTCGATTAGTTCTTTTACTGTACGTGGTCGTGGCGCATACTGACATTCTTTGCCTGTAACGTAGCGACCAGAGTGCGGGCCCGTAGTAATCAAAATTACCAAGAGCAGATCACGATGCGTCACAACGACGCCCTCGCATTTGTTCGCCGTGTCATAATCAAACACAACATCGACGAACTGATTTTCGAACTCACCCTTCGCACAGATAGGTGAGTGCTTTGCGTAGTTCTCAAGGAAGTGACGCGACACAAACAGGTCTTCATCTTCTTTGAAGTAACGACGCGGAAGATTCTTTGCGTCAATCTTCCATATCTCATTGTATGGTTGATCGTTGTCTTGACGCACAATCACTGCCGGGTAGATTCCCCAGCGTGACTTGAGAGCAATCTTCTGGCCCTCGTCACGTCCCCTCGAAGGGAACGTGGTTGCTGTTATGCCTTGAACAACTCCCATGAGCGTTGTCTCCTAAAACAGAGGCAGATGTTTGTACCGCTCAGGAATATCGTTCTTGCCATAAGCCTGAGCAGGGAAGAGACCGTACTGCCGGGCTGTCTGCGACACTTCACCGTGAGTACACGAATAAGCGAAGCTGGTCAGCTTACCGTCTAAGAATACGGCTTGATCTTCCATGAACATGTGACGTAAGAAGTACGGTACGTTAAGCGACTCACCGTTGTCGAAGAAACCGAACTGCTCGGTCAGTTGCTCTTTCGTGTACGCAAACGGCACGAAGAAGCGAATGCCACCTACAATGGATTCGAGTTCCTGATCGTGCAGAGCCTGCACTAACATCATGCGTTGCTCAACAGTCGGGTTAGTGTCAGCAGACTTCGGGTAGAGCGAGTCAGTGAGATCACGAACGAGCTTTGCAGCACGAGGTTCAGCGTCATGGCAAGTGAAGATAGATGCGCGATTGAACATGTCCAGTTCAACAAGAGCTTTGAACCCAACTTCCTTGTTGGGTGCATCTACGGCCATAGCGATGTGGTTCAGAATATAAAAGTAACCGTAGCTTTTCATTTTTATCCTTAAAGGTTACGGAGCATCTCACGCATTTCGTCGGTCAGTACATCAGCGATTTTCGGATTGTAATCGTTGCTTGTACGACGACGAACCTGGGTAACACGAATAGCCGTGTCGATCATATCGTCAACAACTTTGGCAGGGTCTTCGCCGGCCTGAATCTTTGCTACAACCATTTCACGGAACTCGAACAGGTGAGTTGAGTCCATGTCTTCGGCCAACAGGCGCGGAAGGTATTCAGGATGTTTTGCGTTGTAAGTTGTAGCCATCAGGTTAACTGCTTTCTTGCGTGAAATGGTACGTGACATAGTGACGATTCCCGTTATAAACGTATAGTTAAAAAATGACGTTGAGAGCGATATTGCTCTATCTATGATTATATCATAGAAGCGCCTCAGATAGAAGCGCGAGTTTGTCCAGTTATTTGCTTTCTAGCGACGAGATAGCGTATGCAATCGCCAGCGCTTCACGATTCGTTGCTACAGCGCGATTGATACCGCACGTGTGGCGAGATACGAGAGTGATAGCAAAACGACGATCACCGAACTCATGCTTGCTGTCCAGCTCGTGCCAGATCTGTTGGGCATGAGTGAGAATAACCTGCTTGCGTGGTGCTTTCGGCATCGCTTTCTTTTGCTTCTTCATGTGCGGGTGTTGAGACTTAGGAATGTCCGGCACAGGCAGACGCACAGTAGGCAGATCGATTTCAACTTCCATAAGCGAGGTGCCTGTAATCCATTCGGCCTCGTCGTAGTCAACGCCGTCGTCAGGATGACCGTACTTCTGGTAGAACACGTCACGCAATTCATCGTCGTCGTTATCGAAGTCCTCACGCGTCATAACCTCGTCACAGTCGCATTCGCAATCAAATTCGTCTTCGTCGCAAGTACAACCACGAGGCGTAGCGTTCGGCCCAATAAGGTTAAGACGCTCACACAGATCAGCCAGAGTGTCGAAGTCCATATGACGAACGCTATCGTATTCTGCAGGACGGCCTTCAACAAGTTTGCGCTCAAACTCAGCGCGGTATTCGTCAGACCACATGTTGTTTGTGCTGATACTGCCTGTATCTGCATGTGGGTTGTACAGGCTAAAGTGACGAGCGTACCCTTCGTCTTTACCCTCAGTCTGCAACGCAATGATAAACTGAGGCAGACGTGTGTGACTGACAACAGGCGAATCTTTGACGAGAAGATTCTCAAGACCGTGCTGCGCGATCACCCAGATAAGTGAACGTGTGATCAGCTCACAGCATTCGTTGTTATGTTTCGGCCAGAAGCCTTTACCAGCAGTGCGTGGGTCAGTGCACCACATAGTCAGCGCCATGTTAGACACAGCATTGAAGAATGTTCCGCGCCACTTCTTATTCAGCAGATTATCGAACGCGTAAATATCATCGGCAGGAAGCAGCAGCGTACCGTCACCTGAGAACGTAATCTCGTCCAGAATGCGATACGTTGCCTCTACGCTCGGTTCGCTGTCTTCGTACTGCAACGCCAGACTCGGCGCGAGCACAGTGTTTGCGATAGCGCGTAAAGCATCACGTACTTCGACACTGCCTTTCTCAAACAGGCGGCGGGCAACGACAGTGATCTCAGTTTGTTCGGTCATTTCTTAGGTCCTTCCTCAAGGTCAATATAGAGCGCGATCATTTCTTCAAGATTGCGGTTTGCTTTTTTCAACGCCATGAGTTTCAACAGCGTTGCTTTGCAGACGGGTAGCGGGTACTTATCTTCCGTGTACCAAGTACGTGCAAGATGGCGTACAGCGGCATCTGGGCGAGGCTCAACAGCAACAGCCAGACGCAGATTGAGTAACATTTGTTTGAACGTTTCCCAATCTGCGGGAGTTGATGCAGCTTTGTTGATCAGGGTGCGTTGCGCATTGAACGCGGACATATCTTTCTTTGGCATTAGTTCAACACCGCCATCATATCATCCTGTACGGTCGCTGCGTAGCAATCAAGTAACCAGTCTTTGACAGCAGACTGTTCTTCATAACCCATAGCATTCATATCACCGACCTGAACGATCTGATACGCAGGTGCATCGTCTTCGTTCTCGGACTTAACGCGCTGCAACACCATGACGAGCTTAGGCATTGTTGCGTCTTTGTTGACGTAAGTGAGCGTCAGGTCGGAGCCCATACGCTCAACACTGATAGACTTAGCTTCAACAGTCGGCGCACAGACCAGAGGCCAAAGTGCGACCGTGTCGATAGCATCACGCGACACAGCAAAATCAACAACAGCGCTACGCAGGTCATGCGCGTCGGACAGCTTGCTCAGACAGCTATCATCCAGTTTGTCAGAGATGGACATGCCTGACGACTGCATACCCGCAGCAGGTGCAGGCGATTTGTAGTTTGCAGCAGACGCGGAAGCAGACATAACCAGTGCGATAGCGATAGAAGTGAATTTCATTTTGAACCTCAATTGATAGTGAATTGTTGTGAAGCCCGTAAGCGCCACGTTAAGAATAGGTGCAGGCGAGGCTGCTATTACTTTACAGACTCGCCGTGCTCTGTGCGGGTATCGTACATCGCTCTCTCGGAGAAAGCGTTGTAAACGATCCACCCTGTATCGCAAACCTCATGCAGCTTGTCTGCGCATTCCTTTGCGCTCTCGAAGTCTCTAAACTCGGCGGAAGTAACTTGATGGCCGTTGAGTGCTATCTCTTTCAGCCACGTACCTTCATATGCTTCGCCGTAGTATTTATGGGCCGCACTAAACACATGATACCGTGCCATGTAAACCTCCGAAGATTGTCTCTACGTATTTCAGACCATTCAGTCTGTACTCGAAGTGCGGATTACGGAACGCGATTGTTCCGAATACGCGGCTATTAAACTGAGGACATGCTGCGTTGAGTTCAAACGGTTTAATCTGGGCGAACGCCCGGATCTTAATCACATGCGTTGCGCCCGTAAGCTCGGGAGCCCAAACAACATCAGATTTGCGTATTACATAGATACTATTGTTCTTGTCGGTCAGGACGATATAGTCAGCACGTAACAACATGCGAGTCTTACCAAAAACAAAAGCATCCCCGTGTGCAAGACGATCTGCACAAAACTGTCTTGAAGAGTTACAGATAACGATCATTTTAAGACACCCCCACGATAGGTCAGCGCATGAATTTATTGTTTGGTTTATTCTATGGCTTCTGGTTGTGAGCTTGCTAGGGCGCCGTTTTATTCGGTTCGCTCTCCTTGCTGTCACGCACTTCGAACGATGATGGTGGCAAATATGTTCCATACACTGCTCGACCAAACTGGTCGTAGCCCACCACCACACGCTCATGGATATCATGTGACAATCGTTGTAATCTAACCTCCGTTCCATCGACATACTTAGATTCGACAGTACGGAAGCCTCGTTTTTCGACTAACGGCGTATTGGCGTTCGTAGCGCCATACATAGCTTCCAGCGGCTGAACTTTCATTTTAAGCCTCGGTGATAGTTGCAAGAATGCGAACAGCCAGTTCAGGGTTGTTCGGCGCCAGATGTTTGGTAACCAGATTCAGAATGTCAGCACGACGACCTTTAAAGCGAACACGCATGTAAGCATCAAGGTCAGTCAAGATTTCATTCGCACGACACCAACGTTTGATAGGAGCGGGAACTTCCAGAGCACCTGGCCAAACGCAAGCGATACGATTGGTAGGCGTGATGCCCGTGATACCGAAAGAATGGCTGGTGGACGGTGCAGCGGTTGTTTTCTTTGCGATGGTTGTTGTATTGAACATGTTTATTTCCTCAGTCTAGTTATATGTGAAAAACGCGATTAAAGTGCTCACTTACATTGTAGCATAGGGCGATCGTCTGAAACAAGCCTTATTTTGTCCAGTTATTTGCAGAGTTCGCACGAAAACATGCCAGTTTTATACGTGCTCTGTTTTTAGCTTTAGACTCGCACATAAGGTCAAAATCAGTGAAAGTCAGCGCCCAGTCGTTTACGTCGTCATTGTGATAGTAGTCAGAGTGTGCGCGTAACTGCATACGATTAGCAGCGAGCTTGTTTTGATCTGGCAGACCACGTGACGGCACGAACTCTGGGCGAGATACAGAGTAATGCGCAACAGGCGTGATGCCTCGCCATGACTCTATGACACGTTGAACACGATCATCGTTCGGCTGTATGTACTCGTTTGTCATAACCCAGTGATGATGAATATCGAGGACTATCGGGCATATGTCGGCAAGTTCTAAACAGTCTTCGATGCTGGATGTGATCTCGTCGTTCTCAACGGTCAACATCTTTCGGCAGTGATCAGAAAGTTTCGAGTGCGCTGCACGAAAGCCTTTTGCACCCAGCTTACCGCTTAGGTGAATGTTGATCTTGAAGTCTTGAAAGCGACGACCATACCCCATGTGATAGGCGCAGTACGCATGGTACTCAAGTTCGTTAATCGAGTTAAGCACAACATCAGGTCGGTCAGACGCAAGTACAGTGAACTGACCTGGGTGGAACGAAAGTCTAACGCCAGACGTCTGAGCTAACGTACCGCACTTCCACAACCAGTGTTCAATGTGCGTGGCGAGTTCACGCTCTTGGTAGAGGTGCGTTACCATCGGATGTGTATACAGCGGTAACAGTTCACTGGTGATTCGAAACATGCGCATATCACGGCGCAACATACTGACGTGGGCGATCATGTCGTACAGCGAAGTCAGATTGACTGTCACAACGTCACGCAACTTTTGGCGTCGCTCGTCGAGACTGAGCTTTGAGAAGTGAGTGAAACTCAGGCTCTTGTTTGGATAAGGCTGTTTGCCTTTGTCGTCTATTAGCTTGCAGGCGAATCCGAATCTCATGTAAAATTTGCTCCAGAAATGACTAATGGGAAACCTTGTTAGAGGTTTCCCATGATTGTTACTTGCTCTTACGAGCGTGTAGATAGTTTTCGAGTTGATACAGGTTGTTTACAACGTAGGGCAGAGCCAGCTTCAACATAGGGTCTGCTTTGATCATTTCTTCCAGAGTGCGGAAGTGCTCAATGCAGATATGCAGATCACCATCAGACAGAGGCTGGGAAGAGTTGAAGATCTCAAGCGCTCGCTTGGTCGATTCGACTTTGTTCTGCTTGTGCTCTGCGCGACGAACTTGTAGCGGCGTTGGTTCTTTCACACAGTTGCGGAACTTCAAGTTCGTTATTGTTTTGAGAATGCTGTCAAGCGTATCACCGCTGATCATACCTACGTTACGCCACGACACTTGCTTAGAGTTACGCAGCTTCTCACGAGACTTAGTATCAAACTCGGCGTACCAGCCTCCCTGCGTTTCACCGTGATCGTCGGTGTACACAGTCTCATAACCGACGTCGCCTTCATTGCAACGCAGACCCACCTGCAACAGTGCATGATTGATCTTCTCAACACCAGCAGCAATCTCTTCCTTGCTCAACACGATCTCATTCTTTTTCACTGTTATCTCCGTGACGGGGTTTGCATGCCCACGTAGTAAAGAAGTACACAGCAACGATGATAGCCACCAGCATAGTCAGCATTGGGTTGCGTACTTCGAAATAAGGTAAAGCGAAAGCAATGACAACAAGCACTGCCAGTATCATTGCTTCGCGCCAGTAACGTTTAAGAGGGAAGCGCGAAGTTTTCATCGTCTGCCGCCTGATCGTTCGACCCAAACCATTTCCACTCCGGCATAGATAAGGCCTTGATATAGTGACGCACATGGCCTTGAATTTGTTCCACACTTTGAGATGAAGCGAGAATGAGACCGTGTACGCAGTCAATCATTTCTTCCTGAGTCATGTCGTCGTAACGATCATAACAATCAGATCCCAATTTATTGGTCAAACGCGAGCAAAACGCAAATACTGATGAGGTCTTGGCAGCATTCTGGATATACGCGCGAACACTGTCCGCCAATACCAGATGAGGATTGTTGCTCTCAGTCTCACTTAGAACACTGCGGGTCTTACCTAACCCAACGCGTACCGTTACTTCACGCATAGTATTCTGGGTAGTATCGTCAATACTGATCATCGCATCAGCCTGATGTTGGTGAATGCCTTTCAGGCTAATAGTCTGGCGCGTCAGTTCGATATGCTGTTCAATCAGATCAGCAATCTCAGTCACCATGTTTTCAGTGTCTGCATCGAAGTAGATTGAAGCGTGACGATATTCTTCGAGACACGTAGCAGGGTGCTCATTCATCAGGTTGCGAAACACAAGCCACGGACCGTGGAAGACGCTTGACTCGTCTTTGGCTTTCTCGCCAATCGCATCGCGCAGAATAGTATACGCATTAGCGATCAGCACACGAATCTCACACACGCGATCACGCGAATCGAGATCAGAGAAGCGAACTGTGTTTGGGTGACTGCCTACGAATAACTGTTTCATCTTATTTCCCCTTGAGATCGTCGAGTGATGTTGTGCTGCCCATGCGTGGTTGCGTTTTAGATTCACGTACACGCGCTCGTTGTTGTTTAACCCACGTCTTATACTCACCACGCGTCACGCCTAAGGCAAGCATAGCGTCTACATCAGAGAAGCCAGCAGCCATTAGAATCTGGATGCCGACTAGATTGGATGTGACAGCATGAGGACCGACAAGAACGACAGTGAACTGTCCATTCTTGTTTGTACCGCGAATCAATTTCCACGCACCACGAACCACGGCAGTGTAATCGGTAAGGTTACACGCAGCGGCGTAGTCTTCGATACGCAGTGCCATGTCTTTATCAATTTGCTGGGTAGGAATTTTCTTGATCATTTATTCTTCCTCGTTCTCGTCTTCGGGTTCTTTACAGATAGCAGGGATGTTCTTTGTTCTTTTAAGATCCACCATAGCGACTAGCGCACGACTAACAGTGTCGTCGTGTCTGTTTTCAGCAACAGCATACATCTGGCCTATCAGGCGTTTTGAATATGCAAGTTCGGTCATGTTACCTACAACGCGAATCAGTTTCTCCATAGAGACTGCGATAGCTTCGAGACTCTCTGTTTCCTTCAAGGCATCTTGCATCGCTGCAAGGTACATAGGAAGTCCCTGCGTCAGGAAAGTCTCATGCCACTCTTCGGCGGTGAATCGCACAAATACAGCAGATCCCCCAAGTTCGTGTACGTGATGACCGACACGAGTAGCACACTTCGCTAGATCGAGCAGTCTGCGATCAACAGGTCTGTCCCAGCTAATCTGACCACCACTAACTTCTACTCGCTCACGATTGATGGCGGTAGTGTGCGGGATAAGCACAAAACGATGTGGTGGCTTTCCAAGCACAGTATGTTTCGAGGACACGTCAGGTGCGGACTCTCGCTCACGCAAAAGCGTTTCGATCACACGACGTTTGTTTTCATCGGTAGGGTCAGTGCGATACGCGACGAGTGCTTCTTGTACTTCATCCTCGTCCATGAGGAATTGAATGATGTTCATCACTTAAACCCTTTGTCTACCAGTTGATGGAGCGCTGCAAAGTAATTCGGTACTGGACCTACTGCAACACCGTTCTTGTTGAGCAAGCGAATCAAATCACGCTTCGGCCACAGATAGGGAAGATTATGCTTCACACCACGAGGGCGCTTCAACTCCTGAAAGAAGGAGAGCACCTTGATACAGATGATAGTTCCGTTCTGCATATCACGCTCAGTGAGATCTTGCAGAGCTTTGAGCACTTCGGCCTCATGCTCCATAGCAGCGAGTTCACGATTCGCTTTAAGCAGCTTGAAGAAGTGCGTTATCTGTATGCCTGTAAGCCAGAAGTAACGCGGCAGCTTTGTCAGTTTCATACGTGGCGCTCCATAGTAGGCGCATCAATTGCAATTGCAGAGAAGCCGTCATCAGCAAAGACGACAACACACGGATAATCCATACGCTGCGCTTTTGCTACCACGTCTTCGTGTTTGTGTTTATTGAGCACGGCCAACGATGGGCTAGAGTCTCGGTATTCATGCAGGTGATGCGTGAATGCCTCTGCGAATCCGGCACGGTCCATAACGCAGTAGCTCTTATAACCAACGCGTGTACATGCCTGTCGTTTACGCATAGCGTCAGCAACCGTAGGAAATTTGAAGCCTATAGCTACCCAAAGTTTACGCAACATTATGTTGGCTCCCCTTCGTCTTCACGATCAGCGAAGCAGTTCTCACACAGGTCATCCCACTCGCCGTACACTTCATCTTCTGCTAGAGGTGTACGGCAGTCTTCACAACGTGAGTATGGTTCTTTGTCGCTCACCACATCTCTCCCCATAGTTCTTCAACGGCATCACGCATAACACACACAACACGGAACTTGGTGCCCTTGACGTGTTTGTTTTCAGGCGTGATATTGAGTTGATCGATAAGTTGAGTGACAGCTTCTGGGGAAGCGATGCCACTACGAATAACTACCCAGTCGTTAGCGGTCGAGATAAACGCCTCAAGCGAATAAGTCACATCAGGCTGATCGACAGGTTGTATGTTGTCGTGCGGACCCTTCTGCACGAGGAAAGACATTTCGATCTCAACTTCGATATCGAAGCCTTGCTCATGCAGTGCTACCCAGTTGAGATACTCCTGCTCATTGGTGTACGTAGCAGTGAACACGTTATCCGGTTTATCTTTCTGGGTGAACGTTACGTTCCACTTCTTGTTAGTCTGGGTAAGTGTTGCCATTGTTGCTACCTCAGTTGGGAATCTTTGGAGCCACGACGATTGTAACCGACGTGCGCTGAACCGTCATGACTTGCCTGACAGTTAATGCAGTACCGCGCGTTCGGCATAGCGAGCTTGCGCATCACAGGAATCTTTGCACCGCAGTCAGGGTTGATGCAGTAATCAGAGCCTGCACCTTGAAGTTCTGAACGAGCACGGTCAATCTCGTTCATTACGTTTGTTTCGATGGTATCGTTAACGCCATCATCTTTTACGAAGCCTACAGCCATTTTATTTCTTTTCCTCTCGTTCTTCATCTTCTGCGGTCAAGCGACACGACAGACACATATATTCATCGTCTACATCAGGGTCACGCTCTGCACCACACTCGGAGCATTTACCCTCTTCAATAAGATCGAGCTTACGGTCAATCTCGTCACAGGCAGCTTGCTCCTGCATCAGTTCATCGACACTTTCCGCAAGAGAAACTTCCTCATAGCGTCCGATAGTTGCACCGAGACCTGAACGCAATTTGCAATACTGCGCTGCACCATACGTCACAAACACGTCAACGCGGTTGTTGTCTGCGTCACGCACTTCAAATTGCAGCGGTTGATTGTGTCGCTTTGAGTGCGCTTCGGTGTATGCAATACGAATCGCTTTCATGCGAGAAGCACAGGCACGAACGTGTTGTTGCAGTTCGCGTATATCAGGATTACCGCGAATAAGCATACCAAGACGTTCCCACTCCTCAAACTTGCGTGTCGTATTGACGTTCATGCTGTCACGTCTACGCATAGCACCGATAGCAGTCTGAAAGTATTTTAGGTCTTTCAGCGTTTCCATACCTTCGAGTTGCAGTTGCTCACACAAATCGCCGTGATACTGCGGGTCATCTTTGCGACGATAGTATTTCTTGCGGTGTGTATCAGTAAACATGCGAGGCATTAGTCGATACTCCATGTGTTAGTTTTAGGCGGCTTGCGTCCGAACTTCTTTTCATACCAGACTGCGTGTTTGCGTTCGATCTTATCGAAGTGCAAACTTCCAACAACACTGCTGTTATCTAGAGGACCCATCGCAGCAAGCAGGTAGCTCTCGTAGGACCACATGCGAATATAGCAAACGCCACCAACGATACCGAAGATGATACCTGTCCAGAACCACATGTCTTCTACAGCAGGTGCTGAACGTCCGTGCATGATCAGAATGGCAATCAACATCACGCCAGTAACTGCAAGGCGTCTGCGCCACACGATAAGCCCGTAGTAGAACGGGCTGTCATAGTAATAGTTTTTACGCATTATTTCATTTTCCCTGTTAGCACATACCGCTACCGAAACCACAACGACCATTACCACCAACATAACCGCAACGCTGGGAGGTGTATTCACAACTATCAGGATAGCCTCTAGGTTCTTCTTTCTTCGCCTTCTTCACTTTCTTCGCTTTTACCTTCTTGGCTTTCACTTCTGGTACAGGCTCTTTGCGTGACCAGTCGAAGTACAGGTTGCCGTCCATGTGGAATACCATTTCGGTGTATTCTTCTTCGTCTTCGTTCGGTTCGTATGAAGACGCTTTCAGATATGCGAAGCTGTTACCGAGGTCGGCGCTGCGATGCGTGAAGCAAGACGGACAACCAGTAGTAAACGTATCGTCGAAGCCGGGCATAGTCTCGTCGAAAAGGTCATCGTAGTAGCTGCCGTCAAAGATAGAATCAAACAGCTTGATCAGCTCAGGCTTCTTCTTCAACTTCTTCTCAGCCTCCATAACGTCACGCTGTGAGCCGCGTGTAGCGTTGCGCCACTCTTCATGCGCCATGCCATACTTACGCAGTTCTTTGCTCAACTTCTTGTTGTCGTAGTCAACACGGAACACAACGTCGATCCACGGGTTTGCTTTCATCAGTTCGTTCGCCTGACGGAACTCCCATTCGATGTTGTCGATGTTCTGTTTGTTGATAACGAAGTTGATATGGAAACTCAGCTTGCGACCTAACTGGCGGCGGAAGCGCACAAGGTCATCAAGAGTCCACGTATAGTTGACGCCCATGATCTTGTTTGCTTTCTCACGGTCAAATGAGTGCAGACTGATATTCAGATGCGACAGTTTGCTTTCCAGCATCACGTCTGTATTCAGATCGAGGAACGTCATCGTCTGATTATGCTTTTCAAGGAACTGACCGTTAGAAGTCAGACCCACTTTGTGCATACCAGCTTCTGCACGAATACGGTCAATCGTTTCGAACAGATACTTCATGCGAAGCGTAGGTTCACCCCCAGAGATTGAGATGTGGTCGACACGATGGCCGTGCGTTTTGATTGCAGCCATCAGATTGTCTTGCCACTCTTTCTGCGGCGCTTTGTTTTCCATTTCTTTCTCAGGGCAGAAAGCACAATCAGCGTTACAGGTCACAGGCAGGATAGCAGTGAAGTTGCGCAGTTCGTTAGGGATCTCACGCTCTTTCTTTTTCTTCTTGCCGTACTTACCTGCTTCCCACTTGTCGAGAAGTGCAGACTGATCGTGTTTGATAAGTTTCAAACACTCGGCGGGGTACCATGAAACACGACCATGATGTTTGACGTGCAGTGCGTACTCGTCTTTTTCATCCTGACGACCAACGACGATTGCTTCTTCACCTGCACCATCAAAATGCTTCATGGTCACAGGCAGAACGTTGGAGATACGAACAAGGTCGGTCAGGCGGAAAGTGTGCTTAATCTTTTTCATATACATATCCTCATGTAAGTAGCTAAACGAGTGTCTAGCGTTCATCTCTATTATAGCATAAATCGAGCCAGTCTTGAATGGCTGTTTCGTCCAGAAATATGCTTAGTTAGAGTCCAGAAGTCGAATATAGCGAGAAGGTACGTGGTCAGTTAAGATGACCCCGTTCTCTGCTCGGTAGAACTTGTACCCGTGAGTAATCATTGCCTGGGTGTCGATCTCAAATACAACAGGCACACCGTGACGTTGACCAACGCGTTTCGCTGTTTCAATATCGTTGCTGATATGGACGTGCTTGCGTTTGCGTTTCAGGATTCCTTCGTGCATGATTGAAGCAATATTCTTTTCAGCGGTGCCGTGATACAAAGACGAACAATCAGTCCACGGTGCAAGATTGAGAATGACGTGTTCGACAGAATGACCTTGAACACAACGAATCTTGGACTTGTTCGAGTTAAACTCAAAACGACCTTTATCGTCCGCTTCTACTTCTTCGATCAGCATCTCTCTGGTCACTTGCTTTTTGTACTTCGCTTTCTGCAAGAAATCCAGAACAGACACCCAGCCTTGGGTGTCCATTGCGATGCCAATGTCCTGAGGTTTATGACGCAGAATATACGTCATGTATACGCCCAGTGACTTTGCCATGTTACTCTCCTTCTAAATGATCGTCGTTAGCTTGATACTCGAACTGCGGGTCGAACTGGCGCGTTTCGAAGTTGAAACCAAGTGATTTAGCAACGGCAACGAAGCACAACCACGCAGGTACATTAGACCAGCTCGTTTCACCTGCAGGAATCTCTGCGTCGTCTGCAACAGCGATAGCAGCCATACGCCAGTCATGCTCAGTCAAGCGACCGATAGTATCAACACAGGTCGGTGCTTTGTAATCAAGCACACCATCGAAGTGTGCCACCAGCTCCGCTTTTACGTGAGGGCTAAGACTTCGCAGGAACATAAAGATGCGATGCGTGTCGCTCACACAACCTAGCGGAATTGCTTTCTGGGCAGCTTTAACATTCGGGCTATACCACTCAGCCACCAGCACCCAGTTACTAAGCAACGTCATAGGCAGATCATCTTCTTTGACGTGCTCGGTGTTGCGATCATACCAGTTAGTAGATCCACCGTCTTCGTTTGATTCACAGAATGTCCAGCCTTCGCTGCTGTTAGGGAACAGACGGCCATAACGAATCTGTTCATGCTCGTCGAGACACAGATACATACCGGCAATGTCAGGCGCTGTATCAGAACCTGCATGGGACAAATCAATATCGCGCAGACCGCAAACCCACTGATTGAGTGCTTTGATCACATCACCGCGACTGCTATCACCACCAAGTATGTTTTTACGTCGCTCGTCTGCGAACTTGCGAGCGATCATAATCGGGCTATTCAGTTCAGGCATGTTGTAATTGATGATACCCATTGCGTTCATCGCAAGGCCGAGCAGTTGAACGTTGGACAACGTTAAGTCATACTGCGCATTAGGTGCAGCAAGCGAAAGAATAGTGAACAGGTCAGAATGAGACAGTGCAGCAATGTCTTCGTCATGCAGCATGTTCGGAATAGATAGCTCTGCGCGATGGGCATACGCAATCGCGTTGATCGCATCAGCGATTTTACGCTGGTCATGCGAACTAAAGTTATCAAGCCAATCCAGAACATCTTCGTCAATCACTGATCCAGAAATTGTGTTCATGCTATATCTCCAAGAAAAAGGATATCAGTTGCGGCGTCATGTATCTTGGCCGCAAACGTAAGTAAATCGTCAATGGCTTTCTTTACGTCCCTGTTCTCACACATTTGACGTGCTGCAAGGAGTGCCATCTCCGCCTGTGCTACGTCTACCACGATAGCGCGATACAACATCTCGCGCACAATCGCCTCGACTTCGGGGAGGGCACCCAACATCTCTACTTGCATACTACGCAGAAACACTTTCCTGTCTAAAGAGGGCAATGCAGAAAACTCTTTGAGTTGTTGTTGGGTTACCATGATGTTGCCTCAGTGATGCTTCACGTAAATGAACAGGTACTGATCGTCGTACTCAAAATCAAGCACACGATACACTGACTGGTTGATACTTATCGCAGGTGCTTTCTTTGTTTTGAGTCCGAACGCGTTGTAGTTACCAACCAGCACATCATGAAAGATACGAGCAATAGGAAATTCTTCATCGACACGAAAGCGAAGCGCTGCTACGTTTTCTTTGTGAGGGAAGATATCCACATGCGAATGATTAGCCTGAAACGCAGTGTACTTTGCCTGTAGACATTCGATGCGCATACGCTCAGGCATACCGTTAGCGTATATGTCAGTCAGTGCGTCGTAGTCAAAAGGCTTGAACATCAGGCGCCTGTCTACCGCTGCTCGGAACCACGGGATTGTCGCATAACACGCAAGCAACGGCGTCAGACAGATCAGTATTGTCGGCCAGTAGATTGTCATAGCGAACGCTCCTGTCTGTACATGGCACACTGCGTTGGGATTGTTTCGTCGTGGAACCAATAGAGACTTCCGTACGGCACTTCGGCATCAATACCAAATGGTTTGAATCCACCACGCTGTAGAAACTTTCTGAACTTAGGTGTCAGCACGTTTTCAATTTGGAGAATCCAGTCACGCTGCCGACACATTTCTTTAGTACGAGCGAGTAACTTCGAGAACTCGCCTTGGCCAGGATTAGTAACATCAATTGTTGCGAGAACAAGAACAGGTCGATTCCAGAGACATTGATACTGGGTGCGAAAACGCAAGTACATGCGAATGTTTTTCAACTCAGGGTGATGATCTTGGACATGGTACGCAACGTTACCCCAGGCAGACGCAAGTGACTTGAGATACGCCCGTTCGAACTCACGGATCAGAATATCTATTTCGCTCATTACTATTTCCTCTTAGGCTACTTTCGGTTTATTGTCGTAAACAGCTTTGATTGCTTTACGCAGTTCTTCGTAACGCTCTTTACCTTCCATGAACAACACTTCTTCAAACATGCGGGACAGTTCTGCGCTGCGGTGTATCAAGTGTGTTTTCAACCAGACACGTTGCGCATTGATAGGGTCTAAGTCAGGCCCACCGCATTCTTCGTTGTACGCACGAACATGTTCCTCGCTCATGCTATCGACATGCGCACACAACAGGTCGTTGACTGCTTCTTCGTGTGAGTCATGCGCGAAGTCTTCTTCGTCTTGCGAGTCAATAGGACCGCCATTCATCTGACGCTCAATCTCATAGGCTGCTTTCGAACCAGTCATGCAGGAACCTTCGATTTCATTAACGCAGAAAAGCGGATAATGGCCACGCACGTCAAACGTTTTGCCTTTTGCACGGAAGCGCACAGCCATGCTACCGATGATTCGAACTTCTTCAACAGCACGAACGTCTTTCAGATTGGTCATCATCGCTTGGATGATATGAGTGATTTGATCTAACATGATTTTCCCCTTAAATGTAGAATGGGACACCCACCTATGTGAGCATCCCTTGTTGTTATTCGTCGCGTTCAAGCAGATCGCCGTGAACTGCTTCATCGAAAGGCACGTACTGTTTGCACTCAGTGCCTTTAGGGTAGACGAACATTGTTGTATCAGAACGATGTTCATACGTGTCAGGTTCAATGACACACAGCGCTTCGATTGCTGCGTTATCGACAGCACGGAAGATTGGAATCCACTCGTCTGTCTCATACAGATACGTCCACTCAGTATCGGCCCAACCCTCAAGATCTGAGAGGTTAGCAATATGCGACTGCTGAATCACTTGCTCGGTCGCGGAGAGTGCAACGTAACGAACTTTCTGCGGGGTGAAGCCTAAGAACGGGCTGTCACGCAGTTCGAGTTCATTCTCGATTTCTTTCAGCGTGTACACTCGGCCGCGTTGTGGATATTGTTTCATGTTAAGCTCCTCAGCTTATGGGTTATGTTGACAGCAGGCTCTCGTAAGAACCTGCGAGCAACAATCACCGTTTAGGCATACACGCTTCGACTGCACCAGCGATGCGCTGCAACGTTGAGAACGAATCTTTCTGGCGCTCAATCTGAATCACTGCATCACCGTGTATGATTTCGAAGTCTTCCACGATATCTTCACGCAGAACTTCGGACGGCATCAGTATACGCACAGTGCTAATACCGAATGCGTTGTTGCCACCAGCGCGATAAGCAACGTCGATGTGACGACCTTTAATGTGATGACGAAACTCAAGATCACCGCGCGACACACAGAAAGAGATCGCGTTGCATACTTGCAAGAAAGCGTTATTGCTCAGGTCATCAAAAGCGCGGGCGTCGATAGGTAATTCAGTTGCTGGCATGTTAAGCTCCTCAGCTTATGGTTTGATTTTCAAAGGGCACTCGTAAATGCCCTTCACAAATCTTAGCGGTGGTGCGCTACTTTCAGATACAGACAAGTAGAGGGGAAATGCTCAGTGCCATTCTCAACGGCGTCACGACAGCGAATGTGCTCATGCGTTTCATGACGAGCGATCAGCATGTTAAGCATCGACTGATCGAAGCGTGACATTGCACCCACGATGTTTGAGTCACCCATCAGACGCAGCGCTTTAACGTCGCTGAATGTTATGTCTCTGTTTTCGGCGAGACCCAGATACGCAGGAACAACGCCGTTACCGATAGAGACTTCCAGAGTAGTCATTTCTGGGAAGATGAAAGTCAGAGTAGTAGATGATGACATGTTAAGCTCCTCAGCTTAGGTTGTTTGGATTTTCATAGAGCACTCAGCGAATGCTCTACACAAATCACTTACAGTTCAGGCAACCAGTAGTTCAGGCGATCTACGAAAGTTTCGTACATGCGCGGGTTACCGTTTTCAACAGTGACATGCTCAAGCATTTCATCGTCAATATCAGAAACAACCAACGAATACGAATTGGTCCAGTCGTCGTACATGTTGTCTTCATGTGGCACGGTCAGTATGATTTCCCAAACGCCCTTGTCAGTTGGTTCATCTGGGTCGCGATTAACATAACCAATACGAACATGAATCAGGCGGTCACTGATATTTTCAGCAACATCGTTAGGCACGTCGCCACCGTCATATGCGTCCAGCGTAACTTCAATATCGTCACGGCCAAGTGCGGCGATAAGATTGTCACGCAGGTTTTCCATATGCGCAACAGTCAGGTTAGCAGTAAAGTCAGCAGGCGTTTTCAGATCAGCGATTGAAATAGTCATAATAAGCTCCTCAGCTTGTGTTGTAATGAGCACTGCGCTCACGTTTATTATAACATAGGTCAGTCTCTGAATGAAACGGCTATTTTAGCCAGTTATTTGCAGAGTTCAGCAGATTGCAGGGCTTCTGTAGTCTCGTCTGTTTTGAGTACGCGCTCAATATACAGCGTAAATCTTTCAGGCTCGAAAGAAGACCAAATAAGCAGATTAACGCAGTCGAACCACTGTAGGCTACCGCACGTCTTGTTGCAGACTTTGACCACATTTGTGGCATTGAGCTTGATAGGCACTTTCGTTTTAGTACGGCTATCAAGCAGAAACGCCTGCATATCACATTTAGGCAAGATAGGCAGATTCAGATTACCTTCCCTTGTGCTCAGTTCGATACAGGCCAGATACTTTAGATTGTCCATTGATTATACCAGAGTGGTCGTTCGTGGAATAACATGGCCAATGCGATAACGAACGCGTGTCCGAATTTTGCATTGTCGTTTTGAATGGCGGAAAGCCAAGGGTTACGCGATTCAGGATAGGCTTTCTGAATATCGTAGGTGTCATAGTCGCGTAAAACTATGTGAGCACCTTTCTTATATTCTTTCAACAGGCGCTTGAACTTCGGTTGCTGCACCACCAGCTTTGTGTACTCCGGCACATAGATTTGTTTTCGTGCGGGAATGTACGAAAGGCGCAAGTCGCCCCATCTGGAGAACAGAGCCTTTTGGCCTTTCCCCATAGGATAGCGATGCGCCTGTTTTGTTGTGCTGCCTTTTAAGTGCCACTTCCACCAGTCGGCAGATATCTCACCGTGGAACAGGTCATTCGAATTGACGAGATGTTCTTCGTAGACCTTGCTGTACTGCCAGAGGTTTTCCATGTTGAGGAACATCGTACCGTCAGGTGTACGACATGGCCCTAAATGAAAGGGACTCAGCGAGCCCCATTCTTCGTCTTTCGACACGGGCGTTATATCTAAGTCACATGACTTTGGTTGTTTGTCCTTTAATGACAACACCGTTACAATCCCGAGGCGTTTCATAGTGTCTCCGAACTAAATATGTTTCGAACATCTGGCCGCGATAGTCTTCGAAAACGTATCGCCAGACATGCGCGTCTGTCTTTTCCATCAGGCGGATCTTGAAGTCAGCGCGTCCTGCTTTGAGCACGTTGTACGGTGTGTAAGTGTCGTATGCAGCACCAACATCAATCAGAGGCATCATCTTGAGCACGTCAGACGAATCGACAGTGATCATGTTAGGCTGCTTCATGAAGTTGTACGCGGTGATCTTTAAGCGATGCTGCACACCATACAGCTTGCAGTAGATATGCGTGTCGGTCATTCAAGCGTCCCGTAGTCAATGCCATGCTTGTCGCATAGTTCCGCCACTGCGCGTTCAATAGCACCAGAGCGTGTGGTCTTGAGTTTGATCGCCAGCATGTTCACAGCGTTGTGCAATTCTCTGGTTGTTGCTGCGCTTAACGTGCTTCGACGTGGGTTCGTTTTCTTACGTGCCTCGATGTTCTCTTTCGAGGTGACGGCGAAGCGAGCGCCCAGTGAAGCGCCCAGTGTTGGTTTGGTCATGAGACAATCTCCAGTTGAGTGTGGAAGCGCTTGAGTTGGTCTGCATCCATCTCAAGCTGGCGACCGAAGTAGCGAATGCTTGGGTCCTGTGAGTTGTTGACCATAGCTGTAGTGAGTTCGGTGAATGGCAACACATATGCAGTCACATCACGCGGTGCATCGAAGTCTACCTGACGGATGCCTGGCTCTACACTTGGTTGATAGGTCAGTTCTGAAACGCACAGCACCTGCTTTGTTTCACGAACAACGAGAAAGACACAGCGAGCACGGCGCAGTGACGAAACGATGTTGAATTTAGACTGAAAGAAGCGACGGTCCTCAAGCTCTGCCTGAGTGACGTTGAAGACGATAACGAAGCGGCGCATTGTATATCTCGCATTGTTGTTTGTGTGCGTGATATTTACAGAAATGAAAAAGGGCCACCAGCAATGGCAGCCCTTGAGTTTAGACTTCGAGTGTTTCTTCGTTCTTGAGACCGTGTGTGCGACAGAATGCTTGCCACGCTTTTTCAACTTCACGGTCTTCGACGAATTTGATACGACATGAGTAAGCTGTTTTGACCGAGGCCATCACCTGCTTCTTCTTGGGGAACTGTTCACGCCATGCCATAGCAACAGGCGTCAGCACCAGATGCAGATACTCATTGAGTTCAGTAGGTGTCATTAGCAATAGTCCTCCGAGCCGTCTTGATCTTCACGCGCCGCAGCTTCTTCGTCTAAGCGATCATAGTGCGCCTGACGGTCAGCTTCCATCTCGTCGGCAACACGCGCATCATTTTGATAGTCGAGAATCATATCTATCAGTTCTTCACGATCTGGCGCGTCTTGCTCAGGCGCCAAGTCGTCTAACAGGCCGAGACGCTCTGCTTCGTTGCACAGGTCGGTCAGTTGCATTGCATTCATTTGATCACGGTCAAGGCTCATAGCATTCTCCAAATAGAAAAGCCCCGCGACATGCAGGGCGTTGGTTGTTTACAGATAGACTTGCATTGCGTTCTTGCCGTCAGAGATAACAGCAAGCTGGCTCAGGCGATGGCGGAAGATAGCGTAAGGCATACCTTCTTCGCGTTTGCCGCGTGTAATCAGAGACACAACCTTGAAGTTCATGCGCGTCATACGACGTTTAAACGTCGCAGTGTTGAACAGACCACACACGTATTGAGCGATACACACGCGAGCCTCATAAGGCAGCGTCACACTGTATTCACTGCTCAGGTCAGACACGATGTTGAAGCGAGGCACGTCGGCCAGCAGTCTAGGCTGCTCAACTTCAATCGCCATGCTTTCAGGCTCGTCGTACTGATACTCACGAATCAGTGTCGCGTCGATAGGCGTCTTGTCTTTGAACACGATCTTAACGCGATCTTTATCGACAACATGCAACATGAGATCAGTCAGTGCATAGGCTTTTGCGCTGCCCTGCTCTTTGCCTGTAGTGTACAGCACGGTGATCTCACACTCGCAGAACGCTTCGAAGTGAGGGCGTTTAAGCAGAATCTCGCCGGTCGCCAGAGTAGTGTCGTTTGTTTTGATGAATGCAACCATGGTCATAGTCGTATCTCTCATTTGATTTGATAATGAGCGGCGCCGTAACGCCGCAGTTTGTTTAGTGCTTACAGCTTGATTTCAATCTCAACGCCTAAACGTTGTTTCAGGTGCGCTACGATTTCTTCTACAGTGAAGTCGTCGAGTGACTTCGTTTCTCTGTTAGCGATCTTGCGCACAGCGCTCGGCGTGTAGGCGAACTGCGTATGACGATCACGAAATGCTACAGGGATTGTCGTGTCGAGTGTATGATACATGCGATTGTTACGCATTGCACGAATAGACGCAGCGAGTTCAGGCGGCAGACGCTCCATGCCTACGTCGATAGTCTCACGGTCGATGCTGCTCCAGCTCAGTCTGGCCCAGTTTTGTTGCGTGTCAGACTGCAACAGGTCAACGTTAATGCGCGTCAGGTGGTACAAGTTATCAGAGCCATCGACAGATGCGATAACGCCGATGACGTTATCGATACGCTTGCGATTGAAGCCACGCATCAGAAATTGTTTGTCGTACAGATCAGCGACGCTCATGCGAAGAATCAGATATTGGTTTTTCATAGTCAAACCTCAGGCAGAAAGTAGAAATGGGGCCGAAGCCCCATAAGATTAACGCACGTCTTCGAGTTCGCCGTCAGTGTCAGGCAGCTTCTCCGCCAAGAAGCGACGCAGATCATCTTCATGGCCGATGATTGCAACTTCGGGATAGCCGTTCGGGCCGACAGTCTGCGTAACAGTCAGGCGCAGGTCATACGGCTTGAGCCAGTCGTTAGAAGACTCGCCATCTTCAAATACGATTTCAGTCGGCGATGCTACGTCTGCGATAAGGTCGAGTGTGATTTGTTTCTCTGACATGATATTGCCTCTTTCTTGATTGAGCGCGTCATTGCGCTAGAGATTACATAGTACGCCATTGAGCGCCTAAACTCAATGGCGATTTTGTCCAGATTTGTGCTGATTAGAGATACACGTTCAGGCGAGCGAGCAACGGGAAGTCGCTACCGTCTTGCTTAACGCCGTTGTCTTTCGACAGTTCGATAACATGTGAGGTGCGTTCTGTGATTTGCGCCACATACTTCTCTTTGTTGCGTCGATGCTGGTGAATGTCGGTCACTGAAATATCTTGATCGTGCAACACAAGCACCAGCTCTGTCAGGCTGATCATGCCGCCTTTATATTGAATCAGACGCTCGCGCACGTCATGGTTCAGACACAACATGTTCGGTTCGTTGCCGGATGCGTGGTTAGATACGCAGAAGCGAGGGGCAGCAGCCACATCTTCGGGGCACATAAGATATTGCTGTGCGCTTTCGGTCAATACGTCTTTAGGCAACACTGACGGTGGCATTGCGTGAACGTCGGTCAGTGGATCGAACTCAACACGCACGTTTGCTTCATCAACAGGCGTCAGGGTGATGTTGCGTACGGCGAATGCGTTACCTAACCCCGTGTTCGCATACACGATGAAGATTTCAGATTCCACCAGCTCCTGCACTTGCTTAGAAGCGATAGTGAATGAACCAGCAGCCAGAGAAGCGTAAGAGCGTTTAACAAAGAAAGTAGTGATGTGCATAGGCATGGTCGTGTCTCTCTATAGAAGTAAGAGAAGCGGGGCCGTAACCCCGCAGTCATTGTTAGTGTTTACAGCAGGTCGAGTTCTTCGATTGCGGCAGAGAGCTGGTCTAGGTCAACAGTGCTGAACGTATAGTCATTCATATCTGGGTAGCCTGCATAGTGCAGAACATAATTCTCGTCTTCGCCTGCTTCGTCAGTGTACGGCAGATCTAAGAAGAAGCCAAACTCGTCACTGACTTCATCTTCTTCGGCATCATAGCCAACAACCATAACAATCAAATCATCTTCGGCACCGTCAGTAACGATAACGCGAGCGTCGGTACGTTTCATTTTCGCGTTAAGCGTGTCAGCGAGTTCTTGCAACATCTGACGATCAGATTCAGTGAATACGCGACCAGCTTGTTTGACTTCGTTCATTGTATGCTCCTCAGCATTAGTTGTATGTGCTACGTCATGTAGCGTCTGCATATATTGTATCATAGGGCGCATATGCGTGTATATAGCTATTTTGTCCAGTTATTTGCAGACTTCGCAGATCGTAGGTCGATTCAATTTGAGCTGAGTCACAGTCACTTTTCAGGTCGATCAGACGTAAAAAAGGGCAGCCGAAGCCACCCTCTTTGTTTACGCTTTGGGACTCAGAATTGACTTGTCGATCATACCGAGCAGGTCAACGATATCGAACGTTGCACCAATCTTCTTCTGCTTGCCAGTAGCGCCGGTCTGAATTGTCCACGCTTTGTCTGTCAGGCGAATCGTATACATTTTGGTGCCTTTCGCCACAACAACACCATCAGACGTTGCGGAGACTTGCGACTTAGGCAAATTGTTTTGCAGGGTGTTGCGCAGCGCATTGAAATATTCTTCACGCGCCTGCAAAGGCTTGGCTGCAATCTTACGTGCGGTAACTTCTGCCAGTTCGTCCACCAGCGAGATATCAGATTTACCTGACGGTTGATACGAAGCTGCTTTGGTGACAGTGATCTTCGGCTCTGTCTTGAAGTTGATTGTCTGGGCTTTTTGCTTTTTAACCCAAGACATAAATGCTTTGGCCTGCGCCTCATCAGCAAACTGGAAGATTGCGCTGTTCGGCTGCTGGTGCTCATTAACGACACTACCTCCTACCGCAACTACACCGCGCTGCAAGAACGACTCAGCAGTCTGGTAGCCAGAAGAACCATCGTGGTCACTCGTAATAGAGTCTTTATTGCGACGGATTGTCAGTGACCATTCGTGGTCATTCTTCGGTTGTTTGAATTGCAGTTTAAGTGCGCCACCGGCAGCCGACTTAACGCTGACAAAATCAAACGTCGAAGAAGCGAGTTTTTCTTTCGAAACACGCTCAGGCTTGCCGATGTGATCACGCACAACACGCGTTGCACCTTCAGGTACTTTACCAGATTTAGGCAGCTTCGCAGTGGCAGCAAAAGTTTCGCCAGGCTTTCTCGCAGACAACCACTTGAACACTTTCGTTACGTTTGCAGCAGAGCCTAAATCGAAAGCAGCATCGCCAGCATCAGCTAAGTACCACTTAGGTTTGATACCGGTAGCTTTGAATGCAGCCACCAGCAGCCCGGCGCCGGTCTCGTGTCCGTTACCGTGAGACCCAAGACCCAGAAGCGTCGATTGTGTACCGACACCCTTGCGGAACATCAGTGAAGATGTAGTCTCATGGCCTTTAAAGACGCGGCGAATAATGATAGACGTGTTTTTGATAGAAGGGTTTTTAACTACACGGTCAATCACGCTCACGTCGTCAGTTGCAGGTGTAGCAGAACCTTTCTTCGGGTCAATCACTTTGTTGTCTACTGTGGTAGACTCAGGTGCGCCTGGGTTGTCGAGCTTAATCGGCTTCTCTGGCTTGTTGCCAGCAGTACGACGTGCGCGAATCTCTTTTGTCTCTTGAGCGCGAGCCGCCGCAACATCAGAATGACCAACTAACCACTTCTGAGGAACGCGAATCAGTTTCAACGCTTTGATAGAAGCAGTCAGGGTCTTAGCTACAGCAAATGCCCGAGCAGCAGTAATAGTTCTCTTACCGAGTGCAGACGCGGTGAACTTGATGATATCATCATCTTCACCGTCTTTCATCAGCTTGAGTAAACCGTCAAGGTGAGCAGTACGCAGTTCTTTGGCGCGACTGAATTTGTCGAGCACTGCGACGATTGAATGGCCCTTAGAGCCAAACATATATACGGCGGCATCTTTCTGCGCTTTTGAAGGTGCAGAGGTGGACGCAACGCCTTGAAGTTTTATCAAAGACATGTAAGTACTCCGAGTTCGGTTGTGTGTAATGACAGGGGAAAATTAGTGTTAGAATAAGAAAAGGGCCATCAGATAATCTCTGAAAGCCCTTTTATCGTTAAGCAAGTAGCAACCGGAATTGAAGCGTGTTGTCGCCCTCTATCTCATGCCAAATAGCTTGACCCACCAGCTCTTGGCCTTTGAAGAAAGAAACTACACTTGACGACTTCTGCTCAGAACGACAATCTTTGGTTGCTTCCAAGAATTGTTCGCACTGGACGTTTGTCGCCTTCCGCTCACTACAAGCGTTTACTTTATTATTGCACCAGTTCGAAGACCGTGCGTTATACTTCAACCGTAAGAGGCTACGTCCGCACATGTTATTCTCCAATAACGATATGTCAGCACTACTTGCCAACACATAGAAATTAGATAGCGGGCTAAGATTATTCTTAAAAGCCCGTGAAGTCTCTGAGGATGTATTCCATAAAGAACAAGTGGCGGAAGTGTTCGTGGAAAACGATTCTGTGGTTCTCTGCAAACTTACTGTGCGTAGAGCCGAGAGACCACAGTAGGTTATGTATTTGCGTCAGGAGTATATCAGGCTGTATACACAGGAACTCCTGCCCGATAGTGATAATCTCTGCGTGTAGCTTGTGGTAGTCTTCGTTTTCTTTGCACGACATGAGACTATCAATACTGATCGAAGATATGAGATTGGATTGATAGCTAACGTGTTTGCTTTCCAGATTGACGTAACTGCGGGCGCCATAATCAAGAATGTGGGCCCATAGATCTGGCGTCTGGTAGACAAGAGACAGCGCACTGTTCTTGAGTTCTGCTTGCCCAGGCTTCTGCTTCAACGTGTCGATGATATCCAGGACGCGCCCTGAAACTCTACCGAGAGAATCGTCACTGGCGTAGCGCAGATCGTGCATCAACACAATATGAGAGCTGGCAAATGAAAATTCTTTGTGGCTCACAGGAGGTTCATCAATACCGAAACAGATAAGTGTGTTTGGTAGACTGTTTGAGTTGAGCAATTGTTTGATGTAGGATTCAACGCTACGTTTTGAAAGGCCTATAATGACCACAGGTTTTGATTTACCGTAGTTCAGGCCGTTATTTTCCAGCGCTCGCGCCATATGGCACAGAGAGCGGACGTAAGCATCATATGATTCCATAACAGGAATACACAGAGTTTGTACACGAGACATATTAACCTCCGGGCATAACGCCCATACGTGGAGTTGATTAAGAGAGTTATTCTACGACAGTGCCGCGAACAACACATGGTGGTACCCAGCGTGATTTCAATTCACGCTCACCCTTTAGAGGGCCGTACCAGTAGCTATGGTGGTGCGCTCGTCGTATGTGAGCACGGCGACCATTTGATTCGTGAGACTTCACTTCGTTTTCGTAGGTACGAATTTCATTCAGTAGCTCTGTACCAACATTCCACTCACGAACATCACGAACAGGAATGATTTTGTAGCTATTACCGCTACGTCTAGGTTTGAGTGATTTGATTCCTCCTTTATAAATGTTGTCTACCTGCGAGGCGACAAATAGCAACACGTTAACTACAGGCTTCATGAGAGCCATAACAGCCTCATTGATCTCACTGCCGTTGTCTGAATTAATGTCAACACCAGTCGCGCCGTTAGCTCCTACAAGGTGCATGAACCAATCGAAACCATCAGATAGCTCCATATCTTTGGTAATGTCGAATATGATATAGAGCGACATTACTTGATTGCCTGTGCCGTCATTATACACGCCGAGGCAGGACAAGCTCAGGTGAGTTGCCTCTTGGTAGTTGACGTATGTTGCCCAGAACCCTTCAATATCAATTTCGTATTTGTGGCCGGTCGCGACATGTTTGTAGTCAAGTGTGAACACGCAATTGATCCACTGCGACCAATGAGGCAATTGGCGCAGTGTAGAAGTAGGCAGCACTTTAGGCGCATCGCCCTCAATCAGATGCGGCCACAGTTCTTTCTCAATCACAAACGATGCTTTCGTGAAAGACCAAACGTAATGCGTATAGGTCGCTGACGAAATAAACATTAACTGACGCGCTATGTCAGGATTGATCTCCGTAGGAATCATATTTGCCCAACGAACAAACTCTTCCATAGGGATTCCGAGTGCAGGGAGTTTGCCATTGTTCTTTTTCAGGTACGTAGTGAAATGATCAGTTATTTTTGATCGTGCTGCACCGCGAGAGGCAGACTCATGCAGGTAAGCCTCATGTACTTGGACGAATGTTGCTTTTTCAGACATAAAACCCTCAGACAAAAAAAAAATGGGGAGGCCATCCGGCTCTCCCCTGCCCAATTCGGGCTAGACTACACACAGCATTGTGTTCGGTTTGGTGATCAGTATTTACAGATTACGTTCATGAAGTAGTAGCGCATCAGGTCTGGATGCAGCATACAATTCTTTTTATGTTTGCGCAGCATCTGAATGACTTTGTGCAGGTCTTCATAGTGCATGAACATGAAGTCCCGACCAAAAGTATAAGTGGTCGCTGGCATCTCCTGAACTCGCTTCTCAAACTCAGGGTCGATTGCCATAGACACAAAGTTGTCTACAGTGATATTAGACTTCAGGTCGAAGTCACCACAAGCAAGTTGAGGCGTACACACCTCTAAGAAGTCTTTGAATTGCGTGTCTCGAACAATAGACAGGAGTTTCTCAATCGCAGGTTCACCATAGATAGTGATTTGCGTGTCGTTCGTATGTACGGTGCGACCCAGAGCTTCGAAGATACCTGCGAGAGAATTGGAGAGTCTATCCAGACTTATGTGGTACAAGCTCTCGGACAGCACGACAGGGAGTTGAGCAGGTGCTGTATGTCCCCGGAAATTCTGAATGCAATCGTAGGCAGTACCGACGACATTTGCAGGGATATCACGACGCAGAATAGCGTACAGTGCATCGTTAGCGCTGCGGTCAGTGACGTCCACGTAAAACAATGTTTTGCTCGCAGCATCAGGCTGTTTGGCCTGACGAGCATAACCGTGAATCAAGCCATGCAGTGCTTCGGTCGGCATGATATTAGTTTGGATCTTTTTCATAAGTCACTCCTGGCGCATTGCCTATCGAGTTGGGTTGTTTTGCTTGTGGCGCATTGCCTATCAAGCGAGAGAATGTGGGAGACTTGCTCCCACTCAGTATTTACAGTTTTACTACAGACGCATTGAAACGAACGATCTCTACGGTGTCAGCGTCACGCACTTCGACAACTGCAACGTATGGGTGCTCACCTTGCAGACCGCGAACAACCTGCATACCGACGATAGAACCGATGTTGCCAGCTTCGATATCAGCAACGCGTTCAATCGGATCGAAGTAGTCGGACAGTGCTTCGCCGTAGAACAGAGGTACTGCGTCAGGCGATGCGATAACGATCAAGCGGCAGTCAGAGTCAGTAGGTTCAGTTAACCCATCAGACAGACGCACAAGCTCGTCAACACTGACGGTCAGTTCGCCTTCGACGTTCGGCACGATTGTCTGACTAACAATCTCTTCACCAGTTTCTTCGACGGTCTCCGTCTTTTCCAGATTGACGATATCAGCAGTAAAGATTTGAGTACGCATTGGTTCTCCTTATACGAGGAAAGGGAGAGCCGAAGCCCTCCCGAATTTATTACTCGTCGTCACCGTCATCAGAAGACTTCGCAGACTTACTGATAGACGCTTTCAACATTTCTTTGCCCTTCGCAGACTGTACGAACTTGAAGCACCACAGACGCAGACCTGCAGGTTTGACTTTCAGTTTCTTACAGACAGCGACAACTTGTTCCTTGCTGCCGTTGATAAGAGTACGGAAATCATCCCAGTCCATCTTGACTTCGGACGCAAGAGGACACGGCGCCTTGATCTTGAAGTTCTTACGAGTACCGTTGATCAGACCGAGAACTTTCAGATAGTGCCACGTATCGAACACTGGGTCGAAGCCGCGCGCTTCACCATTACCGTCAGCTTCCCACAGACGCAACCAAGTGCTCTGGTTCGGGATGCCGCCCATCTTGTTCTTGATGGTCTTAGCAGCAATGAAGCGATAGCGGTCAGTACCACCTTCGACAGTAACAGACTTCTCTCCGACAACGCCAGGCGCATCTTTGAGTTTCGGCCAACCTTCTGGCACTGCGCGAGAAGCCAGACGAACACGCACGTCACTGTTATGTGATACGAAACCGTTAGTGATAACCACAGAGGTTTCTTCGACGTTAACGTCCCAGAACTCAACAGGCTTGTCGAGAGCTTTGAGCGTGAACGGCACAGGCACAATCGAGTTGTCGAAGTTGAACCAGTCTTCAACGTAAGCGAGTTGAGTCATCAGCAGATCGTACAGGTCATCGTAGCCTGCAATCTGCTTGTGCAGAATCAGGTCGAGTGCCTGAGCGAAGTCATTCTCTGGCGCCAGATAGATTTTATCCTGACCAGTCTGCAACTGATAGTCCAGAACGTAGCGAGTCAGTTCAGGGAACACGTCAGCGATAACAGACAGCATCTGCGTTTGACGTTGACGGCTGGTGGCTTCGAACGACAGACCAACAAACTCACCGTCAGCGTATTGCTCTACTGCTTGCGTCAGTTCATACTTGTTCAGGCCAGGCATGTGAATGCCTTTGCTGTCTGCACAAGCGAGTACGCCAATATCCAACAACGCGTTCACACACTTCTTATACATCTCAGGATGATCAGCACCACCGATCGTAGAAAGTGTTAGTATGTTGGCCGCATATGTCGTATCACCGTGAGTAGTCAGTGAGATTTGGCGACTTGTAGCAACGGAACTACCCAATACCCAACGAACATACGCAGACGCACGGTCAAACGCATCAGGCACGTTCTGTTTCAGCTCTTTCACTGGAGGCACACGCAGACCCGCATACTGACCTTTCTTATCAGGCCACTTAGCGAGCTGGTCAAGTGTGTTCCACTCAGGACGCAGAACCATCATACCTTCTGCTGTCCAGTCGTACATGAACGTGAATTGGCGGTGCTCTGCGCTGCCGATGTATGTGTGGCCACCAGCATTCATTTCGATTGGGAACGGAGCGTCATCAACTTTCCACGCACCCTGAATCTTCTGATAACCGTCGAACGATTCAACACGAACTTCGGTGCCAGCTTCCATCAGCTCTTTGATCTGCGGCGCAGTCAACACGCCGTGGTCGGTACGAATCAGAGTGTCTCGGTCGAAGCAGTAGAACTTCAACGCATCACCGCCAGGCTCATATTCGGGTGAGCCGAACATTACAGCAGGCTTCTGACGCAACTGGTTAACGCCAACGATGGTCATCATCTTACGACGCATACCACCACGGAAACGTTTGATGCCGTCAGAGAACATACGCGCTTGCAGTGCCATTGCTTTTGAACCGTCATCGTCATCTACCTGATCAGGCAGCATTGCCGGATAGGAGTCAACGATAACAGCCGCTTGCATGTGGCCATCAGCAGCAGGAACTTTGAATTGGTTGTTACGACTGAACCACTTCTTGTCGTACTTACCGGCCAGCTTCTTCGCGTTCTCTTTGTTGTTCTCAAAGAGATAATACGCGGAGCCGTCTTTCTCAACGATCTTGTCAGGCAGACGACGACGCAGCATCGACATATAATCGAAGAAGCGCTCACCGTTGTCTGGTGCGTAGTAACGAATCTTAGGCTTGATAATCCACGAGCCGTCTTCGTCACGCACACCGAAGATTGTTTTCGGATCGACTTTAACACCGAACGTTTTGAGCTGACCAGCAACGTATTCAGCATCGGTCGAACCTTCGTAGTCGAACACTACGCTAATGCCAGAGTATTTCAGACGAATCAGACTCGCCATGATACTCATGGTCATGGTTGACTTACACGACTGCTCACCGCCGCTGAACGTGTACCAACCGCCAGGTACGATACCGCCGTCAAGGTACATATCAAGCGCGAGCACACCAGTAGAGATGCGAGGTGCGTGTCGTGCTGCATCGGCAGAACTTACTTTCGTTTTCTTTTCGATGCCGTCGAGCACGTCATCCATCATGCTGCCGAGGTCAAAGCCTAATACTTCAACGCCACCGATATCATCAGAGGCGACTGCTTTGTCCTTCGACTTAGAGGCTTTGACTTTAGCTTTCTTCTCAGCTTTTTTCTCAGCCTTGTTGTTCGTTTTTGCCATTGTTGGATAGTCCAGATTAGAGAGAAGAAAGGGCGGCGTTAGCCACCCTGTTTCAGATTACTTCTTTTTCTTTTTCTTCTTCTTCGGAGCGTCGTCGTCATCGTCATCAGAAGACTTTTTCTTTTTCTTCTTATCGGATGATTTCACCTTGTCAGAAGATTTCTTTTTCTTCTTCTTAGGTGCGTCGTCTTCGTCGTCTTCGTCGTCATCATCTGACTTCTTGGACTTCTTAGACTTAACCTTCGAGGACTTTTTGTCCTTCGAAGATTTCTTTTTCTTGGACGGACGATCATCTTCATCGTCTTCGTCGTCATCATCGTCTTCGTCATCGTCTAACAGCTTACGAGACTTGGACGCTTTTGACTTCTTGGACTTGCGACGATCATCTTCATCGTCATCTTCGTCCTCGTCGTCATCATCGTCGTCATCGCTACGACGTTTTTTCTTGTCTGCTTTGCCGCCTTTCTTTTTGCGGCCGAGAGACATATCATCATCGCCGTCGTCTTCGTCGTCATCACCGTCATCATCGTTGGTGTTAACGCCGATAACGTCCATCTTCTTGAAGTCAGCCAAAGCAGCAGCTTCATCAAGACGACCGAGCATGTCGTAGATTTCGTTCCAGTTGTCAAAGTCCCAGGTCAGGTACTCTTTCTCTTCCTTCGTCAGTGGTGTGTGATCACCACGTTCGATTGTGTAACGCTCGGCCGGAGATTTTTTCGGGTTGTATTTGATTTCAATATCACAACCGTACTTGTCATCGTTGACCTGGAACGCTTGCTTCGACTTCTTACCTGACTTCTTATCTTTGACTGTGTGAATGTTACGTTCACCCAGTTCGCGGATTTTGCCAGCCAGAGAGTTCGACAGAGGAATACACATAACAGGAGTCCAAGACTCGCTGCCCATTTCTTTCTTGCCGGTCTTCTGCTCTTGCTTAGTGAGCTTCGGCATTTTACGCGGCGCAGCAGCCTGCTCGTCACGAATGATCGCTTGCGCATACCACTTATAGTCGTACTGCGCTGGCGCACCAGACTCGTCGTTACCGTGAGCAATACCGCAGTACGGACACTTCATGCCGTTCAGAGGTTTGTTCTGATTGTCAGGGTCGAAGCTAACGCACATGCGCGGGATTTTGATCTCTTTGTCTTTGTCTTTCCCGCCCATGATCTTGATCCAGTGCTTCTTGATTGGAAGCAGGTCAAGATTCAGCAGACGAATTGAAACCCAGTTGCCGTTTGCTTTCTTCGAAAGAGGGAAGATTTCAAAGATTTCCGACTCGCGCAAACTATCGCGTTTGCTGTTGTCTTGAATGTCACCAAATCCACGTGCCATTGTTGTTCCTCAATATTGAGTTCGCTCTTGTGTGAGCAATGTTTACAGTTTTAGGCTAGCCCTTGAGCTTGCATATGTCTACGCATCAGATCAAGTTCGAACTTATCGAACTCCTCACCCACGTCCATCGTTAGACGAGCAACGCCGAGAGGGTCTACGCGCTTAATAAGCAGTCTCAGTTTTTCAGTACGTCTTTCACTATCTACGTGATCTTCTAAGTGATGATGGTCACTCACTTTTTGATGTAGGGACGCGTCCGCACCTTCATCAGATTCGTTCGCAGGAGTATCGAGACTTACCGAGAAATTCAGAGAAGTAGTGTCTTCACCTGTAGCCAGTTTCTTACGTTGAGTCTGGGGAATAGTGTACGCGATGCCGTATTCATGCTCGCTACTACTACAGGTCTGGGCGTTCAAGATCCACCACTTCGTATAACTCACAATCGCACCGCGCGACGAGTCATACTTGTTGATAGCCACGATGACGTTACGCAGGAAGTTCTGGCGCACGTCTTTGCTGTCGTACAGCTTGCCGCGGTTCGTATCAACATAAAATTTTGTTTGCTTGCTGCATAGTCTATAGAAGTCAGCAACTACCGAGTGGAAGTATTCCATAAACTGCGGCAGCAAATCGTTCAGGCGACACAGCGCGACGAACAGTTTGGAGCGAGACTCTGCGCCAAACATTTTCACGTACACGTTCAGGCGCTTCGAATACGCGTCACGACGAATCGGATCTTGCGTACTGATAAATGCCCGATACAAATCGACGTAAGCCGCGTAGTACCGTTTAATTACATTTTCCAGGAAGACATAAATGAAGTTACGCTCCATTTTGAGTTCCTGAATATAAATCATTTTTTGATCGCGAGGCACAGAGAGCGCTTTAATCAGAAGACTAATAGCACGGTCGCGCGTTTCTGCGTTGTACGGCTTGCGCTTCTTATTCGACGTAATCATGTTCAACAGATAGGTCAGTTGCACATCAAATACGTTGGTGTTCTCAACAATCTCACGGAGGCAGTCATGAAGCATGGTGTCCATGACGCTTTCTATCTGACCGCCTGTGAGATTCGACTTATTGTTCATGGTCAAATACACCTGTTAGTTGCTTTGACTCTTATTTACAGATTCCTAGATCTTTGTCAGGCTATCGTGCTGATTTTGGATATCGGTAGCTGTAAGCTCTTTGTCTTCGATAGGCTTGCGCTGGCCTAGATCCGCAGGCTTTGTAATCTTGCGTTCAGCGGCAGCTTCTTCTTCACGCTCGATACGATCCTTCTCTTTTTCTTCAACCTCTTCCTTAGGAGTGTCTATGCCATACTCGTCTGCGATACGCTTTTGCTCTTGCAATTCGAGCGCACGTTGCTGACCATCAGTAGGTGCCAGCTCTTGTGCTCGTGCGTCTGCCTCGTTTTGACGGTCAACACGGATTTCATGCGAGAGACTAACTAACATTTCCATCGGATTTTCTCCAGAATGACAAAAGCGGCAGCACAGGGCCACCGCTAGAATTTAGCTACGCTTCTCCAGCACTTTGCGGTCTTCTTCAATGAAGCGCAAAGTGATTGGCGGACGGCCTGGGTGCTGAATGATCTGATTGAGATATTCAGCCTGACTGTCTTTCGCGTGTTTAAGTAACGTGACGTGCGGTCTGTACGGAGAGTGCGCAAACTTAGCAGCACCACATGCGTGAATGCGAGCGTGTTCGCGTTGCAGGTCAGGCGATTCGAGTACGAGCACCAGAATCTTATCTTGGCCTTCACCAAACAGTTCAGCAGAGTTAACGACAGCGAAGAACTCGCCAGCATCGTTTTGCTCCGCTTTAACGTCAGGGTTAGATTCGTCGTAGGCCAGCGTAACGTGCAGTTCATCAGGTACGTCGTCGCTGTCACGGTCGATGCCAATAGCAGCACCGAGTTTCAGCAGCATCTCCTCTGAATCATAATCAGGGAAGACGCGCCACAGCCCGCCTTTAACCATTTTGAGTTTCCTCTTTAGGTAAGTGGAATGCACCTGCCATTTGCATCTCACCGCACTTATCACAATGGAACATGCCGATGGGCTTACCGTACAGCAACTCAGGATGACCTTTGCACACGAAATCCTGATTGCGATAGATACGCAACAGAGCTCCGTTGACTTTGTGGTCTGCTGTAATGAAGTTACCAGTCAGGTGGCAGTCGAGGTCACGAGCACGAGCCTGATACAGTGCCACAACTTTACGCACAGCTTCATCGAGACCATCAGCATCGTAGTCGCGTGATTCACCTTCAGCCAGCTCAACTTCCATAACCAGAATGTCCAGCACAACGATAGGCGATTGCTCACCTTCCGGCAGGATGTTAGAGTAGCTGAGTTGGTGCTTCACGTCTTCGAACGGAGCGACCGTAGGGATCTGAGATGCACTGCTACTGCCTGTCATTACGTTCAGGCGAAATTCTTCGTAGACAGCGCTGCCAAAGTCTTCCCACTCGTTTTGCTTTTCAAACAGAATAACATCAGACATTTAATGCTCCAAGTAAATTTTCAATAACGAAATCCTGGGCCGGGAAGTCCACGTTGCGCTGCACACGAACCAGCATGGTCTTCAACTCTCCGTTATACCCAACAAGACGCGTGATGGTGTGACAATTAAAATCAAGCGCGTGTTTCTGAATACGCTCCATAGCTTCATGAAGCGCCTGAATGTGACGCATATCAGGATACGCGTCAGCAGGAACGAATGCAATATCGAAGACATACTTTTCAGTGTAACGATATATGCTGCGGTACATAAAGTCGTCAGCGCTTGCGTAGATATCCGGAATCAGTTCAAAACCAGAATCACTGTCGTCGGTGGAAGCTGTAAGGCCTAGACCAGCAGCAACACTTTTCGCAATGTCTTCCCACTTCGCCTGATTCTCGAACATAGGACCCATCTCAGGGATTGGTTCAAACTCCTCCTCGTCGTCATCCAGAGGCAAGTCTTCGAAAGTCGTATGCTCACCAGTAGCAGCAAACTTAGGCTTGCGAAAAGAGTCACGCGTTATTGGCCACGCAGCGTAAATCACATTACGACACTCAGCCACCAGCGGGAAGACAACAGACAGGCCGTAGTCACGCAGCGACACATGAATGTCCAGCGTATCGCTATGCGTCTGCAACATCGCTTCCATCAGATGATTGACCAGAACGTTATGCGTAGTCGTAAACGCCAATGGGCTCTCGTTGTGGATGTTCGTAGGCAGATCGAATGCCGGTGCAGGGTCAGGCAGCCACACATCCGTTTGTTCACGCGCATACTGGTCAAGACAGACCATGTACAGGAACGCGCTCACTTGATCAGCCGTGTACTTGAGGAAACGCGAGGCGAACTCTTTCTCATGCTCGCCAGCAAGTCGCTCAGGCACAGAAGGTACTGGAGTTCCATGAGGGGATGTGTACGGTCTGCCTTTTGCTATGTCTTCGCGGCACTGCGAAACATAGTAGCCGAAGATAGAACGAAAGCGATAGAGAATGCCCTGAATCGGAAACTCCAAATCAGTGCGACTGATCGCATTGTCGAAAGCCAGTTCAATGCTTTCAGCTAACGAGTGCAGCCTACGCTCATTGATAGGTTGATTGTACGGCGCAGCAGGAGGCACAGTACAGAGAGAATTGCCGAATTGAATGTGGACCATGTTCTCCGCATAGAAGCGACAATGGTCCAGAGCGGCCACAAGGCCAACGAGATTGTTCATCATGATCACTCGTCTAATGTGCAGTCACATGGCTTATTGATGTTTTCTGCAAAAGGTGAAGGTTCAGATACTTTCCCGCATTTAACGCAGGTGCGCACCCAACCCATCGGAGTTAAACGCGCAGCGCTTAACGTATCGTCCTCTTCTATCTCAAGTTGAGGAGCAGAGCTGGCGTTGTAGCTGATTCGAGAGCTACGACGTCCACAACCGGCACATGCCATTAGGCACTCACCGTTCTCAACACAACGCCTGGCATATCAACCACGGAAGGTTCGATGCCAGTGATAATGATCTTATCGATCTGATCATCAGTCATGCCATGAGAACGAAGGCTCGGTCGCATCCAGTCAGGCACAGAGCACGGTTCAAACTCTTTGGCTGGTGGCTGATCGGCAATCAGCTTATGCCACTGTTCGACGAAACGCAGAATCGAACCAGCTTCATTCTCCGCACAATCAAACGTCGGCTGAATGCCTACAGGTGTTGCAGCCATTGCGTCGAACGACTCTTTGCAGGTCTTACTGATTTCACGCAGCAGCATGTTCTGCATGACCTGACCGAATGCGCTTTCTTCTGCGTGACCGTGAACGATATGAGGACCGAAGCTCAAAGACACTGAGTACGGTTCGCTCGGATCAAATTTCCGCTTCTGCATCTTCGCCTCCGACTTGCAAACGTGCTGGTACGCTAATGATAGGACCTGCGAACATGTCGATGTGACGCTGCATGATATCGTCAACCTTCGACGCTGCACCAGCAGGTACTTCGATCAACATCTCACCGCAGTTCTCTACCACAGTGCAACCGGCAGCGATAAGCTCACCATTGAGTTCTGCTACGCGACGGTGCATCTCCTGAATCGAATGCACAATCGGATAGTTTGGGATAACACCTGGAGCTGGATTGTTAAAGAACATCGAGATTAATCTCCGTTACGTTTGACTTGATCAGCTAAGGCCATCAGGTGCTTACACAGACCCGGTGCGTGACCTGGGTTAGTGAAGTCTGGTGGCTCGCCATTGCCATAAATGATTCGCGCACAGCCGTGTTCGGCGTTCGCATACTCCCACATGAAAACATAGTTCTCACATGGACAACTGACCAGCACTCGCTTTTGTTTTGAAATAGGCTTGAACGGGTCATCCAGACCGATGATCATCGGCTTGTGAATGCGCACTGTTTTATTAGGGCGCAGTGGATCTTTGTGTCGAACGTTTGCCATAATCATCGGCAGACCTTTGTTAGTCTTACCGCGTTTGACACCGTTAACATAACACTCCATCGCATTCTCTTTCATCAGGCGGGGAGTCGAGCGCATCAGCGCAGTAAGCGACAGACCCTTTTCCATCAGAGGAGTTTTCGGTGGCTGAGGCACAACTTGCGGTTTGAAGGGCTGCAATTGAATTGCGCGTTTCTCACCTTTAGTCATACGTCGAGACTTAGCAGAGGCAGCACTGATTGTCTTCACTGCTTGAGCGAGCTTGCCACGCTTCGCTTGCTTGTGTGCCTTAGTCCGAGTCTCGGCCTCTTTGGCGGCTTTCGACTTCTTCGGTTTCTTGGCGAGTGATTTGTACGCCATAGTCAACTCCATTAAGCAAGTACATTCGCGGCTTACGGATCTGAGTAAGCTGAGTCAGGTTTCGAATGTCATATTGACGACGATAGGCGAAGTCAGGATCATCCTGAGTGAAATAGCGAGCCATCAGCGGTTGGAAGTCTCCGCTCTTGTCTGCAATCACAGGCAGCAAATCGAAATGCAACGCTGTACGAGTGAACGCACGTAATAACCAACGCGAGTTCACCTCACAGTTTGGATCTTGCAGCGCAGTAAAGAAGCTGGTAGGCTTCATCTGGAGACAGGCTTTATTCATCACCAGAAAGTTATTGCTCTGCTCGATTGTTGCAGCAACGACAGGATAGATCATACGCTTCACGCACATGTAGCGAATTGCGATCAGAACTTCAATCATCGCATCATGCGTCTTTGGCACATCAACGGGATCGCTATTCGATGTCCTCATCATCAGTGCTTTCAGCATCTGCATCCCCGTCATCACTTTCGGGTTCGTCTGCGTCAGGGTCTTCTGCGTCTTCGTTGTCTGCATCTCCAGCGTCGTCAGATTTCTTTCCACCTTTCTTAGCTTTAGACTTTCCATCGGAATCGTCTCCAGAGTCATCGGAAGAGTCATCTGTATCATCGTCGCCTCCATCTGAATCAGTGTCGGTATCAATGTCAGTATCGTCTTCTTCGGGTTTGTCATCGCCCTTTTTCTTGGCGCCTTTCTTACCCTTTACAGAATCCCCGCCACCAGCTTTCTGCGCCAGTTTCTCTTTGTCTTTCGCTTCTTCCGTGAGACGCAGTTTCTTTTCGAGACTTGCGTAATCAGACACGTCAACGCGCCCTGTGTTAGACTCAGGACTTGATACCTTGCTGCGGTTCTTGTCTGTAGAGTCTTGGCTCAGGCTTACATAAATTTCCATGTTACACCTCAAGTGTATCGTGAGTTGGGTTCTTTACCGTCAAGAATATCAATCAGGACATTCGCTCTGTAATCGAGTAACAGTCTCTGGCTTTCGATATTCCTGTCTTGATTATTGACCAGTTCTTCCAGACGTCTAATGCGACGTTGAATCTCTGGCGTTGGGTGCTTGCGACTGAGTAGAGCCATCTTGACAACCAATTGCTCTCTCATGGTCAAGGCTGATCGAAGATTCTCGCACGACTGACTGAACAGCATCAGCATCACCAGATACTTTCTCGACACAACTTGATCAGGGGATTTCACCCTAGAGAGAACGACGTCAACGCAGCGAGGCACAATATAACCTAGCTGCTCAGTGCGATGGACAGACTCCTTAAGTCGGCGCAGTGATCGTTCATAATCTTTTTGTATGCTCATAGCTCAAATGTTTTTACGATATGCTTCGGACGTTGAGACTTCGGCTTCTTGTCCGGCAGCAGACCTTGTTGTTGAGTTTTCCGTCCTGTGCTTACAATCTCCATATAAGTCAGGTCGGGGTTGGCCATGATTCGCTGCTCTAACTTCTTCATGAAGTCAATCATGTGTGATTGAATAAAGCAATAGTCAACAAAAGGGCATGTATCATATCCGTGGAACTCGTCCCAATAATACTCGGCGCTCTTGCATGGCTTACGTTTGATAGCTGGCAGCAGGTCACCCGTACGCGCCGATTTTACCGCAGCGTCCCATGCGCGTATCTGTTCCATCATAAAGTCTTTCGCACGTTTCGACTCTGCCTCGTCAAACACAAAGGTCTTTTCGACAAACTTCTTCGGGTTGTCGCGTGGCACGTAAACGAGGGTATAGTCCACGATGTTATAGCCGTAACGTTTTTTCAGCAGGTACGCGTATGTTGCGATCTGAAAGCGATGGTACTTAACGAAGAATGTTCCGTCAGCGGCTTTCGTCACCATGGTAGACTTCAAATCGATCAGGCTGTATGTGCCGTCAAGATTATCAATCAGCCCATCGACGTAACCCTTGAGTGACTTATACAGGACTTTGAGTTCTGCGTATGCCATGGGTTTGTCACACGTCGGACAGCGATTGTTCGTGCTTCGAGTTCGCGTGTACTTGCCCTTCTTATATTTACCGTCAACCATTTTACCTTTGGTCTTTGGGTATTCAGGGCATTTCTCGTTCGTACATTTCCAGTGACCAACCATCTGACCACTGTGCCCCAGAGCATTCTGCAACGATTCGTGCATCCCTGTCCCTGCTTTCGCAAAGATGTTCAACAACGTACCGGACTCACCAGTCATGCAGTTGTTATGCTTCTGATAAATCAGTTTGGCAGTTTCTTGAATCGCACAGATGGGAAACATTGAAGGGCTGACGCGTTTCTTCGGCCAGCGCTTCTCTTGATTCTTTACGTCAAGGGCAGCATCGATCATTTTGCCGATGCGTGACATTACGCGAGTGTCATTGACTCGCGCTGGTACGTTTGCGAACGTTCTCATAGTCATCCTCGCTTACGGCAATCATGCCTTTGAAAAATACGAACTTGTAGTAGCGAGTACCAAACAGGTATGAACGCACTTCTACACCTTCTTCCTTGGTTGCGTACATCAGGCGAAGACTCTTGGTCAGTGCTTCAACGTCAGTGTCAACAGGCAGCGACAGGCCAATCATATCGCCCTGCGTATTGAACGCACCTAAAGTCTGAGGTTCAACTCGTATCAAGTCACATAGCTGTAACCAGTGCTTATCGTAAAAGCGCCGTACAGCGGTATGCACGTAGCGATGTGGATTACCCATTCTAGTTATTCCTTTATCTGTAAATATGCTTATATGCGTAAATTACGAAATGAATAGAGGATGGTATGGCAGAAGATGTCCATCAGATAATACTTGACGAGATCGGCAAATTGCCGGGCGACAAGAAATATAACGGCGACACTGTTATGGTGTGCTGTCCTTTCCACAGCGACAAGACCCCTAGTTGTGGTATTTACACTTCTGTAGGGATGGAAATCCCGTTAGGATTCTTCCACTGCTTTGGCTGTGGTGAGAAAGGCGGTTGGAATAAATTAGCGGCACACGCGAGACTGCAAGAGATTAAAGGCTGGGCGTTGAAAGACGCTGGCACAAACTCACTTAGTGCGCTACTCAAAACGTATGAACAGATTGGTTCGAAGATTGGTACTTATCCTTCTGTCGGTCTGTTGATGAAAGCTCTCGGTCGTAAGTCTTACATGGAGTGGCCGCTCGATGTTGAGTGGCGTGGATATCCGGGTGCGCTTGTTCGTGCTGCTGGTGGTCTGCTTAATGCACAGCACACAGGTACGAACGTTTGCTTCTTCCCATGCAAGCACGGTACGAAATACATAGGTGGGATTGCAGCTTATCTGCGTAAGCAAATGAACGGCACCAGCTATGTGAACTCGCAAGGTGATTGGGCAAAAGATAAAGGTCTGTTCCCGTTACCTCTTGTGAAAGAGTGTTTGAAGAAATACAAGTTGCGTTACATCGTACTCGTCGAAGGTCCTCGTGATGCGCTTGCTCTTTTATCTTATGGCATACCTGCACTGGCTGTTCTTGGTGCAGAGCAGTTCGGTGAAACGAAACGTAGAACGATTGAGATGCTGGGCGTGAGTGTTGTCTATACGATGACAGACAACGATGGCGGCGGTAAGTTACTGCGTGGGAAAATCAAAGAGGAGTTCGAGCGCAACTCACCAGTACCTGTCAAGCACTTCAAGTTACCTCGTGATTTTGATGAAGACGGTAAGCTGATTAAGCTCGACCCTGATAATGCGCCATTCGAGTTAATCAAAGAAGTTCGAATGACACTGCGAGACATTCACGGTAAGAAATGTATCATGCCAGCAAAAGCGTTAGGCTGGAATCGTCCTAAAGCAATAGAGAAGAAAGGAAAGTAGAATGGCTTTGAAGTTCAGGAAGCAGTACAAGCAACACACGCTCGATGATTTACGCAGTCGCAGTATTCGTCGTATGCAGCGTCTAATCAATCGTATCAAAGTTGAACCGCGATTGATTAAGCCAGGCGAAGCATCAGCGTTCCTTGTTCGACTGAGACAACAGCAGCAGTAATAAAAATGGGAGACTCCTTTCGGGGCCTCCCATTTTTTTTTGTCTTGAGCCAGCAATTACGCGTCGTCGAGGGCCTGAACGATCAGGTCAACGATTGCAGGACGAGTGATGTGTTCACGCAGAATTTTCAGCTCGGCAACTGGCAGATTGATACCGCGAGACAGGAACTCACGAACCAGATTGTCGTCTGATTCTTCGCTGTCAGCTGCGGCGCGCAGAATGAATGCGTTAACGAACTGGTTTTCAGAATGCTGTTCAGCACCTTCGAAGTGGATCTCTTTCTTACGAGCACCGCCGCCCAGATCGATTTCAGCCAGCTCACCTTCGTTCTCCAACAGATCAGCAGCGATAGACGCGTTCATCTTATTCAGGTTACGCATCTCAGCTTGCGCCAGAGAACTTGTACGCAGATATTCTTCCGCGCTCTTAGTGTCGATGATCACCAGCTGGTTCATACGCAGCGCACGACGCAGGTGAGTAGATTGCAGCAGGCTTGCTTTGGTTGCTTGCTGAGTCAGATCGACAGGGATGAAGGTTGCAGGTACAACAACAGCAACAGGCTGGCCCAGATCGTCTTTCGCGCTGAACGCTACGTTACCGCGAGGCTCAGTACGGTTTGCAACATACATAGGAGCTACAACGTCATCGCCGTAACGTTCGTTGTAAGTTGCGAGAGTGATCGGCTTAACAGTGGTGTTGCTATTCTTTTTCGTACTCATGGTAATTCTCCGAATTTCAGTTCTATTAGGGGCCGAAGCCCCTATAAAGGATTAAGCTGTAGCGACAGCCAAAGTGTCAGTGAAGTCAACGTAGCCCGCATGTTTAACAGTCAGCGTGGCTTGCCCCTCGACCAGAGCACCTGACAGAGTAATGATGAACTCGCCAGTGCTCGCGTCTGCTACAGCATCACCGGTAACACTACCCTGAGTCAGAGACACAGTGGAACCTGGGGTTGCTAAACCTGTAGCAGTATCTTCGCCAGCTTTCAGATCAGCGTCAAGCTCACCGCGAGCCTGTACTGCCTGAGTAACTTCGAAGGAAGCTGTCAGATATTGAGCGCGAGACAGTTCGATAGTAACTGGGCCCGGCACAACATTTGTGAAGCCGTCAACAGAGAACGCACCCTGCGGGTTTGAAGACGCAGTTTTGGTTTCACCGTTCATGGTCACTTTGACAGTCGTGCTTGCAGCGGTATTACCAACAACCGCTGTTTGTCCATCAACTGCTTGCTCCAGAGTAGGAGCAGCGAACTCTTCCAGAATCGTGAACGACGTTGAACCATCTTCGTAGAACGCAGAGGTAACGTTAACAACGCCCGTTGCACCGATACCAGCTTTCGCATCAACACCAGCGATGTTGAAAGTACCCGCACCCAGATTGACTGTACCTTCGTACACGCCCGCCTGAACAGTTACGGTGACAGCGATATCATTCGCTTCTGGATTCAGTCCAGCGATAGTACCAGACACAACGGTACGAGTCTCACCGAACGCATCTGCATCGTCAACAGCGATAGCGCCGAACTGGAGTTTAGTTGGTTGCATTGTCGCAGTTGCTTCATCGTAGCCGTCAATCTCAACAGCACGAATAGACACAGCGCCTTTGATTGCACCAACAGTTGCAGTCCAGTTGCCCTGAGCATCAGCAGTAACGAACTGGTTAGACTGACCGTCGATCAGGATTTCGACTTCACCGTTAGGGTTTGCTTTACCTGCCAGAGAGGTAGACAGGAAAGCAGCGCTGTTAATCTGCGCAATGCCCGGAACGCTATCGACAACTACAGCAACCTGTTTAATCAGATAGCCAGCAGCGTCGATGGCCAGATGAATAGTGTCGAACGGCAGTGGGTCAACGTTGATAGAGAACGCACCCTGATCATCAGCCTGACCAGTGAATGCTTTGCTCGCAACAGTTACAACGATATTAGCATTCGCAACAGTCGATCCCGAAACAGTAGTCTCGTTAAAGACAGCGTGTACAGTCGGTTCAGGCATTGGTTGCAGCGGCTGTTCACCAGCTTCGTAGTTGTAACGAGCAGGTGTGAAACCGTCAGCAGTGACAGTGATAGAAAACGCACCCTGTTTCAGACCAGATACGTCAACAGTGAATACGCCAGCACCGTTTGAAGTACCTGTCCAGACGTTACCGTTCTGTTCAACGATCACAGTCGCGTTCGGAATGGTTGTACCGTCAACAGACAGTGCACCAGCGACAGGCGGTTGAGACAGAGTAGGCTGAGAAATACCTTTGCCTGGTTGTGGCATATCGTCAGGGTTCAGCAGCACAACGCGCTGCAAATCGATCAGAGATTTCAGTTGACTACAGGCCAGCAGATTTTCTAATGGCGCTTGCTGCGTCAGGTCAACAGCGTTCGGAGTCGCAGGGATGATGACGTCCTTCATTTTGAAGTTGTCACCCGGACACTGGAAAGAGATTTGACCCAGCGGTTGGGTTTGGTTCTTCACCAGCATCTGAGGCTCGCTCAGGATGTTGCGCTTAATGATAGCGCGATACTGATCGAGAGAGATAAAATCACTCATTGGAGTCTCCAGATTGTTTAAGGTTTTGCAGCGACTGGCAGAACGTCTGATACTTACGAGGCGTTAACCGCAGTGCCATACCTAAATTAAAGTCAGAATTGGTTATCTTGCCCACCATCTTAGCAAATCGTTCTTCGTCGTCGAGATACGCCAGCATCCACGGACGGTAATCATTGAACGTCTGCACCAGATAGTTATGGACTTGATCGACAATGCGACTGCGGCCTTCTACGTACTCAAAAGACCTATCGCAATCAGAATCATCAATCCCGGCAATAAACATAGTAAGACAGATAGCAGTACGGGTACGATTTTGTGCGCGTCGAATCGTATTGTCCAACTGCTTTTGATCCATCTCCTTGAGTTCCGGGAAGAGGCCACGTTTGTAATAAGCGATCTCCCTGTTAGAGATTGAACGGTCAGCAGCTTCTTTGCGGTCAAGCGCCATACATCCAGTAGGCGTTTCGCGTGTGCAATACTGACAGGTGGTAATCGGACACTGTCCGCGAAAACGAAACGGTTGAGGCTTGTCTTCCATTTCAGGACAGTGAATGATTGGACGCATGTCCGTCACAACGCGAATAGGAACTGCTTTAGATTTTGCTTTCTTTGTTTTCTTTGCCGCAGCAGGCTTCTTCTCTTTCGACGCCTTAACTTTGACTTCTCGTTCTTTCTTCAACTTCGCCATTTCTATATCCCACAAGCCACGTTAACCAAGTAAGGATATTTACAGATTACTCGGCTACATATGCGGGGAAACCAATGGAGACCGAGTACAGCACGCCGTTTGGAATTTCGTTCACCGACGGGTCACGATAGGTAAACTTCGGAGCTTGCGTAACAAGCGTCAGACGCTGCATAGCTCCGTCGATAGAGCGCGTTGCACCTTCGGTACGCAGCATCTCAATGTGCTCTGCGATCTTCGCTTTCAGATCTTGCAGAAGGGTAGTGCCCTGCGCGTCCGAGCGCACACTGATCAGCGTTTCGATTGTAGCATACGTGCGACTGTTCTCGCCTACCTGACCACGATCGAGGTATACCGGTGCGCCGAATTCGGACACTACATCTTTGACGAGAGCGAGCAGTTGTTCGTGTTCCATGTTTGCCTCACAGTACAGGTGCAGCCAAGAACTTCGGAACGTACACATCAACGATTCTGTTGAAGCCTACGAAAGGTTTCCGGTTCGTGTGGCGGTAGAAGGTATACATGCCAATAAGGCTTGCATCAAATTCGTGAATCGCTTTGCGACTCTTTTTGGACGTCAGGTTGTAATGCGCGTAATACTCTTTGAGGTTCATCGTGCGATTGAACGCGTTCTTCCACTGACTCGCCGTTATCAGATCGATAGGGCAATTCTTTTTCAGTGCGAACACGGACAGCACACCAAGCATGAGCGAGATTGCTTCAATGGTGTTACCGCCTAGACCACGCGATTGGAAACGCTCGAAGCACATCGCATCAAACGGTCCATAGCGCTTCCATATGTCTTCAAGCTCTTTCGTGAACTCTTTGACAGGCTGGCGCATATCGTAATGAAGATTTTGAATAGGATGTTGAAACATCCGCGTACCGAGTATGTTAATGCGATTGTCCTTAAACTCCTGAACAGACAACGCGAAGTTAACCTTTCCCGGGTCGCCTGATAGAATACGCATGTTAGGCTCCGTGATTTAACATACTATAAATAAGTATTTATCAGGCTGAAGGTTGAAATTTTCTTCTCACTAATTTCAACCACACAGAGGAGAACTTCTATGAGCTGGATTGAACGTGGAAGACCACGAAATACTTATGACCGGCACAAGACCTACGAAACGGAGCGCGTCCAACGACGTCTTGATTCCGTCCAGAAGGTAGTGCAGTCAAAAGTCGAACAGGCATTGCAGGTTGATGCTATCGATATCGTTATCTTCAAGAAAGCAAAGATGGGTCTGACCTGTAGTTGCAACAAGGTTGAGAACGATATCATGGATGACGTACCGGCCGGAATGAAATCTCTCGGTCGTGAGTCTGACGCAATGAACGGCGGCGTTAAGATCGGCACAGTATCAAAGGGAATGTTTGGCGGTGGGCGTCAATCAGTTTCTCTCGATGATATTGATGACGGCATGAACGCAGTCATGGACGCAGCAGACATTATGGGCGTTGACAGCGGTGAAGAGTTCGACGTCAAATGGGATGGTGGTAACGTTGCGAACTGCGGCATCTGTTTCCGTCAGGGTGTTGTGCCCGGATTTGTAAGCACAGGCTACATCTACAACATCGCAACGCATCACCACGTTAAAGAGCTGACAGGCTATACGCTCGATCAGTCCACCAGCCCTGCAACATTCAGACAAGTTCGCAAAGACGGTTACGCTGATTTTGATCAGCTTATCCCAAAATACTTTACGCAGGCGACTTATTCGGTACGTCTAAACGAAAGTATGTTACCTGCTTTTCCACGTCCTATGCTGCTAGTTAACGGCGTTGAAGTCGAACTGACAGCGAAGAACCTTGAACCGTGGCGTGGCAAGCACGTAACGATTCGCGTTAAAGGCGTTGAGGCATTCACGCACTGCACGATGATCTTTGACTTAGGTGTGCCTCCAGTTCGAGGTAACATCAGCGAAGAAGCAAACGTGTTGAACTACGATCAGGAGCTGACTGTTGGCAACATCACGGTCGTGCTGCCAGCGCGTAGCGGTGCGATTGAACCAGAAGACATTCTCGTTCTGCCTTTCAAAAACTACGTGCTGAAAGTGATGGAAGCACCGAAGAAACGCACAGCGAAAAACGATCAGTGGGAATGGGTGTGCACCACTCGTCCTGTACAGCGCAAAGAGATTGCGTACAACATTTTCAAAGGCTTCAAAATTCTCTAGGAGAAAGACAATGGCACGTATCATGATCAGTTTGAACAGCGCAGCAAACGGCGATATGACAAACAAGGCACAGCCTGCATCAGATATCCCTGACAGTTGGCCAGACCCGAACAAGCTGACGGGTAAGATTCCATTTGACGCTAATCAAAGTGAAATAGCGGACGATATGTTCGATCCTGATAAAGCTGTTGAAGGTAATGCAGATCTGCGTAACGGCAACACGAAGCCAGGCGCAGAGGGCAAAGCGTCACGCCCTGACGAGAACTTCCGTGCTGGTGGGCGCACAACGAATGAAGTCGAATCCACTCACTGCGATAAGCAGAATGCTCTTGGGCAGCCTGTGCGCTTCACGAAAGACGACATTATGGGTGGTGGAATGTCGTTTAAAGACCTGTTTGGTGACGTATTCGGCGATATCTTTGGCAATCGCCGTGTGCAAAAAGCGATTAGCGGTGCTATGGAGCGCGAAAGCACTCGGTCACTGTCAAAAGGTCGTTCGAAGTCTGCGAAAATGCGCTCGCAGATGCTTAAAATGGTCATGCCTGAGCTATCGCGCGAACAGGGCGAACGTTTAGCGACTGCAATGGCAGAGCACGACGGGGAGACTGTCAAACGCATTCTGACGCAGATAGGAGTGAAGCTAGGGAAGCGCGTTTCTCAGAAAAAATGACTCAAAATATCTGGATAAAGATTAACCGATTTTGGGTAGATTTGCGTTTTAAGCGCTCCGTGGGTGGGGGTTCAAAAAACACGCCCAAATTACACGGAATCGGGGAGATCTTTTTGCGGCTATTTTTTCAATATAGGGCTATTTTGACCACTGTAGACACGCAGATCATAGTGCTTTTCGAAGATCAGGTCTTTTTTACCGCAGTGTACTATAGCCCTGTATGTTATCGATCAGTTCCAAGCCGTACCAAGCCGTCCTGACCTCGCCATCCAGAGCGAGCCAAGCGAGGATTGTTGACGGTTAAGAGGTTTGTAAGGGTTGATAAGTTGATTCTGTAAAGAACCTATAGAAAAAGAAGCAAGGATCGAGATATGGGTATGAAAAGGCAATGAGTCAGCCATTTCTGATTAAAAATCCCTCGTACCAAGAGCTTCAAGCAATTCAATGGGTACGAGATAACATAGTTTTCGCCTGTCCGTACAACGGACCGGAAGAGAACGAAAAGGAGTTCAGGGAGCAAATCAACCTGTTCTTCTGGCATGTGCTTAACGTGTCTATCTATCGCTCCAAGCGTAACAGGGGCGAGCTGTTCGGGGAAACGTTCTGTCCGTTCAGTTATTCGTACGGGCGATCTGTTCTGCCGCTAGTTTTCGGGGATTATCGACTGAAAACAGGTGCTGTTGCTGCATCGAAACAGAAAAGAGGTTCTAATCAGTTCAATAGGGCCCTTGACTGGTTAATCGAAAACGTGTTTGACGTTAAGCGTAAGAAGCTAGGCAAGAATGGCCAGCCGGGGAAATGTCGAGAGTATCGTGTTAAGCGATTCCACCTTGAGCAGATGTACCCTGTCGTACCGAGAACGCGATATGATTTGCTTAATACTGTGCGACTATATAGCCCACTGAAAGCACCTCAGTCTCGTTTCGGGCATACGATAATCGAGCGCATCCACGCGGCAGCGAAGAAGAAATTCACGACGCGCAAACACGACCTGAGTCCCATCGACAAAAACTCGGGCCGTGAAGTCAAACGCTATTACAAACAGGTGTTAGATGTTTTAGCACCGAATGAAATCTTAATCGAACCGATACTTGCTTTCCTTGAGCAAATGTCCTTGCGTAACAACAAGAAAGACCAGAAGAAATTTCAACAGGCGATGTATCTGTTGGATTCTATTCTGTCTGGGCCGATTGAGATTGTTGACGAAGACCCTCTGACAATCAGATACTGGCCGGCCTATAAAGTTGCGACTAAAGGTGGGCGACTGTTTGAGATTGGCGGTGGTTTTCAAAACATGCCGAGCAAATTGAAACAGGCGTGCTATGTTGTTGGCGTAAACTGGGATATGAAGTCCAGCCAGCTCAACATCATTAAGAGGGAGTTTGCTGCGTACAACATCCCTTGCGCTCTTGTTGAAAGCCTTAATTCTGTAAATGAACTAGCAGAGATGATTGGTGAAAGTGTCGCAACTACCAAGAAGTGTTTCTATGGTACTGTGTATACTCTCGGTAAGATTCGACGTTCGGATAAAGGTCAGATATACGCGTCATTACTTGAATCGCATAAAGGTGATCGTGCGGCGACACACGCTATGCTTGACAAGTGGGACAAGTTGACCGAAGGTCTTGTTGAAGGATTGGTTATCTTACAGCAGCTTTATGAGAAGCGAGCACGACGTTCAGGAAACAGAATGTACCTGACGTGTGCTACAGGCACAAAGTTCTCATGGCCGTTGAAAGGACCGTCATCGAAAGACAAACGAACGATGCTCAACCATATCATTACAGGATTAGAGAGTTCGTATTTGTTTGAAGTCGTCAGGGATTCATCTCAGGTACGTTCCGTGTATTCTTTCGAACACGATGGTGCGCTGCTCCAACCGCTGCGCAATCTATCAAGCGACTACGCTAAGTTTGTTCGTAAGAAGTTTTCTGACACGATTGATTTTACTGAGGACAGCGAATGAGTTTGCTTGAAGTTCTATTTCGGTTGGAGTTTGTTCTGTCCGAAAGTGTTGAACTGCCGCCGAGCCAATGGCCGATTCTGGCTAATAAAAAAGTTGTCAATCGCCTGATCGAAACTGCGAGTCTGACGGACATAGAGAGTACCTCTCCTGAGCTTCATCGGAGTTACTTGAAGTGTGTTGCAGGCTTCGACCCTAAAAAGCCGTACTCCTCAATCAAGCGTCTTGTTGATTCTGGAGACTATACGATCTGCTATGCTCGTGATTATTTGAACGTGCGTTTCCCTAAGAAAGCCCAGAAGTTCACAGAGCTTCATGACGCAATCTGGAAACGTGTTATCGAAGACGACGAAGACTGGCAGGCGGAATTAGAAGGTCAAGAGTTCACAGCTATGTTCGGTCACGACGAAGACATAGCTGACTTTGCTGAATTTGCAGAAGCAAATGACGCCATGGAAGATTGTGATTTTCCTTGGACCCATCTGAAACTCAAACCTGTTTAGAGGAATAACGAATGACAGCTATCGTCAAACATATCTCCGTGCATCCTAAGTTTCGTTACGCCCGTCGCGTAGGTATCTTTGACGAGCTGGACAAACGTGAAGCCGAGGCCAAGCGTAAGCAGAATGCGAAGCGTCAGCAAAACAAAATGGTGAGCTATGGGTATAGTTATGCTCAAAGCCCCTTCACTCCTCCTGAGAAATGAGGTTACTATGAATAATCTCGCACACAGCATAGTCGAAAGCCTTGCTGGGAAGTCCTGTTCGGTAGAAGCATGTAAGACTAAACACCCTTACATGGATTTACTCCGGATGTGCGCCTCACCTTCTATTTTGGTGGACGCACCTCATTTCTTTTTGTCGCATACCGATATACCCGATTTTGATATTGCTTATTTCGGACAAGACGAGTACACAGGCATGACCGGTGCAGATGCTCGTCAGGTCAGTACGCTGTCTGAGTTGCAATACGAACTCGATGAAATGAAGAACGCCTCGAAGCCGCGTTTAGTCATCGCCAATCTTGCGCATCTCGGGCTTGACCGACCTGTCGCCTTGAACATGATTGCCGAATATCTCGAAGACGGTGACATGTGGGATGAACAGGTGCTGGTGTCTGTCGAGGCAGCAACAACTTGGGTACCAGCCCAAGAAGAGCAGACCCTCGGTCGAATCCGTCGTGGACATACCGCAGAAGTCCATGTCCACTACTCTGAACCAATTGCAGAATAGGCATTTATGAAACATAGTGAAAGAGATTACGTTGTCGTAAGACAGGGTAATAAAAATCATCTTGTTCTGGCTACTGGCAAAACTGTTGGCATTTTGGCTAATACACTCGGTTCGCCTGATCCAGAAACAATCAAGTTCAGTCCTAAAGCTGGTGACGTTCTCGCTGTCTTGGGCCCAGACCCTGAGCCAGGTATGTCAGTATGTGGTGTGACTGTAAGACCGTACGCTTCAATGCCTGTCTATGGCGGTCTGCCTCGTCTTGCTCTTTACGGGCGTGAGGCCGAAGTCGCTAAAGCGTGTCGCATCGCAGTCAAGAAACTTCCGAAGATTATCGAGAAGTACAATCTGCAAGAAGCGGTTCGTCGCTGCAAGCAAATCAACTTCATCCAGCAGTCTGGTTCGAAGACGCACTCGTTCAAATCCAAGTTCCGTAAGGACGAATGGCACGACGAGATCAATGTGTTCGTTGATCGTGACTGCGTATCGGTTGACGTGTATAACAAACTGATGATTGCTCTTGGCGAATCAGTGTGGACGCACCTGCTGAGTTCTAAACGCAAAGTCCGCTGGATGATGCTGTTTAAGAAACTGCGTAACGTGCAGCGCCTGAACCTGAGTACGCTGACTGGTCTGCTCGAAGACTTCCAGCGAGCTGGTGACGCTAAAGACGTGAAGAACGTTGTGTCCGAAGACCTGCTGCCTTTCGTTGACATGATCTTCCGAACGATTGCGCGTCAGAACAGTATCTCGGTCCGTGAGCTGGAACTGATTGCTGCCAACGACAGTCAGGCTGTTGCCGAACTGTGGCCCGGTGAGATGCAGATTGCTGAGGGTCGTCCTGACCTTGATAAAGCGATTATGAAAAATCCTACCACGCTGTTTGCTAACGTGTTCGCTCGTCATATCGACGGCATCGACACAGGCAAGACGTTGCGCAAGGCAATCAAGAACAGCCTGAAAGAGATCAGTGGCGCAGAGTAATGCACCGCCTTAATCGCGTCAAAGCAGAGCACCTGTTGAAATGTCAAGGGTTAAAACAAGCCCTTGACTATTTCGATCAGACAGCGAACTCTCACCCACTCTACACTCGGGACTTCTCGTTAAATGTCGTGTTAACCTCACACGCCATGTTGAACATCGAGACCGGTCCGAAGTTAGAAATAAATCTGCTGCTCGCTTCCCTCTTTCTCCGTATGCCGACTTCTTCGGACTACGACTTTATGCAGACCGTGAGTGCTGTACGTAGGTTTTTCAAAACACACCGCAACATTGGTAATGAAGACCGTGTGATCTCTTACATACTCGATCAGGAAACAGAGATGCGTCCTGTAACTGAGATGGGCAACGTGCTGCACGATGCTGAGATCTTAACGTTCCTCATTCAACCTCCATCATCAATCATCGACTTCGTTCAACAGAAAACAGGCAGAGATGTTATTAGCTCGCGCCTATTCCTTGAACGCATTGTGGTAGCTCAAACGATGTATACACCTCTCGGTCGTGACATGCTCCGAGATTTGTCTGCGTCTATCTTGGTTGATTTGAGGGCATAGTTTATGGACGACGAGGACTTCGATTTTGAGTTCGGAGCAGACGATGACAGCGGTTACTACATCGACCAGCCCCTGCACATGGTGATGGACGGCGATGATGCAATCGTTGGACACCTCGTCGATTCCGGTGACAATGTATTAATGTACGGCGCCTACTTTGTTGTTGACGATGAAGAAGACCCAGACGCTGCTACGCTTATCGAGGTTCCAATCTTCAAAGTAGATCCTCTCGCCGATATCATCGTTGTAATGAACGCGGACGAAATGCGAATGCGCTATACCAGCGAGTTGCTCACTCTCGCCTTCATCAACGATATTCCTCTGGTAGTTAAAAGCACGAGGCATTAATGATCAAACATATTTTCTTCGACATGGACGACACGGCATTTGATACGCACAACTTCATGTTGTGTTATCTGATGAACTGGGGAATCTACCCTGGGACAGATACTTACATCACTCCTGAAAACGGCCACCAGCCTTTTGTCGATATGCTGGAAGATGGTCGCTTCATGTTAGAAGCCAACATGCGTGACTACTTCATCCAGACTGTGGCGTTCCTGGTGCGCGAAGGATTCAGCGTCGGCATTTGTACGCATCGTGGCTACCATGCTAAGGGTGAACGCAACACACGTAAGGCTCTGGAGAAACACCTGTCGTTGTTCGATCACATCGACGTGCTGGACAGTCGCCAACATCCTGACAAGATTGCTTACCTCAATGAGAAGTACGGGGAAGGTACTTGGATTCTTGTTGACGACAATCCTGTTACTGCTGTGCGTGACAAGTTCACTCGCGTTGGTGATCAACTGGTACTGCCGCGTAACGTGTTGCTGTTTACCAAAGGATGGAACCTGCACATCGATCATCCTCATCGAATTGAATCATTCGACAGACAACATTTCTTGTCAAAGCTGCGTCCAATGCTGAACTAAGAATTGTCTGAATATTTCGGAATGTTTCTAATTTATAACAGTACAAAACAGTGCATACGGAGTTTGCGCTGACTGTTTAGTTCGGCCTGTTTCTTTTGCCGAATTTGGGGATAGGCCGAACTCTTTTTTGTACAGACTCGGCCCTGAGTCACCCTAGGCCAACTAGCGTAACACCGCGTTATCGCTAATGGCCGAAAGCGGCTGCTCTAGGCTGCGAACTCCGCTACCTGCCGAAACGTTCGCTGCCGCAAAGAGCGTAAGACCGCAAGCGCTACCGTGTCGGTGCAATTGAAAGACACGGGGAGAAAGCCCTGGCTAGACCGTCATCTGGCGAGGGTGGACTCCAATATGTTTTCTCTGAGAGCCTATTGGAGTTTAAGACTTTTCTGACTTTATTCTTGTGTGACTACTCGCAGTAAACTGTAAACATAATTCAGAAGAACGAGAAATTTTAGCACAGGAGAATAGATGCTTCGTAAACCAAGCTACCGTGTTGTCGCCGACTTGATTCAGGCTGACGGTACATTCACCACTCACACCGTAGAGAGTGGCATAAAAGATTATGACGTAGTGGAACAGAAACTTGAGTCAATCAAGAACAACCCACCGTCCAACTTTAAGCACTTCTTCCGTGTCGTACCACGATGGGAAATGTGCTTTGCCTAATCGACAGCGCCCACTGCCGATGCGTTACCATCCAAAACTTATTGTAACACCATAAGGACCCTCCATTTTTGGATGTGGTCCTTTCTTTTTGTCTGAATACTGTAAATACCTGATGTAACGCATCAAACTATAGGGCGAAAGTAAAATGGCGAAAGAAGAAAAGAAAAAGAAGAAAGCGCGTTCCTTCGGTGACGATAAGCCATCGAAAAAGAAAAGCGGATCTTCTGAGTCAGTTGAGTTGACTACGGTTAACTTTGCTGATCAGTTCCGACCTAAACGTATCGAAGACTACGTTGGTCAAGACCACATCGTTAAGATCATGAAGGGTTGGCAGAAGTCGAAAACGATTCCGTCAACGATGATCATTACCGGCCACCTCGGTTCTGGTAAGACAACGTTCGCACGTCTGGTGGCGAAGTACATCAACTGCGATTCGTTCTCTGCGTGTGGCAAGTGTCGTTCATGTCAGCTTATGGAAACTGGCGGCCACATGGACGTACAAGAATTTGATATGGGTGGCGATGCAGGTAAAGTAGACGGCTCACAGAAGATTGTTGACTCTGCACCGTTAAGCCCGATGTTCAAACGTCGCGTGTTCATCTTCGATGAATCGCACCTCATGTCCAGTGCTGCTGAATCCAAGCTGCTCAAGATTACCGAACAGCCACCAGCGCACGTTGTCTTCATCTTCGTAACAACGAACCCAGAGAAGATGAAAGGCACGATGATCAGTCGTATGACGCAACTGCCTATCAGACCTATTCCAACTGACGTGATTCATAAGCGTCTGGTTGAGATTGGCGAGAAGCTGGACATCATGCCGAAGAAAGACAAAGCGCGTGAGAAAGCAGAAGCGGCACTGTATCAGGTTGCAGAATACGCTGGTGGTCAGATGCGTGGTGCAATCACCATGCTGCAAAACATTTACTCGTCTGTTAAAGGCGGCGAAGACTTTGATAAGAACCTCGTTGCAGAACTCGCTGCTGCTGATCCAGAAATCGACATGGAAGCGAAAGCAGTTCAGATGATTGGTGCTTATCTCAGTATGGACCTGATTGGTGTTATTCAGTTCCTGCGTGAAGCGAACAACCCTCGTGCAATCGTAGCGAAAGCGCGTTGGATCATTCACGGTGTGCTGGGTCATTACGCCGAAACGAATAAGTGGCAGTCAGCTGGCCTCAAGATGTTTATGAACATGATCAAGAAAGACAAAATCAAAGTCAATCTGGTCAGTCTGGTGTATCTGCAATCCGCATTAGCAGACGCCGAAGTAGCATTCAACTCTACATCGGTACCTGCGGATATCATGCTGGAAACAGGCATCACCAGAACAATGTCTGATATCTACAGTGGCAAGCTGGTGATTGATTTGGGTAATGACGACGAAGACGACGAACCCAAAGAGAAGAAAAAGAAAAAGAAGAAGTAATAAATAAGTGAAAAATGGGTGGCTAAATAGCTGCCCATTTTTATTTCAGAAATGTCTGACTCGTTAGTAATTTTAACTACAATCAATCATACAGCTCTGGAAGACAATAATGGAAATCTTTGTATCACTCTCGAAGATTACAGTTGGGTCTGAGGGCATGGCGAAGATCGACAGTCCATGTACCACACCTGACTTAAAGAAACTCGCATCGCTTATCTTTGGTCTTGCACGATTTGACCAAGACGTATTCGGTTCAATCACCACACGCAAAGGCACGTTGTCTGCTGTGCGTGAAGGTGAAGAGGGTGCTATCTGGTTGCTGGGCGATAAACGTCTTACAGACGCCAATGATTTTATGCAGGTCATGAAGCCAATGCCTATGGTTGGTCCTACTGGCGCTGGTGATTTCTACATGACGTTGAACGTACCACAACGTCCTACTCAATTTTTGATCTGCCCTAAGGGTGGTCACTCCATTTTGTGGTTCGCTAATGACAAAGCTCTTATCGACCACTACGCAGAACGCGATGCCAAGCCATCTCTCAAGATGATGCTTACAGGCAATCGCGGAAACGCATCCGTGATTCGTTCGTGGTCTGGCGCGGATATCGAAGACGAAGAAATTCTTCAACTTCAATCCGCATGAGGAGGTGATCCCCATCTCCTCGCTCACTACTGCGAGGTTAAATAATCGTAGTAGACCTAACCAGTCGGGTGCATAGCGCGCCATTCTACACAGGGTGGCCTTCGGGTCGCCCTTTTCTTTTTCAGGAGCACGTATGAAAATTCTTATCAGCCTGAGCACTCGCACGAGTCCTCTCGAAGATACGAAAGTCAGTCTTGAGAACTCGAAAGATGATCTCAAGGGTGCCCAACGCCGTTCGCAGTTAGCTCGTAAGAAACTTAACGAGAAACAGTCTGACGGTGATACCAAAGGCGTTAAGTCTGCCCGTGCCGAAGTTGATGCTACGCGCACATCGGTCAAGACTCAACAGGACATTGTTCGAACCAACCAACAACGTGTATCCCGTGCTGCTGTCGTTGATCGTTTGGTCAAAGAATGGAACCGCCTTGAGAAGTTGAAAGGCACTGAACAAGACACCGACCAGATTAAGACACAACGTGCTGACCTGTCGAAGAAGATCATCGAAGCACGTAAGGCACTTAGAGCAATCAAACGCCCTAAGTCTACGATCAAGAAAGTTAAGAAGCCACGGAGATACTGATGGAATACACCGTCGATCTTTCTAAGCCTTGCGTTCCTTCTTCGGAGTCGGACTACAAGGCGCTGTGTAAACTGGATGCGCATATCCGCGATACGGAACGTGACCAACTCGAAGCCTTACCTGCTGTAATCCACTATCTGGATGATCAACTCGTTTGGCCTAGACGCAATCACAGGCTACTGTGTCGTCGCATCGGTCTTGAGAATGTTAGCGGTCCTTTCTACGAAGACCACTATCTGGATAACGGCGTTCGTAAAGTGTTCTCAGGGGCTGCCTAACGGTGGCCCTTCTTTTTGTCTGATGCCTTAAAAACTGTAAATAGCGAGTATCATTTATATACTATACATAGGTCCCTGACTATGGAACGCAATACCGTTATCAATATTTCCGTATCAAAACGTTGGAATGTCATGCGCAATGACCGTGACATTCATCCTGTAACAGGCAAAGAAGAAACTGTGCCGCAGTGCATCTTTGTTTCTGATCGTCCACTAACTGATGATCGCCTGAATGAATTACGTGCAAAGTACAACGCACCAGAACTGTGGGTTGAGCCAGCTGGAGTGTTTCACTAATGACTACGCTGATCAAACGCGATCCTATCGCACTGCCTTTGTGGCGTATCATCAAACCTGTTGTGTCGGACACGCGTGACGAATCTATTTCGTATGACGTTATCGCCGAGTCATCTACTGAATACACCGCTGATGAGATTGAGGTGTTCGAGCAAACTCATGGCTCTGGTCTGGTGCAGGAAGAAACTGTCGAGTATTTCTAATGGCCAAGAAGCAAAAGCAGAAACAGCAACACGGTATCGGCCTGAAAGAGATTCACTTGCGCGACGTTGGTGTGTACAAGGAACTCGACATTGATGGCTTGGACAAAGAGGGCTTCGCAACAATCTGCGGAAAGAACCTCGATAGCCCGAACGTTAAGGACAACACGAACGGCGTAGGGAAAAGTATGCTGTTCGCTGCAATACCTACGCTGCTGTACGAAGCAGATCCTCTTGCAATGAAAAAGAAAGACAAGGGGAACATGCTAGGCAAAGACAGCTCCATCGAGCTTGCATGGCAATCACCTCTTGGTGGTGAAGTTCGTATTATTCAGACCAAAACAAAGTATCAGGTATTCTACAACGGTGAGAACCAGAAAGTAGATCGTCAGGATGTTGCTCGCTCTTGGGTGACAAAGCACTGGCCACTAACGCGTGACGAGTTCTATAGTTATGCGTACATTCAGTCGCAGATTCAGCATCCGTTCCAACGCGCTACACCTGCTGAACGCCTGACGTACCTGACCTCGCTGTTCAACCTCGATATCTTCGACAACATTCGACAGGCGTTGAAGAAGAAACTGGACTTGGCCAAAGACGCCGAGACAGAATCGAAGGGTCTTGCTGATATGCTTGACGTTACACAACGTAAGCAGAACGCCCTGTCTATTCACGCAGAAGAAAAGAATACGCTGAAAGCAATCATCAAGCATTCTGACAAGATGAAAGCGCGGCGTAATGAGTTGTCCGAGCAATTGATTGAACTCGGTACTCAACGTTCTACTGCGAAGAAGTACGAAAAGCTCAAGCACCAACTCGACACGTTGGGAATTGAGACAGACGACCTTAAAGGTGAACTGAACAATCTGCGCGGTCTGTTGCAAGAACATGATCGCTACGATGCCTTTGTCGAAGCTCTGGACGAGTATCAGTCTGAACTGTCCGAAGTCAAAAAGAAAATCAAAGCGCTTGGTGATGTTGCTGATCTCGACAACAAAAAGCTACGCAAAGAACATGGACGCTTAGTTAAAGAGGAAGAAAGCCTCGAAGCGTTATTGGAGAAAGTCGATGAACAGCAGGAAGAGTACGACGACTGGCGAGAAGCAGTGGACAAGCTCAGTAAAAAGCTGTCTAAGCTCAAAGCTCCTAAACGAACTCAGGAAGAGGCACAGGATTCCCGAGCAGAAGCCAAAGCAATAGTTCAGGCGTATCGCGCGTTTGAAGAACACGATCACGACGGCAACTCTTGTCCTACGTGCGGTCAGGGTGTTAACCTGAAAGCTATGGCTCGCGCTGCAACGAAAGCTCAGGCAATCATTGACGAGTGCATTGAAGCAATCGAATATCACAAGCTGAATGCAGAACTCACCGAGTTGCAAGACAACAAAGTGAAGAAGCCTAAGCATAAGCGCAAAGACCTTGAGCGTAAACTCAAAGCTGTCGGTGCTGCTCTGGACGATATCGAAGAACAATTCGAGACAGCGAAGAAGTATGAGAAGCTGGTGGCCAGACGTGATGCGCTCAAGAAACCAAAAGCAGTGAAGCAGCCTAAGAAAGCTCGTAAGACAATCAAGAACCGCATCAAGGACCTTGAGATTCTGAAAGACATTCGTGCTGCACTCAAAGCTGTTGGTGAGCCGGAAGATCCATTCTACATTCTCGATGGCCGATATAAAAAGGTAAGCGCCGAAGTTGAAAAGCTGATTACCGATATCGAGAAGAAAGAACGCAAAGCGCAGAACATCCAGATGCGTATTCAGGAGCATGAGCACTACGAGGAAACTCTCAAAGAGCTTCGTGGTAAACTCGCAGACCTGCAACCGCTGATTGATAAGCGCAAGGTGTTCGAAGTCTTGTACAAGGCATACAGCAACAACGCACTCAAACTGAAAGCTGTTGAAGGTCGTATCAAACAGATTGAGGCGAAGTTGAACGAATACTCCAGTCTGGTATTCCCTGAGCCTATGCGTTTCGATTTGTTCACGACTAAGCAAGGTGTTGGCGCTACCGTTACGCGTGTGTCTTCTAAGAAGACAACCGACATTGCAATCATGAGTGGTGCAGAGACTAACTGCTTCCGCCTGTTGTTTGCTGTAGCGATCATGCCATTCATCCCTGCTAATCGCCGCACGAACTTTATCATTCTCGACGAGCCTGATAACAGTTGCAGCCCAGCAGTCAGTGAGCATATCATCAATAACTTCCTGCCAATACTCAAACAGATTATCCCGAACATCTACTGGATAACTCCGAATGACGTTGAGCACTTCTCTAACAATCAGTGGACTGTGACCAAGAAACAGGGCAGGTCCGCACTCACGCGTAAGGTGATGTAATGATCTTCGGTCAGCTTGATACTAAGCACGAGAATGGCAGTGTGCCTCTCGACCCTGCGTATATAAATCGCAACCCAGGCATCTTTGCCAAATACGAAGTTGTTGCTAATCACAACTGCATGGAGGAGCAAGAGGAGTTCTACTTCAAAACTCCTCTGCATCGCATATTCGGTCTTTATCCTAAAGTGCGTAAGGTGATGCGACCTTCGCTGCGTGTGTACATGAAAGACCACCAGCTGATCTGTCATCCTACGTTAGCGACAAATATCGAACGTACTCTGCGTGAGTACACTGCTAATGCGTTGAACACGGTGGAGTGACAATGCCTGTAATCGCGGTAACACGCCAAAGCCCAGAGCAAGTTCTGGGCTGGCTCAAGAAGAAGGGTCATGCAGACCGAGTGACATTCGTTCCTCAGGGCGGCACCATTGACCCTTCAAAGAAATATCGTAAGTACCTGTTTATTGTAGGTACGAAAGAGTATTCGCGCAATGCAGTAGCGATTCGTGACATGCCTAACCATATCTTCTATGTGTTTGGTCATTCTGAAACGCTGCGTCGTTACGGACTTGACGTTGATCTCAAACTCGACGAAATGGTTCCGCAGAAAGGTAAGCTCGCACCTGTCGGTCAGTATCTTGATGACCTCAAGAAACGTGCAATCGACGGTAGCCTGTTCTATCGACTGATGACCTACATCTACACGTTGCCGTCGAAGACTCACCAGAAGCCTTTGACGGCAACCATCTGTCGTTGGATCTATCACGGTGGTCGCAAGAACATAGAACGCGAGATCGACGCGCTGCCTATCAAGCTGACTGCTATTCAAAAGCACACGCTGATGAAGATCTTAGCCAAGCCTGTTGCAGAACGTTTGTGTCAGGCTTTCCTCGATCTGAACAGCGGTGCGTGTGAGACAGTCGGTGAAGCGGTTGTCAAACACAACGTGCAGGTATTCGAAATCGGTTACATTCGTGGTAACGTAGAGAAGACCTCGAACATCACCGATACTTATCTCGCTAATCAGGGAGTTTAGTATGTCTCGTAATATTCACGACGTAGCGCGTCATGGAACATTGATGGTTAAGATCGATGACAGTGTGCCTGACGTTTGGAATAAGTTGGCAGGGTTCGATGTTGGTCTCATTGGCGGTATCGATCAGTATGACCTAACTCCCGATCAGATGACCAAGATTGCTACGGTTGCTGAAAGCATGAGCGGTTACTCTGATGAAGATCTTGAGTCTATGGCACGTATTGGACGCAGGGCACAGCTTGCTCTTGATGCTCGTCGTTCTCGTGTAACCTCTGCTCAGGTGGAGGAAGCATGTCAGCCGATTACGAAGCGTTAGTGCTGGTGTCGATACTTGCGTCATTTGCGATGCGACCTGTTGTTCTCGGTATCAAACTAACCGAAGTAAAACGCGCATGGTACATCGTGGGCGTAGCATTGTTCCTGCTTGTGTTTTGCAATGAAGCTATGGAGATGACCAAGTGGCATGTGTTCACCTACGTCATGTCGTTTGTGATCATTGCCGCTGTCTATGATGGTGCGTATGCTGGTGGACTCAATCGCTACGTCAGAGGTCATGTGTTGCAGTACGCATATCTCGCGCATATAGGTATTCTTTCTGCTTTAATCGCTTGGTCAACACGTTGGGTATTCTAAGGGGCTTCGGCCCCTTTTGTCGATCTTGCATCTAATTTTACCTAAATTCGGAGTACCTTAAATTTGTTTACCTAGAGGTAATCATATGCAGTACATAGCTGCTCTATTTGGACTTGCGAGTCCTGTGGCAACAATGCCAAACGTTCTTTTCTTCGATGATAAGGACGGTGTCACCAAAGCTCAAATGCGTGACATGACATTTGCGAAAGCCAACGCACACAAAGCGCGAGCAATTCTTGGTACGGGTAGTCAACTCAATCCTATTGCTGGACAATATGGAAATAAATACTTCCCTACTTTCGCAAAGTACGCGGCAGATGCGAACTGGTCACCTGCTACGTATGACCCTATAACTCAGGAGAACACTGTAGGATTTTCACTGCATAATTCCGATGCTGTGTCTACTGATTATCAGAGCTATGCAGCGACACGCGCACCGTATCAATCCTCTTATACAATAACGAAGGGTACTATAATTGTTAACTGTCCGTTCGACGTACAATTACACTTTCCAAAATGTGCTGCTTACGCAACAGACACGTGGGGTGATCAATTTGGAAGATTTCCTAGTACCATTCATCTTCTGTCCTACAATGGCGCAATCGTTGATAAACCTGCATCCAATTCTGATCAGTTTATCACTGGCTATGACCATCCAAGTATAGTTCCAACAGATGTGTATACAACCTCCACTGTTAATTTTCGATATGCAATGGCGCTGAAACAGATAATCGTTGCAACAGACAAAGGAAACTATGCCGACATATATTTGCCGTATAGGGACAACGGCCTTTTCTGGGGATCAAGGTCAGCACCGGACGAAACGGTCAATCTCACGTTTGGCCTGTTCTACTGGAAAGCATTCAACACTCTGGTAATGTTGGATTCGAGGGACTACGATGTTGCGTCGAACCTCATTCCGGGAACCAGACCTAATATGCGATTCAAACAATCGAACTTAGTCATCTAACGCTAATTTTAGTCTGTCTAAAAGAGGACTTTATCTATGGACGCATTGACGTTTAGAAAGAAAGCTATTGCGGAAGTTATTGATCGCGAAGGTGGCGAGAAGTATACAAACCGCGCTGCTGACCGTGGCGGTCCTACTCGTTGGGGCGTCACTGAAAAGAATGCTCGTGCCTATGGCTACAAGGGTGCGATGCAAGACCTGCCTTATGAGATTGCGTATGCGATCTACAGCGCTAATTTCTGGGACTTCTGCAAATGCGATCAGCTTGCGAAGTATAGTCAGGAACTGGCACTGTGGGTATTCGACTACGCAGTAAACTCAGGGCCACCAGCAGCAATCGCAGAGTTGCAAGACCAATTGAACATCTTAAACAGCCGAGGCAGACTCTATCCTGATTTTGCTCCTGCTGCGAATATTGGTCCGAAGACTCTTGCTGCTCTGGATGCGTACTGCAAAGTGCGTGATATCAAAGTTCTGGCGTATGCCTATAACGGCTGTCGTATTGCGAAGTTGAAAAACATCGCTAAGGCAGACGAAACTCAGGAAGATAACATTTATGGTTGGTACCAGCGTGTTATCACAATCACTAAACAAGTTGGAGTAAACTAATCATGTCTCTTATCAAACTGAACCTGAACGACGTTGTTAAATCCGAGTCTGCATCTCCTGCGCTGAACGCCTTCTTCAAGGGTCTGGACAAGAAAGCTCTATTCGAGATCATCGACGATGGTATGCCGTCTGACCTCGAAGGTCCGAACGACATTCTGGATCTGCGTTTCATCAGCGCTACCGGCGACACCGCTCGTTTCGGCATCATCACCAAAGATGAAGACGAAGGTTTCAACGTGACTGGTCTCGACATTCGTTTCGAAGGTGAGTTCGACGACGAAGGCGATATCCAACCTACTCTGGCTGCTGCTAAGAAAGCTCTCGCCCGTCTGCGTTAATGGAAATCTACGTCTCCCTATCTAAGGCGACGCAAATCACAGCCCAGGCACTGCAAAGTGTCGTGGGCTTTCGTGTATTAGATCACAAACTTTTACGCGAAGAAGATGGTTTCGCCTTCTACGCGTTCGTCACTTTTATGCGAGATGACTCTGGTGATTATGAGCTTAATATCGCCAAGTTGATTCGTAAAGGATTGACAACGCATAGCTTCAAGCTCAATAGCCTCACTACAATCGGTGACGGCTATCAGACGATCTATGAAGCCGCAAACGCTATGGAGCGATTGAATGTGAACGGTAAGTTCCTGTCTCAGTCCTCCCCTCCACCAATTCAAAGCGTTGTGTTTCAGCTAAGTGATTTCCGCATTCCATTGACACCTGACTTGCAGATTAAAGTCGATGCGTGGTGTGAAGCACAGGCTATCTGTCCTCTGCGGTATGCAGTTGTGAATCCGAGAACTGAGTCGATCGAGGTCTCTTTCAAAGACGCTTCGGCACACAACTCAGATATCATTGAGCAGATGCTACGCAACTCCCTGTACCAAGCGCTGGGTGATTACTCGGCCGGTAAAAACTTCGATCTCCCAGGCAGAGCCCTGGTCTAAGGGAAATAGAATGGCACTCATTCGTATTAATATCGCGGACACGTTGTTGTCCGAATCTGCTGCAAAGAAACCTGCGTACCACATCGTACAATCTTCTAGCGGTCCTATGATCGTTATTGATTCGAAGCACAAGCCTGTTGTCACAAAGGCCGTCACTTCTCTCGCTTCCGCGAAGAAGCTTGGTCTGTCTGCGGCTAAACTTAGCCAAGCCACCGAGAAACTTAAACTCAAGTTGAAGTCTACGCGTGATGCAGGTAAGAAAGGGCCGCTACGTGACAAGATCAAAGCAAACAATGCTACGATCAAGAAGGACGTTGCTGCGGCCAAAAAGCTGGCTAAAGATGCACTGTCCTCCTTAGCTAAAGCTGGCTTGAAGGTCTTAGATCCCACAGTGCGTCCTACGTACATCACATCTACCCAGCCTGACTATACTATTGGTAAAATCGGTAAAGCTAAAACGAATAGCTTCTGGGTAAAAGCGAGCGGTACGCATCGTGCACCTTCTCTGCTCAAGCCTCGATACGCGACTGGTGAGAAGTTCGATAAGATTGGTGCTTCTCCTGCTGCGAAGAAATTGAAGCCGGGTACTGCACCTAATGCGAAAGCTAAGCCTAAGCCTAAGAACGAGAATAGCTTGTGGCGTCACTATGACAAATCAAGCGGACCGAAAGGCGAACAGTATAAAACTGAGGGTCAGCTTCGTGATGCTGCTCGTCAGTCGTTGCAGGCGCAGTCTCGTCAGTGGGATAAAGACACCCGCATGTCCAAGCGTATGCTGAAAGAGTTGAATGGCGGTAAAGCTATCACTTCTGCTGCTGGCTGGACCGGTACTGTCGAAAAAGGTAAAGGTGTATTCACCAATAAGAAGGGCCAGAAGCTGGTGGTTAAGAAATCCGATATGGCTAGATTCGGTTTAACTCCTGATTCTTTCAAACGCGCTTTGGGTGAGTCCAACATCACAGACACTAACTGGTAAATCGCTGCATCTGCGTGGCGGTTAAGGAATAAAACAAATGGCTCTTATTAGAATCAATATTGCAGATTCTTTAGTATCTGAGTCTGCTCGTGTTAAGGTAGTAAGCTATAAGGTAGCTAAAGTCGGCGGCAAAACTACGCTCGTAGTTGTGTCTGAGCGAAAAGCTGAATTGCAGGCTGTTGTCGGTCTGTTGAAGAAAGCGAAAACTGCCGCTGTGTCTGGTATGTCTTCACGTATCAAAGCTGCGACCGCTTTTACCAAAGCACAACAAACTCCTAAAGGCCCGCGTAAGACTGCGTTGCGCGAAACCTATAAGACCGAGAAAGCTAAATCGTCTGCGGATATCAAGCAGGCTAAGAAGTTGATCAAAGAAGCGAATGCCCACGCGAAGAAACACGGTTTCGGTGGACTGAACCTTCCGCTGTCTGCATCTGATATCGTAATGTCAGGTCCGGGTCTGGCCAAGGCTCTGAAAACTGTTCGCGGTATCAAGCTGACTGAGTTCGGTATTACTGGCAAGCGCGGTACATTCAAGCCTGTATTCATGAAGGCTGAAAAGTTGACCGCAGGCAAAGCCAGCACGCCTGCAACTCGCAAGGCCAAAGCAGACGCGAAAGCTCCATCTGCTAAAAAGCGTGCCGCGAAGAAACCCGTGGAAATGAACCCGATCGCACTGACTGCAAAAGTCAATAAGTCTCTGCCGAAGATGCTTAAAACTGTAGGTATCACTTTTGACCAGAACAAGAAATCAGGTTCTGTTAAATACGATACCAAAGATCTCAAAGGCAAGGCCATAGGCAAGAACAACATTGTTATGACTGAGCTGCGTATGCACCTTGAGGATAAAAATATCCCAGTGCAGAAAACGGCAAATGGCTTTGAAGTCCCTGGCGTTATTAAGTTCACTCAGGGTGAGAAGGGTGTTACGTTCAAACGTCTGGGTAAGTAATTGCAGATCTTCGTCAGCCTAAGTGCGCCTACAATCTACTATCGCGGTCTTGCAGAAGACTGGTCAGATGAACATGCTAAGAAGCAACACATGACTTGGGTAACACCAGATCGTGCGTATGCTGAGAAGTATGCGGAAGGTGGGCGCCTCTACAAGTTTCATGCGGACCCAGGTCGCTATGCCAGCCTGAAATTCCGTTCTCTGTGGACGGAAGTACGGTTCGCTGAGATTTATAGACGAGTGAAACAGCTAATCATGGAAGCCTTTCAGTTGCATCTGGTTGGCAAAGATGAAGCGATAACACTCGTCGGTCGTCTGGACGCTCTGAACAAACACATACCTGCTAATCAACACAAGCGAGTGTACATGTGGTGGGACGAGTACACAGAGATCAGTAAAATCCTAAAACTGGCTGGCTATGATTCTATCAAAGGCAATGAGGGTGAGCACCATGACGTGCCTACTTTCGGTATCTTTGATCATACGCGAGTCAGGATGATTAAGGAGTAATCATGTTCAAGACAAAGCGTTTGTTGCTCGTCAGTCGCCGTACGGTGCCGATGATCAACTTTGGCATGGGCAAGATTATTGAAGAAGTATGGTTCGACCCAAAGAAGAACCGTAACGTGATCAAGACAATTATAGTCTGACACTATCAAGGGCTTGCATCGAGAGGTGTAGGCCCTTTTGTACTTACCTGATAAAGGAGCCTACTGTGCAGTATCTGTCTAAGGTTGTTGTCGATCCCAATAAACTCCCATCAGTTTTGTTCTACGACAACAAGGATAACATCTCTCTGGCACAACCCATTGAGGATGTTATTGTTAACGCTCGTTCGTGTTTGGGTAGCGGCCTACAACTGAATCCCATACGTGGTCAAAATGGCGCTAGGTACTATCATACGTTCCTGAGATACACACTAGGAGGTACTGCGAGAGTTACATCTTTGTTGGCAGCAGCCAGAACTATTGCGTCAAAGAGTTTGTATACGTCTGACGGTACTGCAACAACGTTCCCTTCTGTAGGTATTGATGGGGATGGGAACGCAGATACTCCTTATACGTTGAACAACATAATCTTGAATCCGAAAGGCGTAACGGGATTCCGTATGCCTAACCTGACGTTTAAAGCAGGTGCTGATAATCGCTTCGGTGTTTACTACTATGTGTCTGACTCGACTTCCGAGATAGTTCAACCTACGTCTACATCTGCAGGTACAAACAACATCTACATATATCAGGGTCTGACAAAGGAAACTAAATTCATTCAGTTTCCTCTGCGTACATATGTTCAGGCCGTTCACTTCTACATAGACTATTTCTACGGAACTGGTCTTGTGTATACGGACGTGACTCCTGGTACAAACGATGTTGTTAATCTGGACTGGGCTATTGGACTAATGACCGCCGGTAATATGTGTATCAGATATACGAAAGATAGAGATTATACGATTGCCTCAAACTTAGTTCCAGGCAATCGTCCTAGAGTCACATTTAATACTCCTGAAGAATATGTGACTCAGCTAGATCTATAAACCAATGTGGACTCACCCTGGGGACTTTAAGGTCCATTCAACTCTATAAGGAAACGTGTTATGTGGAAATATGAACAGTCAACAGGTCGCCTGTCTGACAAGAACGATAAAGTAGTTGCTACTGGTTATGCAGGGAAAGGCGAGCATAAGAACAAGCCTGCTTCTCAAAATATCGTAGGCACTGGTCCTCTACCTCAAGGCCGTTACACAATCAACGCACCTCGCACAAGTCAGAAGACTGGGCCTTATGCTATGGACCTGACTCCTGCAAAAGAGAACGTGATGTTCGGTCGCTCTGCATTCCAGATGCACGGCGATAGCATCAAAGCACCGGGTACTGCATCAAGCGGTTGCATCATCATGCCTCGCAACATTCGTGAACTAGTTTGGAACTCTGGTGACCATGAACTTGAAGTAGTGGTATAACAGTAGGCGGTGCACAAAGATGTGCCACTAGGAGATTGCTATGCAACTTATTTTGAAGCCAACACTGGTACTTAAAGATCATGAGATTGCTTTCTTTGATACATCGAAAGAAGCCTTCGTATCTAACAGTACGCTTACCGGAATGCTTAGACTCAATCTAAGAAACGCCAGAGCGTTCATGGGCCAAGATTCATTTCTTAATCCTATACGAGGCAAGCACGCCAATGGTAACTATTACCTGGCGTGTCTGCGTTACTTGTTCTATGGTTACAGTAATAGCCAAGACAAGAGATACTTTTACCAGCACTTCATTGCGGCGACCCAGACTACAGCAAACAAGACTCGTGGCCCATGGACGTCCTATGCTGCGACTGATGGTACTGTGGTGACGTCCGCATATAGATACAATAACGGTTACAACGCGATGGTCCCGTTCCCTACTGATTTCTCTCAGCGTGGTCTAACGGTTACTATGTCTTGGCCGCAAGCGAACTTCTATAACTCGCTGTCTGTTAGTGTGAGTCTGACTTACCTGCAACTGTACTCTTATCTGATTCGACCGCCGACCTATAATAGCATGACGCTAGCCTATGCGTACAACTCGCAGACGCCTATGACAATTAGAGAGGGCCGCACCTCAGACTATCTGACGCCTACAGCCACTGTGTCAATAACTCCTGATGCAGAGTACATCAATGCCTTAGGAGAAACAGATTTCCGTTCGGCACAGACAGGTTATGTGTCTGCGCGTGAGTCACGCAATGATGGCCTGCATTATCTAAAAGATGCTAGCGGCACCTACATTGCTGATTTACCTACAGAGACTGTGGATATAGATTTGGGCCTGATATACCTAGATGATAACAATCTGATGAAGCTGAACAAGAGTGATTGGTCTGCACTTGCTCCTGTTGTACCTGGCTCACGACCACAGTTGAATCTGCAACTTAACAGGACGATTGATCTGTAAATAGCGTGAATGGAAAAGATATCCTTTACTGGCCATCGCCCACAGTCGCTCGGTGGATTCGGCCCTGAGGCAAAACACCGCCTGTATAAATTCGCGCATCGTAAAATGCTCACAATCGACTGTGATGCAATCATCTATGTTGGTTGTGCTCTGGGTTTTGACATGGCCATTGCTACTGCTGCAATCGAGCAGGGCCATAAAGTTGTTTCCTGTCTACCTTATCCTGGATTCAATTCACGCTGGCCTATTAGTAGCGTGTTTGAACTTGACGGCCTTCTTAATAAAAGTCATGAAGTAAGAATAGTCACATCAAAAGAAGATTGGCTGCACATGGACGGTCAGGCGGGATTCGCGTTGAACAAACGCAATCACTATATGGTCGATGAAACTGATCGACTCATATCATTATGCTGCGGTGCTCCATCAGGTACGCAGAACTGTATCGACTATGCGCTCAGGCAAAACAAGCCTGTGACATACTGGTGGAAGGACTGGCTGCGATTTAACAGGAAGTAGCCTATGCAATATCATGTTTCCAATTACGGTGTGTTCAGCCTACAGTGCGCTCAGGTGTACGCATTCGACCAGAACACATCACTACAAGCAGCTTCTGCTGTTAGTGCTGTATATAAAGCGCTGTTCACATTAGGCCTTAACGGTCAAGCTAATACTGTATCGGGTGTGCTGTCCGGTAAGCGATACGCATCTAACCTCAAGTGGGCATATAGTGCGATGCCGACAACTGATGACCAGTTTCATATAGGCACTACGGTCAGTTCTGGCTGTTCTCGTGGTGACTCTGCAAACAATCTTGACTGGTCTGCGAACAACACTGTGTTCATCTCAGACAGTACAGGCAACAAGTCTTGGTCATATGGCACATGCTATGTGACCACTGGCCTTCATTCACCCGCGCTGACCGCTACTGTACTGCTGCGAAATGAAGTAGGTACAGGCTACAACGTTACTCGTACAGGACGTGTTAGTTTCAACTCATACCTTGTCAACACTGCTGCGCAATTTAAATACATTCGTGGTACATCAACAACCGTCGATGCCAGTTCGTATAGTTATTCCATCATCAACGGTTCCTCTGATATGCGTATGTTCGCTGATACTACTGAGGAAGATGTTGTTGTGCCTGTCGATAAATACGAGTGCATTCAGAACGGCAAGCTGTTCCGCTTCAAGCCCGAAGAACTCAACTTCGGTCAACTCGTACCCGGCACACGACCTAAGGTTCAGACCTTCTTGACCGCCAAGTTTGACCTTTGATTCTGTAAATAGCAGTCAAAGAAACCTGTGGACTGTAGTGATGAAAAAGAAAAAAGTATCTGAGATCTTAGAAGCGATTACGACCTCTGACTGGCACTTCGAAGGTCTGTCGAATCACTTCCCTACTGATCACGTTGATCGCCAGCTTGAAACAATTGACCGCATCTATCAGTATGCAGTTGAGCACGGGATTCGTCACGTTATCGTTCCAGGCGATATCACCGATAAGTTTAAGATGGAGGACGAGACTAAGCGCAAGCTGCTCCAGTTCTTCCTCAAGTACGAGGGTGTTGTTGAAACGTGGTACTGTGGTGGCAACCACGACTGGGCAGACATGACCTCCACCAGCATGGACTTGATTAAGACGTTCTGTGAATGGGACTTCCTCAAGTCGCTGCACATCTACCTAAGACCTGAGCAGGTAGAGATTGATGGTGTTGTCGTTAACTTCCTGCCTCACCCTGCAAAGGAAAGCATTAAGCATAAGAAGCCGTGTCTGAACTTCTGTCACGTAGAAGCTATCGGTGCGCTCGGTGATAATGGGCGACCGCTTAAAGCGAAGAAAGATATCAAAGTTGATCCACGCGATTACACCATCAGTGGGCACATCCACCTGTATCAGGTACTTGAGGCAAAGCGCTTCACGTACTGTGGTTCACCGTACCAAAAAACGTTTGGGGAAGCACTGCCGAAAGGGTTCCTTCACATTCGTGCGTTCTACAAGAAGGGCGAGCTGATTGTCCAACAGAAGTTTATCGACAGCAAACCCGGATTCCGGTTAGAGACAGTTGCAATAGAGAATCAGAAAGACTGGTCACGTCTGGTAGTAAACCCTGCGATTAGATACCGTGTTATTGTTAAAGATACCGTTTCTATTCCGGCAGATATCCGTACTCGCGTCCCGAATATTTCTCAAATAAATTCCACGAATAAACGTGTGGATCTCGATAATATAGATACAGTCGATGTTAGCGAGTTAGCGCTCGCGGATATTGATCCACGCGATGGCCTTAAGGAATACCTCAAGGCTTCGGGAATTAAAAAGTCCTTGCGGGTTAGCGCTCGGAAGGAACTTAACGCGGTGTTATCTGAAATAGGGTATACTGCTATGTAAAAAGATTTAGGAAATTTCCTGATAAAAGTTTCAGGGATTATACTAATTTTTACATGCTGATTTCAAAACTTAATGTCCACAGGACGAAAGTTCAATTGTAACTTGAGGATATAACCATGGCCGTAAAACGCAAACTGACCTCCCCGACCGACCCAGTTAAAGGCGGTTCTAAAGCTAAGAAAGCTGGTACCAAGAAAGCATCTGGTGCCAAGAAAGCTACCACCAAAAAAGCTAAAGCGCCTAAGGCTGCCAAAGCTAAAGCTCCTAAAACTGCAAAGGCTAAAAAGCCTGCTGCAAAGAAAACCGCTTCTGAGAAGAAGTTCGACAACGAGCGTTCTACTCACCTGCGTAAGCAGGCTAAGAAAGCGAAAGGCAAAAGCATCGAGCAACGTCTGAAAGAGCGTCTGGCTAAATACCAGGCCGGTCTGAAAACCACCGCTAAATCTCAGGCGCAGGTTCGTAAGCTGCTGCTGAAACGTCAGACCATCGCTCTGAGCAACCTGAAAGCGAAACAGAAAGCTGGCTACAGCAACCTGATCGCGAAACAGAAAGCTCGTCTGGCCGCGCGTAAAGCACGTAAGCCGATGATCAAAAACGGTAAGCTGGTAACTCCGAAGGTTCAGCCGAAAGCTGTTACCCTGAAGAAGCCTAAGCTGAAACCACTGCCGCGCCTGAAAAAGGGTAAAGAGACTACCCAGAAGCAGGTTCATCACACCGGCACCGCAGCACAGAAAGCCGGCGCGAAGAAAGCAGCTAAGACCAAGAAAACTGGTAAAGTAAGCGTTTAATCGACCTGGTCGGTAAGACAATTACGAAACAAAAAGGGGTGGCTTCGGCTGCCCCTTTTTGTATTCTAGCGTCCTAAATTTGTAAAGTCAGTACGCACACTATATCGAACAAAACACGCCTTAGTCGCTAATTTTCACTCGATATGATTACTAGACCCAGTAGAGGATGATCATGGCTAAGACTGCCAAAAACAATGAAGTTAGCAGTATCAGCGCATCTGTTGACTATAGCTCTGGGAACATGGCTGCCCTGCGTGGTGCACGTACAGCGAAAGAGTTCCGTAACGTACTCGACCGTGTAGTTGCAACTGCACAAAGCGTCACTATCCCTAAGCACCTTCTGTCTGTCAGCGCTAAAGCTATTGAGCTGTCCGATATCGAAGGCGGTATCAAAGGCAAGCAGACAAAGACGATTGACTTGAATCAGGTTATCGACCTGTCTAAGATTGATATCACCGATGTACGCAACAAAGCGCAGTACAACAATCAGGTGAGTCAACTCAGTCAGGCAATCGGCGAACTGTCCGTTGCGTATCAGATTCTCAGCAGCAAAACTTTCAGCGCGTTCAAAGACCAAAGCGCAGCCGCTAAGTCTCTGTTGAGCGTTATCGCACAAGCGAAAGACCAGCAGAACAAACTGGTTAAACTTATGAGCATCGACGTTAAGAACGGCGCTCCTAAAGAACACACCAAGCTGGCCGCAACCATCGCTAACTACCTGTCGAAGATTCTGAATAAAGAAGACTATTCGAAGATTCGTACTCGTACTTTCATCGCGTCCGGCACTGACCCGATTTGCTTCCAGACCTATGTGTTCATCGACAACTTCGTGAACTCAGACGGTATGCACTACCCGAACTATGCTCTTGTACTGTCTACCACGATCGCGGTCGCAAGCGGTATCAGCGAAAACTTCCTGACGTCACTCGTTGACGAGAAAGTCCCTGGCTCATTCCCTATGGGTCGTCAGATTGCTACTGCTCCAGAGATGAAGCGTACCATCAACCACCTGATGGCTCTCGACGGATTCTTGAACTACAGTGAGCGTAAGCCAATCAACCGTTCTACGCAGAACCTGCGTGACACGACGATGCTGGGTAATGCGCAGCACACCATTCGCGGTCGTAAGAAAGAAATCTTCGACAACGTGCGTGTGCAGAACGACAGCCTGTATGTTCGCCTCGTTCCGGGTCTTAGCCCGACTGAGAAGAAAGAAGCTGTTACGGAAATTCTGGGCATGGCATCTACCGCACTTCGCGCTGGCCGCGGCGGTAAGAACAGCATCGTGCATCAGATGGTGAATGGCCGTAATGGCCGTGAGTTCGTTAAAGTCTCACTGACTGGTAGCGGCGGCACTGCTAAAGGCGTCCTGACTCTGCGTAAGATCGACGAGATTGCAGACGTTATGGGTCTGAACCCGCAACAGAAACGCCTGCTGAAACAGTCTGTTAAGTAATGGCGTTAACGCACTTCAAGGTAGATCGCACATTCAAGGAGAACACGTATAGCGGGCAGTATCGTCCGAATCAAATGCGTAACGCTTCTCCGTATGTGCTCGATACTATCGTTCGTCAAGTTCTCGGTTATTTGATTGAAGCGCAGATGCCTTTCACCAAGGCTCTGAACTTCACTCTGGTGAACGTGTTTAGCACTGACAACAATATGTCGATGGGTTACTCGAATCGTCCTGATGATTCAGTGATCATGATTGACAGTGGCATTGCTTTCACGTTCTGCCTGAAATCTCGCGCTAACCGTATTCTCCCTCAGCCTATGACTCAGCTTGGCCGTGGGCGCTACTGGCGACTGTGGGGAACTGAGAACAATAACGAATACATCACTATCGGTCTTCCTCGTTCAGTTATCTTCGGACTGAACGGTAACGGTGTTGAGATGCTGAACGTTGTGTACAACACTATTGGTGCTGTCACTCGCAACTACGTCCAGCTTGTATCAAGTTCTAACCTTGGGCCTTCGCAGAGCGCTCGCGATCTTGCATCGCAGGCGAACCTTGTGAAAGACCTGTCTGTGTCGAACCTGATGCGTACAGTGCCTTACGATGAATGGCACTTCAACATCAACATCTGGAAAGACTACTCGGAGATGCTTATCCCCGACGTGATGCGTAAAGACTTTCCTCTTTACTTCTGTATCTTCATCCTGCCCGGCCTGTACTTGCCAAATGTAGGTAAGTTCGGCACGGAGTTCATCGAGAAGACTGTGGTTGATTTCGTTGCGAGAGGCTTGACGAAGATTGCTGCTTCGCTGGCGTCGCCTATCATCGATCAGAGTCCTGAGTTGCTTGCTGCACTCTACTTGCTGTTAACTCCGACGCAGGACACAAGCGACATGGAAGCAAGCAACGTTGAGCGAACCAACTTCGTGCGTAGCTATTTCTATAACCTGAGTCAGAACATGCAGAACGTTCCTGAGTATCAGGCTAAGGTAGTACGCACAGCGAACTCGAACCACGTTGCAATGGCACGAGCGCTTATTGAAGGTGGGTATAACGACCAGCTACGCAATCTGATTGAGTATCTGGGACTCACTAAGGCAGACTGATATGCGCACAACAGAAGGTAACGTACTGGTCCTTGAAGAAAGTTTCTTCGATGATCTAGACCAGCCTGTTTATCCTCTATCGGATGACATGGGACCTGTCGTAAGTCTCATTGATCCAGAAGACAAATCAGTGCTGGCTCAAGTAGTCGCAACGCCCGGTGAAGTGCCGGGCTACTGGACTGCTGATGTTGCAATTCCAAACATGGGGCTGGTGGACGATAAACGTCTGACCGTCAAATGGCGCTATGAGTCCGAAGAAGGAATCATGCAGTCGAGTCAGGAACTCACCGTTGAGCCACTGACTGAAAACCGTGTGACAGATATCGTGACGCTGTTTGGTGACAACGAAACGTTTGAGATGACGTTGCCGTTTCACTTTGACACGCGTGGTGATAAGCTGAGATTCCAGCTCGCACTCAACAACCAAATCGTTGCATCTGATATCGACTCCGGCGATGCGGGTGTGAAGATGATTGTGAACCGCGCCAAGACCTGTGTGTTTCAAGTGCCTGTGTGGGTTGCGACTCGCCGCCTTGAGCCTATCAGCTTAATCGCACACTACACCTCTGCGACACGCAAGACAACTAAGATGCTGACGTATAAGCTGTGGGCAATTACGCCTCAGATTCTTATTGCAGCGTCAATGGTTGAAGACCACATCAACAAAGCTCGCGCTATGGATGTTATCCCGCAGCTTGAGTACACCCAAGCAGATATCATGAACTATCTGTTCCGTGGTCTGGCGTTGTTCAACACTATCGGCCCGCGTGTTACTGGATTTAACGGCACGAACATGCAGGGTACTATCCTGAACGGTTGGGTTATCTGTAGCTGCTACTATGCGCTTGCTGCTCAACTACAGGCAGAAGGACAGTTAGCATTTGACTTCACAGGTCAGGTAGTTAACTTGAACATGGACCGAACACCTTCGATAGAAGCTGCATTAGGCAGACTCGAAACGGAGATTCAAGGTCCTGTTACGAACTTGAAGAACAAACTGTCTAAGGCCGGAATCAACGACGGTGATGGTTCTCAGGGTTCTGGTGCGATTGACGGTGCTCGCGCACTTGGCAAGCTCGGCATCACAAACAGCCCAACAACCAAATGGGCTACTGTTGGTAACCGCAGTATCTGGGTCAATGCGCGGTATCGCGTGACAGGCTAACCCTAAGTTTACTAATTTCAATTGTCGAAACATTCAGGAGATGACAATGAAGGCTTTCATCAAACAGATTGACGCGCTTAACGATTCCCAAAGCGTGGCCATCGTGCAAGTGACTCACAACGTCGGTGAAAACATCGCTGACAACTTCGGCGCTATCGTAAGCGCTTCCTGCAATCGTGAATACATGCCTGTTGAAGGTGCGTCATCCATGATCGAGCAGGGTAAAACCACCAGCTTCGTTCGTACCATTCTGAATCGTATGCAGGACGTTATCCCTGTGTCTCAGATGGGTGACGAGTTCCAGGCGCTGTCCAAGAACATGTACATGGACAAGTCAGAGCGCATGTGGGCGATTCGTCGCAGCGAAAGCGGTGAAGACGTGCTGGTGCGCGAAAGCAGCGCGAACGACAACGTTGAACTGATCGATATGATTCGTTCCGTGTCTGGTGCTTCTGCTGTTTCTCTGTCAACCTCTATGCCTACTCTGGCACAGGCGATTGCGCGTAACGATCTGATTCTGGCCGGCGCTGTTGGCGGTGACATGGTTAGCTTCGTGTCTAACTCAGGTGCTCTGAAAGTCGGCTTCGTTGCTGCGAACGTAACTGACGACAACACCTTCCTCGTTGTTGACGAGCAGGGTAATGAAGAACAGATTAGCTCCATGAGCATGGTAGCTGTGCTGTCCGGTAACGAGCTGGACGAGCGCCAGTTCCCTGAGATCGATAGCGTGTCTGCTGCCGCTGGTGTTGACGTACCGAAGCTGCTGGACTACTACGCTAAAGTATTCCGCTACAGCCCGGAATACTACGGTAAGATTGCATCGATCATCAAAGGTCATAGCTTCTAATCAAACCCTAAAGGGAGCCTCGCGGGGTTCCCTTTTTCATTTCTATCGAGGATTTTCACATGGCGGCCATAAGCTTGGATGACATTGGCTCTTTCGCACAATCTGCTGCTAAAAAGAAAAGCAAGGCGAAAGTTAAAGCTAAGACCACCGTCAAGAAAGCTAAGACAGTTAGCAAAGGCGTTAAGGTCAAAAAGAAAAAGAAGTCTGATCCCTCTAATGATATGCTGCCTCAGAACACCGATGCTGGTGACTTCTATGCCGACATTGCAGCAACACAAAAGGCAATCAAATCTCTTCCTGCTCCTGACGCTGAACCTGTGAAGAAGCCGAAGAAGAAAAAGAAAGAGAATGCTGTAGACACGATCAAAAAGAAAAAGAAGAAAGATAAAAAGAGCCTGAGCAATGATATCGTTGCGCTTGAAGGGCAGTTCATCGAAGCAATGGCTGATGTGCCTGACGTCATCAAGCAAGAGAATGAACAGATCGCTGAATACATGACGATGTTCAAACAGTGTCAGGACATGGCTCGTCTGTGTGAGAAGAACTACAAAGAGAAATTGCAGAGCCGTGATATCTATGCGCTGATGCAACTCTATAACCAGATGCGTGAAATCATTGCAGACCTTCGCGCATTGCGTGACGTTGGCCAGCTCGGTGAGATTCTCAACGAAGAAGTGCTTGGTCCTTTCGCTGAATCGTCCGGTACTATTCTGGTTAGTGTGTTCCACCAAGTGAACGCATGGAACAAAAAGAACTTGCCTATCGAACTCGTTAACGCAGCGCAGAATGCAGTTCAGGCTATTATCAGACGCGCAGCAAAAGACGTAGAACAGTCCTATCAAGCGAGTCTAACAAAGACCGTGCAGATATTCAGTGCGAGCGCCTAAAGTCTGTAAATATAACTGTATTTAGGAGAATAATATGGCATACAGACCTAAGGGTGGTATTGCTGCAAGGCAGATGGGAGGTCGAGGTCGTAGCATGTCTACTTCTCAACGTCTTGCAGGTGTTACTGGTTTCGAACGTGCTCGCGTAGGCACTCATGTTCGAATGGATCGATCTGATTGGACTCGTCTTAAAATGAGTATCATTGACGAGCGCGGTCAGTTCTGTGAACGCTGCGGCACACCTACTGCCCAGCTTATTCTTAACCACAAAGTTGGACATGCCAAAGGCGGTTCGAACATGAAGCACAACCTTGAACTGCTGTGCTACAATTGTGACAACAACCAGATAGGTAGTGATAACCGCCGTGGCTCAAGACTGCTTCATGGAGGTAGACGGTGAGTCGTTTGAAAAAATATGGCTCAGACGTTGGGCTGGACTTACGCAACTTTCCTGATTGCGTCAGCCCTGAGTATATCGAAGCGTGGGGAGCATTCATCTCTACGCAGACTGCGGTTGATCTGTTTCACTCACTGCCGCAACCTCTAGGTATGCAACGCGTAGTAGAGGGCTTCCTGTCTTCTCTCGCAAAGACCAGCACTCAGTTTCTGCTGCGTCCTGTTCCGCCTATCACGAAGCATTCTATCGAGCAGGCTAAGACCTTGCTACAGCTTCAACAGCGTGACCTGAAACAGTGGCTGCAACGTATTGAGTTCAGCAGCAAGTTTCGTCTGGCGGAAGTGTACAGTCGAACTGATAGCGACTACAACCGTGTTGCTAACTGCATCAACACCACGATCGATATCTATCTGGTGTATGTGCCGCAGACGACTCGTGGTGGCATACCCAAGATTGGTGAGCTACTGCATAAGCAGGTTCCTTACTGGTTTTCGAACAAAGAACCAAAGGCTTTGTTCAAAACTGATAATTTGACGAAGAAACTGGCAAAGTCTCCTCTGCCTGTTGTGCCGGACACTTATCCTTCAATTCAACAAGCAATGCTGTCGCCTCGGTCTTGGCATCCTTGGAGTATTGAACAGGGTGTGGACTGTATGCGTGTTAAGGGCAATGCAATCGCACTGCACCTGCAATCACGTAGACTGTGTTGTTTCTTGTCCTCGTACAAACGTCATGCTGTGGAGAAGAAGCTCAACTCTTTGGTCAAGAGCATTTTTATTTAGGAGAAGAACCGTGATTGACGTAAACTCGCGGCTTCATATTCTGCTTTCCGGTATTGCGACAAGCGATAAGCGCTACGCAAATGCGGCTGGTGAGATCATGAAGTCTGTCTCTGAGGCGCGAGAGCCTATTCAACTGCCTCAATCAGTTCTCGAACTGTTGGGCCGTTCTAACGTGCCGGATATCACTCCGTTTGATCAGGCTGATCTGCTCTTGATTATGGATGCGCTTGCGAAAGCATTGCTGTCCATTCAGAGCGTCCCTGATACAACGCCGGTTGATGACGGCAAGTACCGCGCTTATCTGTCCGAGTATCGCCTGCAATATCAGACAATGACAAACGATCAACTCATGTCTGTGTTTACGCGCGATAAGTTCGAAGGGCTTAACCCTCTTCGAGCCTATGCTCTGGCAGTAGTGCTGTCTGATCTTGCTGCTGATCGTCGCTTGCCTGTTCCAAGCGTGTGGCAATCAGTAATCGACAACTATACCAAACTGGGTGAATGATGAATCAGATGATTAGTGTGTCAGCAACAGCGACTCAGCAAATCGCCGATACGTTTAATCAGGCGCTTGCTATTCGTCCGTTGCCGCCCGAGTTTGATGCGAAAACATCGAAGATGTACGCTACAGGGAAGTCTCGTCGTAACTACGAAGCCCTCGCAGTGTTTACCGCATCAACCGTGGCACGTATCTATGCGGCTTTCGACCTGATTAACTACATCGTTGTGAACGGTGCAGAGTTCGAAGACATGCTGGAAGTAGCACCTGAAGATTTCCAGAAGCGTGTTAAGAACAACATCGACGCGTCTACGCTGAAAATCAATATGCTGCTCAACGGTGATAAACTGAGCCGTGAGATTAAGACTGCTCTGGCCGAGCACCTGTCTTCTTCCTCTGGTGCTATCATCGAAAACAGTACGCGCTTCCCTGGCGGTAAAGATATCATCATGTCTGGTACTCCGTGCCCGACTAGCCCGCTGGCCTCGAACGGTAACTTCAACGTTCTGAACAATCAGGGTAGCGACCGTCCTCGCGTTGATAACGATGCGAACTTCGAAAGCGCTAACCTGCGCACGTACAGCGCTGACATTGCTCAACAGGCAATTCGTGTTGCGAAGACTATCTACAAAGATATCTTCGGCGTTGACCGTACTAACGGTAATGCGTTCGACACCAAGATGGTACGCATCCCTCTCGATAAAGACTGGTCTGTGTATAACGCTGCTCTGCGTTCTATTCACCCTTCAATGCACAACATTGATATCGACCTGTTCCGCAATCTGGAGAAGCCTGTAGTCGATGGTCTGGGTGACTTCATGACTATCGGTATTCGTTCAATCCCCGGCAAGGCCATGATTGATCGTAAGATTCAGGCGATGAAGATCAGCCCTGACACTCCTGTTGATTTTAACGAAGTGGCACTCGCTACCGATGTTCGCGTTGAAGGTGGCCTGATCGTTAACTTCGAGAAAGAGATGGTTGAGTACATCTCTCAGGGTGCTGACACGCAGACCATGTGTCTGTATCGTTGGTTCCAGGGTTGGGCGAGCTACTACTTCCGTGTTGCTGGTTCTACTCGTACTGGTATCACTCGTGCTGCACGTATCCCGCGCTATGTAACGTCTGCTACTTCTCTGCCTGAATTGAAGAAGCTGCGTGAAAAGTTCGGTTACGCCGTGAACGATGTGGTCGCAGACGAGAATGGTATGACCATCATGCCGAACGGCACCATGGCTGTGCTGCCGCGTCGTGAAGACATTGACCTTGAAATGGTTAAGACCTACGAAACCTCCTTGAACGGTGTGCTTGAAGATCTGTTCGAGAAAGGCATTCCGCTGTCCACCGAACACGACACGCTGCGTACCAACATGTTCGCTATCCAGAATAAGAATCTGGACTTCGACCGTGACATTCAGGCGAAAGCTAAGTCTCTGTCTCGTTTTAGTGACGTGTGTATCGGTATTGACCCTGACTTCTCACTGATTGTAAACACCTCGAACGGCGGAGGGCTGGCAGTTAACGAAACGCGTACTGTCGGTATGAAAGCACCGAACTCGCTGGACGTTGCTGATGCTTTAGGCTACGACTTCGCAGAGCCGGGTGAAGCACCAAACTTCCGTTCTGTGTCGAACGTGATTGGTAACATCTATCACAATCAGGCATCTGGCGGTATGGCGCTGTATCGTCCTTCGTATGACACGATGATCGAAGCTGCTAAGGTTGAATCAGGAAGTGGTAAGTTGGTTGAGAGTGTGAGTGAATCCACAATCAAGTTCAACTCTCCCGAAGGTTCTAATCTGCCTGAGCTGCTGAACATCATTGCGCAGACGTGTCAGACCTACGAGTTCATGCTCAAGAACAAACAAGTTCCTGACCTGAAAACGCTGGTGGAGAACGCGCGTAAAGCAATCGGCATGGACGCAGAGAACGCTTCCCTGTCTGAAAGCCCGATGGACAAAGACCTGTACGAGAATCTGATTGCTAACGACTTCTCTGTACCAGAGTTGGCTAGCGAGCGTCCTGCAATGACCATGCTTCGCATCATGATTCGTGTGCTGAACGATGCTGCCGGTCTGCGTGGTTCTAACCTAATCGCCACCAGCCTGAGCGAGATGGGAAGCATTCAGGCTGCAACCGAATCTCTGCCGTCGCACACTCACTACTTCGTGATGGGTGAGAAGTCAAAGCTGTCTGACATGGCACGACTCAACAACTACTTCGGTGGTGCGCTGTATCGTGAAATGGCACAGTCTCTGGTACGCGCTGATCGTAAGAAGCTGTTTAGCTCTCTGATCGAAAGCGAGCAGGCGCCTGGCTCTGGCCGTCTGCAACAAATCATTCTGCCGTTCGCTACGATGTACAGCGACGTGATTCCTAAGTCCCTTGAGATTTTCGAATCGGCTGAGACTGAGATCGAACGCCTGAAACCTGATAGCGGTATCACGATTGACGATATCCGTATTCCGGGTCTGAAAGACGGTGCAGCGTTACTGCCGCATCAGGTCGAAGCGCATAAAACACTGCGTCGTCGTCCGCGCTTTGCGACAATCTTTATCGCGCCTGGTGGTGGTAAGACGATTATCGGTCTGACTGATATCGCAGCGACTATCAAGGAGCTTGACGATTTAGGTGAAGAGAACATTCGTCCTCTGATCATCTGTCCGTCTAACCTCGTAGCGAACTGGTGTGATGACCTCCACAAAATCGTTAACGGTTGGAACGCAGTGCCTATTACTGCTGACACCGTGAACACGTGGGGTGAAGAACGTATGTACGATGTGATCTCTCAGTCGCCTCGTAACACAATCTTCATCGTCGGCCTGAGCTATCTGCAAACAGGTACGTTCAACGTTGATATCGGCGGTGTGCGTGTTCGTGTGCGTGGTGCTGTAGAGTTCGTTAACCGCTTCAAGTTCAGCTACGTGCTGCTTGATGAATCACACAAAGTTAAGAACTTCTCTGGTGGTCAATCTGGTTCTCAGGTTCACTTCAACACCAAAGCGGTCTTCACTGCTCCGTCTGTTCGCTATGCACGTATCGCTACCGGTACGCTGGTAACTGACCGTGTGCGTGATATCGTTGGTCAGGCTGCACTGATGACGCCTGCGATGTTCGGTGACTCACTGGATGTTGCGTATGACGGCGCGAAAGACGATATCGAAATGATTCGTCGTGCGCACTCACGTATGGCAAACCATACAGCGTTCATCTCGTTCAAGCGTAAGCATTGGGCGTTCATGCTGCCGAACCCGATTGATACCTTCATTCAGGTTGAGATCGATGACCCGTCAGTTCCTAACTCTGCTCTGCACCAAGAAGTGTACAACGCAATGTACGCAGAAGTGTTGGAGAAGTTGGATGAAGCTGCTAAAGCTGCGAAGCGTAAAGCTGGTGGCAGTAGCGACGACGATGACGACGAAGCTGGTGGCGGTGATGGTGATAGCGCTTCTGATATCGACGAAGACGAGATTGAAGAAGGTGATGACCTGGGCGCACTGCTGGCCGGTAACGCTGACCTGAACATGTACTTCCAGCGTATGGAGATGATGCTGACTGACCCAATGGGCGATGACGTTGCGCGTATGACGTTTGAAGCTGCTGGCGTTACGCACTTCACCTCTGCTAAGGTACTGACCATTATCGACCGTATCAAGAAGCACTTCGAAGTGCAGCCTGAACGTGACCCGATGGTGGGGGAACAACAAATCTTCGAATGGAAGCCAGGCGTAGAGCCGCGCGAACTGGACATTGCTGTCTATAACGGTCAGAAGTATTTGGCACGTAAGCAGTCCGAAGAGTTCAAGCGTCAAGTGCTGCCTCCTTCAATGACTCCGCCGCCGGATGATCCAGACTACTGGAAACCGGAAGTGCAGGGCAAACTGATTGTCTTCACACGTTACGTTCGTGCCGCTAACGCCATCTATAATGCACTGCCAGCTAACTATAAGAAAGTGGCTGTTGTGTATCACGGTGAAGTTGGTAAGCTGGGTCAGAACAAAGACGCTAACCTCGACGCATTCAAAACTGACAACAACGTTCAGATTCTGATTGCGAACGAACAGGCAATCTCCGAAGGCCACAACATGCAGATGGGTAGCCGTATTATCCGCTGCGATACTCCGTGGTCACCAGGTACTTACGATCAGTCTACTGCGCGTATCTTCCGTCCTGACGTTGCTGCTGCGAAGTTGGACGAGAACGGTAAGCCGGGCGACATGGCTCGTGAAGTTGTGTTCATCGACTGGGTTATGACGAACAAGACCTTAGAAGTTGGTAAGGTTGCTCGTCTGATGTGGAAGACTCTGGAGAAGACGCGCTTCGACGAGAAAGGCAACCAGCGCTACGAAGCACTCGACCAGTACAAACTGGACCCGATCAAAATGAGCGCGAAGCTGCTGATCGATAACAACACGATGGATGACTTTGCGCCGTACTTCCTTGCGAAGCGCGACCTGAACGAAATCGAGTCACAAGAGTTCCAAGAGATGCGTAAGACAACGATTGCCGCAATGCAAGCGCTACCCGCTACTCCGGCTCTGACTGACTTCCGTGTTATGGAGCAGACGCCTCTAGTTGCCAACCAGAAGATCCCTGATCGTAATGGCTGGGGCACTGAGCGTATTCTGGACTGGGCACGTAACCGTAACTTCACCAGCGGCGAAGGGCTGAAAGATTCTCTGAATCGTGCACCTGTCGTGACTGAGTTCGGTAACGGTGTTGTTGTGTCTGTGACTGTTCGTATGGTTGATGGTAAGCTGCGTGGCGATAGCCCAATCAGCACCGTTCGTGTTCGTCTGGCTGGCAGTGGTGAGACTGTTGCGATTCCTGCGACGAAAGTTCACATCGCTACTAAGGTAGACAAGAACGACCTGAAACGTTTCTTCGAACAGCGTAAGCCTTGGGCGAACGAGAAAGATCGCAAACGTGCTAACGCCGAAGCGAACCGTGTTGAAGTTGAAGACACCGTTCTCGACGAAACGCAGACTGCCGACACGAAAGAGACAGAGAAGAAGGTGGAAGCACAAGCGCGTAAAGCTGCTCGTGTTGCCAAGCGTGTTGCGAACAAGGAAGAAGGTAAGCCAATCAACGAAGGTGTTGAAGAAGCTGCCAAGAAAGTTCGTCGCCGTAAGCCGTCTGATCTGAAAGTGTTGGACAACACTACTCGTCGTGCTAAGCCAGGAACCATCACTGCGGTAGACGATATGGGTGGCGCTGATATGGCGCTGGAGCTGACGCCTACAGTGTACAACGGATTCGTTGCTCTGTATGCTGACGCGACTGACCCTGATGCGAAAGCCCTGAAAAGTTTCGACTTCACTGAGTTCGGTGATTACGTCTACTACGACTGTGCGTACTACGATGACTTCGTTGCAATGCTCGACTTCATCGAAGGGAAACGACTGTCATTCGACCGCATGTCCGAGAAGCGTCTGGAGTTCATTCAGGACAGCTTCGACGAGACACACGCTCGCATGGGCTTCAACTACAAACTGGCCGTTAAGTTGCAGTCGCAGTTGCAGCAGTTCTTCCTCGTGCGTCACAAGTCTGCCACTGACAAGAAACACGTCAAGGCATATCCAATGGTGATGGAAGATCGTCTGCGTATTATGTTTGACCTGAAAACTAACCCGCAGATGAAACGCTTCGTCGGAACGAAAGTGCCTAACACTCGTAAGTTCGGTACGTTCGACCTGTCACCGGGTATGTGGATCGGCTTCGTGAAAAACGCTGCTGGTGCGAAAGCTCGAATCAACAAGATTGTGAAAGCTGGCTACACCATCACGAACATCAAGAAAGCGATTCAGGGTATCGACAAGTTGAAACTGACCGCGTCGAAAAACAAATCAGTCTAAAAGGTAAGGGGCTTCGGCCCCTCCTTTGTTAGAGGATTCACTATGCTGAATAAATTCTACCAGAAACTCCAGGTCATCATGACTATGCTCGGTCTGTATGACGGAGCTTGCGATGGCGTCTGGGGCCCTAAGTGTATTGAGGCGAAACGTAAGTGGGAGATGATGGACGAGTTCGAGCCAGCTACTCCTTCAAACGGTCTGCCGTTCAACGGTCGCGGTAAGCTGCCGAAAGGTATGAACTGGGGTTATAAGACTCTGGACATTATCTGGGACCAGTGGGATCAAGAGAAAGCTGATGCTATCCTGAAAGAGAAGGGTGCGCTGCTGACTACTGATCTGGTTCATGCACACGCTGTGGGCGAAGTGGCAGAAGCGCGTAAGGCTGCCGAAGCCGAGCCTGTTGCTACTGTAAACACAGTGTCACAGGAACCAATTGCTGCGTCTGTACTCAACACTACTCCAGTTCAGGAAGCACAGCCTGAGCCAGAAGTAGAGGACGTCGAGGAAGAGGAAGAAGACGACGCAGACGCGGACGAAATCACGGAAGAGAACACTTCACCTACTCCAGTTAAGCAGAACAACTGGACCAAGAAACGATAAGGAACTGCAATGCACGAAATCACTCTCCCATCTGGCGCGATAGTGTCAGTGTCTGCTGCGAATAAAAAGCAGATCGCCAACGCCGAGATTCTCTTCGGTAAGAACGCGAAACTTATCGTTAAGAAGATTGACGAGCTGGTCAAGATTAAAGAGCTGGACACCGCAAAGCTGTCTGCCGTGCTTGACCTGCTGAACGACGCCGACGCTACTACGGCCTTCGCCAAGAAAGCTGCTGGTAAGTCTCTGGTCACTGCGATGAAGAACCTGTATAAGGCTAAGACGCTGGTGGCTACTATCAATGGTCTTCGCGCAATCAAGATGAAGCCTGTCGCTATCCAGCAGAACGCTCCTGCTAAGACGACTCGCCCTGTTCGCTCAAACACTGTTGATGCTAACGGTAAGATTGAGCGCAACAAGTGGTATGTTGTCGATCACACGCGTCACGCGAACGATATCATCATTAAAGGCCCGTTCAAAACCGAAGCGGAAGCCGAGAAGAATGTTGAGACAGGCAAAAATAAGCGCGTCATCATTCAGGAAGCGATGACAGGCCAGAACTGTCTGGACGAAGGTCTGACGTGGACGCAGAACCCTGATCAGAAACAGACTGGCGGCACACCTGGAGCTAAGACAGTTGCTCGTAATCAGGTCCGCTCTGAGTCCTATGACAATCTCTACAATGCGCTCATGCGTGGTGGCGACGGCGAGAATGTCAAAGCCCTGTTCAAGCTGATGAAGCTCCCAGCTCCTAATAAGAGTGTGACTGCTTCTGTTGCCAACATGGGTGGCGATGAAGATTGTATCTTCGTCATGAATGGGACTAAGAAGATTGGCATTGTTCTCGGTCCGTCAGGCGGGATGGTTGGTGAGATTAAGCAAGCTCGTGGACGTGGCGCATTCACTGTTGCGAAATACAATCCAACTGCTGGTGCTCCGAGCGATCTGCCTAAATCTGCATTCAAACAGCTGGGCAACTTTACTCTCTACAGCGATGCTTATGCAGCGTTCTACGACGCCGTTAAAGCTCTGTAAATTTAATCCAAAAGGGTGGCTTCGGCCGCCCTTTCTCGTTTCTAAATCTGTAAATAACAGCCATCAATTTGTGTTATACACTCTGATAGGACTAGATGGTGAAAATCAAGCATATAGATTTTGACTTCGATCCACCTGAACAGTTTGCCGACCAGCAGACATACGACGGTGTTCGAATACTAAAAGGCGTAAGTAAAAGCGCTAAAGGCGGTAAAGCACTACTCGTCCTCGATCACATGCCAACCGAAGACTTGCGTAACGGCAAGATATTCAGTAGCACAGAAGGTGAGTTGTTCCTGAATCAGATGCAGTATCTCGAAGATACGTTTCCGACCAAGACGACTCTCGACGACTGGAACTTCCTTGTTGTCTCGTACAACATGTTCAAGACGTATGACAAGGGCGAGCAGTTCAAAGAAGACGCAGACCAAGCGTTTGCGGATCGTATTCGTGATTTGATTGTTGAGTACAAGCCAGACTACGTTCTAACATTTGGTAAGGCGCCATTCAAAGCGCTTAACGCCGACAAGATTCAGTTCTCGAAAGATCACTACGAGCACTGGTATGGTGTGGAGATTCCGACGAAGCTCAAGCACGATGGTAAGAAGCACAGCTTTATCCATCTGCCGAACGTCAGCTATCACACCGTATTGAACCCGATGCACATCGCTGGTTCATCGTATACTCTCGGTTACATGGCACGTTGGATGTTGCCGTGGTTGAACAAAGGGATGCGCTATAAGATCGACGAAGTTACGTGTGGTAAGAAGCGTAACTGGGACCTCGTGTATGTAACGAAGGTCAAGCAACTTGAGAAAATCTTGAAGCGTATGAAGCGCGCGAAGAAGGTTGCAGTCGATACCGAAACCGAGAACCTGAATCGTATTAAGAATAAAATCTTGACGGTGCAGCTATCGGATGACGGTAAGAAAGCGTATGTCATTCCAATCTATCACCGCGACAGTCCGTTCAGCCCGAAAGAGTTGCGTAAGGTACGCGAGTTGTTCAAAGATTATTTCGAGGACAACGAGAACAAGTATCAGATCTACACCAACGCGAAGTTCGACCTGAACGTAATGCGCTCTAACTTCGGCATTCGTAGTTATGCGGCAAACGTTTGGGATATTCAGGCGGGTGAGTTCGCGTTCGATGAAAACGCCAAGTCGTTGTTGAACGTGACAGGCAGTGGTTATTACAACTTGGCGAACCTGACAATGCAGTTCGGCTGTCAGGTGTACCATGAAGTGTCGTTCGGTAAAGAGATGCGAGCAACGATTGCAGACGTTGACCTCGATGAATCAGTGCAGGAGTATGCTGGCCTCGACGTTATCGTACCGTTCCGCATTGCAGAGAAGCAGATGCTTCGAGCGAACGATATCAAGTATGGTAAGTATGACTCTATGGTGAGTGAGCAAATCTCTGACCAGATTCATGCGTTCTCGATTCTTGAGACAACAGGTGCTGGCGCTGATATCGACTACCTGTTTAAGCTCAACCTTCCGAACTCTCCGATTAACGAGGAGATTCGAAACGTAGAGCGCGAGTTCATGAACAGCCCAGAAGTTAAGGCTGCGAACAAGGTTATTTGCAAAGACGACAATGTTCCTAAGATGGGTCTTATGGGCAAAGTCGAAGTGACCAAGTTCGATATGTCGAAAGCAGAGCATAAACAGATTCTGTTCTTTGACGTGATGAAACTCAAGCCACTGAAAGAGAGCGAGCAATTACGTGAGAACGGTAAGAAGTCGGGCAAACTCGACAAGGACTTCCAGGAGGCGTATAAGGATGTGCCTCTTGTTGCGTTATATACCAAACTCGGAAAAGCGTACAAGCTCAAGAACGCCTACGTTAACAGCTTGCTCAAGCTCTGGGGAGAATCAGAAGACTTCAAACACGACCGTTCGATTCGACCGACGTATGGCTACCTCGGAGTTGTAACTGGACGTACAAGCGCTAGTGATCCTAGATTGGGCTTCATGTAGGAAACTGCATGTCGAAAGCTACCTAAACGGGGAAGAGCCTTACGCAGCGAATGTGTAAGGAGAACCTACCGTGCTAAATGTCGGAAACGACTAAAAGCCTAACGACTATCCCGCGAGGGAGTAGAGTGACAAGCAAATGGTCACGCGAAATGGTAGCGTCCTAAGTTCTCATTTGAGTCTGATATGCAAGCGCGTCAGACGAGAGAATAAGTCTATTCAGAATATTTTCAGAAATACTTCATTTGGGACTTGTTGACGATAATTAAAATGCGTCACTGACAGCAAGTTCCTTTGAGGCGTATATGAAAAAAGTAAAAACGACCGTGAAGAAGGGCCGTGCTATTGCACTCGTTGCAGAGCAACATCTTTTGCCTAAATATCTGAAACACTATATTGAGGCTTGGGCGGCGAAATTTCTCCATGATCATCCAAACGTAAGCACTGCTTATTCGCTAACTGACTTCAAGTGTTGGAAGTCCTATAGAGAAAACATCTTTGTCCATAAGACGGGTGTGTTCTTAATCGTCAACGACGAAGGCGAAGTGCGCATGACTGTTGGACGCAAACATCCAAAAGGCTATTTGTCTTTATGGCTGCGTGGTCCTTTGGCGCATAGAGTAGTAGCAACTGTCTGGAAGAAAAACAAACATCCTGATACAAGACCAATTGTAAACCATCTTGACGGAATCAAGACAAATAACTGTATTGATAACCTTGAGTGGTGCAGCAACTCGCGTAACATTCTTCATGCCAGAGAGATGGGTTTAAATGTTTATAACAAACCTACATCTGGTCTAAAGATTGGTGGCCAAAAGAAAGGGACTTCAAAATACTTTGGAACCTTTTACGATAAAGCCAAATGTATGTGGGTTGCTCAAGTCAGACACAACAATATTGTGCATGGCCGCCGTCGTTTTCGAAAAGAAGATGATGCAGCACTTCACTATAACAATGTGTGTGATATTCTTGGTATAACTGAAAAGCCGCGTAATGACTTTCCGAAGCAGAAGATTCGTCGAGTCAGAATAGGTAAAGCTGTTATACGAATGATTGGTAAAGATGAACATTTGTTTTTCGTTTCTGAATAGCGGACTTGATATAGTCTCTTCCACATCGGTAAACGGTGTGGTGGTGTGTAAGACGAGGGATGTTGGTACTCGCATCATCAGAACGTGTGTTGCGAACACGTTTTAAGACCACAAAAATCTCCAGCAGGTGCCCTCACGTAGTGAGATGGGTAAACTGATCAAACGTATTCTGATTGCGCGTAAGAATCGCCTGCTTATCAAGGTCGACTACTCAGCGCACGAAGTTCGTGGTTGGTCAATCATCTCCGGTGACCAGGGTGTTGCAGACGTATTCGAACAGGGTCGTGCGTTGCGTCATCGCTATCGTACTGTACCAGACCCGTGGATCTGGCATCGCGTCGAAGCAGAAGGTGACGTTCACAAAATCAACGCCGCATACTTCTTCGGCATTCCAAACGTAATGGATGTAACCAAGTCCGTGCGTAACGCGGTTAAGACAGTTATCTTCGGTTTGATTTATCAGCAGGGCGATAAAGGTCTTGCGAAGTCTACAGGCCGTGAAGTGTCTGAGATTGCAGAAATCAAAGCCAAGTTCCTTAAACGATTCCCTGTTGGCTTAAAATGGTTCGACAAGATTAAGAAGTTTGCACATGAGAACTTCTTTGTTGAATCGCCTGTTGGTCGTCGTCGTCATCTTTGGGGCTTGATGCTGCCTGAGTCGCACAAAGAAGCGAACATGGTACATGCTGCGTGTGATCGTCGTGCAGTAAACAGTCCAGTACAGGGCTTCGGTTCTGACTTGATGATGTCCGCGATTCGTATTCTGGATCGCATGAAGTACGATTACTGGAAAGCGAACGGCGAGTACCCTGACTTTGATATGAACGTATCGGTACACGACTCCTTAACCGTTGACTGTGATTACAAGTGGATCTTCCTTGCACTTGATATGATCGAACGCGCTATGACAAGCGCTGTGGTTGAGAAAGTACAGAAGCGTCATCCGGGGTTTGAGTTCACGTCCGTGCCTGAGATCGACTTTGAAATTGGTGCGTCTGAAAAAGACGTTGGCGGTTGGGACTTCTCTTATGTTGGTCTGCGTAAACTTATCCAGAAGGGTCTGGAGATTAAACGCGACGAGCTTAACGAACCTGACCTCGACGTTGAGAAGACAACTGACTCCATCATGGAAGATCAGTATCACCTCATGTCTGATTGGATGAAGAAACAACTGTGGGCGAATGGCATTAAGATTCGCAGCATGGATAAAGTTAATCCTCTCACCAACAAAGACAAGAAGAACGTCGAAGAATGGCTCAAAGAACTTCCGAAGAACGTTAAGAAGTTCGAAGCATACGAAGCAGAGGAAGCGAAGAAGAAAGCCGCTGCCGCTGCTGGTGGTGCAAAAGGCCAGAAGAAAATCAAAATCAGCAAGTCCATGCTTAAAATGGCACTTAAGGGGATTGCGAAGAAATGATGACGGCAGAAGATGTATGTTCGTTCCTGAACAAGCATCTGGTAGAACGTCCGGCATTCATGGGTGCTGCCTTGCGTACTGCTTGGCAGCTTAACCCAGGCGATGTACCTGATGATATCTACGTTCACCAGATCGCACCTGACTGTTACAGCGCTGACTTTGTTGGCGTTCTGAATGGCCTGATTGCAGCGTCCGGCAAGCGCCTGAATGCTGTAAATATACAGGGCACACTACAATTTGTTTTAGAGGATAGAGATGAAGACTTGTCGATTACCGAAGAACCCCGCTAAGAAATGCAGCTTAACGCTGAACGGTACCTTCCTGTCAGATATTCTTAAACGTGTCGATAGCGTGACGCGTTTCTCTGAGTCGGACGACAAGCTGACGCACATTCATCTGCTGGTCACCTATAAGTCTGACGTGTTCGTTCTCGGTCGTACTCCTGATACGTTCGTTGCCTATCTGGTTCCGGGTGCGACTGCCGACGCCGATACGGTTATGAACATCGACCCTATTCAGTTGACCGGCCTGATCAGTAAGCGTAAAGAACTGAACGTTGAGTTCGACGGTAAGACGTTGAACATTAGCGAACAGAAAGGCAAGTACAAAGCAGAAGTGAAACTGCGTCCAGTATCGGCCGAGCAGATTCCGATGGTTGAGCAGGGTCTGCATCACCACATCGAAGGCGGGCATGAGATGACGCGTGAAGTAATCGACGCGATGACTCAGGGCGTTAAGCTGACTCGTCTGAAAGATACTATCACAGGTCAAACAGTGATGTGTCGTGTTATCTGTGACGGTGAAAGCCTGAGCCTCGTTAGCCCTGGTCACTGGACTTCATCTCGTTATCGTGCTGCACTGAAAAAGAAAGTGAAGCCGTTCCGTTTCAGTATGACAGGCGAGATGTTCGACCTCGTGTATCGCTTCTGTGGTGAAGAGAAGGTAACGTTCCACGTTGACAGCAGTTCATTCGCCGCCGAAGCTGAATCGTTTGTTCTGACGCTGCCTCCGATTCAGGCAAGCGACGAAGACTATCGCTACATGGACAACATGATCGCACAGCTTGGCAAGCCGCTGATTGGTTGTGTGATCAAGGGTGACCTGTCTGCGCCGTTCGCTAACATCTCGACATTGATCGAGAAGAAGGGTAACACGAACGCGAAGCTCCTCGTTAAGAAGCAAGAGTTTAAACTCAAGTTCGGTAACGATAGCGGTAGCGTACAGGACAGCTTGAAGCTGGCGAAGCCTGTTGAGAAAGAGTTTAGTACCTCGCTCGACATGCGTATCATCCGCGAGTTGCTGCGTAACATCGGTCGTGAAGAACGTCACAACATGGGCTTCCACGGTAGCAGCATCAATGCCCTGAACGCGTTCAGCCTGAACTATAAGTTCGACACGCACACGCTGTTGTACTTCGGGTATCTGCCAGCATGACAGTAAGATGGGCTAAAGTAGCCATCAAGAAAAACGTCCTCTCTGGGGACGTTTGTTCACTCATACACGATGTTCTGTATGAAATACCTAATGCCCCGCGTGGGCGTCGTCGTTTCTGTCTGATCTATAAAGCTGTGTACGGTGATACGCTGGACATTGATAGCGTTGCGCCTATTGAACATAGCTATCACTTCAAGCAATCGTATCTGCGCCTTGCTGATACAGTTGTAGGTTCGTTGCTCGAAGTGTCTGCGAAGTGGTGTACGTTCAACGATGTGACTGTTGGTTATATGCCTCCGCTCGAAAAACTACACAACTTCACCTGCCCTATCGAAGGTCCTTCTGGGGGTCTGCTAATTTATCGGGACGAGCATGGTAGCTTCTTCGCTATGCCGAACAAGACTCCTGAGAGTCCGATTCTCGTAACTGACAAAGGTGATTAATGGACGACCTAAAGCGCATTCGAATAAAGGTCAAGAATGACAAGCGCTATAAGAAGCTGAGGGATATCTACAAAACGAATGATATCTTTCAGCAACCTCTCGCCGAACTGCAAGACGAAGCGCGTAAACTGTTTAAGATGCGTAAGGTCAGAACGCTCAACATCTCTGATCCGCAAGCACTGAACAAAGTTGCCGAGTCGATAATTCAAGATCAATCGTACCGAAGCCGTATGACTGAGATCATGACGCATATCCACACAGCCTCAAAACTGTTAAATGATATGTTAGAACGATTTCAGGACTATGCTTCGGTCACGTATGCAAAAGATCTGAAAGCCGTCGGCGCTGCGAAAGAACGTGAGCGTTGTGTCAGAAACATTATGGCCGAATACTACCGATACGCTGATCAGCTTGAACTACTCAAGGAAGAGTTGGACCTGTATATCAAGGACATTGATAAGTGTGGCTTCGCGTACCGAGCACTTGTCGATACGATGAACATCATCAATCAGCGTGAGTACGGTCTCCCGAACTCAAGGAAATAGATGTGACTGCCAAAGTATTGGTCGATAGCCGTCTGCACATTCCAGTTAAAGTTGTGGACGCAGACAACATCATCAAGAAGATGACTCACTACGAGTTCGACAACGCCGCTTGTAAGAACTGTGAGTTTCGTTCTATACGACCGTCCGAAGAATGCCGTTCGTGTTCTAAAGGCGGTCTGCTCGATATTACCGTGCTGGCGAAATACTCTGAGATTAAGGGTAAGCGTTACGTGTCTATCCCGTATGGTGAGATGCACCGTTTCGAGAGGACAGCAGGGTTGAGCCTGAAAGAAGTGAAGTTCGTGAATGGAACGAGTCGCGTACCTTACGACTACAAAGTGAAATTCACGGGCAAGCTGCGTGAATATCAGAAAGAACCGTTCGAGAAGATGTTCGGTGAACTGTGTGGTGTGTTTAAAGCACCGCCTCGTTCTGGTAAGACGGTTATCGGTACTGCTGGTGCATGTCACTCTGGTTTCCGTACAGTCATTATGGCTGACCAGAAAGACTTCCTCGATGGTTTCTTAGAGACTATCGAAGCGATGACGAATCTTCCTGAGCTGGAAGAGAAGCACGGCAAGAAGCTGTATGGATTCCCGAAGACTCTGGATGACTATAAGAACTTCCAGATTATCCTTGTGACCTATCAGTCTCTGATCTCTGACAGTAAGAACTCGAAGAAGCGACTCAAGTTGCTGAACGAGAACTACGGAACGCTGTTCGTCGATGAATGTCACGCAGGTAACGCAAGCTGTTATAGCCGCGTACTGGCCAGCCTGAAAATGAAGTATCGCTTCGGTCTGACTGCGACACCAAAGCGTAAAGATGGACGACATTACCTTATTGAATCTATCTTCGGGCCTGTGATTGCCGAAGCGTTCGTTGAGGAGCTTGTGCCTAAAGTAACGTTGCATAAGACTTCTAACCGAGTGCAGTCGAAAGCGAACTACAACAACAAAAGTGGTTGGGTGCGATTCTGTAAGTTCCTTGCGAATCATCCAGACCGCAACGACAAGATCTTTGAATGGATTATCAAAGACCTTGATGCCGGTCGAAGTATCGCAATCCCAATCATGTTCACTGATCAAGCACGTCGTCTGGTGCAGCGTATCAATGAGCATTACATGGAAGAAGTTGCTGCTGTGTTCCTTGGTGGTGCGAAAGAAGCGAAGAAGCGTAAGCCGATTATTGATGCAGCGCGTGAAGGTAAGATACGCTGCGTTGTTGGTATGCGCAAGCTGATGCAGCGCGGTCTGAACGTTCCGAAGTGGGACACGCTGTACTACATCATGCCGATGAATAACGAACCGAACTGGAAACAGGAATCGTGTCGTATTCTGACGCCGATGGAAAACAAGCGGACGCCTGTGATTCGTATGTTCATCGATCCAAAGATGGAGCGTTCGATGCAGTGTGCTCGCTCCGTTCTCAAGATGTGCTGGAAGTTTGGTTACGCGAAAGCGAAGCGTACACCGAAGAAGCTGCGTGATTGGATGGGCGTTGTGTCGAGAAGTGAAGCGCTTGATAGCGAGTTGCCTGATTACTTCGAACCAGAAGCGCGTGTGAAAGGCCAGCCGTCTAACTTAGGCATGAGGCGATTCTGATGAATCTTCATGAAGTAGAACCTAAACCGCAGAGTGGCTTCGAAACTATACTGCGTCGTGCCCTCAAGGAGGAGGGCATTATCCTCGTTAACCAATCTGCTCTTGGTGCTGCTACAGCAACACTTGACGTGACAGTTAACGTTTCTATCGAGGGTGCAGCCACCAGCCTGATTGATGCTACTTACGAGAAGCTGAAAGTTGTTGGGCTGAAAGATGTGCTCAAAACTTTTGGTAACTGCTTGATGCTCGTGTCTTGCGATAAAGTTGAAGTTATCGAAGCACCGTTCGGTTGCCCGCCTTCGTACATATTCAAAGACTGCGTGTTCTGTGTTGGTCAGCGCCCAGAGGCAGACATGCAGACAACCTATCTGGCTATGCAGGGTATCTATTCCGACCTGCCGCCGTACAGCAAACTCACCTCTGACCAGAAGAAGATGATTAGCAATCACATTGCTATGCTGGCAGACTACCTGAGGAAATAATCATGTTTGATCCTGTTCAGACAGTTGTTGTTAATACTCTCCGTGCTAACGCGAAAATCATCATGGACGGTCAGTATGACGTAAATGGCGGTGAGACCTTCCGTGTTTCGTTCGTTATTAAGGCACCAGCTCCAGGCAATCAAGCAGACATTGATCTGTCTGCTGTGTTTGAGTCCTTCCCTGATGGATTTGCTGTTCAGCGTATCGCAGATCTCAGTCACACTATGGTGCGTCTGCCTGTAAGCATTGGCGGCCACAAAGAAGAATGCCGGGGTACATTCCTGTTGACTGTTACCAAAGCAAACTGGCAGCAAGGTGATAACGGTGTTAGCGGCAAGGAAGGTCGTTACGTCGAAGACGACAACGTGGTTGAAGATGAAAACGATCTCGGCCTTTCTGATATCATTGACCGCTACAACAGGCTGCCTGAACTCAAAAAGAAACAGTTCACGGCTGCTGCGCGTTTGTTGCTTAAGGGTCTCGCTCTGTAATTTATAGACTGTCTCTTTGTCAGACTATAAGGAGTTTAAATGAAAGAGCGTTTACCGCACACTCTCGACATGGACATGTTGAGAAGTGAAGCATCCCGTCTGTCGATGAACGTTAAGCAATGGCACCCAGGCGACGAAGAACCTACGAGTGAGGTACTGACCCTCACTCTGGACTTCTCCAACTTCGTGCATAGTGTGTCTGTCATGTCCAACCTGTTAATGGTGATGCGTGATAAACTCGAATGCACGAACGTCTGGCTTGTGTCTCATGCGTGTGTACCGCACCCTGAGCATAAAGACCATACGCGCATTAACGTGACAGTCTTCCCACGCAACATTAAGGAATCATGCAATGCGTCTTGATCAACTGCAACGCTACATGAAAGAGCACGGCATTCCACATGCTGTTGCTCTGCACATGGGACTCAAGCACCTCGACTGGATTTCCAAAGACACCGACATGCAAGCCGAACACTGGCAAAAGCATACGCTGTCGTGGGAAGTTCCTGAAGGTCCGTTTGATCTCGATAGCTGGGCAATCAGTATTGCTGATGCCCTCAAGCTCGAAGAAGCGTTTACTATCTACGAGCCAACACTGGCACCGGAAGCTAAAGGACTTATCCTGTTCTACGGCTTCCGTTTCCACGAAGATAAGACTGTGGCATCTGGCTGGCGTATCGTGTTCCAATACACTTACGTCGATCCAGAAATGCCGTTGATGTAATAACAAGGAGAGCACCATGGAATTTAGAACCGAGTATGATCTCACGCTGTCTACGTATGCCGGACAACTGTTGGTGAAAGCGCTTGTTGCTTATCATGAAAAGATGTGCGAGCCTACTCTTAACCCCAGCAAAATTCCTACTGTGTTTGAAGTTCCTGGTGTTCTTCGTATTGACAATCTGGTTAATATCGAAAGCCATACATACTCGTCTGTGGCTAATCCTGCATATAGCCCTTTCAGTGGTCCTAAACGTGAAGATCATTTCCTGAGTCACGCATTCAGATATGACCCACGTGATCGCGCTCGTAGCGAAAAGACGTGCCTGAATGTCAAATTCGTCGTGTGGCAACGCGCTCCAGAATCTGTAAATACCTGACATGAACAACGGAGGGTATTGTGTTAACATTCGATTTTGAACCTGCTGTGGCAAAGCAAATGCAAACGCTGGGTGTAGACCCCCAGCTTCTGTTTGGCAAGCGCGAGAACTTTGATGTGGTAGAGGCAGCGCAAGACTACAAACCTCTGTCGCCATACTTCAAGGGTCGTGTTGTATCGAAGACCAAACAGCTTACTCACCTTGCGAAGATGATTCAGAATCCGTTTGAGTCTGATCCTCGTATCACGGTGATTAGCAGTTTCCCGAATGACTACCGAGCGAAAATGGCAGCGTTGAATATCTTCAATGCCGCAGTAGAAGACAGCGCAGAAACAGCGCTCAAGCCTCGCTGGGTAACGCTGTATGGTGATCGCTTCGACTATGAACAACTCAAAAGCAAGCGACCGTCATTGTTAGTGTTGACCAACGTAACTATGGACAGCACAAGCTATAAGATTGAACGACTGCGTGATATCCTTGAGATGTTCCCGAAGATACCTCGCATCGTAGTGACAGGCGGCGGGCCCGACCCGCTTGAACTTTTTACGAAACGTATTCACCTGCAAGCGCACACCGGTATTTCAATCGGTCCTGCGCATGTAGTTTCCAATGTTCTCGAACTGATGACTTCTTCTCTTTAAGGAAAAATAATGTTACTGAATGAACTGAATGCGCTGCTGGCTAAACACCGTGACGAACTTAAACTGCCTAGCTTCCGCGCTGAGGTGTCTTCGTCTGGTAATAACCTGCAATGGTTGCACAAGAACTTGAAGCGCAATCCTCAGTGCCCACAGCGCATTGCAGAACTGGTAGCTAAACCAATCTCGGAGCTGACGCGCCCATGACAAATACTCAGTTGATGGTTATCCCTCAACACCCCGCGCTGTTAGGTACTGCTGTTAGTCTCGCCGATGAACTGGAGTTTCAAACTCTTGAGTCTGAGGGCGGTGAGACACTTGAGGAAATCCTCGAAGAAGTATCAGCCCTCGAACTGCGCTACAGTGCAGACTGCGAACGTGTGACAAAGATTATTGATAAGCTGAATGCCAAAAACAAACCTCTTATCATGGAAGTCGAGCGTCTTAATGCGGAACTGCAAGCGCTGCTGATTAATATGGCCGAGTCTGATGACCTCGAAGACCAAGCCAATGCAGAAGACTTGAAAAAGATTCTGGAAGACAACTTCGATCAGGAAGACACTGACCACGAAACGCGTGACAACGAATCCGATGCCGATACACAGGCAGAACACGAACGCTGGTCACGTTCGGAACTTATTCGTAAGTGTAAGGCTGTCTACAAAGCAATCGCGCGTATGACGCATCCAGACCGGTGCCGCCATATGTCGAAACAGGAACAACAGCGCCGTCAAGAATTGTTCCTGAAGGCTAAAGATGCCGTATCTCGTTTGGATTATGAAGGATTGGATGCAATTCATATTGAACTTGCTTCGAAATCTCATGATCCACTTAATTTAGTGCAACGTCTGTTACGTGCGCGTGAACGTCGTCAGATTCTCTATCACAAGATTGAGGCACTCCGACAGTCCGATGAATGGAAGCTGTTTTCTATCGCATTCCATCACGGTGAAGGAGTTGCTGACGCGCAGTATCGCTACAATCTCGAACAGACACTGGAGGGCCTGCGTCACATGATTGCCCACGCGAAAGGTCAATCAGCGACCGACTCAAATTCTAATAACCACTGGGTTTAGTCATGACTACACTTGTTGTTTATCATCAAGGATGTGCTGATGGTAGTTTTGCCGCTGCTATTACAGCACTTGCGTATCCCAATGATACGCTCCACTTCTTCCCTGCTGTCTACGCACAAGACCAAGGGGATATAGTTACTGCTGACGGAGTTCTCATGGAGGATATTCCTGGACTCGAAGGCGGTAAAGATGCGCTGTATAAACGCGTTATTGTAGTTGACTTCTCTTTCACTGAAAAGCAGATGGCTATCTTCACGCATCGCTATGGCGGTAACTTCAAGGTGCTCGACCACCATGATTGCCGCAGCCACGAGAAGTATGCCGAAGAGTGCGCGGCCATCGAAGCCTACGACGATAAAGGTGTGCGTAAGCAAGTAAGTCCTTTGCAACTTACTTTCGCTGCTGGTGGCAGTGGTGCGCTGCTTGCGTACATGGCTCATGTATCTGAGTTCCAACAGCACCAGTACGCTTGCACTGATAACCTCATTCGTTGTGCGCAACTGGTATCAGACCGTGACCTGTGGATTCGCACAAACAAACGTGCGTTCGCGTTCTACGAAGGTTATTCGAAAGACGTGTTCTCGGAAGTAGAGAAGTGTGGTCATATCTACACTGAAATGCCGCCGACCGTTCGTAAAGCCTACAAGATTATCCTTGCTGGCAATATCGAACAAATCATCGAACAAGGTTTCAAGAATATCGAAATCCGTGACGAAAAGATTCGTCAGATGATTGAGGAGAACAGCTTCTTCTCAGAGCCTAACTCGTTGATTGATGTGAAACACGCTGTGGTGCCTTGTGACAAAGGCATCGCATCTGAAACAGGTACCTACGTCTACGAAAACTATGCACACTTCCAGACAGTGCTGCTGGTACGTAAAGGTCATCGTGACCCAGACCGTGTTTACGTTAGCTGTCGCTCTCAGGGATATCCTGAAGGTCATAAGGGTAGCGCTCGTTATATTGCGCGTACTCGTGGTGGCGATGGCCATGTCAGTGCTGCCGGTTTCAATATGCCGCTTACGGAGTTTAATGAACTCTATCCTGGCCTGAAACTCGACTTCGATTCAGTAGGTTGTGATTGTTAAAACAAAGGGGTGGCTTCGGCTGCCCCTTTTGCATTTCTTGTCGCTTATACGATAATTTCAGACAGTCATATAAGGAGACAAATCATGCCCGTTAACTCAACGCATTCCTCTGCTGGTGTTTATACTGGTGTACGGGATCTCTCCGTTGGTGCAACGTCTTTATCTACGGCAGTAGTAGGCATTGTTGGTCAGGCTCGTCGCGGTCCTGTAAACCAGCGTGTTGATGTGCGTAATAAAGATGATTTGAAAAACATCTTCGGTGCAAAAGATCCTAAGTATGGCCTCGGCCTGTATCTCGCGCTGCCTGTTGCGAAACAGACTAACCAGCTCAAGTTCGTCCGTATCACTAAGAACGCAAAATACGCGGTCGGTGTGGTTACTGTTGATGACGCGACTGCTGTTCAGCCTGTAGTGCGTATTACCCCTTACACTGATGAAGATGGTAACATCGTCGGTGTTGATTCTCCTGATCAGCTGGGATTCCTGCCTACTGATCCGTTGAACGATAACATCATCGGTTACGTTATTCTGGAAAACCCAGGCGACTGGAACAACCAGATGGCGTTGCAGATTCGTCCGGCCTGTCCTAAGGGTCTTGACCCATTCGACGACCGTAAGTCATATAACACGAAACTGTTTTATATCGACGAGTACGAGAACTATCAGAACGGCAGCAGCCCGGTAAACTCTTACCAGTGCAGCCTGTACGATTATGCGGATGAGTTCGACCGCCAATATCGTATTGACTATGCGATGGAGAACGAAAGCTCAAACTTCCGCTTCATTCGCAACCCGTACTTCACTACCGATATCGACTTCTTCACCACTGACTTCATCTTCTTCCAAGGTGGTGCTGATGGTGACACCTGTACTTCTGATGACTTTGCGAAAGCATATCAGGAATACTTCGGTGACCCAGAAGAAGTTCGCGTGACGCTGCTGATTAGTCCTACTCAGGATTACATCATCCACCGTGGCATGAAAGCCGCTGCTGCTGCGCACGTTAACTGTTTCGTTATCTGTGGTGTCCCGTCGTCTGAACAGTCTGTGTCTAAAGCGATTCGCTATCGCCGTCAGACGCTGAACGTTAACGACACCAACATGGCTCTGTATACGCCTGATATCAAGATCTTCGACGAAGACACTGGCCGCTATCTGTGGACTGCGTGTGTAGGTCAGATCTGTGCTGTGTTCGCGTACACGGATAACAACCGTGGTAGCTGGTTCGCACCTGCTGGTATCACCGCTTCTGCGCCTCTCGACTTCTTGGAAATTGCTCAGAAGTACGATCAGGACGACCGTGATGCGATGACGCGTGAACAAGTGAACTACATTCGCAAACTGCCTAGCATCATGGGTGGTGGTTACGCTGTGTGGGAAGCGAGCACCCAGTACAATCAGAACTCTGCTTTCCAGCAGATTCAGATTCAGCGTATGGTGGGCTACGTGCTTGAAGTCTGTCAGCGCACCTGCCGAGTTGGCCTGTTTGACCCGAACGATAGCATCCTGCGTGGCTATCTGAAAGGCATCGTCGAGAAGTTCCTCGAAGAAATCAAACTGGCGCGTGGTCTGCGTAGCGGTAGCTCCGGCTCTCAGGGTTATCAGGTTGTTTGTGACGAGAACAACAACACCAACCAGACAATCGCTAATGGCGATCTGATTCTGGATATCGTGTTGGACCCGACGCGTACTACGAAGCGTCTGATCTATCGTTTCAACATCAACCCGACAGGCAGTACCTCCACAACTCTGAGTCAGTAATCAATGGGGAGGGCTTCGGTCCTCCTCTTTTTGTATTGTGAGGTTCTATGCTTACTTTGACCATTCAAGGTAACTTGGAATACTGCTTCTCGCTGCGTAATAAACAACTGCGCTTCTTAGTCGCAATGGACAATCCGCCTCTGCGCGGTACGCTTCAGATTGAGAATGCAGCGGGTGCGGTGCTCAAGACACTTGATATGCCGACTACTGGTACCAGCGCGTACTTCGACTTCACTCTGCCTTTCGATACAGGCGAGCATGACATTGTTGCTAAGGCATATAACGTCAGCACAACGCTTAACGCAACGTCGAACAAGGTACGTGTGTCTGTGCCATTCAGCGGTGAGTACGGTCCTCGTTTCGGCGTACATGATAAAGTGTTGTCGATTCAAGACTACAACGACACCTTCTTCCGTTCTCTGACTACTGCTCTAGGTGAGTCGAGTCCTCAGCTAATCACTTGTCCTCCAAACGAATCTACTTCTGACAACAACCGCTTCTTCTACGTAGCGTGGCCTAAGCGTTTGCTCTATGGATATTTCCAAGAGACAGTGCAAGGCTTCTCCGGTTCGTGGGATGGCGCTATGGAGTTTAACGACTTCAATTTCCAGGGTGCAGCAGAAGTTAGTCTAGGTGGCTTTGATTATGTTGTCTATCGCAATGACTTCCCGTTCGATAGTCTCGACTACGTGTTCCGTATTAAATACGGCTCGACCAGTCCTAAGTCAGGCGACCCTGTATAATTTTAATCACCGCTTCTGGTAAACGGAGAACACAATGGAACTGAAACTTGAACAGTTCATCAGTAACGTTGAGTTGCTTACGAATATCCACCAGCAGAACAAAAACCCAATCATGTTCCGTCTCCCCAAAGATGGTTCGCAGTTAGGTCTGTTGTTCTACTGCTCGTATGCAGTTCCGCGTTTTGTAGTCCTTCCGGTCAATGCGATCTGGATTGACTATGACCCTGAGTCGCCTACTTTCCGCACAGCGTTCAAGCGCACGACGAAAGATCAGGCTGACCCGTACAAAGACGTTTGGACTGCGCTGTACTTCTATGACGATGCTATGGAAGAACAAGCGTATGACCCGAACGATCTGCAAATCATCAACCGTGCGCTGCCTCCTCTGGCAACTGCAATCACTCGCGGTATAGGTTATCTGTCTTATCCAGAAGCTGAGTCACGCGCTGTGATGGAAGGCGATGAAACGCTGACGAACAACCGTGATCCAAAAGACCACACTCACGCTGAGAAGCCTGCTACTATGATCTCTATCAACGGTAGCTTCGGTGAAGAACATGTGCCTATCAAAGACCAGCTGGTTCCTGCTGTGAATCAGGTAATGGTGCTTGAAGATAATACGCTTCAATGGCGTAAGGTGCGTGAATCTGAACTCGGCCAACCTGCTGATTAACGGAGCGGTTATGACTACACTGAATGAAATCGCTGCTGCTCTGTTGGCTGTTACGGGATTCATGGACGACACGTCGAAAGACCAAATCGTTCGTCAGATTAACCCGACACTCAACATCAGTTGTACGTTCATCACTGCATCAGCAGAACCTGTTGGTGTTGTATTACCGATGAACGTCGTGTGGCTTTGCATGGAAGTGAACAGCGTGTTCTATCGCAAGTTCCTTGCACGTAAGTCTAAAACTCCTGCTGGTGGTTATCAGAATACGTGGGAAGAAGTGAAGAACTTCAACTCGCTCTGGGCGCCTCAGTATTACGATCCGTCTGATATCAGTGGTGGTGACGATATTCCTAACGCGTCTGTTGACACGTATGGTATCGCGCGCCTGACTACTGAGCCTGCTACTGTCGGTCGTCCTACGTTCGTGTCTGTATCTGACCCACGTAACACTGACAAGCGTACACCGCTGCCTCACGATGAAATGCACGCCGAGAAGCCTTTGGTCGAAGTGAAGACTGTGCAGGACAAAGTGAATATGGACGCAGACGTAGGCGACAATGGTTCTACCTTCATTGCCGACACGTCAGTGAAAGCGTCTTACGGCCATCTGATTGCGACCGACATTCTGGAGAATAATGAATGAGCGTAACCACGATCGACGGCTTTGCTAAACAGTATATCGCTCTGGCTCGTACTCGCGGTCTGACGCCACGTAACCCAATCACTTTCTTGTTCCGCCCTAATGCGAACGATCAGACGGAAGTGCATCAGGTTGTTGTGTCTCTGACTGAGCCATCGTTTTCTGAAAAGCCGTACAACCTGATTTGGATTGACGCAAACACTGGTAGCCCTCAGTATCAGTATGTGCTGCGTCGTACCTCTGCTGTATCTGACGGCAACCACCGTGGTTCATGGGTAACCGTGAATGACTACGCGCAGTTGTTTGCACAGAAGCAGTTCTTCCGTCGCGTTGTAGAAAACGCATCTGATCTGGGTATCGAAGTAGGTGATCTGGAAATCGCACACGCGACCACCAGCCGTCTGGGTAGCATCGTTACTAAGACCGAACCTACTGACCCTACGATGCCAATCGCAGTGTCAAGCTCTGACCCACGCATGAGCGATGCGCGTTATCCGACTAATCACGATCACCCTGATTATGCGCGTACCATGATTCGCCTGAACTCCACGGCATTCGTTGAAGTCGCAAGCTCTAACGAACCGCAGCCTGGGTATGTTCTGGCGATTGTCGATCAAGACCCTGTTAACCCGAACAAGTATATTGGCAAGTGGGTGAAAGCTACTGCTGATAACGTCGAGTGGGAATCTCCTCACTTGCTTAACTTGCGTATCAGCCTGCCGGGCAATGCAAGCTACATGTCGGACAACAGTAGCGTCAAGCTGAACATCGACGCTGAATGGTCTAACAGCATTGAGCACAACCCTACTGGCATTGAGTGGTCCATCGAAGAGAACGTTATCGGTGTGACTATCGCGCAAGACGGTACTGTGACTGCGCCTGACCTAGCTGCTGACGTTGTGCTAAAAGTCACTGCACGTAAGCGCGACCCTGTTTATGGCAACTGGGTGTCTGCTACCTACGACCTGCTGATTAAGAACGCATTCATCCCTGACGACGAGCTGGTGTCTATCTCTATCGTTGGTGCTGACTCGCTGTTCTATAAGCAGAAAGAGACCTACACCGTGACTGCTCGCTACAAGTCTGGTGCTGTTGCAACTGTCATGCCGTCGAACTTCACGGTAGATAAGACGGAAGCTATGTCTCTTGTTGGTCTGCAAGGCACTGCGAAGAAAGTCTCTACAGATACAGTGGCCAAACTGACTGCGACCTATCAGTACAACGGCCTGACCTTTAGCGCGACGAAGAACGTCACTGTTAAGGCTCAGATGATCACGCTGCTCGAAGTGATGGGTTCTGCTACCATCGCATCTCAGGCAAGTGCTGCCTACACGTTTAAAATCACGTGGTCTAACGGCGACACTGAAATGATTACGCCGAACTCTTTCACTGCTGCACCTACTACGTACACCACTATCAGTGGCAACGTGGTGACTGCGAAGAAAGAGACAACTCAGGACCGCACTGTTGTCCTGACTGCGACGTACATCACTGCTGATCAGACAGTCTCTGGCAACAAGACCGTTACTATCCTGAAAGAAGACGTTGCGATAACGCTGACCTCTCTTGCTATTCAGGGTGCTAACACAATCCGCAGTGAAGAAAGCGCGAACTATACGTTCCTTGCTACGTACTCTGACGATCACACCAAACTGGTAGACCCGACTACGTTCACCGCAGACCGTCTCGATATCGTTACTATCGTGAACAAGACTGTCAACGCAGGTAAAGTGTCTTCTGACATTCCTGTGAAACTGTCTGCCTCGTACACGGAGGACGGCATCACGAAGACTGCAACTCTTGATATTCTTATCATGAATGTTGTGCCTGTAGTTGACCTGTCGAGCATCAAGATCGTCGGTCCGTCGTCTGTTCAAGAGAAGACCACTACGCCTTATACCGTACTGGCCACTTACTCTGACGGACACACTGCAACGATTAGTCCGAACGAGTTCCGTTTGCAGGCTACTTCGCAGTACGCTACGTTCAGCAACTCTGAGTTGGTTGTTGGCGCTGTACCTATCGCTAACACCAGCGTAACGCTGTACGCGTCGTACACTGAAAACGGTATCACGAAGACTGCAACTCTGCCTGTGTCTATTGTTGGCAACCCACCTACTGTGACCTCTCTGGAGATTCGTGGTCAAGACTCGATGAACGAGAACACCACTACGACGTTCACTGCGTGGGAAATTCTCTCTGACGGTACTGATCGTCAGGTAGCTTCACCGACGTGGTCTGTGATTCAGGGTAGCGCTGTTGCAAGCATCGCGCAAACTGGTGTGCTGTCTGCTGGTGAAGTAACTCAGGACACGACTGTTCTGATTCGTGCGACTTACGATGGGCGTAACGCTCAGAAGTCTGTACTGGTCAAGAACATCATCGTTATCACTCTGCTGTCCGTTCAGCCGCTGGCCCCATCGCCTGTGTTTGACTTCGGTACTGCTGTTGGTGTGACGCGTGACCTGCACAGCACCCTGACGTTCTCTGACTCTACTACTCGTGAGGGTACTAGCGGTGAACTGTCCTACACGCTGTCAACTGCTGCTCAAGAATACTTTGAGATTGTTGCTGGAGGCACGACCGGCTGGCGCATTCGCACCAAGAAAGCACTCAGCGGTTTCTTCGGCACTCTGACGTTCCAACTCAACGTAGTTGCAACTGTCGGTACTGTATCGAAGACAGGCAACGTCCAGTTCACTGTTGTCGGTCCTACTGACGATGTGAGCACCGTTGAAATCATCGGTCCAGACTCTATCACTGAGGGTACTGTATCTGGTGATTACCTCGTTCGTGTTACTCGCCTGTCTGGCGCAACGAATGAGTATGCTTCTCTGCCAACGTGGTCACTACCTCAAGGCGCTGCGTATGCAACTATGTCTGTCGGTTCTACTTCAACTCGCGTGAAGCTGACCGTACCTGCTAACTCGATTAGCCAGAACCAGACTGCTACGCTTCGTGCCGCTAACGTGACTGTTGACGGTAAGACGTATGCACCTGAGAAAGTGATTCAGCTTATCAATCAGGCAGCAACGATCACTAAGCGCGAGCTGATTGGTCCTACTGCTGTGAACAAAGGTGAGACTGGTACGTACATTCTTCGCCTGACGTTCTCTGATAACACGACTGTCGATCTGACGCCTGTTATTACGCGTAGCTCTGGTTCTACTACAGGCTTCACGTTCCCGGGCAACAACACGATTGTCGGTAACACGGTAAGCACGACGCAGACAGCAATCATCACTGGTACTGCATCGTATAACAGTCAATCGCAGACTGCGAACCTGACTGTGACGAACACGCCAGCCCCACCGACGCCTGACTCTGTGACTATCACTGGTCCTGCTTCAATCATCGGCGGTGTGACTACTGCGTACACTGCGACTGCTACGCTGTCTGACGGCACTACGCCTGATGTGACTGCTGATAGCGGTACAACGTGGTCGGTAGCTGTGAAGTCCGGCACTGCAACAGGCCTGAGCGTTGCTGGTGGCTCGTTGAAGTCTAACGCTGTTACTGCTGACGCTGTAGTGACCATCACCGTTAGTTACGTTAAGAACGGTAAGACGGTTACTGCGACGAAAGACGTTACGCTCAAGCCGCAACAGTCCTCTGACTTGGGTGCTCGCTTCGGCTATCACTCTAAGATCAAGTCCACCAGCGGTTATGATGCGCAGTTCGTACAGGGTCTGCAAACCGCTCTGACTACGACTGGTCAGCAACTCCTGAACTGTCCGGGAAATACCAGTACAAGTTCGAACAACGTGTTCTTCTACGTTGCGTGGCCGAAGTCTCTGGGCTATGGTTACTTCGTCGAATCTGTGCAGGGCTTTGCTGGTTCATGGGATGGTGCGTTGGAGTTCGATGACTTCAACTTTGCTGGTCCTGCCGAAGTAACTATCAACGGTGTTGATTACGTTATCTATCGTAACGACTTCCCGTTTGATGGTCTGGCGTATACGTTCAAACTGACCTACGGTTCATCTAATCCAGGTTCAGGTATCGCGTAAGGAGAATAAGATGCCGGTTAACATGACTTCGTTCCTGTTGCCAGCATCCGCAGCACTCCCATACCTCCTTGAAGACAAATATCTTCGAGGGGGTATGCGCTGTCTGCCTACGCTCAATGATCGTGATACAATGTCTGTCGGTAATAAAAAGCCGGGGATGTTGTGTTACGTCACTGAGACCAAGAAGATGTATCAGCTTGGTGCAGACAACGTGACGTGGGAAGAAGCGAAGTTCGGTGGTTCGAACTATAAGTTTGAGTCACCGTTCGTTACTGCTGTGGATGAAACAGGTCTAACGGTTGTTGGACTCGACCCAAGTAAGCAAGTGCCAGAACCTGAGTATGCGGGTATGACCCTCATGTCTGGTGCGAATGGCACAATGTTTTGGGCCGATATGAGTGGTAATGAACAGGCAGGTGTGCGTAAGACTGTAGAGTACGAAGCCGCTGACTACATTACGCCCGGCCAACAGCTTGATTTCGATCTGGCGATGAACAAAACGGTTATGCTGCTTTCTGTTAAACTGAACGCCTTTGACGTGGAATTGACTGCATATCAAAGTACACTTCGTGATGACAGAAACCCGTATATATTCCGTTCCACTGCTAATTTTCTCGAAGATGATGGTGTGTTTACTGACGTGGATGAAGACAATAATCCTATCGTTCGTAAGCTGCGTCGATATTCCTTCTTGTCTAACAAAGACAATACGCCTACAATCTCATGGCGTATGAAGAATATCGGTACATCACCATCGAAACCGAAACTCACTGTAACCTATCTGGTAATGGAGTGATAACCATATGGCTATTCAACGTGTAAATGCTACTAAGCTCGTAGGTCTGGAAAACCTGACCCGCGATCTCGTTGGCAAAATGATTACGGCTGGCTTCTCGCTTGTAGCTGTTGACGGCAAGACAGGAACCACCGTAACACCTACTGCTAAGACTTTCTATCTGCTTGCTTCTGATGCTGTCGATCCTCTGTATCAGAATCAGAAGTGGGGCATCATCCTGTCTGCAAGTGACGCGGACAAAACTCTGGCTGTAAACGTCCTGCCGGATAATCAGGTAAACAGCACTGACTACCGCGCAGCAAAACGCTCTGACACCGTTGAAATTGGCCGTATGTCTAAGTCTGGTCTGATGACTAACTTCTTCATCGATCTGACCAACGACTGGAAGATGGACCCAACTGCTGATACGTCTGCATACCCTCTGACGTATGACTTCATCACTACCGACCACGGCATCGCTCTGCACATCAACGCAGAAGGTTTCGATAACACCGGTACTGCATTTAGTTGGTTCGTTGTTCAGCGCGGCGTTCAGTCTACTGATACCAAACCTGGCGATCATAGTCCTCTGTTTGCAATCTTCTCCTGCGGAGGTGGTCTGGCAGGCGATCCGGACACATTCAAGCCAGACGCTATTCAGCGCTACACTGTAATCGAAGGGGGTATCTACTCTGCTACGGTTCCACTGTCTGCTGTGCAGCCGACGCCTGACTCTGCTCCTATCATCAACCCGCTCCAGCAGGTTATGATTGCAGAAGGTAACCGTGCTATCGTTCTGTTCCCGCAGATGATCAACACTCAGCGCTATGTGTACTTCGCTACACTAGATATGCTGGGTTATACGTCTGCTGACGTTCTCTCTGCTGGCTCCGAAGTTCAGTTGAACCCGCTGAAAGCAACGAACAAAACCAAATACCTGGGCATGAACGCTAACGGTAAAGACAACCGTGGTATGCGTCTGATGCTTCCTATTGGCACTGGCGACGCTGCTTAATTAAAGGGGACAACAACTCATGAACAAACTGATTGTTAAATCTGGTTTCACCAGCAACTTGAAGATGTGGCGCTCAATCCTTGAGGATATGATTGCTAACGGATTCAAGCTGGTGAGCTACAACGGAACTATCGCGTCCTCTCTGCCGACAACCGACCTTGCGTCTTTCGTTCTCGAAGCGACAGACACTATCGACCCTCTGGCGGGTACTGGTACAGGTAAACAACGCTGGCGTATCGCCATGAAGGGCACAGAGAAGCGCACTCAATTGTACTGTGCTGCGCCTGAGCAGATTTCTGATACTGGTACTATTGCCAAGACCGGTACGGCTGCCACCAGCGCTGCCGGTGTACCTGAATATGCTGGTCAGATTGGTGCCCGCTACACTGGCATTACTGGCGGTACTACTGGTGATAACGATGTGTGCTTCTATCATCGTGGTATCGCAGGACCAAGTAACTCCGTTTATTACGGTGGTACTATGTCTTACCCGACGAACGCCACCAATGCCACTGCTGGTCAGCAGAACACTGACAGCCTGATTTGGGCAGACCCGGAAGCGACTCCGTTCACGTATCATCTGTCCTTCACTGATCACGGCTTCGCGCTGCATATCGGTGTTGAGGGTCGTGACTCTGATGGCTGCCGTGCTTCCTGGCTCGTTGTTCAACGTGCTATCAACTCTGATGGTACTGTTGTGGTTGACGGCAAAGCTCCGTTGTTCTGTATGTTCAGCGTGAACGGTGGCGGCTCAATCAACAACGATATCGAAGTGCGTCCGGTATCGTACAGCCCAGGTTCATTCCAGATCATGCGCTACACCGTGCGTGAGTCAGACGTGAACGCACCGACTGTACCCGCACCAGCACACGTACACAGCGCTGATAGCTCTGCTGTTATCAACCCGTATCAGATGGTTCCGTTCTCCGAAGATAACCACTTCGATTTCCGTCTGCCTGCGGGCTTCAATACCCAGCGCTACAGCTACCCGTACGAAATGGATATCATTGGTTATGCGTCTGCTGACGTTATCTCTAACGGTACTGAGATCGACGTGCAGGTGTACAACGAAATGGAAGACGACGGTAGCACACCGAAGAAGCGTACCTACAAAGCTCTGACTGCTAACAGTCCGAACAACACCGGTATGCGTATCTTCTTCCTCAAAGGCTATAAAGCCAAAGAAGGCTCCGGAGCCTAATCCTCACAGGGTGCCTTCGGGCACCCTTTTTAGTTTCCGCATCGTGAGGTGAACAATGGCTGAAATGATTCCTGTAGTATCAGCTACTGGTGCGCAGTCGTGGTCTGGTAACGTAACTATCCAGAGCCATACTGACGCTCTGACGTTCCGTGTTGTTGGCGGTACGTTTGATGATGCTACCACAGAAAAGGATATCGCACCGAGTTCAGGTTCAGTATATCCGATTAGTCTTCTGGCTAACGTGACAGTTGCTGCCTCTGCTACGCAACCTGTGCTGCTCTATTACAAAGACGGTGACTTGTGGGTGCTTGTGCATTCTATGTCTCGCATCTTTGTCCGGCCGCAAACGAAAGAGCTGGATTATCGTCTGGTTACTCGTGGTATGGATGCAATGCCATTGGGCGCTGCAATCAATCCTACGTATGGCGGTCTTGTGCTTGGTGGTGGCGTTCGTATTCCCACTGTTCAAGACATGCAGCAAGGTAGTGTTGCAAAGTTCTCGGACTTCGAATCTACCTTCTTCGACCTGACTAAACCCGTATCAATCGTCCATGACCGTGCAGCCCGTACGCTGTATTACATTCACACTGATGGTGATGTGTCGAATACAAAAGTGTTCGGCGGTATGTATGACGTTGATATCGCAGGCTATAAAGTCAGTTACGACTCAACAGGCAAACGCAGTGCTGTAGTGTTCCACAAGTCAGGGCAAGTAGATGTTCTTGACGAAGCTATGACGCAGTTCGGTGAACCAAAGCAACTCGGATATCAGGTCAACCGTGTTGTGTGTCGTCGTGCTGGCGTTGGTGCTAACACTGTAGATAGCTACGTTGCGTTTGATGTAGATGGACGTGCGCATTACCTGAATGCCTCGTTCGTTGAAACGTCTGTTAAGTCAGACCAGTTCTATGTTAACGGCTCTGACAGTTATGATGTGCTGTCAACGCTTGATGGTAAGCTGGTGGGTGGTAATACGGCTGCTGCGCCTGCGTCCGTGTTCTGGTATCAGTTCGTACCGAGTTCGTTACTCGTCTTCGGTCATGATGGTACTAACGTCTATCAGTTCAACATTCGTGATAACGTCCAGAACGTTGCTGCTCGTCCTCTTGTTGCTAACGACCTCGTTGTGTTCAACACGACTGCTGCTTGGACTGCTGCTGGCGGTAAGTTAGTTTCAGGTATGGACACGAACGGTAGCAATGCGCTGTTTGACTTTGCCTCTGCTGACAGTCCTACGCAGACACGCTCTGGTTGGCCTTACGTTGAACTCCTGACGCCGCCATATACGCAGGAAGATACGTATGACCGTTTGTTCTATTACGCAGCGCGTCCTACCACAGGGTTGAAACACTTAGCTATCCGTGACTACACCGTGAACATGCCTGACCTGAGCAACATCAACTTAGGTCCGTCTGTGACGTTCAAGGTGACTGTCGATGCAGGTGACCCTGATATCGCTCTGCCTATTACCGCACCAGCAGGTGTGGCTGTTGCTGCTACGGTTGACGTTACCACAACTGACATTGTTGACGGCAAAGAAGTCACGACAACCACGACCGTACCTGTAACGAAAGTGTACGACGGTCAGGAAGTCACTATCACGCTGAGTCATGCGTTTATCACAAGCACGTCGTTCCCTGTTTCTATCGGGCGTTCTGTTTATCAGTTCGAGATGAAAGCTGACGACACGCCTAACGCTTTCGCGTGGCAGAACATTCTGGGTGTTGACAACGACACTTGGAATCGTACCGAAGACGTTACGATCAGTGGCATTAACGTTGCTGCGCCCGTCAGTGTGCTGATTGATGGTCAGGAAGACTACGACCGCGTTAAGATCTTTGTGGATGGTGTAGAGACAGCAATGCCTGTGCTCATTCGCAATAATCAAAAGCTCGGCTTCGAGATTCTGCATGAGAATAACACGTCACGCATTGACGTTGATGTTGGACAAGGTACTTCACACTTCGGTATCTATACGATTGTCGAAGCGCAGATTGACGTAGGCCGTCACTGGGCGTACATGCCTATCGGTAAAGAAGTCAAATCTGATGTGTTCAAGAACACAGGTACTATTCCTCTCACGCTGACTATCGACTCTCCCGAAGGTGCTGTGTTTGCCGGCGGTAGTACGACGGTCACCGTGCCTGTGAATGGAACGACCAGCATTAAGTTCACGCCTACCGAAAACAAGCAGTACACGATCAAGTTCCACTCTGATCAGTTCAGCTATGAATGGTATGTGTGGGCAGATGCAGAATGGTTAGGAACACCAGCTCCGACTAAACGCGCAGAGCGTTATGTTATGGGCGATAGCGGTACGTTGTTCATCGACAACATTCCAGACAACTTCTGGACGTACTTCACTGTTCCTGCCGGTATGCTGCTTGACGTTGATGGTGTGCGTGTTGTTGTAGACCTAGACTCTCGTGGTGTGTACAAAGAGCAAGGCCTTGTTATGGGTCCGTTCGAGTGCGCAGACACGATGCTCAAAATCTACGGTCTGCCCTCGCACGATCAACCACACACGTTGATGTTTGGCAATGCACCGTTCGGTTGGTTGTATGATATGACGGTAGACCCGTCGTATAGCGCATACGCTACCGACTCTGTGCAGATCTTCGACGTGACACCTCAAGACGCTGTTAATGAAGCTGTTGCTATCGTTGATAAGACGTTCGTAGGTACAGGTACGCACAGCGTTAACCTTGAGCCTGTGTATGACCCAGAGCTTGACGTGCAGCTCCAGTGGAATGACTTCGAACAAGGTCAGACCCATGCGAGTGAGCCTGTATCTCGTGTGGTGGATTCTGGTGTGGCCACGAACGAACAGATCATAGCGGGTCATCAGTTTGTTCAAGGCAATGTCGAGAACCCTCAAGTTGTAGCTGGTCCTCAGTTCGATATGGGTCAGAAGGACTTCGTGGATAACTTCCGCATGTTCGATCTGATTGCGCGTTCTGATATTGTCATCGACAAGTTCGACCTGTTCGAACTCACACAGGGTCAGAAGGACGTCATCACGACAATGCCTCTGCCCTCGTTTGTCGATAACACCGACAGCGTTACGTCAGACACGTTCCCTCTGTTCGAGCTTACTGTTGGGCAGGAAGATACTGCCACGGACTTCCCGTTATTTGAAGCTACCGTAGGACAGGAAGATACTGTTACGGATTTCCCTCTGTTCGAAGCCACAGTAGGACAGGAAGATACTGTTACGGATTTCCCTCTGTTCGAAGCCACAGTAGGTGATGATGCTGTATCTGACTCGTTCAGTGCTGCGTTCGTCGAAGGTCCAGGTGTTGTTGTAGATACCTTCCTGCCTGACTTCACCGAAGAGCTGTATGCTGTTAGTGATACGTTCATCAACAACTTTGTTGAGAACATTGACTTAGCGCCGCAGTATTTCGATCTGCGTAGCCCGGAGCACCGCACTTTAACCAAGGCTAAGTCTGATCAGATTCTGCCGAAGTTTGCGAATGACAAAGCCCTCTATCCTGTCGATGCTCTTGAGGCCAGCAAGGTCGACAATCTCGGACTGTACGATGGCGGCTCCACTTCGCCTCGTCAAGCGTCTGCTAGTGGCTTGTACCAACAGGAAGTAACAGAAGCGCAGTACGTTCCGCCAAGTGCTGTGTACCAAATCGGTTGGGCTAGACCTCAATGGGTTCCCGTAACTATGACGTATCAAGTAGATGCGCATGTTGCGAAATACGTTGATCCTCTCTATCACCCTGCTGTTCTGTTCATGCCTGAAATTCCGTTTGTGCGTCGTATGGACGCTCCTGTGTACTATCACTGCGCACCACTGGAACCTCAATGGGCGAAAGAACCTGTTCAGTACCCGGTATCACCGGCACCGAGCGACTTCTATCATCTGAAAGCAGTTGCAGGTCAGCACGAGTCATTTGACCCTCACACTGTCGATACTCCTACAGTGTACACTCACTTGATTGAAGGTAAGTTCATTCAGTCGAGTCAGAGCGGTAAGACTGAGGAGTTAGGTACACGTCAGGTTAACACGGCGAAAGTCATCCCTGTTGCACGTAAAGCAGGTAATCCTGTCACTCCTAAACCGATTAGTGTAGAGATTCATAAGACACGTAGATCCACCAGCAAGCCTTACGCTGTTCTTGCACCTGTTGTCGAAGCATGGACGGTTGAGCCTAACCACGGTTCGATTGACAAGCCTCTTGAAGAGGGCTATTTTGCTACGGAACTTGACGCGTTGCAGAACGCTACTCAAGTCTGGGGCTTCGATCCTTCTGTGGTGTATGCTATCCAGCAGCCTAACGGTTACTGGACTTGGGCTCAGGTTACTGTGTGTGAAGAATCTTGTGGTTCTATGTCCTGTGCCGCGAGAGGATATTTGAGCGGGGGCTAATCCCCCGCTTTACCTCGCGTAAGCTAATTTCAACGAGTGTTTGTACAACATAGAGACAATAACATGGTACTTTCCGTATCTGCATCATATCAAGATGCCGTATCGAAGTACGCGTGGATGAAGTATACAGGTTCACGCGGAAAAGAAGTATCCCAACGAACTCATAAGCGCATGATTCGTGAAGGCGATATCTTCGGTATTCTCCCGCTGCGTAATGGCGGACGCTACACTCTCATTTTCCCTGATATGCCGCATGTTGACTTTCCACTCGACAAAGCTGCTGGCCTGTTCCTGATGGAACGCGCATCGAAGCTGCGCAAGGTACCTGACGTTGTTAATCGTGAGAGTACTGGGCGTACTAAGACTGCCGGTGCTAAGACGATGGAGCGTCAACTCAATCGCAGTCAGTTCGATGCTGCTCGCTTCTCACCGCGTCGTGTCCCATCTGAATCGGTGTATGGCGTTAACTTCGACAACTATCAGTGGCGCATGGTTGCAAGCCCTGAATACCCTGTGAAAACTTCTAAGGGTATGACCAAGCTGTACAAGAACGACATGATTGGTGTGCGCTTCCTAAGACAGGGCAAAGGCGGTATCGTCATTAACTCTGAGGGCATGTTCCTTAAAGTTGATGATGCGCAGTATGACCTGATCGTGCATGACACCAACATCCTGCCGTTCAATGATTGGCCTAAAGGTGTTCTCACAGCAGAAGACGTTAAAGCCTATCGTCGTGTAGTTCGCCGAGCGCGTCGTCGTTCTGCACAGGAAGAGGAAGAAGCACAACGCCTTGCTAACAACGCTAAGATTCTGGAGCAGAAGCAACAACGCAAAGAGCTACAGAAAGAAGCGAGCAAGAAAAAGCGCGAGCGTGAAGCTGAACTCAGCAGCTTACGTAAGAAAGTTCGTTCTGGTGAAGTTGAAGTTCCTAAACCAGAAGTGCGTACTGTCTACGAAGATGATGTTGATAGGCGAGGTAAGCGTGTGCGTGTAATCGAGGAAGAAATCTTGGATGATGAAATCGAAGAAATCGAAATCGACGCGGACCTCGACGAGCAGAAGCTCGAAGATATCCTGTCACGCAGTCCGTTCGCTGGCGATGCGTTCAATATCGAAGACTCTGTAGGCTCTTTGTTTGGTGGCGATGATTCACAAGACCACGAAGACCCTGAACTGGATCTGTCAGACATTGACGAACCAGAAGATGACGAAGAAGACGTACCGCCTAAGAAAGTCCGCACTAAAGCAGGTAAGAAAGCACAGCCTGCCGAAGAAGAGGAAAACCCTGATGCAGAAGAAGACGTTGACGATAGCGATCCAGATGCTGATGATGCAGATGATGGGGACGCCGATTCAGATACCGACGACGAATCTGTGGATGATGACTCCGCTGACGACGAAGGAACTGACGGAGAAGGTGAAGATGGAGAAGACGAGGAAGAAGAGGAGGATGAATCCTCTGACACCTCTGACGCTGTAGACGAAACCGACGCAGACGAAGACCAAGACTCCGACGTTGCAGCCGCAGAGCAGGAAGCGAAAGAGACTGCCAAGAAGATTGCAGCCGCTAACAAATCTACTCCTCAACATCGCGCTGAGGAAGCAGAAGAGGGTGATGTGCTCAGGTTCAAGGCAGATGCGAAGCTCAATCGTGATTGGGTTATCGTGCGCGTCAGTACGCATTCTACCTCTGATAACATCGTCATCTATACGCTCTACGATATCACCAATAGCCCAGACGAAGTACGTCAGGTGCGTGTGAACCGTGCGCGTAAACAGAACCTCTTTGACTATGCCGAACATGTGAAAGATATGGCGCCTAAGCTGTTCAATCGTGTGCTCGACATGACCGAAGATTTCCCTGTCAACAAAGACCCTATCGCCTCTTAACACTGTAAATACCAGTGTTAATGACGATTGGAGAAAATCATGCAAATCTCTTTGAAGCGGCTCGAAAAGAATCCTGATAAGATTCTGGACACGCTCAATCTAACTCAAGCGACGAAGCTGGTGGCGCATCTCGACGATGCGTTTCACACTGACTCTGAGGGTTTGATATCCGACGCCGTGTACGATCACATTCGCAACTACATCGACAAGCGCTGGCCTAAGTCTAAGCTGGCGCGTAAAGTCGGTGCGCGTGATGATTCTGATGTTAAGCTGCCTGTACCAATGGCAAGTCTTGACCAGTTCGTTCTCGGTGGTAAGCAGTTGACGAAAGCTCTGGCAGAAGACGTTGACTGGATTCTTACTGACAAGCTCGACGGCCTGAGCATTGAGATCGTTTACGAGAAAGGCGTACCTGTTCGTGCGCTTACTCGTGGCGATGCAACTCACGGTAAAGACGTGTCACAGCATTTACCTGCTATGCGTATACCTCAGAAAATCTCTGAGAAAGGTCAAGTCGTGTTGCGTTGTGAAGCGCTAATCCCGTACAAAACCTTTATGGCGAAGCTGCATGAATCTGCTGGTGGCCGCTTCAAAGCTGCACGTAACGCTGCATCTGGTCTGGTACGTAACTTCGAAACAGCGAAAGAGTTCAAGTACGTCCACATGGTGTGCTTCGGTATCATCGGTGGTAAGGGCGCTACACTCAAACAGTCTTCGCAGTTCAAGCTGTTAGAGAAATGGGGATTTGAGGTGGTTCGCCACTTCGGTCCTCTGCGCTTCGAGTCAGAAGAAGAACTCATTCCGTGGTTGGACAAACGCATTTCTAAGGCGAAGTATGAACTTGATGGGATTGTAATGACCCGTGATATTCCTACGCCTAAAGCAACTGCGAGCAATCCTAAACACGCTTTCAAGTTCAAGATGAACGTTGAGTCAGACACGGTTATTGTGACTGTCAAAGACGTAATCTATCAAGAGTCTAAGTACGGTGTACTCGCACCTGTCGCGCTGTTCCCACCTACTGTTATGCCTGGTGGTGTCACAGTCGAACGTGCTTCTGCGCACAACGGCTTCTACGTTGAGCACGGCTATCTCAAGCCGAAGAAGAAAGGTGCTGTCATGGGACCTAAGCGTCCTCTTGGCCCAGGCGCTAAGGTTAAGTTGATTCGAAGCGGCAAGGTTATTCCATACATCATGGAAATCCTCAAGCCTGCTAAGAAGCCTAAGCTGCCTGACGTACAGTACAAGATCAATGGCGTTGAGTTCGTCGCTAAGACGAAGACCAGTGCTGCTGACTCTCGTATGCTCGGCTCGTTCTTGAAAGGGCTTGACGTTGCGAACACAGGACCGAGTACGTGTAAGCTGCTCGTTGCTTCTGGTATCAAAACTCCTCAGCAATTGTTCGATGCGTCTATGGCTGCGTTGCGTGAGATCGTTGGTGATTCACGCGGTCGTCAGTTAGCGAAAGACCTGAAAGCGTTGAAAGCTGGTGTACCGATGAATACGTGGCTGAAAGCTACAGCTTCATTCTTTATGCGCGGTGCTAACACAACGTTTGATAAGGTTGTCGATGCCATTCCTAACCTTGAGTATTATCTCAAGCGCGGGTACACTGCTGATCTGACTCTCAAGGTCAACAGTATGCACGGTGTCGATAAGCTGGCTCCTCAGATTGCTGATGCTGCTATCAAGTCGTACATGATGGCCTCAGAGATGGGCGTGACTCTCGTTGCACCGAAGAAAGTGAAAGTGGTTAGCACTAAGCTCAAAGGCGTTAACGTAGCATTCACTGGTGTGCGTGATCGTGACCTGATGAAACGCATTGTCGAACTTGGTGGCGTTGCGTCTGACGGCATGAAAGCTGACACGTCGATTCTGATTGCTAAAGACCCTGGCTCTGGTTCCGCGAAGCTACAGAAAGCGATTGACAAGGGCATTCCTGTTATGAGCATTGCGGAGTTCAAGAGCAAATACAAACTGGAGTGATTATGCTCTCTTTGCCTTGTACGTTCGACTACTGGCGTAACTATAAACCGCTGGCTCCGAACCTGACTGTGCGAGTGCGTAACTCAGGTGAAACTGAGATAACGCTCGAAAAGATCTTACAAGGCGCTCGTGATGAAGTGACGTTGCATAGCCCTACTGAGGGTGTGCTTGATAAAGTGCCAGCTCAAAGGGGTTGGCGCCTTTCTGCTATCAAGGTTAATGACCCGATGGTCGGCACAGTGCGATTGAACAACTTCAACGATGCGTTCATCTACAGTCCACGAAGCGGTTACGTTGGCGCTGACTGTTTCGCTTACATCCTGACTAACGGTACGCAGCAATCAGACTCAGGTACGATTACCCTTGATGTTTATCAGTGGTACACGTATCAGATGCTGGTGTACAGACTGAACACGCAGAAGACATATCATCGTTTCACTGCGAAGCCGTTCATGAAGTACGCTTCCGGTCAGGCATCATTGAAGCCTGTCAAGTTCGCGCAGATTAGCTGGTACTACAACCAGTATCGTGCAGAGACAGACGCTCAGGGTGTGAAGCGAATTTTCAAGCGTCGTACTATCATGCAATCAACTGTTGCTGATTATACCTCTTACTACAACCATCGAGTGTATGCGCCTACCGTGATCGACAGCGCGGAAGAAATTCGTGCATACACTTATTTCGATGACTCTCTCGGTACGGGCTTTGATGGTAACTATTCCCACCCATTCGTACCGAAGAACTCACAGGGCGACATTGAACTTGAGATACGGCTCTACACTGAGGAAAGAACGGTGTGGAATCCGTACACGCAGCAATATATGCTGCAAGTCGATCTCGACCAACCTATCATCCTTGACTATCGCCTGTCTGATATCTATGGCAAGCAGTGGTGGGATAGTGGTAACATTTTAGTATAACCCAAATGAGGCAAACATGAGAATCTGCGTAGCGGCTATCTGCCGTAATGAAGAAAAGAATATCGGTGAGTGGTTGAAGCACGTTGCTAAGGCTGATGCGATTAGTATCGTTGACACAGGCAGCGAAGACCAGACTACTAACATCATCTCGGCGTTCACGCACCCGAACCTGTATCATATGTTCGACGTATCAGAAGAACGTAATCTAGGCGCGAGTCGTGAACTGGCCGCTACGCCGTTCTCCGAAGATGACCTCGTTGTGTGGCTAGACATTGACGAACGTTTCGATGATCCTGATTGGGTTGAAACGTTACGCAATACGAAACACATCAAACACGCAGAAGCTGTTTGGATTCTGATGCGCAACGGTGACAGTCACTACCAGCAAATGAAAGCGTATCGTCGTCGCTCTTACTTCTGGAAGTATCGTGCGCATGAAGTCCTGTCTTCCCGTAAGCCTGGACAGAACTTGCGTTGGGTGGAAGCAACGTTTGCAACAGACCATTACCCTGATCAGACAAAGCCTCGCAACTATTTGCTTGAGCTGGGTAAAGACGTTGGTGATTACCCGCATGATGATCGTTGCAGTTTCTACTATGCGCGTGAGCTGTGCTACGCAGTAAGCTACAACGAACGCCCTGATTTGCTGGATGATGCGCGTCGTGAAGTAGACCGCCTTGCTGGTATTGCTAAGTGGGCAGACTACGTATCAATCGCTAACCTTGAACTGGCAAAAGCAACGTTCAAACAGGGCTTCACTCAGGAAGCGATTGCTGCTTGTTATCGGGCAATAGCGTACCGTCCTGACCGCATTGAATGCTACGGTATGATTGCTGATATCTTCTATCGTCACAACGATATGATGAACGCTGTGGGTATGGCCATTCAAGGCATTGATGCCTATAAGCAGAATCCAAAAAGTTTCTTGTTTGACCAGACCTCTATTAATTTAGATCTATGTTACGAAACAGCTTATTGGGGCTGTCGTAATCTCGGTATGGTTGAACCTGCTCTCAACTACCTCGCTCAACTCACCATGCTACGTGGTGAAGATCTGAATGAGGCAATTCAGAACTCTGGGCTGCTCTCATACATGCAGCCCGCTACTCAGGAAGAATCAAATGACAGTACAGCGAATGAAGTCAACGTCGGGGGTGCAGAGACTCAAGACGGCTCCAGCTCCGAACATAGTGAGCAGCTCCGAGCAGATGACTATCAAGTTAGGGGAGTCTCTGACGCCAGCGAACAAAGCAAGCCTGATTAACGCCTTTGAACTGGCTGCGCGTAAGAAGCTCGGTCAGTCAATTACACCAGAAGATATTCTGAGTGTGGCAAAGCGTACTGTCGTTCCTGCTATCGCTGCGCGTATCTACACTGAGATTGCGAACTCGACCGAGAAGCAAACGTTCATGACTATGGCGCGTCTTGCTATCGGTCTGTCTGAAATCTATTGCAAGAAAGCTGGCCTGACGGCTGGCTCTCAGGGAACGCAGATGCCTGTTGTTATCGGCGGTTATTTCATTAACCGTGTGCTTAACGATAGCTCCAGCACCATCGCACAAATCAACGCGATCAATCTGCCTATCGAGCAGAAGTTTGCTGCGCTGTTTGAATCGTTCTGGTCGTCGTTGGATATCGAAGCGCTGAAAGAGAAGATGGTTCCACGCTCTGAGTCTGCTTCTCGCGTAACGTTCAAGACCATCAAGTCGCCTGATATCTACAAAGGCACTGAGCAGATTAGTTATGCTGTCAATGCTGGTGGACGTGTATGCGGTAAGATTTCGTGGGATAAAGCGTGTGGTGAATGCTCTGAGAAATCTACCGGCTGGGTAGTAACCCTGTTCGATGGTTTCAACGAGGCTGCGTATCGCTCTGGGCGTAGTGCGAACGCGCATGAACCATTCACTGCTGTCCATAAAGGTGAAGTCAAGTTGCACAACCCTGCACGTATGACTTTGGCTCTCGCTAAGTCTTGGGCGCGTGGTGCATTGCGAGGTTAACATGCCGCAATTCTCTTTTGACTATAACATTGGTGACATTGTTTCGTTTGAAGTTCCCTCGAAGCATTGCTCACCGTGTATTCTGCGTGGCACTATCAATTCGATTCTGATCAATAAAGATGAAGCTATCTATATGATTGGAAGTCGCTACGCACAGCACCCGGTTCCGGAGAAGGATATCGTCAAGCCTATATTCAGTACGAAATCCTTCGACGTGTTTTATCCTGGCGTTGAGGTTATTGCGACACTGAAAGATTCAGGCCGAGAAGTTCTTGCGTATGTTGAAAACGCAGTAATTTCAGATGGACGGCTACGCTACTGGTTAAGCACTATGGACGGACTCAATGCTTTTCAAGTTGAAGAGGGGTGTGTCCGCTTAGCCAACGCAAGCGCTGATAACATCAACAATTTCCAATAGGGAGAACACGATGACCCAGACAGTAAAGTCTGAATCGTTTGATACGTCAGACATGGGCCTCGTCGGATTGAACGCGATTGACATGCACAAAGAAGATGTTAGCCGTACAGCTAAATCTATTCGTGTGGATGCTTCTCGCTTCGGTATTCAGACAGGTTCCTTTAACCTTGACGTGAACGTGTGGTTGCCTAAAGCAGCCGAGCAATACAACACGTCACGCGATATCCGCGACTATATCATCGTTCCTGTTCCGGTAAACATCACTGAACTGCCGAACACTAACGGTGATGCGTTTAGTCTGCAAGAGTGGTTGACGTTCAACCCAGACCAAGGCCGTCTTGCTTATCAGACGTTCATTGGTAAGCCGACGTTTATCGAGCACAACAACAAAGACTACCGCCAAGCCATGGGCATGATCTTTGACTCTAACCTGTCTAAGCTCAAAAACTTCCGTGGCGATCACGCACGTCTGACTCTGCTGCTGGCGTTTGACCGTACGCGTTGTAAAGAGCGCTGCGACCGAATCCTGAGCGGTGAACTGAACACGTACTCAAAAGGCACAACGTATCGTGCGTATAAATGCAGCATCTGTGGTCAGTTGGTAACGCCTAAGATGCGTAACTTCTGTTCGCATACAGCGTTTAACAAACCGACCTATCTCGATGCTCGTACAGGTCGTCTGGTCTATCGTGACTGTAAGATGCTTACCGGCTTCGAATGCAGTAGCGTAGATGACCCAGCATTCGCCTGTGCTGCAACGTACAAAGAACATCTGTTAAGGATGGCGTGATGCCAGAAGGTCTAGCAATCGCAGACTATTCGTACTATCGCTATCTTGGGCAGGCAGCAATGATCTCAAACGGCGTCCATATGGAACCGCGAGAGGTCATTGGCCTTCTCAAAGTAAACAGCGACCTGTACTACATAGCCCACCCTAAATACGATCAGGCATATGCAATCAGTGGAGAAGACGGTGACAAGCTCGTTCAGAATAGTCGCCCATTCACTGCTAAACCTGACGCTCTCTTTAAGCCTGGCTTCGACTTCACTCCTTACGAGGAGAAGCAGAAGAAACCCGAGCCACCAGCACCAGAACCCAAAGCCAAGCCTGTTAAACTCAGCAAAGAACCAGAGCCGGAACCAACACCTGACGTAGCTCCTGAACAGAGCGAAGAAGATACGCCTGATTCAATGAAAGCAGCGCAACGTCGTGTGGCTGATATGCCTGATTTTGGTAATTTCAAACCACTGAAATATGCCTCGGCAATCTATCCGGGTGGTACGCCTAATAACTACGCAACCAAGCCTGTCAAGAAGTGCGGACGTGTGCATCTTGAAATACTGGGTATGGATGACTTGCGTGTGCCGGGCGTTACGCTTGAGAAAAACGGCATTAGCCCTCCTGACTATGTTCTGAAAGACATTCAGGAAAACGTTATGCCTGGCGTTGGCCTGAACCTTGAACTGCCATTTAAACGTCTGTATGTTGGCTTGTTAAAAGCTAACTCGGATAGTGGTGGTAGTCACATCGCAACGTATCGCGTACATGGCTTCCTGTATGGTGCAATATCAATCCATCCAGCGCAGCTAGTACAGCTACTAGGTGGTTATAATAGCCTGTCTATGGCACACGTTATTACGCATGAATTAGCCCACTTTGTGGACCATACAATGCTGCGTAACGTAGACCGTATGAAGTTCGAACAGGCCATTCGCGGCAAGAAAATCCACCCGGATTCTATGAACGCGTTAACCATTAAATCAGTACCTGCGGAGCACTTTGCAACGCTTGCTGAACTGATGGTTTGGGGATATAGCCTGCGTAACGTTTATACGTTAAATGGCGTCGAAGTAGTGTCGAAATACTTCGAAAACAGATATATTCCACAAACTGACATTGATAGCAGAAAAATTTAAAAATACTTGAATTTTTTCTGCAATCGTTAATTTCAACCTGTCGATTCAACGACTATAAATTTAATGAGGGTTTTAACCATGCCAAAGATTACCCAACTCGCGGGTATCCTGTGTGTCGGTCAAAACCATAATCAGGCAGTAGAGAACTTTCGCCGTACTGCAACCGGTCAGAACCTGATGATTTTCGGGTCCTCTGATGGTGTAGGCTTTGCTTCGCAGAGTGGCGCTGATCTCTACAATCCGAACGGCGGTGAAGAACTGCTGGTGGAGCATCCTGATTTGGTTGAGAAAGCCGAAGTCCAGTCGCAGTCCTCTGCTGGTGATGTGAAAGCTCATTACACCATCTGTCTTGATGGTTGTGGTAGCCACGTTATCTCTGACTCTGCTGCTCTGGTTCAGGGCTGCTGCCCGTCGTGCTCTGCTGACCTGTCAGAAATCACTGACGAGCGTGTTACTCAGTTCCTGGCCGAATCCGCTTCTGCTGACGAACAGATTGAACACACTGGTCTGGTTGCTACAGGCAAGACTGCCGAAGCTGCACAACGTAACTTCGCGCTGGCACTGAGCAACGCACACGCGTTCACCGCGCTGTCTGGTACTGGTAGCTTCAATGCTGCTACTGCCGTAAACTTCGACCCGTACACCGGCCAGTCCGTTGAGAAATGCGAACCGCAGGAAGCTCCAGAAGCTCTCGCTGCGCTGTCCTCTGCTGACGGTGAAGTCGAAGCGCACATGTATAGCTGCTCCGCTAAATGCGAACAGCCGTTCACTGTAAGCTCTGATGAAGAGCCTGTGTTCTGTGCGCACTGTTCTGCCGCTCTGGTCGACGAGCCGATTGAATCTCAGTCTGGCGACGACGATAGCGACATTGATATCATTGAAGAAGACGACCTCGACGACGAAGAATCTGGCGACGAGGATGACGACTTCGATTCTGAATCATCTAACGATGACGAAGACGATGATATCGACGACGAGGATGACCTCGACGAAGACGATCTGGACGAAGACGATCTGGACGACGAAGACATGGAAGATCTGGAAGATGATGAAGAAGACGACTTCGATTCTGAATCCAGTTCCGATGACGACGAAGACCTCGACGACGAAGATGATCTCGAACTCGACGACGAAGACCTGGAAGAAGATGATATCGACTCTGAATCCGGCTCTGACGACGACGAAGATCTCGACGACGAAGACCTGGAAGAAGACGATCTCGACCTCGATGACGAAGACGATATCGACTCTGAAAGCGGCACTGTCTCTCGTACCTTCGATAGTCTGTCCACTGCACAAGCGCAACACGGTACGCTGGACCCTGCTCTGGTAAGCCTTAGCCGCGCTACTGGCACCCTGAACACTGTACACATGTACTACGATGGTCAGCCGATTGCTCGCGCTACTCTCGCTTCTGTGTCCGGTGCTGTAGGCGAAGAAAATGCGGTGAAATCTTTCGCATCTGATAATTTCATTCGTGCAGTATCACACTCTCTGAATCAGGCGGGTGTTACTGGTACCTGTGAAGCGTTCGGCTTTATGCCGTATCAGATTGAAATGCCTGTCGAAAAACTTCTGGCTGCGCAGTCTGACGCACGTATTAGCGAAGCTACTACGAACGTTACCGGCACTATCGAAGAAGCAAACGCAGCGTATGCTGACCGCTTCGTCGCTGCCCTGTCTGCATCCCAGCTGGGTGTTACCAAAAACTTCTGGGGTGATGTGCGCAACCCAATCGTTGATAGCCTGGTTAGCTCTCTGTCTGCTGCCGGTATCAAAGAGCCTCGCGCTCTGATTGAACGTGCGTTTATCGCTCATGGCAAAGACTTCCTGACTACTTCGCTGTCAAAAGCGATGGACCTCATGAGCAAGTCCGAAGTCGCCCAGAACGAAATCTCTGAGTCTATCGACGCTGCTGCTGGCACTGTAAGTGCTGAACGCGCATCGGTTGTTCAACAGCAGGTTGTAACCGCTCAGCCTAAAGCTCCGGCGACCGCTGCTGAATTGCTTGCTCAGGGTAACGACACCGTTGAATCCCAGAGTTCAGCTTCCACTGGCTCATTCGAAGATAAGCTGTCCCGTCTGCGCCTCGGTTAACTGAGGCCTACCCTGACAGTTACTTTCTAATCTCTCTTATTGGAGAAACATCATGCTGTTTCAAAATGCTACCGATATCGTACAGACCCAGGAAGCTGACCTGCTGCCGGGCGAAGTAATTCACGAAGAAGGCGTTGCGCTGGTTTGGGCCCGTGAAGGCGGCCACTCTTTCCTGCGTCTGTCTACTGGTGCTGCTAACGAAGTATTCGCCGGTTTTGCTCTGGCTCGCTCTATGCCGCCTGCGCACATGAACCGTGTTGAAGAGTTCGTTATCGACGCTACCAAAAAGTTCACTGCATCACGCGTACCGAACGCTGGCGCACTGCTGGTTAAAATCGACGGCGTTAAAGCTGATCAGGAAGCGAACGCTGCTCCTTCCGAAGCTGGCGCTGTTGGTGTTCAGGGTGCTGACCTGTACTTCCACGCTGACGACCAGGGTAAGAAAGTTCGCATCCAGTATGCTTACGAACTGACCGTGACCGAAGCGCGTTCTTACACTGCTGATGCACCTATCGGTGGTCTGCCGTCTAACGTTGAAGGCCGCGTCGGCTACATCAAACTGGGTAACATCGCTACCTCTATGTTTGACCCGACTGCTGACTGGTCTGCTGACAACGTTATTCACCCAACTCTCGGCCCGAACGGTCTGCTGACCATCGGCGGTCAGGGTACTGTGCTGAAAGGCTGCATCATCAAACAGGCACCGACCACTGATCGCGGTTACCTGATCGTTGAAATGTCTTCCTCTTACGGCGCCTAATCGTCGCGCACCGTAACTGTTTGAACTGAAACTTACGAGATTATTCTCAGGAGCAACTAATGAACAATTCCTTAATGCGCGGCGCAAAAGTAACCCTGCGTAACGGTGCCCCAATTGAAGACCTGCGCTACGGCGGTAAGGGCGACCTGGCTCTGAGTGAGAGCACCGGCGAAATCAACGCCTACTCTAACAAAGACCTTCTGCGTAACATCAGCCGTCTGATGGAAGAAGCTGCCAACGGTAACATCGTTCACTCTCACTCCGGCGCTCAGAACGGTCTGACCGACGCTGAGAAAGTTGAGCTGTTCCAAGAAGCTGTTGCTGATAGCAGCGGCGAGAAGTGGGCTTCTCTGGGTGCATCTATCGTTGCATCTATCGAAGACCGTGCGGAACGTGCTGGCCTGCTGCGCAAAGTGTGTAAAGGCGCTACCGTTCGTCAGGGCGATATCGCTCGTATCGAACTGAAAATCCACCAGGCGGAAGCGATCATTGCAACTGGTCCTACCGACTACGGTTACCGTCAGTTCCGCGGCCGTGTTTACACGCCTGCTGAGTTTGAACTGAAATCCAACATCCGCGTTAGCAAAATGGATCTGGACCAGATCAACGGCGACCTGCTGGATCGCGCTCAACAAGACGGCCTGTCTTCTATCATGGTTGCAGAAGACCGTCTGTGGAAACGCGCTTGTGACCAGGCTGTTGGCATCGCTAACCCTATCACCTGGGTTCACGGTGACCTGACTCCGCGTCTGCTGTCTACTCTGAAAAATTCTGTGTCTTCATGGCCGCTGCCTGTTAGCACCGCTGTGATGGCGCAGGACTACTGGAACGATATCGTTGGTAACGATCAGTTCTCCTCTGCTCTTGACCCGGTAAGCAAATACGACCTGATCACCACTGGTCGTCTGGGTACTCTGCTGGGTATGGAACTGGTAACTGACGGCTTCCGCGCTCCAGAGCACCGCGTTCTGAACGACGGCGAACTGTACGTTCTGGCTGACCAGGACTACCACGCAGTGTACACTACTCGCGGCGGCACCCAGTCTACCCCGACTTCTGGCGCTAACCAGGGTAACACCGACCGCGGCTGGCTGCTGTCCAGCACCTTCTCCTTCACTCTGGCGAACGTGCGTTCAGTAGCGAAAGCTGTCCGCGGCTGACGGTAAGTGCAATCAGAGGGCGGCATAACGCTGCCCTCTTAACTGAGGACCAAGCATGAAGACTTTATCTGGTTCCTTAGCTGCACTGGCAATCGTCGCAGCGCGTGACGGACAGTGGACTGATGCTGCTCGCTTGCTTGCGCAAGCTGCTGTTGCGCCAGACACTGAGGACTTTCTCGAATGCGAACTCGCTGATAACTTCCAGGCTTCTTGCTTGGTAAACTCTGTGAGTAGCGCATCCGGTATGAGCGAATCCGTTGCTGCGTTGTCTGCTGCTTTAGAGCTTAATGCCGAGGAAGAACAGTCGTTGTATGACGACGAAGTTATTAGTCTCAACTCCGACGAAGATGTTGAAGACGAATTGGAAGACGAGCTTAATGATGAAGAAGAGGATGATGCAGACGATGCAATCGAATCCGATTCATCTGCCCCTTCCCAGTTGATTCGTCTGCGACTTGATTAACACCCGATTACGGGTAACCAAAAGGGTGGCCAATAGGCTGCCCTTTTTCGTATCTGGAGCACCGCAAATGAGTGCAAACATTGCAGGTATGCTCAAAGGCAGTACATCGCTACGAGCAACCATCTTTGGCTTTCAGCGTCAATTCAGACAGGGCTTCGGGTTAAAGCGTTTTGTTTGGTCTGTGCATAACAACCCTAAGCAGGGTATTCGTGCAACGAACAATCAAAGCACTGACTATCCATACGGTTGGTTCAAACTACCGAACATCGCATTCAACCGTGAAGAGTCCGTGAACATTAAGAACATCGCACGTCATGGCAGTGGCTGGGCGTTAGGCAAAGACGATACGAACGCAATCGTCGTCACTAACTACTACTTCCCTATTACGCTTACCGGTTCATTGTTCGTTAAGTTTATGAACATCGACCAAGCGCTGTTGTTCGTGCAGCAAGCGATGATAGCTGGCCTGACAGATCTCATGAGTTTCTCTATTGAGATGCCTACTGCTAAGTGGACTGCGCGTGTCAAGCTGGATGACTCTCTGCCTATGCCTAACATTGATGACCTCGATGAAGGTAGTACGCCGGGTAGTTTCGAGCTGGAGATTCCAATCACGATTCACTCGAAGATTGGCTTCAACATGGAGCAGGCTAAGATAAACAACTACGGTGAGATCACTGAGAACACCGAGATTGATATCGACTTCGGTCCGCGAGCTACTGCTGAACAAGACGAGGAGGAAGTAGACTAATGTACACACGCGAGAAGTACCGTAAGCTCGACCGTACTCTGGTTATTGATAGTCGTGTGCGCTCTGTTACTTCTAACCAGAACGCTATTCTCAAACGACAGTCACACGCTGTAGGGATTCCCCTTGACGGTGACTTCCAAATGCAGAGTGTTATCGTCGGACCTAAAGGCTATCAGTTGCCTGAGATTAAAGGTCTGCTGTACATTGATACCGCAGAGCCAATCATCCTCCAGTTCGCTGGTGGCCGGATGATTATCGAAGGGCAGTTCACGCTTACAGGAAAGATGGCACAATCCGTTCTGGTAAGTGACGTGGATCAGCGAGTTAATGTGGTTTGCTATTGAGTTCTCGCTAATTTCATACAGTCGTTACACGATGCCCATTCTTATGGAGATTCACGATGTTACAACCTAATCACCCCTCTCCGGGGGTCTATTCGCAGGAGAATGACCGCAGCAACCAAGCGTCACTTGTGCAGTATGGCATGTGTACTCTGGTGCTGCCGTTCCCTCGCGGACCTGTGGGTGTTAACACAACTGTTACCTCTAAGGATGAGATTGACGCAATTTTTGGTCCAGCAACGGGGCAGTACGCTAACAACGTCCAGAACGCAAAACTTCTGATGACGAAAGCAACCAAGCTGAACATTACGCGTGTCGCTCTCTCTGTGAAATACGCAGGTGTGTACCTCACAACTTATAATAACTTTGCCACCTGCCGCCCTCTCGGTGACGCTGGACTTGTTGACCCTGAGCAGATTGCTTTCTCTGATCGCGATATCTGCCTGATTTACGCAATGTCTCAGTATGCAGCGGCGAACAACCTGTACATCACGTTCGAGCCTGACGTAACAGATCCTCTGGGCTATAAGTCCCTGATCAAAGTGTATCAAGTCGGTTATCTCACGCCGCTGGAAACGCACACTGTTACAACGCGCTACTGGAAAGACGAAGCTGGTAATCAGTTCTTCATTGAAGACGTTATCAACGTTAACTCCAAGTACATCCGCGTTAAGCTGAACGAAAATCACTACAAGCTGCTGGAAGACCCGAACTATGTGGTCATCAACTCCATCGGCGGTGGCCCTGCTGACCCAACGAACCCGACTGCTCCTAACGGTCAGTTCACTGGTGGTAGTGACGGTTCTGTTATTGACGTAGACCATTCTGACGCGACTATTGCTAATCAGAGTCTGTCTGCTGTTCTTAGCGCGTGGGATAACTACCGTGACTGGGAAGATGTTCAGGCTGGCATTCTGTGCTCTGGTGGTCTTGAGCATCCTGTGATTGCGAACAAGATCGATGAATTGGCTGAGAGCCGCATGGACTGTATCGCCACTCACGGTGTTCCTGTTCCGTTGCAGGCGCGTGACAACGCTGTTGCGTATCGTCGCGGTAACAAGCCTTATCAGCAAGCAGAGTTCTCTATCATCGGTTCTTGGTCGGCTATCTCGAACGCTGACGTTAAAACCCGTGACAATGACAACGCGCGTGACTACTACGTGCCTGCGTCTGTGTGTATGGCGTACTGCATGTTGACTGCTGACCAAGTAGCATCGTGGTTAGCACCTGGCGGTCTGAATCGTGGTAAGCTGGACTTCGCTACTGACGTGCGCTATCGCTTTAAACAAGGCGACCGTGACGTTCTGGTAGACAACCAGATTAACCCGATTGCTGTATTCGAAGGTGAAGGTATCTTCATGTGGGGTGCTGATACAACGTATACCACTAAGAGCCCGCTGCAGGATATCGGCATTCGTCGTCTGCTGGCAATGCTTCATGCTTCTGCTCGCGCTAACAACCTGAGTGCTGTCTTCGAACCGAACGACGACATTCTGAAACAGCGCCAGAAGTCTGCGATGGAAGCAATCCTCGAACCGATTAAGACCGGTCGTGGTTTGCGTTGGTATGCAGTCCAGTGTGACTACAAGAACAACACCGCAGAAGACGAAGCGCGTGGCGACCTGATCATCGACGTGTTCCTTGATCCTACTCGCTATACCAAACGCATTCACGTAACTGCTATCGTGCCACCTGTAGGCGATATTCAGTACGCGCTGCAACTGATTAACTCTGGTGCACTCTAAGGAGCTTTTAGATGCCAAAGGTAACTCTTGACGAATTTGCGTCTACTAAAGATCCGTTACTCGATGACAACTTCGAGTTCCTGATCCCTAACCCGCCTGTTGGCGGTACAGACTATGCGCGTACTCTGCGCCTGTTCTGTAAGACTGGCGTTAAGCCAGGTTCTACTCTGGAAGAAGTGCTGAAAGAAGCGTTCGGCCACCAGCTCAACTACGCTGGTCGTAAGATCTTCTCTCACGCGCTGTCCACTGAGTACAACGAAAACTCCGAAATGGCAGTGTACAAACAACTGGAAGAATGGCATGAGTTCGTTCGTGCTACTCAAACCCAGCTGGGCGCACGTAAAGCTGACTACGCGACCAAAGCAATCTTCCGTATCTTCGATATGGACGGCTCTGTAGTTGCTGAGTACAACATCTACGGTGTGTGGCCGAAACAGGTTCCTGACTTGCAGTTCTCTGGTGCTGCACAGGCTGTTCCGGTATCAATCGAATGGTCCTTCGACTACGCCGAACTCGCATCGTAAGAAACACAAGGGCCAAGATTCGTTCTGGCCCTTTTTCGTTTTGGAGAGACTATGCTTATTCTACTGAGCGAGAGCGCACGTAAACTGCCGGACGTGTCTATTCAAGATTGCGACTGGTATCGCTTCGAAGGTAAGCGCAAGGTAAGCATTGAGAACAAGGAGCATGAAGCTGATATCGAGGAGAAAGATGTTTTCGGTATCAAGGCTGCAAAGCGCAACAAGTTCTATGTGCTGCATAAGGATGATCCGTCAGTAGTGTTTGAAGTCGATGCTGCTACAGCACGTTCGTTGCTTGGCCGCAGTCGTCCGTTCACTGGTACTGTGTCCGGCATTCGCGTTAAGAAAGCGACTGATAAAAATACCTCTGCGCGTGAGAAACTCCCTGCTGCGCCTAAAGAACCACAACCGAAGAAACCGTTCAAGGCTGTTCCCGGCTCTAAAGCAGAGAACACTAAGCTGACTCAAGAACTGCGTAAGACCAAGTTTAAGAACGCTGGTCGTATTGAGTTCCTTGCTCGAATCCCAATGCCAACAGGCGGCACGTATAACTACTACGATGCGTCTGAAACGTTTGACGGCTACAAGGCCAATCAGCGTGAGAAGTGGGAAACGGATTACGAGAAAGCTGTAGTCAAGCAAATTGAAAACGGTGGCTATCTGGTTGGCGCTACGTTCCTCAAGTTCGACGATGCTGTTAGACCTGTGCTTGTTATTGTAGAGGACTGATCATGCCGTTGCCAACGCTTGATGACCTGAATGATTCTTCTGCTCCTGGCCTTGACGATCCATTCATGCAAGACAAGTGGCGTGTGCGAGAATTTCCTGTAATTGGTAATGTATCGTTAAGCCCGTTCGCGTGTGAAGAAGTTGACCTGCCATTCTCCGTCTATCAATCGAAATCAAAAGAAGTGGCTACGGTTACTATCAACTGGCCACATGGTTCGAGCGTTGACGGATTCAGTCTGCTGTTTGGCCTTGACCAGAAGCTCGCAGTGATGAAGTATTTCACTGCATGGCAGAACTTGATTCAGAACCCGTACACTGGTGGTTTTAGATTGCCGTCCGTGTATAAGAAAAACCTTATCATTGAGCTATACGACAACCAAGGGCAAATGGTTGGCGAACAACAGCTACGCAACTGCTGGCCTATCGGTGGTCAAAGCATTACGCTTAACGGAACCGGTGGCCGTGCGATGTGGTCTGTTCAGATGGCTCTTGATGTTTCCCGTCCAATGATGTGAGATAAGAACTATGGAAATTCAAACAGCGAGTTTACCGTCGCGCGGTTATAAAGCGCAACTGCCTGACGTTTTTGAGATGCGTCGTTTTGCTGGTAAAGAGAACCGCGCTATCGCTAAAGCCATTGACGCTAAGGATATGAAGTACATCCTGCTCGATGCTCTCGCTCCTTGCCTGAACATCCCGCTTGATGAACTGACTGTACCAGATGCGTTTGCACTCGTCTTTCAACAGCGTATGTGGATGAACACGGTACTGCCGCTGCGCACGTACTGGCGTTGCAATAAACCGCTGTTTGAATATTCCGATGGTATCGTGAACGAACTGCGGCCTGACGGTGGCGTTATCAATACGTTCCCGTGTGCTGCAAACAACATTGGCGTGATTGATGAAACGTCCATGTCTATCGCAGTGCTTAACGCAGAGCATGAGCGTTTCGATCTGCCTCGTATGCGTCACTACGAACGTGCATCGGAAGATATGTTTAGCTGGCACGTAGCGCACATGGGAAGTGACTTCGACGGTAACGTTGCGCTGCTTGAAGAACAATCTGATCTGACACTCTGGCTTGAATTGTCCGAGTGGGTACGCGCTTCTCGCCACGGTCTGCTGACCGATATCGAACTCCTGTGTCCTCATTGCCAGCGTCGTAGCACACGCGCATGGGATCTCAACCCATCGGTCTTTGTTAACTGATGTTAGAGATATATCTCCCCTCAGGCAGGTCAGACGTTCGCATCATGCAGGTAACTGCCGATGCAATGTCGAGTCTGTTTAACGCACAGAAACACAAACTGCCTGAACTCTTTGTTGATACGTTGCAGCGATTCACCAACGTTCGTATTCGTGATATGTACCTCGAAGACTTCCGTTACATGCTGGCAATGATCGACAGAAATAGTTGGCCGCAGTCGCATCGTCTTTACGAGTGGCGTTGCACACAAACGTTCTTTGTTGATATGCGCGGAGAACGTTACTACGACAGGCCAAGAGGACGTAAGTTCGTCGAAGTAGAATGCAACCTGCTTAACACCGAAGAGGTTATGCGTCAGAAGATAGTGACGCACAAGTGGCGCGACCTTCCACAAGGCTTGCGCCATCCTACCGTTCAGCGTTGGATTGATGCTGAGTTGCTTGCAGAGACAGAAGACCGTACTCAGGTAATGAATGCGATGTATATCGACAGCGATATCCCTCTCGCGCAAACTCTTGAATACGCTTCTCCTGTTGAGTTGCTTAACGCCAGCAATTACGTGTTCGTTAGCTGCGAACTGGAAACCACCCACAAGTGCAACCGTTGCTTCCGCACGTACACGTACAAAAGTCCAATTGATATTCTCGGTTACTTCCGCGTGTTCTCCGATACGTCTATGATGAACATGACGCTCGACCTTGCGTCGGCTAAGAACATCTATGTGCCGGACGATATAACGATCAACAAACTGCTTTACTGGCATAGTGCTTACGTTCACGATAAGAACAAAGCCGAAGAGCAGCGAGCGCTTGCGAAAGCAGCGCAGAAAGGTCGAAGAGGTTAATAATGGCTAAGCCACAAGAGAAAGAGTTGTCCGCACTCGAACTAATGATCGAACATGCAGACAGCATTAGTCCTTCTGTTGCCGGTATGCCTAAAGCGCGACGCAAACGTAAAGCCGCTAACGATTCACCTGCGGTAGATTACGAACGCGATTACGACCCAGAACTGTACGATGATGAAGTTGTATTTGTCGGACCTGGGTCACGCGCTAAGAACCGTGCAGCAAAAGCGTTGCGCGAGAAGATGGCCAATCAGCGTGTGCGTTATGTCAGTGATAACGATGCACCAACTTCTCCTCGTGCTGTATCGCAGCAACCAAACCCACGTGAAGTTGAATCAGCACTTGAAGACCTGTTCATCGCAGGTGAGAAGTCTGGTGATGATATCGTTAAAGCAATCAAAGAGGGTAATGCAGTCTCAACGAAGACGCAGAAAGCCCTCGAAGATTGGCTTGAGTGGGAAAAGCGCGAAGCATTCAAAGAGAAGAACCGCGCCAAGTCAGACCCCCATGGTAATCAGCCAGGTGCCGGTGGCCCCGGAACCGGTGGTGCAAAAGATGATGGAGGACCTGATGAAGATGATAACGGCGGTCCTGATTTCGGTGATAATGGCAACAATAATCGCCGTCGTCGTACCGGTGGTCGTAATCGCCGTGGCAGACGCTACGGACGCAGTTCAGGATCACGCAGAGGTCCGGGGCGCAACCTTCCTCGACGCAGATTCCCACGATTAAGAGGCAAGGCTGGTGCGCTGTTAACTCTCGGTACTCTCGCTGCTGCTACTGCTGGTGGTTTGTGGTTGAAGAACGAATCGCAAGAGAAGTTCGAGCAAGATAATGCTGGGAACGGCGGTGCGGGTATGCCTGACAATCAGGCCGTTCCTGCTGAGGCCCCTGCTCCAGTTGCTCAACAACCCGAGATTCAACGCGCAGAAGAAGCTGCTAAGGGTGATGCACCCAAGCCTCCGTCAGAAGCACAAGACGCTGCTGTTGCTGGTGCTTCCTTGTTGCTTGCTGGTGCTGCGAAGAAGATTCCTGTTGTAGGTCCTGCTCTTGGTAACGGTTTGTCGCTTGCGAACGATATGCAGCACATCGACGCAGACGAAACGATGACCGACCAAGAGAAAGCGCACGAGAAGAAAAAAGCAACTGGTGGTGCTATCGGAGGAACTGCTGGTGGCACTACAGGTGCTGTTGCTGGCGCGTGGATTGGCGGTACGTTAGGTTCAGTCGTTCCTGTTGTTGGCACTGCTGCTGGTGCTGCTCTTGGTGGCTTGCTGGGTGGCATTCTGGGTGATTACTTCGGTAACTCTATCGGTGAGTATGTTGCCGATAAGATAACTGATGAAACAGACACGATGCTCGCTGACGGTGAGAAAGACCGCAAAGAGAAGATGGACGAGTACAACGACACTACCGCAGAGAACGAGAACAAAGCGAAGTTCCCTGCACCATCTGTTTCACCTTTCAGCTTCATGGGTCTGATGGGTATGGGGGGCTCTGGTGGTGGCACGTATCAAGGTCCGATGCGAGCACAACCGTCTAAGCGTTATGACAGCAAGCAAGTAACCGATATCGCTAACAAAGCAATTGCTGAGGGTGGTCTTGGTTCTGTTAGTGAGCAGTTCGAATCAGGTGGCCGTGGTGTAGGCACTGTGTCTACTGGTCGTGGTGATTATGGTGGTGTGTCTTACGGCAAACACCAGCTTGCTACGAACAACGGCAGCATGATGAACTTCTTGAACAGCCCTGAAGGTAAACCGTTCTTGCAACGCTTTGGTGGTCTTGCTCCGGGGACCGCTCAGTTCAACTCTGTCTACAAAGACGTTGCGAGTTCTCAAGGTGCAGAGTTCGATAAAGCGCAGTCTGACTATATCACGCGTACTCACTATGCACCTCTTGCTGCGAAGATGCAGAACGAAGTGGGTGTTGATTTGACGAAGCGTGGTGCTGGTGTCAAGGAGCTGATGTATAGTACCGCTGTGCAGTACGGTGCAGGTACAAGCGTCATCTCTAATGCACTGCAGGGTAAAGACGTTAACTCAATGTCCGACGAAGAATTGATTAAGACAATTCAGGACTACAAGGCAGCGACCACCGACAGATACTTCAAGTCATCTGATGCTCAGACGCGACAGTCCGTTGCGATGCGAGCGCAGAACGAGAAGGATGTGTTGCTCAAAGTTGCAGAAGCAGACAGGAAGAAGAAAGCTGTAAATAACCCAGATGCGGAGCTTGACGCCAAGATCGCTAAACGTTTCCCGGACTTACCTAAGGGTAGCGGTAGCGATTACAGCAATACTCAAGTTGACGCAAACAAAGAATCATTGCCTGACTTAACAGGTCGTGGTCCGGTTACGCCTAAGTCTACTCCTGAAGAGCATGAGCGTCGTTTGAACGAACTCGTTGCTGCTGCGGCTCCTGATGTGAAACGCATTGAGCCTGTAGTGCAGCCAGAAGCTCCTGTTGAGCGTGTGCCTCTCGTAACACCTGGAGACATTGCTCGTACAGAAGTACCTGAACCTGCTGTTGCAGCACCCCCACCAACTCAAACAGCCAATCAGCCTAAAGGCGGTGCAGTATCTCGCCCAAGCTCGAAAGGTTCAAGTGGCTCTAGCCCTAGTAACTCACACTCACTCGATTCAATTCCAATCTTCATGGATGACCCGATGCTGAATATGATTACTATGGGTTACATGTGATAAGGAGTTTGTGTGGCTAACTATCTGATGCCCGCCGATGGTGGGCAAGCCACTGCTGTTGGTGCAACACGATCCCGCGACGATGTTATCTCTGTAGACAACATGTATCGCGTCAAGATCTACAACAAAAGTGGCACAATCAAGTTCACTGGATTCATTCCACCTGACTTCTCATTTAGCCTGTCTTCTCAATGGGATGCACCGTTCGCTAACACGACACTTGCTGACCTTGCAGAGAAAGGCGGTAACGCTCTTGGCGGTATGGGCGGTAGTCCTGTGCGTGATGCTATCGGTGCTGCTGGTCGTTTCGTAGGAAACAACGCAGGTGCTGCTGATAAAGCTCTGCGCTTCGCTGGTGCAAGCTCAATGCACAAGCTGGCAAGTGCTCGCGTGTGGGGAGGACCGAGTTATCTCTCAATCGATCTGCCTATCTTCGTTGATGCTTATTCCGATACGAAGACCGAAGTTGTTGATACGACTATCAACCTGCTGTCGCTATGTGCACCGTCAGAAAAAGGCGGTCTGCTGTTACCTCCGGGTCCTAGTCCATTGAAGTCTGTGAGCATGGAAACGCTCACTATGGCTGCTAGTGGTCAAGGTGCTGATGCTGCTAACGCTGCAATCGGTAACATCCTGGAGGACAGTGAGGCGTTCTTCGTTGATATTGGTAATTTCTTCTCAATGAGTCCCTGCGTCATTGATAGCGTCAATGCTAACTTCGATAACGTGTGGGAAGATGGGACGGGTAACCCTATCAGCGTTGACTTCATCCTGCAGGTCAGTAGCTACTTCGCAGTAACGCGAGAGGACTTGAGAAAATGGCTGAAACAATCGCAGTGATTGACAAGTGGGGGATAGACCCTCTGACCATGAAAGTGTTCGACGATGTGGATAGCGCTGTCTACAGCAATCCGATTCGTATCGACGCCTCTATGGAGGGTAACCCTCAACTCTTGTCGCACAACACATACGGTACGAACGCTAACTGGGCGTTGTTGCTTATTGCTAACGCGCTGCTGCATCCATCTGAGATGACTGCCGGTATGCTTATGGCAATCCCCATGAAGCGCCCTAGTGCCGCAATAAAACAAGTTAAGAGGACGCAAATATAATGGCAATGGTTAACGGCAAAATCGTTGGTGCGAAAGCGAAGAAGATCAAGGACAGTTTGAAGAAGTCTAAGAAGTCCGAGAAGCTGTCTGAGAAAGACGCAGAACTCAAGCGTCCGAAAGAGAAGAAGGCCAAGAAGGAAGAGAAGCCTGTTAAGGCAAAGAAGAAGACTCGCGTAGAGACTTCTGAGCCTGAGCTGTTTCGCATTCAGATTGGACCTCATGGCTTCTTGTCTGTAGACCTCGCTGACGACGATGCCGGTAACCGTGTCGTTGAAGTGCGTAAGTGGTACAACACCAAAAACGATTCTGAAATCAAGCCCGGTCGTGGTGGATTCAACATGCAAGCGAAGTCTGCTGATCTCAAGCTGCTCGCTGCGCGTCTGAAAGCCATTGCGATTGAGCTTGACGCTGAGGGCTAATCATGTCTGACCACGCAACTTCTGGTGGCGTGAAGGATCAAGGTTATTTTGGGCTACTGTTAGACGGCAAAGCACCGCCGTCTATGCCTAACTTGATTCGTTCTGTACACGTCTACGAAAACACCTTTGCTTTACCCTGCGCTCTGATCATATTCTCTGACCAGACGAACGTATTACGATCCACTCACGCGATTGTGGACGGCACTAAGATAACGATGGTGATGGGCCCTGATCAGGAATCAGCGTCAACGCTTACGTTCTCTGTATTCGCAGTCAGGGAGTACGGTGAAGGTGGCACACCGATGCTTAATGTGCTGTGTATTCTCGACGCACCTACCTTCATCTTCGATACCCGCAGCTTTAGCATACGCGGTACTTCTATCGACGCTCTCAAACAAGTTGCATCGTTCGGCGGACTAACGCCTGACTTCGGTGACGTGCAGACCTCTGATATCATGAACTGGGTATCTGCTGCATCAAGCCCTAAGAAGTTCTGTCACGAAATCGAACAGCACATGTGGATATCGGAAGAAGCGCTGCCGAAGATGTTCATCACTGCTGACAAGCGCATGGTCGTTCGTGATATAAACAAGCTATTCGAAGACGACCCGAAAGCGTATTGGCTATTCAACCACAAACCGACTGGCGATACTCCACTGTATAACTTGCATGAGTTTCGTCCCAAGTCCATGAGTGGTGTGTTCAACGGTATGTCTAACTACGGCGAGAAGCTGTTATGGACAGACTCTGACGGTAAGACGAATGAGCTTTCGTCTGTGACTGTTAAGAGCACCGACCCGCTGAACATTAACAGCGACACTCGTGGTGATATTGCAGGTACACGCAAGCAATACGCTCGACCGACGAACGATATCAACCTGCACGATAAATACCAACAGGCATACTACTCGAACAAGCGTCAATCAATGACGTACACTGAAACTGCTCGTGCGCTCATACTAGGTGGATGCCCGGAAGTAGACCTGTTCGATATCGTTGACGTATCTGCTGGTGTGATTAACGGTCAGCGTCAAGTTGAAACCGATATCAAGGTGTCAGGCAAATGGCTTGTCATCGGACGTACCCGCGTATTCGTTGGCGGCATGTACAGTGAAGCATTCCTGTTGAGTCGTAACTTCACACCTGTTGAGGGTACGTCGAACATTGGCGGTGGATCGAACATCATTCAAACGCCTCTGTCTACTGTTGCTAATGTCCTGCGTCCGTTCCAGATTAACGCGAACATCAAACAGGCGCTCGACGGTTCGAACCCTATTGACTGGATAGCGCAGCAGCACAACTTACAGCTTGATATCATGCTTGACCAGTTCCAGACTGATAGCGAGATGTTCAAGTTCCCTGAGCTGGCCGCTAAGTACGGTGAAGGTGTTGACTACCTGAACAGCCTGATGCAAGAGTTCAACATGGCCAAGTACCTAACAGGTATCTGTAACGTGCTGAACAGCCTTGAGAAGCTGAGTGTCAATCTGGCAATCAACTACAAAGGCAGCATACTCGGTGCACTTGCAGGACGCATCGACGCTATGGAAAACATGCTCAGTGGATTCACAGGTGATGTGAACAGCTTGATCGCTAACGGTGATATCCCTGCTGAGTATCTTGATGGTCCTCAGATCAATCAGCGTTGTGTCAGTAACAAGATTGACGACATGAACCGTATGTTGACTGATGCTCTGCCTGATAAGTGTCTGGATGCGTTGTCTATCAGCAAGCTGCTCGGACCAAGCACTAACCTTGCGCAACTCATTCGTCAGCAGGAAGAGAACCTGCGTAACTTCTTATGCTCTCTCGGTGACGGTACTGTTGACGGTTCAGGCAAGCACGGTACGCCTGACGGTGAGAAGCTCGAAATGTATTTACCACGGGTGAACAAATGATTCCACTCAATACAGTTAACGGGAAGAAGGGTATCGACCCGCAAATGGAATATGAGGCCATCGTTATAGACAATAACGACCCTCAACAAATCGGTCAGATTCGTGCTCGTATCATGGGTCTGAGTGATGACATTGCCGACGAGATGATACCGTGGATTCGTCCCGCTGTTGGTCATCTCGAAGGACTGAAAGGTGGCTCTACAGGCGTTGTGTTCGGTGCGTCATTCATCCCGACTCGTGGTGCTAAGGTGAGCGTCAAGTTCCCTACAGGTCAGTTGCATGAGGGCATGTACACTACTAACGTGCGTATGACGAAAGCAGACATTCTGCCTGAGTTTCTCGTCAACTACCCGCATCGTATTGGTGTACGTCTGTCTACGGGTACGCAGTTAATCATCGACCGCATGACTAACGAACACTTCCTCGTTACGTCTGGTGATTTCCACATGACAATCATGGGTGATGTTAACCAAACGATTGTTGGCAACCAGCAGCTTATCGTCACTGGCACGAAGAATGATATTCCTGATTACATTCTGAATGACCCGACGATGACGCCTAAGAATCTAAAGCCTGACCCCAAGAAGCGTATCAAGTTTAAAGGTACTGCGAAGGGTGATGGTGGTAATCAGTATACCAAGATTACGGGCAACCAGACTGTTGAGATCGAAGGTAGTCGCAAGGTCACTGTTAAAGGCGATGACACGCTTGACGTTAAAGGTGCTGTGAGCATTGAAGCGGGTCAGGAAGTAACTGTAAATGGACAGACAATCAACCTGAACTAAAGGACGCATCATGCGCACTGTACTACAACGTGTTATGAACTTCGCATATCTGGACGGTGGGGTTCCTCGTGTCGTTACTGCCCGTGTTATGATTCAGCATCCGCTGGGTCTACAGGGCAGCGCACTACACGTTATGTCCAACATTGCTATGCAACGCACCAAGCTGTTCTTCATCAACGACGAAGATGTTGAGATGCAGAGCGGTACCCTCGTAACTGATCACATTAGCTGGAAATTCAATGACCGCAGCGTTACAGCCATACCACGCGCCAAGAAAGACCCTTCGAACTATAGCTGCATCTGTTGTGCTATGGCTGACTACTTTGAGCGCTGTATGCAGAGCTGGCTGCGCAACCGTCGTGATGCGATTGATTTCATTACGGTGGACGTTGTTGTTGCTGACCATGAAGATGCACAGTACATTGAAGATATCAAACCAGAGCTGGGATGCAACTTTTTCGAAGCGTCTGTCTTTGTGTTGGAAACCTCTTCCAGTACGTGGTCTAACATGGGTGTGCTCATTACTGATAAGCAGCGCTTTTCTGGCCATACCATCTTTCTTGCGGAAAAAGGACGCGATACCGTCAGTTCATCGCATCTGCAAATCGACGTCACAGGTTTTAATCCTTACGGTGGCCCTGGTGATAACGGCAGTCTCTATAACGTCCTCGGCGATTTCACTGATAAGTTCGGTATTTTCAATGGCGTCCTTATGATTAAGGAGAACACCAAGTGACGTTTGATATCTGGTGTGGCTCTGTACCATCTGCGGCAGAAGCACAGCACATCTACGAGCTAATGGGAAGAACAATGAAGAAGGTGGGTAAACCCTTCTTCGCGCATACGCTTGTTATCTCAGGTCCTGCTGCTGACAGTGCATTCGATGCACTGTCTCATGCTGGCTGCAACGTGTCTAAGAAGCCTACCAAGCATCGTGTGAAACATGCTGTCGTTATCTCTGGACCTGCACCGCGTGACTTTATGCAGAATCGCAAGCAAGTGCTTAACTGTCCGCGCGACTGACGCTAATTTAGCTGAGACTATCGTATAAGGAGATGTCCATGCTTTCGCTATCACAAGCGTGGGGCACAAAGTTTTTCCCCACCGCCGTCGAGCCTAAATCGCTCGCAACTCTTATCTTTGCCTCGGCTATGAATCTGACTGGCGCTCGCTCTCTTTCTGAGTCTGCGGTAGAACAGAATTGTCATCGCGCTGCGCAAGTGGCACGTCCGTTTGCAGAAGCCGCCGAGTTCATTCAGCGTGTCTACAACAAACACCCTAACTACGAGATTGTTGTACTCGGTCAAGGTGGTATGGCATCGCATTCCGTTGTAGCAGACGAAGAAGGTCGCATCGTGTTTGACACGTATGAATCCTGTCGTCTGCAATACTTCCCTGGCTGCTCGTATTCGTACAACATGCCGGGATTCGTGAACGAGCTTTCGCCTCAGGCGCGCATGTCTCTTTATGAAGCGTATAAAGAGTTGCAGCAACAAGGTCTGTGGAAAGATAATGCTGGTTCGTGGGATGTTGACCTGCCACGGGGACTCGATTCATTATGATGATCAACGTATCATTGTCTGCCAAACTGCCACACGAGAAGAAACCTCGTAAGCAGTCTGGCGTTATTCCTTACAGAAAGAGAAGTGATGGTACGGTCGAGCTGCTGCTGATTCGCACCACACATGCTGGCAACTGGGGTCTGCCGAAAGGCGGAGTTGAAAAAGGAATGACGCCCCTCGACAGTGCGCTGAAAGAAGCTATGGAAGAAGCTGGTGTTCTCGGTAAGCCGAAAGACTTCGTAGATATCATGCGATACGTCAAAGGCAAAACCGGCCGTGCGCAACACGTTGAATGGTACATCATGAAGGTCAAGACTATGCTGACCGAGTATGATGAAGCTCTGACGCGTGAACGCAAATGGTTTAAAGCTGATAAAGCTCTGCGCAAACTGGATAAGAAACTTCGTCCTATCGTAGAGCAAGCCCTGGACATTATCGACTCGTATGGCTTATAGTAGGCGCAAAGCTGAACCCATTCAGACTGCCGTGTTCAAGTCAATGAGCCGTCCTGATAAGACGGCCTTTCTTACAGAAGCTGCACAGCGCTACTGGATTGACAAACGCTATTCATGCCACATTGAACTTGGTTTGATTAAGCATGGTAACTTAAGGGCTGACGTGTTCTGCCTGAATACCAAATGCGATATGATTATCACTGAGGTAAAGAGTTGCTGGGCTGACTTCAACACCGACAAGAAGTGGCACAAGTATTTGCCTTTCTGTATGCGCATGTACTTCATCATTGACGAACAACTGTTTGAATCGCACGGCGAACGCATCATTGACCGAATCAAAGAACTCGGTTGTGGTTTGATTGTCGTGAATAAGTTCGGCTCTGCATCTGTCAGAAGCAACGCCAAGCGAAAGACAATGAAGAACGAAATCGTGGCGAAATTGCTCATTAAAGCCGCATGGCGTGGTGGGCGTTTTGCCTAAGGACTCATTATGAAACCAACCTATGTTTTAATTGAAGGCGGTGAAGGTGGCGGTAAGTCTACCGTATGTACTGCTCTGTCTGAGATACTGACGCAACGCGGTATTAATACTCTGCGCTTACGTGAGCCTGGCGGTACGCCTTTGGCCGAGCACATCCGTGACGTTCTGCTGTCCAACTCGAATCCTCTTAATGAGGATATGGACCCTCGAACCGAACTGCTGCTGTTCCTTGCTGCACGTTCCTCGACGATGACTGCGTATGAGCGCATTCTCGCTAACGAACCTAACACGATCATCATCGCCGACCGAGGCTACCCATCCACCTATGTCTATCAGGCAGGTGAGTCTGACGTTAACGCGCACATCTATCAGCATACTTGGGAAGCACTCGCTCCTGAGAATCGTCTGACCGTGCTGCTGACGTGTAGCTATGAAACTTCCATTGAACGCAGGAAGATTCGTATCGGCGGTGAAGACCGTATCGAGAAGCGTCAGACCAAAGAAGTGTACGAGCAATACAACCAACGCTACCTTGAAGTGCCTGGTGGTTTCGATCTGGTTATCGACACTGAGGTCAATTCAGTGTCTGATGTTGTTCGTCAAATTCTCGCCAGACTGTCATGAATTTAAGCCTGTTCTCGTCGATGCCAAAAGCTCGACAAGAGGCGGTACTGAAAAAGATTTGCGAAGACAACGCGTTCATCCCACAGTTCGAACAGCGATTTTTAACCATGTCGTTGTTCTCTGTTCGCAAGTCGCGTAATCAGAACACGGATGTTTTTTCGTATCGCCCAACCAAAGGCCAGCACATGGCTGTTGGCTATAGGATTCAGTACGTCAAAGGTAAATACGTTGCTGAACCGTGGTGCTTCGTTGTCCCTGACGCAATGAAGTCTACCGGCGAAGAGATTAACACTCGACCAGACAAAGCGCTTTACTTCGGGTCAATTGTACCTGACAGTCTGCTCGAACAGCACGGTACTCTTGCGTACAGCTTGATGCTGGGCAATCTTAACCTGCTCAAGCAGAACGCCTTCCGCATTGTTTCGTATTAGGGATTTATATGAACCTCATTAAAAAGCAGTCCTCGATCATTCGTGATCTGAGTATCATGCCGTTAACCGTCAGCCGAATTGGCGATGCGTTTGTTGGCCTTAGCTCCAGCAACGTTGCCTATGCTTGGCGTCACGGTGAAATCTTTGACTTCGCTGCTGGTAGCGATGTACGCTTCGAATCACTGAATGCGAATACCATCGAACGTATCAGCGGCCTGAACTTTGCGGGTAAGCACGAAGATGTAGGTACAACCGTTTTCATGTCCAGCACAAGCGCCGTGCATCTGCATCTTGGCGATAAGCGCGAACCGTATTCTGTAGCGTCTTCATTCGACCTGATGCCGGCCGTGCGTGACTTCGCTGCATCGCTGTCTAATACCGGTAAGGCAATGGAGATTGCTTCTGAGTCTGCCGGTGCTCGCACTTACGCTACGTACACAGGTAAGAAAGTCGTTGTCGATGACGCTAACGACGAGTATGACCTTGAGCTGGAGAAGGGCGACAAGTACAGCATGGTTTATCTGAACCGTGACCGCTATGAGTTGCGCCTGAAAGATGAACCGAAGATTGTGTTTATCGTTCGTGGTCATCTGCGTGTCGCTAACATCATTGGTCAGACTGAGTTCACTAAACAGTTTGGCGCAATCGCTAACGACAAAGCAAACACGTTCCAGCCGGTCGGTGTTGTTGGTCGCAACATGGCTACGCCTTTGCAGATCAAGAAAGACACAGTTATCTACACGTACCGCAAGAAACACTATCTGCCGCAGAACCTTGTTGTTCCGCTTGAGAAGATTCTTGATGGTGCGTCACTGTCTAAGCTGATCGACAGCCTCAAGCCGGTTAAAGAAAACAAGCATATCGTCAAAGGTAAGCTGGTGGGTGTTAAGCTGCCGCCGCTAGCTGGCGGTAAGAAGATTGCTTCTGACCAACCTATTAAGAAAAACGTGCAGGCTGTTTACGGTGCGTTCTTCCCTGTGTCTGCCTCTCAGCCTAACCGTAGTCGTGTTGTCTTCGGTAAGACCGTGAAAGAAGCGCAGACGAAAGCGGTTGAAGCTGTTAATCGCATGGCGGTGCCGACAGACTACTACCTGTTCAGTACAACCACCAGCGATGAATTGTATGACCTCGCTAAGGGTGGCTCTGTGTTGATTCGCGCTACCGGTGTGTTGCAGCATACGTATGCCAATGCGAAGCACGTATCGCTCGGCTACATGGACAACCAGACCGAACTGCGTGATCCTGTGAAAGTAGGCGTGCCTGAGTTGCGTGTTGCTGCTATCAATCAGAACACGAAAGAGGTTGTCAAAGAAGTGCTGCGTCTTCTGACAGAAGGCTACTTCAACACAGGTCTGCATCTGTCTGTGCGTCAACCGGAAGAAGCAATCAGCTTCGAAGGTACATTTGACCCACGTACTCGCGATCAGCTTACTGGTATCGGCCGCCGCATCGCTGCGTATCTCAAGCAGAACGGTGTGAAGCTGGAGAACGGTATGATTCGCGCTGCGTTCGGACAGAAACGTGCAGAACTGCGATTCAAGCTGCCTACGCTTTCAGGCGCTGCTTTGCAATCTGTAAATAAGATTCAGACAGACGAACCAACTCTGAATGCTCCGATTTATGCGACCATCAAGCCTAAACAGCCGACTGTCGAAATCACTGCATTCAACCGCCACACTGGTTACGTGACTGTACGCGCTCAACGCGGTCCTGAACTGTACTCTGAGCCGTATGAAACTTTATATTCGAATATTGAACGTAAAGCGTTCTAAAATCTGTAAATAAAAATTGCAGATAGTAATATCAAGTTGTAGCAAGAGACTTACTTCGCGGGCAGTCTCTTGCTGGTCCATAAACTCACGCGCTGTATTTCTTGGCGGCATGTGAGCCTCCAGCCGGTTTGAGCTTATGCTCTGTAATCGTGAGGACAACCCCGGCACCCACGTGATGGACTGTTGCTCTGTCGCTGACGCCCATAAGGCCCAGCTCTTTTCATCTTTGTGACATGGCACGGCAGCAGCCTCTAGGCACGTAGACTGGTGGAACGTATTCTCAACGTTGTGACCACTCTTTTAGGGATAGCAGTTCGCAGTTACGCTGCCTGATGCACATTGGCTGGCAATAACAGTGTGCATTGGGGAGATATCTACTCTCCATGACAATTCCACCAGCTCTTTCCTACCGATGTACAACACGGTGAGGGTATGTAGTGTGTCATCCAGCGGACGACTCAGCACACTGCGTACAGGATTGAACTGTAAGAGTCTTAATGTGATAAACATCCGCGACCCTCATGGGTGCTGTGCCTTTTCACGGTATCTAGGGAGTAAAAGAACGTAGACGAGATACTCAAGTGATGTTGGGCGACGAGCGACTCTGCGTTTGGTCAAAGCTGTACACAGCCTGTTGAGCATTGCCCTTAACAATGTTCAATGGAGTGTGTCCGCGCCATGCTGCCGTTGACGTGCTGCCATAGCTTGCCCACTTTTCCGGGTAGTGAAATATCGTATAGGACTTGTTAGCGGTCAATCGCGTTCCTACCACGATCTAATGCACAACAAGAGCGATTGTTAAAGAGTGTATCAACCACCGCAGATCACCGATGGGTCACCTCCTTCGCTTGAGCGATGCTGTTAGGGCATACGGAACTTTTCCACTTTTTCCGCCGTGTGTCCTTGATGTGTTGTTCTTGTGTGCGGTTTCCGCAGCCCAGGCGGTAAAGAGAGAAAGAGAGTTGAAACCCTAGTGATGTTGGGCGAAGGGCAACTCGAAGTAACTTGATCGACATTTGCAAATGTTTTACTTACAGTAGAGACACAAGGAGCAAACATGATTTTGTTCTACGTGTCGCTGATAGCAATCGTGATGCTTGGTCACTTGCTATCATGGTCCGAGAGTCACTTACAGTTGCCGTTTGATGCGGCTTCACTCTCGGTCAGTCACTCCGGCTTAGTAGCTTCGGCTACCGGGCACTCGCTTCGGGTGTGAGGGAGTACGCGACACAAATCCAAGCATAGAAAGCGGGTGGCCTTCGGGTCGCCCGTTTTCGTTTCTACTGCACACAAAGCTAATTTGTGCCTAACAGAGGAGAATATCATGGGACAGAAAGCTATTCGACTAGGCACTGACCTGTCTACTGGTCATAACGGTTACTTCCCTGTTGTTCCGGCACAAGCATCGTCTAACGTGTTCGTAAATGGCAAAGGTAGTGTTCGTAATGGCGATAAGTACAAGCCACACTGGAAACCGAAGAAGCCACCTCATACAGGTACCGCTATCTCAAACTCCAGTGTGCGTGTCAATGGCAAGCCTGCCCAGCGAGCCGGTGACCCAAACAGTTGTGGTGACACTGCTTCTAACGGCAGCTCTAACGTGAGATTTGGCTAATGGCAGGAATCGGAGTTCGACTGATAGACGTGCCCATTAGTGAGCGCATCTATTGTGATATCAACGCGTGGATTCAACTCGAACCTCGCGATAACGTGCAGAACATGGACAGCATCGTCCAGAAGATTCTGATGGTAATTGGTACGCGCAAGAAGTCCCGTAAGTGGCGTGAGAACTTCGGGGCAGACGTGTATCAATATCTCTTTGAACCGTTCGACCAGACTACAGCAGACTGGATTGCAACGTACATGCGCCTCGCACTCGAAGACCCATACAATGGTCTGACGCAAGATGTAACTGGTGTGCAGACAGCGTGTACCATGAGCGAACAATACGAGCAGACCTACGTGTGTATCGTCACATGGCGTTGTCCTAAGCTCGAAGACAAACAATCCATTACGTTTGCAATGAGGGCACAGTAACATGTCCATGCTTAATACATACACGACTCATGAGGAGTTTGCACAAGACTTCCTGAATCGTATTAACAAGTCCAGCTACTGGACAGACGCACAGGTAAGTTCATTGACTGCGTTGCTTGCTGATGCGCTTGGTGATCTCGGTGTGACGAACGCCTATGCGTCTTTGATTGCAGCGCGTGAGGCATTCAGTAGACTGGCTCGTCGTAACTCGTCCGTACTCGCTAACGCCCGCTACTTGGGTGTTGATATCGGACGCAAATCTGTGTCTACCGTGACTGCATCCGTTGTCAATCTGACTTCGGTGAAACAGTCATACGATAAGTACACACCATTCACTATCGGTAACTTTAATGCGTTGCTTGCAGAAGTTACGCAGTGGGAACCCGGCGAAGTGAAGAACGTTGACTTCATTATCGGTGAAGTGTTTACGTTCAGCCAGATTGTACCTAACACTGTCGATTACATGTCGATTCGTTTGGGTACAAGCAACTTCCAACTGACTGACGATCTGCGTGTCTGGTTCGAGCATCCTACCGGCACGAAGATTGAGTTTCAGCGTTTCACTAAGTGTCTGTTTGAAGCGTATGCTGATCAGCAAATCTTCCTTGACGTAACAACCGATGACGGTGACGTTGAGATTCAGTTTGGTGGTGAGCAGTGGGGCGCACAGCCGCCAGCTGGCTATACGTTGAAAGTGCAGGGCATTAAGTCTCTTGGTGCTAGTGGAAACACAGACAGTATCGGCCTGAAAGTACAGTGCTTGTCTAACCCTCAGCTTCAAGGTAAAACAGTTAGCGCTATCTTAGGCGGCTCTGACGAAACGCCTGTCGATTACTATCGCAACTACGCACCAATCGTTGGTCGCAGCCGCAAGAAGCTGATCCGCCGTGACGAGTGGAAAGCTGCTATTGCGCTTTACCCTGATGTTGCTGACGTTATCGTTCAAGGACAGGCAGAGATTGCACCTAACGATAAAGAGTGGCAGGGTGTTGTTCGTGTGTGCGTACTTCCTCGCAATACGAGCACGTGGGGCGGCATCAACCCTAACCCTACTTCTGCCCAGTGGAGTAAGTTCCTTAACTGGCTTGCGCAGTTCAACAGCCCTCTCGATGTGCAATCGTGGAACCCTGATAAGCTACAGATTGACTGCATCTTGAATGTGTCTCTGTATGCTGATGCTCCCGGTAACCGTGAGTCGAATCAGGCCACACTCGAACAGTCCGTGCTTAAACTGTTTGAGCGTCGCCCGGGAATGCTGGGTAAACGTCTTGCGCTGTCTGATATCATGGACCGTGTGTTGTACGACTGGACAGACCCTGATAACCCTGTGCGTCGTCCGGAAGTAGACTACTGCAACATCGAAAGCCCTGTTCAGGATATCATTCCTAACACGATTCTCGAATACGTTGCGCTGCGTAACCTTCGCATCAACATCCTGTATAGCGAAAGGAAGATGAACCAGTGAAATCAAACACTCTAGCCTTTAACATTGACTTCATTGAAGCCAACGAAGCATGGGCAGAGTTGTTCGAGATACTCGATGCACACAACGACGAGCAGAACCTTGAGACAATCAAGCAACTGTTAAACATTCGTCGCATCAATGCGGATTCAAACGACGAGCTGGCCGAAGCGAGTATTCGCCAGCTCGGTATCAACATCACGCGCGACCTGATGCAGTATCGTTTGCCGACATTGAAACGTGTTATCGACTGCTTACCTGACTGGCAGCAAGTATCTGGTACAACTCAGTGGCCTCGATTTGTGAGCATGTTGTTAGGTGGTCAGTTCGATGCCTCTCGCTTATACACTGCTGACTATCAAACGTTTGTGCCTACTCCTCTTGGTGCTCTTATCCAAGATGGCGGTACGTGGTACAAGTCAAACAAGGTTAACCTCGAAGTTGACGCGCAACTGATTGATGGTGGTCTTGATCTGACGATCACAAAAGACGCCGAGAAGGATGTTGTTAATGCGCTGCAAGAAGTAGGCATGACGCAGCAAGAAGCAGAAGACTGGTTCAATAACCACATAGGGTTTGAGCCTGTCAACAACGATATCCAACAGTACACTGCGCGTTCTGCTATGTTCTATCGTCGCATCGCAGACCTGTTCTATCAGTGGGCGCCTATCGAAGAAGTCCTCGAAGGTGTTTATGCCGCAATCAACCTGAGTGCTAAACTGTATCTAGGTGCGCACGTTGTTGTCGAGCCTGTTAGACGCTTCATCGTTGGTGCACCTTTGCAGAAGTCTATCGCGTTCATTCAACCTGAGTTCATTCGTGGCGGTGAGTGGACGACGTTCGGTGCTGTTATCCGTTACAGCGATAATACCGAGCAGACGGTCGAAGTGTGGGTAGAAGACAGTTCGTGGATTGCAGAGCGTGACGGTAATGCAGTGCGCTTCAATGAGCCTCTTGCGATCTCTGTTATCAATCTCACGCTGTCCTACAATGGCACACAGCAAGCGCTTGAGTCTCGCATCTATCCTATGGGTGTTGAGCCTGACCCTGACGAGCTTGTTATTGAATGCCCTACGTTGTATGGCAATGCGAGTGCGAAAGTCCGTGTGTACGGTAAGTATCTTGCCACAGGTTCGACGAAAGAGCTGACCGATAGCGGTATGATTGCGCTGTCTGCTACTCTCGGTACGTTCAACGGTACGACTCTCAATCTGCCTAGCGTCGATGCTGACTCGAAGATCGATATCAGCGTTGCGTTTCAAGGTCAGTTTGATATGTCCAAGACGCAGGAGTTCGATGTTAATCGTAGCGTTAAGGACCTAGTGCCTACTGAACTGCGTATCATCATTGATGACGAAGTGCCACAAGGCGAAGAGATTGCGCTCAAGTATGCAGTGACATACAACGATGGAACGTCAAAGTTGGGCACCGCTCAGGCGCGTACCACCAGCGAGCACACGGAAATCGTTGAGAACGTTTTGAAGTCTAAGGTCATGCGTTCTGACTATTTGACTTCTATCTATGCCGTGTTCGGTGAAGTTACTCCTGTTGAAGCAGTGAAGCAGGTTGTGATGAAAGCGCCCGACATTAAGCTGGCAACGATTGACCTCGTTGTGCCTGAGACGGTTGTTGAGCGTGATATCGTTCGACCAAAAGCAATGGCGCTGTATGTTCTCGCGTCTGCTACTCAGGCCCAGATTGATGCGCGTGACCCATCGATCGTGGTTGCTTACACCGAAGTGTTCGGCATCTGGTTCAGTAGCGAAGACAAAGCAACGTCTGTTAATGCTATCCCTCGTGTTGATACACAGACAGGTGAGTTCGAAGCGCCTCTGGTTAGCGGTGATGCTGTAAAATATGCTCTGAACTTCACGTTTATTGATGGTAGTTCTACGGTAACGTTCAACCGAATCATTCTCGTTAATGACACGATCATGATTCCTAAGTCAGTTGACCTGCGTTCCAGCCCAACAATCAGTAGCGGTAGTACGCTGATGCTGCCTGTTGTGTGTTTGTGGAATAACGGCCTGTCTTATGCTGCTGCGGCTGCTGTTAAGGTTGAATACATTCCGTCTGCGTCTGCTATCGAAGAAGCGAGACAGCGTACAATCCGATTACAGCAACAGGCAGTTGAACAAGGACAGGACCCAAGTCAGTTCGACCCTGATCATCCTGACTACGCTCGCTGGGTAACGTTGACTGTTAGCCTCAGTAACAACACGGTGTACGATCCAATCATGGGTCGCAGCGTAAAAGAGTATGTGCTTTACTATCAGGGTGACCTGCATGGCTCTGCGCGTATCAGCATGGAGTATGAGTTCGAGGGTACGCATCTCACAAACTACCGTGATCTGCAACTGATACCTACGCGCTCGCTGGTGGATAGTATCACAATCGAATGTCCTGACCTGATGTATGAGAAGTCACGCACGTTCGTTCGTCTGCTTGCAACCTACGCTGATGGTAGTCAGGAGTATGTGACCGCCGCTGAGTGGGTAGGAAACTGGCCTGATAAAGAAACTGACGAGTACAAGTTCCTCCAGTTCTCGCCTGGTCGTTATAGTGGTATTGCTATCGTCGAAATCGTCGAGGGTCGCACACCGATTGACTATAAAGACTTCCGTGCAATGAATGTCAGCAAGCTGCCGATGTTCAACGCAATAGGCAGTATCGCAGACCTGAGCAAAGCATACTTCGATGGTGCTATTCTGCAAACAGGTAAGAGCAAGTACGATTACGATACGGCTACTCAGGTTATCGCTTCATTCTTCCGAGTGAGCAATAAGATCGACCTAACCGTTTCGCCTCAGCCTAAGCAGAGCATTAACAACATCGTCAACAGTCGTATTGAGGGTGCAACGCAAATCAGTGCTGATGTGCTGTCCGAGTCATACACTCTGGTCAACACATACAAGACTGGTGGCATCGTTCGTACTCTTGACGGTTCGTATGCAGAGGACACACCGAAGACGTTCGACCTCGAAGTTGATTCTGAGTGGGCGGTACTTAATAACTATTATGTCCAGCCCGGTCCGAACAATACGCAGATGCTTGTGCCGACAACTGATATCGTCGCCGAGATTGATGCTGAGGGTTCGCTTACGCCACGCCAGAACGTTAACGGTGCTGTGTTGATTCGCGCTCGCTATTCGTGCGACCAGTATCAGATCGAGAAGACGTTGCTTGTATATCTCGTTCAGGCGAATACCTATCTGCGTTCAATCGGCATTACAGGCCCTGACGTTGTGTGGGATGTTTCAGATCGTAACCCGACTATTGGTTACGAGAACGGACGCTGGTACGTGCCATTTGACCTGCGTGTCATCATCGACCCGGATTCAGAACTCATTACGACAGACGCTATCTGGTCTATCGGTGACGAGACAAACGTTGATGGTGTATCAATCGATCCTCTGAACGGTCATTTGTTTATCGGTCAGTCTCAACTGTCAGACGGTGTGATTAACCTCGTTGCTGTGTTCACAAAGCAGAATCCAGAATCGCTTGCTGATGAAACAATCACAGGTACTCGCACGATTCAGCTCCAGACACAAAACACGATACTGAACGGGTACATCGAAAACCCTCCCGGCAATATCAGCCCTAACACTGATTACCGCTTCACTGCGTTCTATACTCGACGCTCTGGCGCTACTGGCTCAAGCCGTTTGCCTGATGCGAACTCGGTTAAGTTCCAGTGGAACGTGATTGAATCTGTCAGTGGGTTCACGTTAGCACAAGACGGTACGTTCCGTTTCCCTGCTTCGAAAGACCCGCAGAAAGTTAAGGTTGAATGTATTATCACCGAACAGCGCACAACTATCTCGCTTGTCCAAGAGATCACATGCCCAGGCATTGGTTTCCCGCAAGACCTGACAGTTGGTGGCTACACGAATGTGCGTGATGATAGCTCAATGCAGATGAACGCATTGCTCGGTCGTACAGGTACGTTTGTGAAGGATGACGTGTCGGCTAAATGTTTGTGGCAGATTACGAACAGTAAGGGTGACGTGGTGGATGTGCAAGGCATCTCTATCAACGCTCAGACTGGACGACTGACTATAGGCATGTTGCTGAATGACACCGACTTTGGTGTTAAGGCAATCTACACTGAAGGTCAGCAGACGCTTACGCAGACGCACTTCATGAAAGCCATGTCCTCTTATCCGCGCTTCGGTATTGCACCTTTCGGCATCACTGGTGTGAGTATCGCACTCGCTCAGTTGCCTACGCGTTTACGTTCTAAGACAGGTGGCCAGTTCGTGTTGTCTACAAAACAAGACGAGTATGGTTACTTCGTTGTCCGACAGTCTTACGGGCAAGCTGTATTCAGCGCTGCCGCAGACAGTACGGGAACAGTGAACAAAGGGTGGCAAGGGTTTGACGGTGCTCAGTGGCCTGTCACTGGCGATAACGGTAAGAAAGGTCCGATTGTTGGCAAAGTGGTTTACGATAACCTGACAGAGAACGTCTTGATCTATCGTACAAACGCTCGTGCTTTCGGTTCCTCTGTTATCACTGTGCGTTACCAGTAAAATAAAGGGAGTCCGGAGCTATATGTTCCTGGCTCCCTTTTTGTTTTATCGTAATTTATGACAGTTAAAACCCAAGGAGTTCTTTGATGGCCACTGAATCTATCTACGTTAACGCTCTGCGTCTAACGCCTCAGGGAGAACAGGCCGTTGCGAACGCGAATGCTGGTGGACTTGCTGTAACACCAGTGGCATTCAAAGCAGGTGACTTTGTAGGCTCTAACCCATCTGTGGTTCCAGAGCAGTTACTTGGCAACGAGCTTGCGTCGGGCGCATTGTCATATGTTCAGGTTCTTACCGAGAACAGTGCCCGCTTCGTCTTTGACATTAAAGTTAAATACGTTGAAGGTGAAACGCTTAAACGAGTAGGTGAGATACTGATCATGCTCTCAGATAACCGACCTTTCGGTCACGTTGTCTTGGAAGAGCCTATCATTGCTGTACCGAACTCTATTAGTCGCGTGAGTCTTCTCGTACACATCCAGCAGGACATTCAAAAGATTCTTGCTGTTAAAATGGCAGACTACACTTCTATTCCGAGTGTGGCAACGCTGCAAAACCTTCCGAGCTTGAACGACAACGTGTTCAACGCCGTGTCAGTTCTTGATATGCACGTTAACTCTGACGGCACACGCTCTCCGGGTACTGCATATCGCTACGGCCAAGGTTCTTATTACTGGGCTTTCAGTGAGCATGACCGTATTTTCAGCGGACAGATTACTGCTGCCGGTTTCATCAACGCGAACACCTTTAAGATTGCGTCAATCACCAGTCTTAAAGAGAACGAAGTTGTGCTGCTGCAAACAATATCAGGTACTGGTGCCGGTGCTTGTCGTCACTTCAAATACACGAAAGGCCAGCTCGTCAACATGGACAGCGCAATTCCTTTCGTTAGTGCTCAGACTTCGATTGCTGTGTGGCGCCGTATCACTAACCCAACAACTCCTACTGCTGGCATTCCGTGGCCGCTAAATAACGATGTACCAGAAGCATGGGCATTGTACAGAGGCAAAGACGCGCAGCCTTATTGGGGACCTGTTGCTGGTAGCACTCGTCAGACGACTGGTACGTTGTTCGTTCCTCCAGGCAAGATGCTGTTTAGTTCTGTTGTGACCACAGCTACTCCTGATAAGTTACGTTACACGCTGTCCGAGATTCTCGATAGCTCAACTGACCTGCTGCTAGGTACGTCTGGTGTGCTTCAACCTCGCACTGCGTATAGCGTTGTAGACGACCAGCTTTTGCTTTCGTCTTACCCTGAACAGCGTATGCAGCTTGATATGCGTCAGTTCCGTATTGAACCGTCGCAAGGTCACGTTGTGTTGTTCGAAACATACGAAGGTGTTGGTGACGGCCAGACTGCTCTGTTTAAACTCGGTAGCAAACCGATTGATAGCGTGGACATGATCTTCTGCGTTGTCGGATCGACGTGGCAGCCTACCACCGTGTATAAACTCACGAACGGTAACAGCGTCACGCTGACAGAAGCAATCCCGTCAGGTCAGAAATACACTTTCTATGTAGCTCGCTATGAAGAACGCGCCAACTGGTCTACTCGTATTCGTGTTGCTCAGTATCGCCTGCCTTATGATGCTGATACATTTGTACTGCCAACTACACCTCTGAATAAGTCGCACTGCGTTGTGGCTATGAGCGGTCTGACAGTACACACGCAAGAGTTCACGGTCGCTGGTAATGTGCTGAAAACGCTGTCGCCTATTCCTGCTGATACCCTCGTTGAGATCACAATCTTCGAGAACGTAATGGCGGTTGGTTCGAAAGACAGTTCAGTTGATGGTGTCATCATTGATGCTATCCCTACACCGACCGGTTACATGTTCAAGCGTCAAGGTCTGCCTCCTATCGACGTGCCTATCGCTGCTCCTGAAATCATTCAGGGCGAAGGTATTCTGATTAAAGGTACGTGGCCTGAGATTACGATTAGCAACACTCAGGCTCTTGCCGAAGAAGCTGATCCAAAGAACATGTACAACATCCAGCAGGTAGTCGAAGATTCCGAAGAACTGACCATCGTTCAACGTATCGACTTCACGAAGGGTGTTATGCTTACGTGTATCGCTGACTTCCAGTGTCAACTGGGCCCGGGCTTTGCAGCCACCAGCGGTAAAGAGCATATCGAATACGTTCTGTCGTTCAAAGTCCCAGGCACAGCCGAAGCTGAATACGGTCGTGGTCTTAAGGGTACTGGCAGCGCTGGCTTTAACGTTGTTACTTCTGATGCAAGTCTGACGGAAGTGATCGCGTATTCAAACGTTAGCCTGACGCAGATGTACACAGTGCTCATTGAGAACCAACCTCAAGGCTTCATTGATATCGTTGCTAAGGTGCGTATCACTGATTCGCAGATCACAAGCTACGGTTCGAAGCTGTCTGGTAACTTGTGCATTAAGGTTGAACCGAAATGACAACACAGTTAAAACTTTCGCAAATCGAAACAACCGCCAATGATGAAGGTAAGTCGCTGGTGGGTGTTGGTGGTAGCGCACAGTTCGAGCAATCGGACACTGCTGCTCTTACACAACTCGCAAGCGTAAGATTTAACAGCAAGACAGGTGTGTTGGTGTTCATCAAGAAGAACGGGGATGTGATTAACGTTCCCGGACTTCCTACTGTAGCTATGTTCGGTGAAGGTAAACCGGGGCGTCGAGGCGCTCCCGGTGCCGCCGGACGAGATGGACGAGATGGTCGTGACGGTGAAACAGGACGTCCTGGCTGTCAAGGCAAAGTTGGCAACAGAGGCAAGACTGGACCTGTAGGTGACCCCGGACGTGACGGCGAAGACGGTCCTCAGGGTGATACTGGTCGCATGGGTCCTGATGGCCCTACAGGCCCAGACGGTCCTGAGGGTCCTCCAGGCATACGTGGTCCTCGTGGCAACACGGGTCCAAGCTGTATTGCTGGTGCAACAGGTCCTACAGGCCCAGCGCCTATCACTACTGCTGTGCTGTCAAGTACGCAGCCTACGGATGGTAAAGTGTTTGTGTGGTTATACCCGACGAACAACGTTACCCCTGCACCGCCTCTGCCTACGATAACACCTCTTGCTGCGTCAGTATCAAGTCTGTACATGGTTGGTCAACGTGCAGTACAGGGTTCTGATGTGTTTACTTCGCTTGCGTATCTGCCTGTTAACGCGCGTGGTGGTGTTGGTCCTTATAAGTATCAGTGGACTATCACAACTACAGAGGGTGTAACGCTCAGTGCGACAACATCCTCAACCTGTGTCGTTAACTTCTATCTGCGTCTCGGACTTGGTGCTGATCGAGTAATCAAAGGCACTATCCGTTGCGTAGTAACTGACATGGGGCAAACATCACGTCCAACCGTCACAGTGAGTTCTGCTCTGACTGTTGTGGCACGTAACCCTATCAACAAAGCGTCTGGCTGTATCGTGTTCGGCTCTGAGGTTGAAACAATCACAGGACCTAAAGCTGTCGAGGACTTGCGTGTAGGCGATAGCTTGCGCAGCTTCTCTAATCAGCCTAAGAACTTCCGTCAGTGGTCTTCACCGAGTCTGAAAGGTAATCTTGTAAACGCTACAGTCGTCGGATTAAAATACGGCGAAGAAGATCATTACTACGTTATCAACGGACAGAAGTTCACGCACGAACACCCTGTCTTGATTTACGATGACAGCGTGTGGCGTTATGTTCCTGCGCGTGATGTGCAAGCTGGACAAACTGTTTTGGGTCGCAAAGGACCTGTTGCTGTATACGAGTTCCGACGCATAGATGCTCAAGTGAAGACAGTCGATATCGACGTTGACCCATTTGATTGCTACTTCGTTGGTGATGTGCTCGCACACAACACGGATATTGTTGCGAAAGCGGAGAAAACGTAATGAGTCTGATTAAAGTTAAGACCGGTCTCATTCAGGCTGGTTCTTCGACTACTGCTACTGCAATTCGTGCTCAGTCTGGCGTTCTGACAATAGACCAGAACGATGCTGATGTACCGTCAGAGATAACTGCTGATTCGTCATTCGATGCGACTTCGGGTATTCTTACTCTCAAGTTCGCTAACGGTCAGTCAGTCAAAGTAGGTGGATTCCCTACTGCATCTGATATCCCTGAAGGTCGTCAAGGCAGCAGGGGTGAGACAGGCGCTGATGGTAAAGACGGTCGTGATGGTCGTGATGGAAACCCAGGCGAACAGGGTTGTGACGGTGAGATAGGTCCTGACGGTGAGCAGGGTCTTCCTGGGCCGGATGGTCGTGATGGTCTGCCGGGTCCTGTCGGTCCTACTGGCCCAGATGGTCGCACAGGTCCTATGGGGCCTACTGGTCCTACCGGCCCTCGTGGCGGTACAGGCCCTACAGGAGCAACTGGCGCTACTGGCCCAACTGGTCCTACTGGTGCAGCAGGTCCTGCTGGTCGTCTGTCTATCATCGTGAGTGCTACCCAGCCCGGAAATGTCGCACCCGGCACCGTGTGGGTAGACCCTACAAAAGATCAAGGCACTACCTGGCCGTAAGGAGTAATCATGGTAGAGAAGGTTGATATATCGCTTATCAAGGCCAACGCGTCTGGTCCTGTTGTAGCGACTCAGGGTGGGATTAACGTTGACACGTCAGAAGACGATAGCACACTCAATGGTGCATTCGATGCGCTTACTGGTGTGCTCGCAATCAACATCCCCAATATCGGCAAGCTGCAAATTGCAGGACTGCCAACTATTCACAGCATCGGCTATGGTCCTGCTGGTGACGTAGGCCCTTCTGGTCGTGATGGTATTGACGGTCTGATGGGTAAAGATGGTCGTCGAGGCACTGACGGTTGTCCGGGACCACGAGGCAGTGATGGTCCGCAAGGTAAGCAAGGCTATCTGGGGCTTCGTGGTCCAGCAGGTCCTACTGGCGCTACGGGTCCTACTGGTGCTCCCGGAAACCCAGGAGTCGTGGCTGTTTTCGTTCAAGATTCCGATCCGGCACTAGATCAGGAGATTCCGCCTGGAAGTATCTGGGTCCGTCCTTAAGGAGAAAGCATGTCTCGTTTTCGCGTTCGTAATGCTGCGAATAACGGTTGGCATGACTGTGTGGACACGCCTATGTTCATACGCACACATGCTGGAGACTGGACACCTTTAACTCCAGAGAAGTTCAGTGTGCGTAATCAGTGGGGTCAGCGTTGGCATCACATTGATGACTCGTTTGACCCTACATACGATGACCCGTGTTCGAATCTCGAAACGGGCGCGTGTGGTGGCGGTCCTACGTCAACAACCAAAGGCTCCGGCAACGGCATAGGGAGTGGCGGTCGTGAGAAGTACGATATCCTTACAGGCTATCCTGCAGGGTTTGACTTGCCTGATGCTGGTCGCACTGGCTTCGGTCTTGTCAACTCTTTTGCTCCTCCTACTGGTCGATCTCTCAATCGTCCCGGCATCAAGGCCATCGAATCATACGATCCTACTGGTGTTGCTTCTCGTGCAGGGCTAGGCACCTACGCTAACCCCAACGTACCGTATGCGTCTGTTCACGGACGCGGTGCTGTTGTCACTGAAACGTACTATGCAATGCCAGCTATCGAAGGTTATGTCGAGCTGATGATTGCCTCGTATGCGCCTGCTGGTGCAAGCGTCGATGTGTATCACATGGGTGTGCGTGTTGCTTCAACGTGCGGTAGGCTGGCGGGTCGCTCTCGTATCAAATTCCAGTTTGACCCTGATGCTGCTGATATGCGTATCATGGTGCGTGTGCGTACAACGCAGGGTTATAGCTGGAGCTTGGAAGTATATCCTCCTCGTCTTGCTGCTCCGTCTGACCGTGGTGGGTTGGCACTCGATAGTCAAGCTGCATACGACGTTATCAACTTCCCTGACGTCATTCATCCTGATTATATAGGTAGCCCAATCTTCCCAGCACCGTGTCACGCTACAGTCTGGCCTATCACTGAGCGTATTCAGAATGCTAACGCGTTTGAATACTATCACTTCATCGGCTGGATTGCAGGTTGGATGTATCTCGATTACACGTCATGGGATACGTTCGACTTCATTGAGGTCTATCAGGGTGGCCAGCGTATCGCTACCACACTTGATGCGAAGACCGGCGAGGGTTATCTGTATTTCTACTTTGACCCGAAAGGCGTTGCGTGTGATATCATGGTGCGCGTCGTCAGTAAAGACTTTGGTAATGCTGCATCGCTTGCGAGTTGCTTCTACAGTCTCTACTGCCCAGGCGAACGTGGTGCGCGTGAATACATGCACCCTTGCCAGAGTTATAGCGTGTACTCTGCTGGCCATCCAACCACAGAAGATAATTTTGCATTAGGAACTCAGACGGACATTCGCGCCGGGCTTGTTGTTTGTGTAGCGAACTCGTTTGATACCAAGTTCGAAGTGTTTGACCAGAACATGACTCTGCTTGATACGTCAATCGTTGCCGCGGGTCGTACAGGCACACTCGAATTTTGGAAATACCCTGAGCATGTGCTTCGCGCTAACATCACAGTTCGCGTGACAGCGCCTATCGGATGTGATTGGTCGTACTTTGTGTACTGTCCGATTCAGCCTCCTAAGATTAACGTGAGTGACTTCACTGTTCCTTATCGTTGTGTGACAATCGAAGGTGGCAACGCGCAGCCTCCAGAAGCTGATCCATTCCCGTGGTACTGCTACGAGATTGAGCATACTGGTGGCCGTGGCTTTGGTAACTTCTGGTCGCAAGTACGAGTGCAGGACGGTGACTACGGTGTTCTCTGGGGTGGCTCGAAGGGTTGGTTCAAGTTCAACAACTTCTTCACACGTCGCATTACTCAGGTTACAGTCAACATCGCGTACACAGGCAAACAGGGTTCGTTCCATAGTGGTATCACATGGAGTGAGCGCTCTAACCCTGGCTTCACATTCGTTCCGAGAAATAACCGCAACATCCAGACATTCAACGTCCCTGTAAACATTGCAGCTGGCGAAGAAATCTGGTTCTACGTTACCTCAAGTTGGGATAGGGGTGACGGTGTTAACATGGATTATATCTCGATCTCGAACGTGGTCTTTGCATAACAAGAAGGGGCTTCGGCCCCTCTTATCGATCTAAGGACATAACATGCTGCAACAAAGTTGCTTATATGCGCGAGGCATTACTCCCGTATTTAGCGGTAGCCCAGGTGATGGCACCCAAGCAAGCGTAGATGCTATGGCCGTTGATGGTACACGCTTCACTTCGTTTGTAGTTGATGGTCATGCTCAAGCGTTCGTGTGCGGTTTCGGTGCTGTCTATATGAACGGTCGCTTTGTTCGTGAAGGTAGCCCTATGGTTGACGGCAGCTACGGCTGGCTGGGGAATTACCGCAACAAAAACATTAACAACATGGGTGTGCTGCGTCATCTGCTTACGCAGCGCGGCTATAACTCAAACGTTACTCTCGGTAGCACCATGCTTGTCATCTCTGACCTTGCGCCAGTGAACGATGATACTGCAATGGAATCGTGGGGCCAGCTCGTTAGCTACATGCAACGTATGCCTCTCGACATGCTCGCCCACAGTTGGCAAGAGATTAACGCAGGAGCATATGGGTATGATGGAACGTACAAGTATTTCAAACAGTTCAGCTCGGTAATGCTGCTGTTGTCTGCTGGCAACCAAAGTATGCCTACAGCAATGCTTACTGCTTTACGTGAAGCGCATCGTAACGGCGTTAACCTGATTGTGTTGCAGAAAGGTGCGTATGAAGGTAACGTGAACTTCAACGCAATCTTCAACCCGTTAGGTATTCGCAGCAACGGTCAAGCGTATGTTGTCGCTACACCAAACGCGAAGACAAAGAGCGTGAACACGTTCGGTAATCATATTGGCTGGACGAACGTACCTCAGTTGCATAACCAGCAGACGTATCACCTTTCCGCTGCGTATCAGTTCACAGGAACTACGCAAGCAGGCCCAGGCTCTATCGGAGGTCAGCCGGGAACGTGGAAACAGTTTTACTGTGGACAGGTTGATATCCCCGACGACATTATCATTGACCCGCCTGTCATATACAAAGACAAGTGCTGCGTTGAACCCGGCTCTGCCTATCAGGTAGACTTCGACGTTACCACCTACCCGCAGAAGCCTGATGATTGGCAAGCGCGTATGGCGGCAGGTGATGTATCTGTCTATTGGTCGAACGAGAACGCACAGTCGCTTGCAGCACGTAGCAAAATCTTCTCGCACGTTGTAGGCTATCAGCGCTATCTCGACACAGGCGATACAGGATATACGATCTTTGACGGTGTTCGTTACACTGACCTGCGTGGCTGGAACGTTTATAAGATTCGTAAGTCTGATCTTTCGCTGGTGGAACGTAAACGCTTCGACATTCACGCATCTGCCGAGGGTACTAACCCAGGTGTTGCGAATGCTGCTGCGTGTGCTGCTTACCTGAACTCGATTGGCTCTGACCATTACGTCTACGTTGTGTCGTATGATACCGCAGACGTTAACCGTTTGCAGGGTGGTCTGCCTCAAGCGATGTATCGCATCGGTGCTTCTCGTCGTGTGTATGCTGGTTCGCAGTACGTCTACCGTGCTGCTTACTCGCTGTTTGGCGAACCCGGTATCGGTGAAGGTAACGCGTGGAATGAAATGTATCGTGGCGCTAAGTCGTCTGATACTGACAGCTACTTCTCTGTTGGTTATGACTTCGATACGAACGGTTTCCCATACGTTACAGGCACAGACCGTGAAGGTAACATGAGCATGGCGCTCAATGGTCTGTTCGACAACACCAAGAGCAGTCACCTGCGTTATTACAAAGTGCTGGGTAGTCAAGACGGTGCTTCAACAATGGGTATGCAGCATAACGTTACGATCAGAGACAATCGTTTCAAGAAGCTGCCTATGTATGAGTCAAAGACATTCGTTGTGTCCGTGACTAACCCATGCTTCCCTGTGCCTAAGGTTCAATCGCATGACTGGGTACACGTTGTTAACCGTGCTGGTTCGAACTACGTGCGATATCCGTTCAAGGACTTGTGCGAATATCTGATTACAACGTCAGATGGTGCAGGCCAGAACGAAATGTGTACCTCTCACCTGATGATGAACTGGGATATGTTCGGCTCTATCGGGTCAGGCACTATCTACAACTCTGCGGGTGCATCGCATAAGATTTTCTGCGGTACGTCTAACGGGAACATCAATGACCCTAACTCGTTGTACATCAATACGACAGAAGAGGGGAAAGTGTGGCACATCTATGAGCGTAAGTATCAGCTCATTACAGAAGAAGCGACGCGTGATTCAAACGATTGGCAGGTGGTTTGGAAGTGGAACGGTCCTGGTACTCAAGGACACAACATCCAGATTGCTGCGGGTTATGAATACATCGTGTTTGCTTACGACCGTTACGGTGAGATTGAACTTGCTGAACGTCACTTCTTCGTGCCACCAGCAGAGTATCTGCCTAAGTGGGGATCGAACTACTACTGCCGTGATTTCTCGAACTCAACCACGTTCACTGTTGACCGCTCGCTGCGCTGCAATGCGTACTGTGAGAAGTCAAGCAACCACGGCGGTGAGAACGGCATTATGATGATCATTCGTCGTCCTCTATTCTTGACTACAGGCGCTTCTGACCGTACTGGTTGGGAATGTATCTATAACGGTAACAGCACGACTGTTCCTCGCGGCAACAACTACAACATTCCGTGTGTGAAAGATTATCAGTACATGGTTCTGTGTACAGTTGGTGACGGTGCTTATTCATCCCACCACTTCAACGCGTGGAAAGGCGCATTCGATATGGTATGGGAAGGATTGTTCGAAGCTGACTCCGGAGGCCGTGCCTCATGGACTGCTGGGCTTGCGACGTTGATGCAAAGTGGCAACTCAGGAGGACGCACGATGGACTGCTTTGTTGATGACTATCGCGCTGCACCTATCGGTGTATTCCAAGTGTGGCGCAGACCTATCCTGTGTTGGGAACCTGACGAGATTGAGGAATAAGCGATGCCAGCATATGCACGTTTAGCATTCAAAGACCCTTCAAGAGACAGATGGGTAGCTAATTTAGCATACGGTGGAACGAAGGTTCGGTTTCAAGATTCAGACGGAAGTGTGCGTTGGGTGCGTATGACAATCAACAACACGAAAGTTAAAAACCCTGAAGCCGGACAGTCGGGACAACCTGATTGGACAACACTGACTGGTTAGGAGTTTAGCCCATGTCTCTTACGAAGATTAGTCCTGCTCTTATCGACGGTGGCTCTGACCCCATCGGTAAAGTGTTAGGTAAGAAGACGGCGTCCGCTGTTGCATTCATAGATCCAGCAGAGGCTGCAAAGATTCCCGGCTCTCAGGGTGCGGAGTTCGATACAACTACCGGCACGTTAACTATCATCTGGCCTGATGGAAGTCAGTCTAGCGTTCTGGGTCTGCCTACTGCCGACCAGCTCAAATCAGGACGTGAAGGTAAGCAGGGTAAAGACGGCTTGCGCGGTCTTCCTGGTGCTGACGGACGAGATGGTCGTGATGGTGAAGACGGTTGCCCGGGCCCTCGTGGCCCTCGTGGCCGTAACGGTCCTACTGGCAACACTGGACCTATCGGTGCTACAGGCAACACGGGTGCTGTTGGCCCTACCGGTGCTACAGGACCTACCGGTAGCCCTGGTCGTGATGCTGCTATCGACGAGTATCGTGTATCGCAAGCTCTGAACCCTGTGACCGGTGCTGTTATCCCGAATGCGTGGATTGGTAGTAACCGTGACATGAACACTGGCTTTACCCATAACATGGGTAGAGTCGTGAACACGTCAACTACTGACACTATCCACGTCGTATTCAACACGGCATTCATCAACCGTTGTATCAGCATTCAGATTACGTTTGTGAACGCTGCACTCAACCAAGCGAAGACCTACCAGCTCTACAATCTGGACGGTACAAGCGCGATGAATGAGAACGCCCTGTTAGGCGGTTTCACCATCAAGTCTACTGGCACCAACACTGCTGGTTGGGACTTCTGGTATACTGCGGTAGGTGATTAACATGCCGATAATTAAAATCAATAGCGCGAACAACAGCATCGTTGGTCGTGTACGTGAAAAGACGGGTGATGATTGCATCGAAGTTAGTGACGAGCTATTTGGCAGAATCATTAGCGACCCGTCTGCTTTTCAGTTCTATCCTGAGACCGGTCAGATTGACTTGGCTGAGGGTTATGATACAGCGCCTCCTGAGTTCGACCCTGTTGCGCTGGCGCAGTTCGTTGCTGAAATCAACCAGAACATCTACGTGCCTGAATTGGATGTAGACGTAAGTATCTCTGGTGATCTCGGCAACCATCTGCTGTTCGCTTTGGCACTCGCACAATACTCTCCTCAGACTATCGTGTGCAATACTAAAGGGAAAATCAGCACACTCGTTGTCGATAAGGCTGCTGCCAAACTTATTGCTAAGGCCTTCTCCGATAAAAGTTCCATTGTTCTTCAATCGTTAGGAGTCTCGGATGAGCCAGTTGACTAACTACGTGGACACGTTGATTAGTCTTGCACAACAGCAAGGTCTGTCAGCGTCGAATGATATCGCGTACAAGGTAGGAGCGGATGTTACAATCATTCTTTCCTTCTCAGAACCTGTCACTCACGTATTCCCGCTGAACGGTCTCTGGATCATCGCAGACGGAGCGAACGCTGGCTACAAGAAAGTCATGCGTCGTAAGTCTAAGACTGCTACTGCACCGTACAAAAATACGTGGCAAGAGGAAACTGATTACAATACGGTGATGACCACTGTTCAAGTCTGGGACGAAGCTGATTTGCCAGCACCTCAGATTATCAGCGCAAGTGGTGGACGTCTTACCGGTAAAGTTCTCACACGTACAGGCGTAACAACGTTTGACAACGATGAACTGATTCCTAAGTCCTATACGGACGGCGTTCGTACGGCGATGAACAACTCGTTCTTCACCATGTTCAACAACATGAACCAGCGCGTTAACTCTAACCTTGCAGCTATTCGTACTCTCCAGTCGGATGCCCAGCTCTTAACATCCCGTGTTGCGGTGCTTGAGCAGGCGACTGATGAAGCGTCAGTGAAAGGGTTAGTGTTCGTGCAAGAGAATGCCGACACCGTATGGGCCTTGCGACATGGATTGGGCAAGGGCGCCGGCATTCCTTACGTCACTGACGAGAGAGGAGAAGTTCTATGGCCGGAAACTGTCAATCCAGCCGAAGCCGATCCAGACAACGTATTGCTGCTTACATTCTTGGAGCCTGTCTCTGGTGTAGCGCAATTAATGTACATGCCAATAGCGGAGACGAGCCAACCTTAACGTGGGAACGCTCTGTCCAGCAAATGGGTAACGGCATCACAATGACCTCGACAGCACCTCTAGTTGAGAACAGCCTGATGATCGTTACTCAGTTCTCTGCTGGACCAACTCTCGGCAGCACGTTGATACGTTCGGTTGTCGATTCAATTGATGACCGTTTCGTTGTCGTGCAGTATCTGCCTATAAGCCGTGTGCTTTCAGATGCAGAGTACAAGGCATCGCTTCGCAGTATGCAACTCGTCATCCAGCTCACTAAGCCTCGTATGATACTTAGTCTGGACGATGACTATATGAAGTTCATGCCACCAAATGTCTACGAGCAGTACAAAGATAAATTCAGTATAGCAAATAAGGGCTTAGCCACTGTCGGTAAGTCCTCTTGCGATCTTATCAACCTTATGGCGCAGCGGACGTATCAAGCGGATGCTCCTGTTTATATTCTGCGTGACGACAACGTAGCACACATTGAATCCTCTAGTGCGCTCGGTGCTTGTCTTAAAGATTACGGGCATGACGTGTCGTACTTCGCAGCGTCAACTGTTGGTGGGTTGAAGTCGGACCTGTTCGACATTGCAACCAAAGATAAAGGCATTCTTATCAGCCTTGTCAATACTGTTAGTGATACGGAATTTAATCGACCTGTTGGTTTGGACGCAATCAACAAGTTGTTCAGGAGCATAAACAGGAAACATATTGACATTGGTTTCGTCAGAGCAAATAGAAACCTGAGTATAGTCATCGTGCCTATGCTTGGAGGACTTGATCGTAATGAGAAGACGTGGGCGAACATGCGCACATCCCCTCATCTGTACGTTCTGCCTGAGAGACTCGACAAGCTGGGTGGTTCTTTAGTGTACAAGAATATGTTTTCGGAGATTAGCGGTGTCTTGGAGGAATAACCTCCTAGACGCAGGTGGTTTGCTAATTTCAGACATATAAAAGGACCCATGAGGTAGAACCCGAAATGCAAGCCAAGCGAATTAGGATTGCCATTGTGGTTGTCATTGCTCTCGCTGTGGTTGGTTTCGTGATCACTGCTGTTAGGAGTGTTAACCAGTCTCCTGAAAATTTAATACTCAAGGAAGATGTTAGTTGCTTGTCCGCCATCTGTGTTGTCGATGGGCGATACGGGCAAAGCTGCTTAGAGTTCAAGCCTCGGATGGCGCACACGTACAAAACCACTGACGTAAACGAACCAGGTGCCGAACGGGTCATCGTCGACCTGAACGATAACACCTGTAAGGGTTGAATATAATGTGGGCGGAAATCTTAGACAAGTTGCTCGCGTCCGATTATGCGACTGTCTTCTCTGTTGTTCTACTGATCGCGGGCGGTGCCTACGTTTGGTGGAAGCTACTGCCTCAGCTTGAAGAACTGGAGCAATTGAAAGAGCGGAACGCAGAGCTAGAAGCAGCAGCATCAACCATCAATCCAGATGGTGAATTGCTGAAAGCCGACTTGGCGCAGATGATGAGGATGATCCAGTCAATCTCGGATTCCGCGCCAGTCGATAATTTGGATATGAAAGAGGGCTTGAACTCTGTTCTTCGTGCTATGCAGCGCTTCGAACGAATCATCTCTCAGCAATCCCGTGACCACCAAGGGTCTGTCCAGTTAATGCAAGAGGTTCTTGAGAAGTTAGGCGGGAACCAGCAAGAACTTGAGAAGCTCGGTCTGCGTTTGCAGAGCATATCCAGTTCTCTTTATACAACCCCGAATGCTCAGGGCAACTCGGAGTTGAATGATTTGAGGGCATTGCGATGATGGGCTATTTGAGGAATAACATAGGGTTTCGACGCTTCACTGCCGAACGCTATTGTGATTTCTACAAAGCGAAAGCCTTCATGCTTGGAGAAGTCCTAGACTCCAACAGGCATGAGTTTACGGCTGCTGCTAGAGAAACACTGCTTCAATACCTGTCTGCATCAGAGTCTTGGTTGAGAGACATTGAACGTCGCTTCATTTCAACTGGCTGCGGTATCGAAACGGACATAGATGCTGCTGACATCCTAAGCTCTTTCGCAGATACAGAAAATAACGTGCTGGGCCTCATGGCCCATCACCCCGAAGACTTTCCCGCGCTGTTTTGTGAGAGCTGGTACGAGATGCGTATGGCTATTAGACCCTACGTTGATCAGATTCTCACACAACAGTTTCGGCAGGATATGAGTGAATCGTTCCGACTTATTGCGGAGTTCATTATTGGCTATATGAACTTCACACTCTTTAATTTACACGAGATAGATTACATCTTGTGTAAGCGAGAACGACCATTCATTTATGCAGATAAAATTGACCTGAACATTATGGAACACGGACAGGTCAGTTCTCCCGTACTTCGCCTTGAAGTCTATCAACGTCACGGCTTGCTTGACGGGTACGATGTACCTGTTCGAGTGAAGTACAATATTGATGATAAATATATCAATCTAACGGAAGAACGAGTTGCCGCATATCAAAAGCTGCGTTGTAGCTTAGATGATTGTGACAGCATGTACTTCTAATCCCACGCACTCAGGAGAATGACAATGCGTACTGGTAATCTTGATTTAATGCTCGGCGCCCAGATTAAGAACTTCCGTCCTGAAGTTCTGTCCGCTGACCCGCAAGTTGGCGATCTGGTTGCTTCGCAGACTGCGCGTATCTGGTACAACAGCACCGAAGACAAGTACAAATACTTCAACGGTACTGAAATCAAAGAACTCGGCGGCGGTAGCGGTCCTGTAGAGGGTGTTATCCTCGCAGACGGTACTGTACCGATGACTGCTGACCTGCTGCTGTCTGGTCCTGACCAGTCTGCTTCTGGCGACAACGCTGCTGTTTCTAAGAAACACGTTGAGACTGTTGTTTCTGGCAAGCAAGACAAAATCACCGGCCTGACTGAAAACGGTGTTGTGGTTGCTGGCGCTGATAGCGAACTGCAAACCTCCAACGTCACTGCTGCTGAACTGGGCTATCTGTCTGGTGTAAGCTCAAACGTCCAGTCTCAGATCACTGCTGTTAGCAACAAAGCTAACGCGAACGAAACTGCTCTTGCTGGTAAGCTGAATGCTGCTAACGGCCAACTGACTGGCGACCTCGATGCTAACGGTAACACCGTAGCTAACCTGGCTGCTCCAGTGAACGCGAACGATGCCGCTCGTAAGATCGATATCGAAAACGCTATCGCTGGTATCGACTGGCTGCACGACTCTGATGCTATCCAGCAGGACGGCACCCTCGACCCAGAGCTGGTAGCTGGCAAACAGTATATCATTCTGGCCGCGGACCAGATCAACCCGAACTTCGGTAGCATTACCGATCTGGTTGACAACATGATCGTGCGTTACGACGGAACCAAGTTCGTAATCGTATTCGATCCGACTGACAGCGAAGCTGGCGGTGCAGTAACGTGGGTTAAAGCGATTAAAGAATATCGTCGCTTTGACGGCACTCAGTGGACTACCTTTGGTGGTGCTTCTGAGTTCAACGCTGGCGCTGGTCTGGAAAAAGACGGCAACGTTGTTAACGTTAAAGTTGGTGCTGGTGTTCAGATCATCGACAACGCTGTTACTGCTAAGCTGGATGCTTCCGGTGGCCTGGAAGATAACGCTGGTAGCACTCGCGTTAAACTGGACGGCTCTAGCCTGTCTCGTACTGTTGATGGTATCGCAATTGCAGAAGGCGGTGTCGGTTATGCAGAAGTTTCTCCTGCTGCCCTCGGCACTGGCCTGAAACAAGATACAGAAAACAGCAAAATCATCGTTGACGTTGCTGCGGTTAAAACTGCTGGTGGTTTCATCGACGCGACCGGTGGTTCTGTCGAAGCACTGACCCTGACTGGTACCGACCCGCTGACTGACGACAGCGTTCCTACCAAGAAGTACGTTGACGATGCTATCGCGGCCGGTTCTGGCGGCTCTGCTGCTAAACTGTATCTGTACGACAAAACTGCCGGCGGTGATGCTGCTGCATCTACGCATACCTTCGAGCACAATTCAGGTAACAAGTTTGGTACTGTTACCGTTGTGGACGACACTGGGTATCAGATCATCCCTGATGAGGTTGTATTCATCGATGACAACAGCCTGCGTGTTGAGCTTACTACAGCCAAGAAAGTTGCTATCGCATTTGTAACTGGCCCAAAGTCTGAAGGCTCTAGTGGAGGTGAAGCACCTCCGGCGGGGCCTACTTACAATCTGTTATTGGCTCAGAACAAAGGTAACGTTACACCGAGCAGCACCTCTGAAGGTCGCTTCATTGCGATTGATGACGGCGGCACGAACACTGTTAAGTCTGCTTCCTGGTCGTTCACAGGCACTCAGGGTATTCAATCCTTCGGTGTTCTGCTGGCTACCATCGGTATGCCATCTAACAGCACTCTGCCTCTGCCTATCACAGGTACTGTTACCGCGACAATCACCCTGCGTGACGACAGCGTGATCACTCGTACTCTCGAAGTTAATGAGACTGAGGATGTTCCATACGTTCGCGCTGGTGCATGTCATTCTGCAACTTTGCAGACGCAGCAGTTGTTTTCCCCTGCTACGAAAACCATTCGTATGTTCGTGGGAACCACTGTGGGCTTCGGTATGTCTGATCTTAACGGTAACTCGTTCCGTCCGGGCACTAACCCTTCTTCTGCTCTCCTTGCAGATGAAACTATTGCCTCGGTTAAATGGAGCATCATGGATGCGGGTACTGTTGCCGACATCGACCTGTCTAAGTTCACGCTGGTGCCTAGTACCTTAGGTTATGTCGTGAACCTGTCAAGCACCTACGATGCCTCGTTCTTCACTGCGAACCGCATGAACCCATTCGCGTATGTGGTGTTCGAAGCAACTACCTCTACGGGTCGTGTGTTCCGCGGAGCATATGGTGTAACAGGAAATACCACTACAGACAGTACGGTATACTCCTGGGGCGCGTCTGCAATGGCTGACTGGTAAAACTATACAATGGGGGTGGGCTTCTGCCTGCCCCTTTTATCTTTCGGGAGAAGATATATGAAAGTCTTTGGGTCTTTAGACTTAGAGTTTGGTTCAATCAAGAACTTCAAGTTCGCAGAAGTTCAAGATTGGCCTGAAAACCCACAGCCTGGTATGGCCATCTTCATGGACAAGCGCCTGATGTTCTGCGTAGAGCTGCTAGACCTGCCTGTGTGGGTACCGCTGACTCAGCAGATGACGATGTTCCGCTACGCACAAGCGTCTGCATCTTCGCGCTGGGAAGTGAATCACAACATGAACATCGCAACGCCTATCGTTCAGTGTTATGACGAGAACGGTGATGTTGTCATGCCGTCCTCTATTCACGCGCAAGACGCTGACACCACAATCATCCTGTGGCCAGAGCCTGTTGCAGGTACTGCTGTGTTGCTGTCAGGCATCGAAAGCGGTCTGCCAACACCTACAGTTGCATTCACTGCTTCGTTCACCGATGAAGCTGTGTGGGTAGTGACTCACAACCTCGGTTATAATCCTGCTGTGCGTGTCCATCAAGGCACTAAAGAAGTACAGCCGAAATCTATTGTGCATGATAGCACTAACCAGCTCACGATTACTTTCGATAATCCTGAGTCTGGTACTGTTATTCTGTACTAAGGGAGATTCGCATGATCAACTATTCGATGGGTCGTACCTTTAAGCAGGAAGAGGCCGCTTCTGAATGGACGATTACGCATAACTTCGGGCGTATGGTCGCGATTACTACAGCAACGATGCAGCCTGATGGGAAACTTCATCAGGTCCTTCCGCTCGATGTTATTATCGTCGATGAAAATACAGTCAAAGTTACTTTCCCGTATGCAGTTACGGGTGAAGTGCGAATCGCCTAAGGAGATAAACAATGTTAACGTATGGTCTTCAACTCGCAGGCGAACAGGCGCAGATCGTCCGCTCACCAGGTGACCCTAATTCATCTGGTCCTACCTTTCCTTCTAACCCTGCCAACGGTCGCGTGTGGAACTTGACTGCTGTGTCTGGTGCTAATCAACCTGGCCTGTACGTGTACTCTAAAGTACGCAACAAGTGGGTTAACCAGTTACAGTCTGTAAATCCATATGACGTCGGCATGAGTGTTCTCAAACGTTATGCTGGTGGTCAGGAGATTGCCCGCTATCTGTCTGTGCGCACAACCGCAATCATTAAAAACTTTGCTGGCTCTATGGCCACTGCTGATGTTGCAGCTACTGCACTCGCAGCATTCAAAGTAAGCGTGTATGATACGAATACTCAGGCTGTTATTCAGCTTGGTACGATCACTTTCGGTGCTGGCTCTAAGACCGGTGTGTTTGCACCTCTCGCTCCCTATCAGGACCAAGAGATCATTCTGGTCGCTGGCGATCAGCTTCGTGTTATTGCACCTGATACCGCGGACACTACACTGAACGGCGTTGCAATTACTATCGCAGGTCGTCTGCTAGTGTAACATATAGGCCTGTATCTTAACGGTACGGGCCTTTTTTACCTTGTGCTGCCATTTTCAAGGAGTGACTGATGATTTTCGTATCCGGGGCACCAGTTGTGCTGAAAAAGAAAGTGAGTATAGCACGGCAGAGAATGTTTCTGTTTGCGGACAACGTGGAGCCTCCGCATAGCAATACAGCGATGTTTGATGTGTTGACTAAAATCAATGCGTCACGAGGCTTCTGCGCTAAGGTCAATGCGGATCTGAGTATGTCCTGTGTGCGCTCTGCTGGATGGAGAAACAACTATCTTTACTATAACTACGTCCCATCGTTGGGTGTTCCTACGACCGCGATAGAGACTTCGAACGCCACGTCTACGCAGACTATATTCGATGTATTTGGGAAATACTATAGCATCGGACGTCTTCGAGGCGGAACTTGGTTGACCGTGTTGTCAAGTCTACTTGAGAACGTAGATGATTCGCGGCCGACGAGTCCTCTAGAGAAAGTAATGATACTGCCTCCTTGTGACGGCTCTGCCCTGTCTACTCTATCTACGCCTATGGTCACATATCCTAGTCTATCATTATCCTATACCCGGAACTGGACCACATCCACCAGCTTGGGGATAGTTACGGGCAGACACGAGGAGACTACTACGACTCACGCCGAACATATCCAAGTCACGGAGCTGAATGCTGCGTTAGATCGCGCCACCATTACGCGTACCATTTCAACCCAATCTGGTCCTATATATGATACATCGCCGCAGACTGTTGGGCCAAGAACAATGACTATGTTCACTAGGGTGTATACTGTCACACGCAGCCCTTACAGTGATAGCATAACCAGCTCTGGTACAACCTACAGTAATGGTCCGTACAGAAGCTCTGCGACAGATGATGCGAGTCTTATCTACGGCATGGGTAGTAAAGCGAATACAGCCAATTACCCACTGGTGTGGGGTATGATGCCTGTAGTCGGCCAAACGCCTAACGATCCTATGTATGCAGTCATTCTAAAGGCAGAAGAAGATTTTGAGCAGACAGGTTTAGCGACACCTGGAACCAAACCTGTAATGCAGATGAAACAACTGCCTGAGTTGGAAATGAGTAGGAAATATTTAATGTGAGGTACTGAGTATGCTTTTCGTTTCTAATGGTGCTCAGTTGCTGGAGAAGAAGATTGAAACAGCGCGGCGTCGCATGTTTCTTTTCTCCGATGACGTAGAGCCACCCACAAACAAATCGTCTTATCCTGAGATGATTGACACGATTAACAAGTCACGTTCCTTTTGCGCTCTCGTCAATGCGCAGAATGAAATGCAGTGTGTACGAGGTGCAGGCTGGAAAGGCAATCGCCTTTACTACAACTACGCACCGTCTATTCGCAAGTCAGGCTTCTCTCAGAATTATGGCAGCCCTACCGTAAGCGCTATTGACATGTTCTGTCGATATTATGCTATCGGTAAGTTAGATGCAGGTGCTGGCACCGCACAAGAAGGTAGAGGGAGTCTGCTTGATTCATATGGCAGCATCAATCCAATAGTGCCCGCCTATTACGATATGGTTCTACCTGCATTCGACGGGTCTACGTTTACCAAGTCTCTGTACTCTGTGCCTACAACGTCTGCTGGTATGACGTCGAGCAGTGGCGGCACTATCTATGGAGGAGGTGGCAGTGGTATAGGTAGATGGTCACGTTCAGAAACTTCATACCTACAAAACATCGGCATCACCTCGTTGAATATTGCTGCTGACACAGCAACCGTGACAACCAACGTCATGACCTTAGATCCACTTTATGCCGGTACGCCTTACGACCATCAAACATTTGCTAACACGATATTCCCGAGACTGTTTCAGCCTTACGCATCATCGACGTACGGTTCGTATTACTTTTCTGGAGGTGGCTGGTCGTATACAACGTCATATTCCGGCGCAGCTATCGGTAGTTCTGCTGCACAGGCTGACGCTGTTTATTTCGGTCAAGGTACACACGAAGACACACCTAGCTATGGAATTAAGTGGGGTGCGATGCCTATAGCATTCGAGCGTACAGCTCCTGTGTATGTTGTCGTGTCTAAGTCGGGTGTTGATTTTGATGTTGCATCCGATATAGATCCCAACGAGGTGCCTGTTGCTTCAATGAACACCTACAGCCCTCATGTGGTAGAGCGTCGGTTTTTGATGTAAGACAAGTTCTACTTCCTATAAGATTCAACTTGTCAGTAATTTATAGAGCGAGTCAACTGGAGATATACAATGGAAATAGTTTCATTCCCTTTGGTCGCCAACGGTATTGTGATTCCAGATGCGGGCAAACGTCCTGCATCTGATCCGCCGTTGAAGTACGGCCTATCAAATATGCAGAAGACAATCTGCCTCGCTAAAGTACCAGACCCAGCGAACATTGTTGTTGCCGACGGCACTACAGTGCAGACTGCAATCGGTGCTACTGCGGTGCTTGACCTGACTTCTGTTACTGTTAACCCTGTGCGTTGGATTCACGGTCAGGACAACAAGTATAAGTTCCGTTTGAGCGCTACGCTGCAAGGTACCTTCGCTGGTAGTATCAGCGATTTGTTGAGCAAGTACAACGTGATTGTCTTCAACAAAGATATCTCAAGCACGCCGTACGGAGGCTTCTTGATTCTGACTATCGGTGCTGCGGGTTCAGGTGCCGACCTAATTCTGTCTGCATCCAACCTGCGTAACGGTAAGTTCCTCGCCACCGTTGTCAAAGACTCTAAGGAGTTCTAATGCGCATCTTAGGACACAACTTACTGCCGTTCAGTGTGCTCGCGCTAGGCTCAGGCTGGGCATCGAACGCTGCTAATGGTCAGATCGTCAACGTGTTCTTCTTTGACACCGAGATGGCGGATCAGGGCAACTTCTCACAGCACCTGCTTGATATGCGCAACTTGTTCGACAACGCTGTTGCAGCTACTCGCCTTGTACTGCGACCAACCACAGAAGGCTTGCTGCCTCTGATGGATCAGCAGGAGGGGTGGAAAGCTCGCTCTGGTCATGTGTACGAGATTAAGAATGGTGCTACTGTTCACTATCCTTCAAAGGCTCGTCCTATAGGCTATAACGGTGCTGCGTCTGCTCAAATCCGAACAGCGTATAACACCAGCAACGATGCAGGTAACAAAGCCTTGTGGGGTATTGGTCAAGCCGGTTATCGCGCATGGGATTATGCTGGTGTGCCTCACGATGCACTGATGCCGGGCATTCACCTTTCAACAACTGACCTGACCTTTGACTACGCAGTGACTATTGACGCTGTTCTGTCTGATGTTAGCGATATGTCTTCTGCCTGTGCCGGTGAGATTGCTCCTATCGACGATGCAGGTGTTGTGGGTAATACTGTGGCGTGGACGCTGGCGGCTAACCAAGAGGGCAATATGATTGCCTCTGCGGTTCCTGTTTCTAAACGGTATCGCTTCATCCAGACTTCTGGTACTCGTCGTGTTCTGCCTGTGACTGCATCTGATGTTAGTCGCAACGCCGCGTACAAGACGATCAAAACAGCGGTGGTGGTTATTCAAGACACTAACTATGGTGCTCTTGCTAACGGCAACTACATCCCTACTTACTTCGCATGTGAAGTTGGTGCTGTTGGTAGTGGTAAGCCTATCGAGTTGATGGCCACATCTCTCGGTCCTGGTGAGTTCGCTTCTGTCGCCCAGCTTCGTCTGTCTACCGAGGTATAACATGAACTATAAGTTATTTGCAAACTCTGCTGTGCCTCAGTTGACGCGCCTGTTTGCTCAGACTACAGCGGACGATAAGTCATGCTATCTGGTGAAGCTGAATGCAGGTTACACCGAAGCGGACATTAACAAGTGTCTAAACTTTCAGGCTGCTACAGGTGCTGGTTATCGGTTTGATGCTGCACTCGCTGCTTCGACTGGCATTTGTACCGTGATTGCCAAAGGCTCTAACTGTACCCGTACGATTGATCGCAACAAGCTGTCTGTCTCTGACTGCTTGCTCACTGCTACCGCAGAAGGCGTACCCACGCATCTGATTCTCGGTGGCATCCTGCCTATCTGTTTGACTGTAGGCACTGACGTTACTCTGCTTTATCCTGACCTGAACATCAAGTATGACCCGAACGGCTATAAGACGCAGATTACCATTCTCGCGTTCGACATTGGCCTAACGCAGATGTGGTCAGAGACTATCGGTGCTACGTGGCTGACAGGTTCAGAGACTGTTGCGTTTGACGACCGTAGTTTCAATACCGGTGCGTTCACTGACTATGTGGGTAACGCATACACGACAAGCGGCTCTTTGAAATTTGCTGCTGACGGTAATGGTATTGACTTGGGTACTAACGGTGTTTGCAGCACAAGCACAGCAGCGACCTTCGATTGCAGCAAGTCATTCACTATTGAGTGTGACTACCATCAATCGGGTAATGCTGACTACGCTGAGTGGTGCCCGTTGAACCTTGGCGGTGCTACTGCGAACCGTCTTGTGGTTGCATTCGACCGTTCGAACGAACGAGGTTTGATTCTCTGGAACAACCTCAACGGCGGCGGTGGCACTACGCCTAAAGTCGTTCGTCCTATCTCTCCGTATTCTGCTCTCTGGTCAGGTAGCGTCGTTCACTTCAAATACGTGTACGATGCAGCCACCAGCACTCACACAGTTTATCTGGACGGAACGCAAGTCGATCAGTTCAGCTACACTGTCGTGAAACCTGTAGCTACTGCGCTTATGGTACAGGGCGGATATGGCGGTGGTAATGCGGCATACACGCCTATCATCAACAACTACCGCGTAAGCCAAGGAGCCTAACATGTTCGTACCAGTTATTGCGTATGATCCAGATCTCTTTGCGGACTTCGTGTTCGTTCTGTCTCAGATTGAGATCAGTTCTGACTCTCAACCGTACAAGCGTAGCACTGTCGATGGTATTTCGACAACAACTCGTCAGCGTCTGACGGATGCTGACCAGCTTAACCTTGTTACTTATGGCCGTTCTCAGATAAAGGCTCAGCAAGTCAATATGGTTGATCAGATTGTGCTGGTGGGTGCTCTCGCTACTCAGGTGAAGTCTAAGTTTACGCCGCGAACGTTCACGTCCAATCCAGCCGCTCCTCGTATAGACGCGCCGCTCGTCACAGGGTCTTTCGTCACAGACCAAACGATCGAACCTCTGTACGATAACATCGTGTTCCGTGTGTCGGTGCCTGCGCTTGACATGTCCGACACGAAAGCAAATAACAAATCTGTTGCACCGGTGGTGAGCTAATGAAGATCATTAACACACGTATAATGGCGCAGTCAGTTTTAGGCTCTATCTCGAATACTGCCGGCCTGATCAATGATCCAAATGTTGGTGCAGGCTGGAATATCTTCGCGTTCAGGGGCAAACTGCCTACGTCAAAAGAGGGCTTCGAAGCAGCCTTCAACAATAAGTCACTTGCCGATATGTATAATCAGGCTATCGGTATTGTGCGAAACCCCATTACTGGGATTGAGAACGGCAACGTCATTGCACTTGCTCTGCAATCTCAGTACATACCTAAAGGGGTATCGTACTATGGGACCATTGGCACTGCTGCTATTGTGGTATCTCAACTTGTGCCTCATCGTATCACTCGTTCAGGCGCTACTGATCGTAACATCACACCATTGATGGGTTCTGGAAATATCGGCGCACCTCTGGCACGATTCCCTCAGATGGATATCGACTTCGAGTTTGATACTCCAGTGACGATCAAATACCTGAAGTACAACGCTGCGCCGAACAATAGCTTCATCCTTGTGGCGGTGAATGATAACGGTGATGAAATCCAACTCGGTGCTACTTCTGCACTTACTGGTGACACCAACTGCCGTGTGCTTTCCTCTCCTGTTGCGTCTAAGAAGTATCGCTACAAGTACAACGCATCTGGAGGTCCGCATGTTCCTCATGTGTTCCTGTCTGATGTGGATGTGCCGTCTTCTGTTGCTGTGACTTCGCCTACGTGGGCAGCGCTCGCACACTGCAACACGTTCACCCACGGAGACATAAACTACAGTGATGAAATCATGTTCACTGCCGGAGCTGTTGGTACTCAGGGGCCGTTCAAGTTAACTGAACAGGTTATTCCGAGTAAGAAGAACATGATGTATTGTCCTAAACTTCGCTTCACACAGAGGAGTAGCTGATGTATATCTCCAAAGCGATGCTCAACATGCGCGGCGATTCTTTAGGGTCTACCGTCAACCCTACAATAGAATGGCCATGGACGCCATATTCCATTACTGGATACAGTTCTGGTAATTTGCAGTCAGGCGGTATGCCTATGTCAACTGAGCCTACAGCGGTCATTATGTTCTCTTCTGGTGACACTGTGCCTGATGATGTATGGAGCAACCAAGCGCAAGCCCTGTTCAGTCTCAGCACGTTGCGCACATATTTGGCAGCAAACGCACCTGGTGTAGTAATGGACACTGTGTTTGCTTCCTCCGGCAACGTCCGTGTGATCAACGTTGGTGGTGGTAAGCGCACACTTGACCTGAATAACTCGCTCGGCCGTTTCAGTTACGCGAAAGCATTCAACCGTATGTACCTGATGATTGGCACTAACACAACTGCTATGTCTACAGGTACTTCGTCGATTGCTTCCGTGATTGAGTTCACCCCGCAAGACCTTATTAGCATGGGTGCACCACTAACAGACAACGGTGATGGTACGTTCAACCTGAATGGCACTATCTCCCTTAACAACATCACATTCAGCTAAGGACGCATTATGGAACTCTTTCCGTATCAGGCAGCGAACGTAGCTTCTGTGTTCGCTCTCGGCCTGTTGTATGACACGGATGTGCCTGCTGGTGGCGAACGCGGTATTCACAGCACGTTCAACGATGCTATCGCTATTCGCCTATTTCAAAAGCAGCCCGTGTCAGTCGCACCGTTTCGTTGGCAATTTACTCCTGTAACTGCCTCAACTTTTCTCGGCACGAACTTCTACCCAGCTTGGGTAGAGATTAACGGTACTTTCGGATATGGCGCTGCGATCAACGCATTAACTCGCATAATACCTAAGGTCCGTCTGCCTGCGCTGGACGCTCGTTTTGCAAACATCGTCAACGCATATAACGAAAGTGTGGCAGTAACTATTCTGGCACATAAAATGGGTACTTACGGTACTCAGTTCTCTACAGGCACAGGCTACTATCTAAGCCCCCAATACAATCTGACAGAAGCCGGTAACTGGTTGATTGCAGAATATGATTTCGGGGCCGAGATGGAACTTAAAGGTCTGGTGGGAATCTCTGTAGGATCGACTGTAAGTTCGCTTATGGCATTGGGTACCAATGGTACTTGGCTGCAAGCCTATGTTGATGGTCAGTGGGTAGATGCTGTTGACTGTTATGCGAATGTACGCACAACGACTAACTGGTCGCCTATGGCATACACGCTTCCTGCTACAATCAAAGCACAGAAGTTCCGTTTAATCAACAAAACAGCAGCATGGCCGTGGTCAAATATAGGGCACTATCCGTTCAGCTTACAGTTCTATGGCAACTACACAGGTGTTAAGCCCCGCACGTTAGGTAAGTACAAGCACATGTCTGTACTTAACCTGATGCACTACGCAAGCTATGCAAATAGCATACCATGGAACTTCAACGTGCCCGCAGCTCAGGCAACTGCCGCTGGTCGCTACTTTGGTATGACGCACTTTACTATCACAGACGACATCAAACAGGCAGGTTCGTATGACGTGCTGATGCCAGACACAACGTACAGCTTTGCGCTTGGCGAAGCACCTGTACCGATGTTTCGCGTTAAACAAGATGCTATCGTCGGGAGGGGCGCATGATTAGTAACAAAGGTCTTTCGCTCGCGCAGATGAATGCTGCGTTTCCTGCTTCGACTTTGGCTGCGAACACACTTCATATCGGTCTGTTCAAAGGCACTGCACCGAAGATCAGCAAGGCATTAGATGCTATGGGCCCAAATGCTGTTAACAGCCTGCTTAACTGGGGTTTCGTATGCAACAACCTCGGACTTAGCTCGTCTGACTGCTTAGGTGTGTTGGCCTCTGCCGCAATCACACCTATTGTCAACGTAGGCACTCGAACAGTTACTTTGCCTCTTGCGGGCCAAGCATCCACTCTTGTGGGAGTCGCCGATGGTACTCCTACGTTCTACGTCGCACGTATCTGTCCTGCTAATGCTACGAACAACTGGATCGGATTTGCAAATAGCGCATACATTAGCGGTCCATTCTGGATTGGTTCTGTTGGTGATCAAGGCAGTGATGCAGAACTACAGTTCATTGGCGGTACGATTAAGACAGGTCAAGCGTATCGCTTCCTAGATCTTACCATTCAACTGTGATACATACGTGGTGGCTTAGGCTGCCACGTCATTAATTTGAACTGTCTTTAAAACAAGGGCATGAATATGAAAATCCTACCGATTTATCAAAACGTAGCGACCGTCATGTACGGTGCTTTCATGGAAGGGAATCTTCCTTCGGTTGTTAACTACGATCTGCAAACGCTGCTGAACAACATGGTATCTGGTCGTGCGTTCTTGCAGTCACAAGCAGGGGGCGGACAACAGAACCTTATTCCTACCACCACCAGCTATCAGACGTCACCTCCACCAGCATGGACTACTGCTCAGGGTTTCCGTGGCAAACGTGTGTTGCCTAAAGTTACCTTTGCAGGCTACAGTGCCGTATATCAGGACGTGGCAGCCAGCATCACTAACTTCCAGTATCAACTGGACATGCTGTTTGCTACTATTCTGCTGCATCGTTGCTGCTCTACAACATCTGCTACTCAGTCTGCGTGTACTGCGCCGTCCACTGCTTCTTCTGTTATTCCAGTCAAGACTGCGAACGCTGATGGTTCGTGGACTATTGCTGAGTATGACTTCGGTGCCGAGATTGTTCTCAATTCACTCGGCGCTCTTACGCTGACTACTGGTACAAACAACGTTCTCAATTCCGCTGCTGCAAATGCTCTGTACTTGCAGGTACAGAATGGTAGCACTTGGATCGATGTTGTTAACATGACTACGTATCTGGCAACCAATACCTTGAACGTTGAGCGATACTATCAACTGCCTGCAACTGTTCAAGGTCGTCGCTTCCGCTTTGTTTCTAAAGCTGCTGCTAACCCGTTTGCATCTACAGGCTATGGTGCCTTTGCCCTTCAGTTCTACGGCGATTATGCTTCGGGTACTTCTCCTCGTACTCTTGGTAAGATCCAACACGCGGTGATGATGCCTGTCATCTACGGTTCTTCATGGGGTTCTATCTCAATTGGTATTAACGTTAACCCTGCGTCGTACAGTCGTATCTTCGCGCATTACGGTCTGACCGTCACTGACGATCTCAAGCAGAGTGCGAACTTCGATCTTCTACTTAACGATGCCACAGTTGTTCCAGGACAAGAACAGGCTGTAGGGTCATTCACTGTTACGTACCGTCCCGCAACACTGGAGGTTTATTAATATGCGCGCATCTAAAGCATACAACAGCACTCAGGCAATGGCCGCTCTTTTTCAACGCCTGGTACCTGGTTCAAACGTTGCGGCAAACATGATCCATGTTGCGCTGTTCTCGGGTACGCCTCCTACCGACGATCAGTTGACTGCACTCAACGCAGCGACCGCTTCTCAGTTTGCGTGGAGCGCTGCTGCTATTTCGGCGTTCGCGGCGCAATATCAGATGTTGGCTAACTGTGCTGTTCAGGCAATCACGCCAACAATGGACTACGACAACAACATCCTGTCGCTACCTATCGGTGGACAGTCTAGCCTTGCTACTGTAGCGGCTGCTGGAACTCCTACGTGGTTCATGCTGCGTATGACTACCACCGCCTCCTCGGCAGATACGTGGGCAGGCTTCGTAGCTGGCGGTAACGCCACAGTCATCATTACAGGCACTGTGGGTGACGAGAACTCAAGCGCTGATATGCGCATCCTTGGTGGTACTGTTGCTCTCAACCAGCCTGTGCGCCTTGCTGATCTGCGTATCAAATTCTAAGGAGGATTTATGATTACCTCTGAAAAGCAGGCGCTATATCAGTTACTGCAAACTGTCGGTACGTCGGTTAATACCAGTGGGTGGGCAGCGTTCTTCCGCACTGGTAGTAGTAACAGCGTACCGAAATCGTTCGTCGATTTGGTTATGAGTTCACGCGCCGCAGTCGAGCTAAAGTATCAGACACAAGTAGCAGATGCTAACGGTATTCTTTGCCGTCAGTTTTCGCGTGTGCGTAGTCTGATGCCTATAGGCGGG